TCAGAAATACAAGCCTATTGGTTAGGCTTTTTGTTTGGAGATGGATATCAAAACGGGTACGAATTAGTTGTGAACCTTGCAGTTAAAGATTACAATCACTTATTTTCATTGAAAAGGGCACTTGATTCAAAACATCCCATCAAAATTATTGATGGCTCAATAGCTTCAATAAGAATTGGAAGTAAGCATTTGTGCAAAGCTCTAACGAAGTTAGGATGCGTTCAAGCCAAAAGCAAAACACTCAAATGGCCCAAAACATTAAAACCGCATCTTCAACGACATTTCATAAGAGGGGTATTTGATGCGGATGGCTGTTTTTATAAGCAAAAGTCTGGACGGACTAAACGTTGGTCTATATATTCAGGGTCCCCAGAATTTTTAGAAGTTATGGCTCAAGTCCTCGCTGGGCATGGTATGCCGACATCAATTAATCAATGTACAATCAATATTACTAAGCAAAAAGTTTTACAGCACATTTATGCTTTTTTATATAAAAAAAGCACTATATATCTACCAAGAAAAAAAGAAAAGTTTGCAACATATATCAACTCTCTTTAAGAGAATTGGGAGTCCAATTTCGTTCCCATCTTTCGTCGGTAGTTACATGATTAGCACGAACATACTTTGCTACAGATTCCCTAAAATCGTCATAAGCGAAGGAATCATAAAGTCTGATGACGTACCCTTCAGAATTTTCTTCGCCATTCTGGGGCGACCAAGATGCTCTGATAGCCTCTTCATCATAGAGCCCCACATACAAAACCGGAACATGTTCAATTTCGAGTAGTTGACACCACTCAACCGTAGAACCCCAATCTAAGCAGATGTTTTCTTCGTTCCAGATCGAGAATGCAAGGAAATATGAGTTGAGTCTTTCATAGGCAATTGAATGTCTGGCAAAGAGATTTTCTCCGCAGATTCGCCATCCTTCGGGTATATGATGAGATAGACGCCCTTGGAGTGCCTTAACCCAGTTTCGACTGGGGTGGTTCGTCGAAGATGTTGTTCTTGCGTGAATATGGTCTTTATACATGGTTGTGTTTTCGCCATCCATTTTCTCCGTTACTACTACCTTTTTGCCAACAAAATGATCCATCGACTCAAGAATGCGGTCGTCCCGAGTCCCCCCAGGACTCCAGGGGCAATGATATGTCCGAGGGTATTTGTAATACATGACATTACTCCAGTGATATCAGTTTATACCACACGAAAATCGGAAAATCAACCGAATAATGCATATTTGATCAAAATTTATAGTAGTAGATTTTTTACGGTATTTTTAGCATTGGCAGCAGTTTGAAAGATTTTATCTCTGGCTTTTATTGCTATTTCTGTATCTGCTTTTTCAAATTTTTTATTGTTCAAGACACTGTCCATCTTAGAAATAAAATTATTTGCTACCGCAACAACAAATTCTTCAGAAGAATTGTATTGCAATGTCCCGCCATCAAAAATGCCGGCCTTTTCCAAGGCATCCCCGAGAGACTTTATTCCTTGAATGATCCCTTCAACAGATAAGTTATCGACATTTACTCCAGGAATTTTTGCACTAACTGTTTTGTCTTTGATGGTTCCATATTTTGCCTGAATAAAGAAATTGACAATATCCTGAAATAGGCTTTCAAAATTCAGTGATGCGACCTTTTCTTCAGTATGTTTACGAACTCTATAAGGAACTAGAACACCCTTTTGAAGCTTTGCACGAGCGCCTCTATCTCCAATGCTCATCATTAAAGCTTCTGCGAGTGCCGCATAAAGCCCACCAGACACAAAACCTTTTACGTTTCTAATTGGAGTGAATCTGGATTTAGCCCAATTGGAATACTTTTTGTGTGTGACAAAAAAATCAATTTGCACATACTTCCCTGGTTCAATTTCAGCAATTATCACAGGAGTCGTCGCCGCATCACCTTTTGATTCTTCAATGTCGACGCCTCGGGGTTTGATTTCTCTGAAAAATTCAAACAACTTTTTATTGTAGAACTTTGCAGATATTACTTCATTTTTTCGCTCATCATCGGAGTATTCAATCACTGGATATTCAATTAGATAATCAATGTCCCCATAAACATTATTGGGGTTTTCTTCAATATCTTCTTCATAATAATTGCCAGAGCCAATTGGTCGAATGGGGTTTATTTCAGGCAACCCTTGATGTTTTAGTTGCAACCATTGATTAAAATCTGCAAGCAGATTTTTGGTGAAGATATCCGCACTTTTTACCAAAAGTGGCGTAAGAAGAACATCTTGTGTCTTAAGTGACGTCCAACCACCCATTATAATTTGCCCAAACCCAAGTGAAACAATCTCATTCAGTGTTACAGCTTCATTTTACAGGATAAACAGCAAACAATAAATCAAGTTTGACCAAGTGTTGATATTTATCCTCGTGAGTATCGACATCAAAAGCCTTTCAGTTAAAGAAAAACTGAATGACGATATCTGGACGAAGGATAAGAAACTAAAGCCTGAAATTAGAGAAAGGCTTCTTACCCTTGCTGAAGATTTTTATAAAGAGCTTGACATTCCATGGGCAGAGCTTGAAGATATTAGGTTTACCGGCTCTCTTGCCAACTACAATTGGTCAAAATACAGTGATGTCGATCTTCATCTCGTTATCGACTACACCCTTGTTGATGAAAACGTTGATCTTGTTGAAGAATATTTCAAAGCAAGAAAAAGTTTGTGGAATGATTATCACGACATCACCATCCATGGTTTTGACGTCGAAATATATGTTGAAGATGCTCAAGGAGAGCATTTTTCCTCTGGCGTGTACTCTGTACTGATGGATGAATGGGTAATCGAACCAAAACCGCAAAGTCCAAACATCGACAAATTGGCGATAAAAAATAAAGCAAAAGTAATCATGAGGTTGATCGACGATCTTGTTGTTGACAAACTTAAAGAAGGGGATTACGACGGTGCTATTAAAGCCGCAGAATTAATGTCGGAAAAAATTAAGAAGATGAGACAGGGTGGTCTTGAATCTGGCGGCGAATACTCAGTAGAAAATCTAACGTTCAAGATACTCAGACGAAACGGAACTCTTGATAAGTTGTACGCAACCAAATTGGATGCATACGATAAAATGATGTCAATTGAATAAACTTATTTGATTTGTTTGGTTTTCTCAAGTTTGAAGCTATAATCTCTAGATTCAAACTGCCTCACAAAACAAATTTTTAATTTCATCTTCTATTTCATTTTTATGAATTTTGCTTGGTATTGGAAAATAAACAACCTTGTCATTGACGATGAATTTAAAACAATAAAGCCAGTATGTTCTTTTCTCAAGTTCATCATACCAACGAAGTAAAACATAATCAACAAAGAAAAAAATGTCGCCGGGTGAAGACACCATAGTAAAAGAAGTTTTGTCAAGGCTGCGTTGACCCATCCACTCTGGATTCGTCACATCTCCATAAACCCATACTAGGGACCTGTTCGAGGTATAAATCCTACCCTGTCTTAGACCCATACATTGCAAAATTTCTTCAACCTTTTTTTCTTGATTGCGCTTTGGCTTCTTTTTGTAAGGTGCTATTCTAGAAAATATATCATCAAAAGACAAGTTGTTTCTCCGAGTGCAGCTTCATTCTACTGTTCTTTGCTATCAAAATCTTCAAACCTAACAATGAACACTTTTCCGTAAAGAGTTTTACGCTCGACCCAAGTTTTCGACCAGGTTTTCTTTTCTTTTTCAATCTTGACCCAGCCTTCTTGGTCATCCGCCTCAACTGCATCTGGCTCAATTTTGCCATTTAATTCAACTTTATAGTTTTCAAATTTAGGATCATCAGCTTTGTATCTCATAACTCTCTCCAGAGACATATTCCCAATAATTGGTCCAATCAAATTGAACAACCACAACCCCTGTGTTGTTTTTTCCGGGCGGTATCGGCACTTCTTCATACCATCTTAGACTTACCGGTTCTCCACCTACAAAGAAGTGAAAAAGCCATAGCTCATTATCGATATTTTTATCTTTATGCCAAGGTGGACCACATAGTGCAGCCTTTTCAGAAAAGAGAAAAAGCACATACGAACCAATATCCATAACATGGTTATGATCAAAAGGATACTTCTGGATAACTCTTAGTAATTTTCCAGGAGTTGGAAGAGAAACATTAGGACTCTTCGCTGTGTCGTCTCTCCATTTCCACATGTTGTTTAGGATAATCTACCGCTGCAAGCTTTTTCAAAAGCTTTTTGAAATGTTTGATTTCATCAACAGCTTCACGATCCCACGTTTCCAGTTTTTCATATTCTTCGTTGGAAACTTCATCCAATCCTTCGTCAAAATATAGGATTTTCTCAATCGCTGCCTTAGCTCCGCAGATGGCCATCTTGAGATGAAACTCAACTGTTTCTTTCCAGTTTGCACCCTGACTACCTGTTCCTGACGTGGGATGCCAATTATGGCGGGTGGTGGCCATGACAGCTTCTACCATGTGAAGCTCTGCAAATCTATTACAATATTCGATAAAATCTTTCTTGGTGAGATTGCCGTCTGCAAAATCTTTTTTCAGCATGTTCATACAAGTTTTTGCGGACATGTCATGTCCCTGGCCCGCATACGATTCGGAAGCACGGTCTTGAACGATGCTTCATACAGTTTCATTCTGTCGCCTAATGTTGTTTTGTCGGTCATAGCAGTTTTCCAGTAAACAAAATTCTAAGTCTCTTACCTAGGCCATGAACACAATCTCTTTCTTCTATGTCGTGTCTTAGCTTATCAAAACAGGTCTTGCATAAAACCAATTTTCCTGGACTATTAAACTTGTAATCGTTCATCCAGCGTCCAACCCCTAATGTATTTTCTTCGCTATCACAATTTGCGCAACGACACGGTGCTGTACGATAACTGTCTCTTCTCGGAGTTGAGGGTGGTGTTCGCCAAGGGTAAGGTGTTTTAATCATAAATCTTTCTATACGTAAATTTTTCTATAATATGTTTCAAGCTTTGGCCATTTTGGACCTGGGTGACCGTTCATTCTATGGGTTCCAGAGATAAACCCCATTGTCTGCCGAAGGTATGTTTTTGCTCGCCTATGTTTTTTTCTTTTGGAGAATCGACCATAGACTCGTCGAGCTTCATCCAAAGTAAAAAACGCATCATCACCAATATAAGCAGCGTGTCCAATGGGCCAATCAACCCAAGGGAGTATATTATAAATAAATGTTCCCTTTAGAGCCTCCAAATCAATTGATCTGTTTGTTTCGGGATTTTCATCCCAAATGATCCAGGTACTATTTTTCCGCTCTCCAATGAAATCAGGGAAATTGTGAACGTAGGTCACATCTTGCACTTTAGCCTTCACATAGAAGGAAGAACAAAATACAAACAATTCATCACCAGGTCGAACAATCCTTCTGACCGGGCACGATTCTGAAATTGGATAATTTTCTGGGTTGTATTCGGTCATCTGTATGGTCCTGAAAAACGAGATTGACATTCTTCTTATTCTCCAATCACTTGGACTTCGGTCTCATCAATATCATTGATGTCAATCGTAACAACTCGTCCTGAGCCAGTGCAAACAATTCGGCCGTCACTACTAATACCACGAGAAGTAGAGATTTTGGTTATGCCAGTAAAAGTAAGTCCAAGTGCTTCACAAGAAGGCGAATATTGTTCTCGTTCAGCCGCAGCACTTTGCTCCCTTAGGTCCATGTGAAGATTTTCACATCCTTTGAAAGTTGTAAAAATGATTAAGACCAAGATTGCAAGACCTAGTAGAACAAATGAACCTATTCCAAAAATTTCCCAGCCTCCCCATTGAATAATGGATTGAAAACATTGTTTCACGAGAACCCAAAACGGTGGCACTAAATGAGCACCTTCGAGACGTCTGCGCAAGCGGTCAATTTGTTCTCGGGCTTCTTTGTCGATGAAATTTTCTGTTTGAAATTCACCAGACTCTTCTGATTTGCTCATTTTACACTCCGTGGATAGTTCTTAGTATCTGAACTTATCTCTACGGTAGCATATAAAAAAATCCGGATAAACTCAAAAGGCTATCCGGATTATACATTTATTTTTTGACACTTTGTAGTATGGGCTATTTAGATGATTTAAGCTCTTTTTCTTTCTTTTGGAGCTTTGCATACAATTGCTTTACTTTATCTTTTTTTTCTTGCAATGCTTTAAGCTGCTTACGGGCTCTCACCCTTTTTGCTTTACTCTCATTCAAACGACGATTTTGTGTTTTTTTGGCTTCATTGATCTTGTGATCAAGTTCTTCTTCAAGAACTTCGTAAATTGTATCTCTGATAGTTTCAAGCAATTGTTCTTTGTTTAGCTTTGTCATTGTTTACTCCAACTTGCGCAAGTCATGAAATAAATATGGCGAAGATGAAGCTTTTTCAACTAAATATCAGAACAATAATCTTGTAAAAAGCTTTCAGAGGGACCCTCGTACCCATAATTTACATATCGATGTTTGGTTGAATATTTTTTAATCCAGCCCTTATCGTCCTTTTTTATGGCCTGAGCGTGTTTAAGCTTCCAACGAGCCCTGATCTTTTTCTGCCGGTTCTTTTCCTTGCCCTCAATTGAAATTGGCCTTAGAAGCTTTGACAGACCTTGGATTGTCACTCCAATATCGATACACTCATCGGCGATGTCCTCGTTAAACTCCCTACCCGAATTGATTATACGAATAATTTCGTCAATTCGGTCTCTGTAGTCTCTAAGTTTTCTCCCAGCTTTAATGAGATTTTTCGTTCGATGGACCTGTTCTGCTATTTTCTTTTCTTTCGTTGTGCCCATGTTTCCAAATACCTTGTAACTTGGTCAATCTTATGAAGTCGATCGTTGAGATAGCGTAGATTTAATTCCGTTCCATCCAGTAATTGCTCCTGAAGAAGATTGGCAACTTCAAGCAAGTCCTTTAGGGCGGCAGCCAATTTCATTTTTTTGTTTGTTTGTGCCGCCACTTTTGCAGCCTTTTCGTCTTGCTTTTTGGCTTTCCTATTTTCTTTCCTCTTGACAGAAAGACGTGCTTTATAGTCTTTCAGGGATAGTCCAGCTTTTTTTGCTCCCTTTTTTAGTTTTTCTCGGCGCTCTTGGGCCATTGCACGGTTGTGAGCCTTAATTGCTTCACTTTGAGCTTTTTCTACTTCCAAAAGAAGTTCTTTATAGTACGGCTTTTTATAGTCTTGGAGGTTGTCAATTTCAACCCAAGTTTTGCCTTTATCTCTACTATAAAAACCAATAGTTTTGCTGCCATAGTGGCCACTCACAAACTCCCACTTGAGCCAAAATTTGTTAAATTTTCTTATTTCACCTGGCGTTTTTGGAAACTCTTGCCAGATGCTCGTCTGTCTGGATTTATCCCAAAGTTTTGGGATGGAATAGTAGCTTCCGTCTTTAATAACATAACTCATATTTGCCATTCCTTTAGGATGTCAACAGCAGTTTGCAGCCTGCTCGTATAGCGGCTAACATGCGTAATTTTAACTTGGCCCGAATCGAGCTTCTCCATGACTCAATTGATTTCATCTTGGAGTTCTTTTAGAACAGGACCAACCTGAATCTTTCTGTTCAACTGTTCTACGTCTTTTTTGGTAGCCTGGCTCTTTCGAGCTTTTTTCTTTCTAGCCTTAAGCTCTTGAATAGTAATGCCTTTTTTATCGGCCTCTCTCTTTAATTCAGCCCGACGATTTCTTGCTCGTTCACGAGCACGCTGCCTTGCTCTTTCTTTTTTGCTAATTTGAATAGCTTCTTCAAGCAACTCAACAAGCTTTCTATCAGAGGAGGAACGAACAGCCTCCCGTTCATATCTTTTGGTGTGGTTATCTTCCCGCCAGGTAAGACCATCATCCAAAGAAAACTTCTTTGTGAGTTTTATAGCGTAAGCGCCACGAACATTATTCCTTTCACGAATATGTGAAGTACGAATCTTTTCTACTGTCCATTTAAATAAAATTTTGTCGTGTTTTACGACCAAGTCTGGGGATTCTGGCCAGACTTTGAAGATGGCAGTATCAGCCCAATGCCTTGGTCGAAGTGACTCAATTTTGTTTGTGGTTTCGTAGTAGTAAGCCATGAAGGCACTATACCAAATTGTCAGCTGGAATTCAAGACAAATAAAAAACCCGAAGCGATTGCTGACCAACCAATTTTTCAATCTTGGTTATAAGAACCGTATGACACTGATTAACATTTGCTTAAAAAGCAAATACTTGGCTGCGGGTGTAGGAGTCGAACCCACATTAACCGATCCAGAGTCGGTTGTCTTGCCATTAGACGAACCCGCAATCAAGAGAATGGTTTAATGATAAACCTACCAATGTACCCGGCGTTTTACCATTATACTATTCCCAAATGGTGGCTCTTTTCGAGCCTTGACTCTTCATGAGTTCTGTTAATTATTTGTTAACTTTGCTTTTTACAAACTTAACAAGCTTTGGAACACCCCAGGAAAGCACCAATCCACCGCCAACAAGCAATGCTGCGACTGCGAGATTTGGAACGCCCCAGACTGCTAGATGCAAACAAAGAAGTGCTGCCGCTGGCCCACCCCAAAGTGCTACTGTCTTAAGTTTATCCATCTTTCTCTACCTTTCTGAGGAAACATTCCTCAAATAACAAGTAGAGTATACAACGAACAGTATCCACATTGATAAGTGACTTTTATTTTCAGTTTTTGAGCTTATTTCTCCAATAGGTTCTACCCTCTTCTTCGTTGAGATGAAACATGAAATATACGCCCAAATTTATCAAAACCCAAACAACTATTGCCAAAGCAATCCATTTACCAAACAAACCAAGAGACATTGCAACTATTGCAGGTAACATACCACCATAAAGAAGAATCGCATTAATCATTGGCAGAGCCAAATCCCCACCAGATTTATCTACTTCATACCAACCCCATTTAATCATACCAGAAAGAGCCCAAAACCATAGCCAAATTAGATATTTGAATGGCCTGATAGGCGAAAAATGTTTCGGTTTCTTGGGTGGCATTGGAATAAAATCCCTCCCATGAGGATCAGACATGTTTTTCTCCATCGGTAGCGGTTGTCAAATGCTCAGATGCAATCCAATATAATCGTTCTTGCAATAAGACTTTATAATACCAAGTTCCAGCTCCGTGCTTCTGCTCAAAGCAGAAATTTAGAACCATTCCACAACCTTCTTGTGGCGGGTTCGACAGTGGTCCAAGAGTAATATCCAAAATTCCAGGCTCGCTTGGATCAATACTCTCTGCTGCCCATTTCTTGTCTTCGGTTACCGAAGAAGATTTGGAAGTAGCCAAAAAGATACGTTGCCCATATCCACGAGTCATTAACTTTAATGGATGGGTAAAATAAACAATTTGCCCAGATTCAAATTGCTTCTTCTTTGGCAGGCTTTTGTTCATCATACACTAACACAAATGCAAGATTGTTTATATTCGTATCAAAGATGCCTTTTCGTGAAAGAATTCTCATACACCAAGGATTGCAAAATCCAAGTAGTAAAACTGGCTGTCCAGCCTTTGACTCAGGAATCCACTGCCAACCATTTTTGGCACTGGCTACTGGATGACAATTCCCTTGCTTGTCATCACATAAATCAGTTTGTCCCTTGATACCAACCAAGGAACCGGGAAGAGGGCACCATTTTTTATATTCGATCCTCAAAAGCTTATAATTCATATACGTTTATAGTAATATTTGTGTCCTTAACGGCCTTTTCCATAAGTTTTTTAACCAAGCCCTTGTCAAGGGCACCAAGACCACAACCAATCCATGGCATTGCCACTGTTTTCAGTTCAGAGTTGGATTTGGCTCTTTCTAAGTTGATCTCCTGTAAAGATCGTACCATGTTTTTGAGACTGCTTTCGACTGCGCTATACGTTGCCGGAAGTCGCCAATGTGATTTGATGGCAAGATTATACACCCAGGTAGAGACAGCCTCTTTTTCTTCAATTCTACCAAGAGAATTATGAAAAAGAATCGTCTCATAGTCTTCAAAAAGCCAAGCCATTCCAGGAATTATCCTGCCTTCTTTACATTCATGACGGTAAGCTTCGTACATTTGCGGAAACCGTCTTTTGAATTCGACAGCGATGCCTTTGCCCATGGCACCGGCACAATTTACCCCGTGAGCCAAAACCCGCTGCTCCATGACAGCATCGAACAAATTTCCCCTAAAAACTTTCACTGACATTGATTTTATTCAAAGCCTTTCTTTTTATGAAGACGACTCTTTCATCCCAAAGACATCGGATGCGATCTGATTCAAAAAACGGAGCAACAGAGCCTTCAAGTGCGAGTACGATTGAGCCATGAGGAATACGCACAAAATTACCGCCACCTTTAACATAAGCGGTTACAAAGGCTGGTTCAGCGAAGCCGGCAAACTCAAGCTTGTTAAAATACTTCTCATGAATATCATCATAAAAAGCATTTACAATGAGCATTTCTCCTGCTTTGCACCAATACATGATTCTCTCGCTACGTTATTGGAATTTGCTACCCACACTTCGCCTTCATACAAAACTCTTATCAAGGCTTGATCACCATCCTGGGGTTTAGAATCCAAAGCCATCAAAACAGTCCCGGCAGGAATTGTCGAATTAGATTCGATACAAGAACCGCTTTCTGTCTTAAAAAAGACTTTTGGCCAAACGCCATCTGGATCACCTTTAGAGAGATAATGCTCTCTGGTAATTTTTACCAGGTCTCCTGCCACCCAATCATTTAGACGTTTATTGATCATCCCCTACAATTTGATACTTCTTCCAGCATTTCTTAGCTTTTACACTTTTGAAAACACCTTGAGGGTTCTCTGGGGTAAGTATGATGCAAGATAAGCGTCCCCCAAAACATGAACCAGTATCTAGTCCGATCATTCGTGCTCCTTTTTTATTGTAATCAACAACAGGAGCATCAAAAGACCGTACATCGTGGCCGTAAATGATGTCAATGTGCCCATCATAAACTTCAGTCCAATGGACTGAATTTTCTGGTTTGGTAAACCCAGGCCCAAGGCTCAATTGCTGATAAGAATCTTTGTCGATATATCGAGTAAAGATGTACTCCTCACGGTCACGTTTGTCCCAAGGCTCATCTTTCGGCAAAACACCAGCATGAACCACCAAAGCATTATATTCCCAAATAGGGACACAATATTTGCCGGCTTCAAGGTAGTCAAGATTTTTATCGGTTAATGATTGCCAAACTTCTTGCTTGTGTCCATAGAGCGATATGGGGTTGCGATAATGCTTGCGGCCCACATGGGTTTTCTTCTGTTCGTGACGACGATAGCGGATATACTTGTCATCATGATTGCCGATGCAAATTTCAGCTCCAAGCTCCTCGGCATAGCTGACAACTTCTGCCGACTTGGGCCCACGATCGACAAGGTCGCCTGCGAAAATCAGGCGATCCTTATCCTTGTTATACTCGCATAGTTCAATGAGTTCTACCAACTCATCGAGCATTCCGTGAATATCCCCACATACAATGACCTTTTTTCTTACCATGATAAAACCATATCACCTTGAAGGAAAAGTTTGAATGTATAAACTATATTGTTTATTTGAATCAGAAACAGGTCAAGTGTTTTACATAGGAATTACTCGGAGAACTTTAAAGGAAAGACTTCAGTCGCATACTTGGAATTCGCATTGTAAAATAAACAGAAGATGAAAATCAACAACTCCTAAATCAAATTATATTCGTGAATTAAAAACTAAAAAGAAAAAATTTGAAATTGTTGGTTTGTTGGAATCTGCTGACAAAACCTATATTGAAAATGCCGAACGTCGCTATATCGCTTTTGCAAAAAGAATGAAATTTAATTTAACTAATGCCACTTCGGGCGGCCAAGGAATACAGGAATATAAACATAAACCAGAAACAATAGAAAGGTTACGCAAACTAAATTCTGGCAAAAACAATCCTCAGTGGGGCAAAACTCCTTCAAAGGAAACTAGAGCAAAACAACGTAAAGCTCTTAAAGGCAAGCCTAGACCACGTCCAAAAGATTATAAAGGATGGAAACGTCGAATTTCAAAAAATCATGCTGATGTCTCTGGTAAAAATAATCCAATGTTTGGTAAACCTGCTCCAACACGAAAAAGAACTATTCAATATGATTTGAATGGCAATAAAATTGCCGAATTTGCAAGTGCTACGGCTGCTGCCAAAGCTATTAATTTATCCCGAGTAACAATTTCTAATTGTGCTTCTGGTTATTCATCAACAGCTGGTGGGTTTGTTTGGAAGTACGAATAATTGTTTTAACACGTGCCATGACTCACCTTATCAAGTTTTTGGCGATTTGTAAACCGGGAAAGTTTTATTTAGCCAAACTTCCAATCCACAGTAACGTTTACCTTCATTGAAGGAATTCTTTTGTGGTTTGCAAGATTATGCTGTAAACATTCATCCGGAGTAATGAACCAATCTGCGCCTCTCTTTTGAGTGACAATATCATAGAAATAATTTTCATCATCGTGACCGCAGTTACTGGCCATCTTTCTATAGATAAGTTTATTCAACCTCGTTGTTTCTTCGGCCGAAGCTTTAACCTCGGGTTCTTTGCCCCAAGAAAATGAAGAAACATCATGGATAAGCACTGTAGCGTGTGGGCCCACATAACGATGTCCTTCCGCACCACATGTGAAAAGAACTGCTCCACAAGACATTGCTTTTCCTTCAACAATGGTTGCAACAGGAATTTTACAATGATCAATAGAATCTATCATTGATAGAAGCGCATAAACAGAGCCACCATAAGAATCAATAACAATTGGAATAATATCCTGTTTAGACTTCATCGCATGTGATTCTGCGATTTCAAGTTCATGCCGAAATCTTTTAGCGCTTTCTTCACTAAATTCTCCGCTAAAAACTATATAAACTGGAAGATCAAGTTGTTCTTCTGGTTTTTCAATTTTGATTCTTGAATCTAAGTCGACAAGATATCTCATAAATCTCCTTTGTTGAAATCAGTATACGGGCGCACCATCCACAAGTCCAATAAGTTTTTTAAGGATTTTGAGAGTAAGCTTTGCATCAAATTCTGCATCGTGTGCTTTAGAATAATCAAAGCCAAAATAGGTAGCAAGACTTTGAAGGCTGCAATCAAGAGTGTCAGGTAATTTACCTGTCAAAATCATATAGTGGGCGATTGTTGCTGTATCCAATCTACGGTAAGAATAAAATCTCCCCCAGCAATCACCCTCGGAATTATCCGTTTTCAGGAAATGTTTTTTCACAAAGCGGATATCCAACGACAAATTGTGTCCAGCCGGGATCATCTTTGTAACTCCAAGCGAATGCTTGCAGGAGAAATCGTAGAATTCTTTGGCTGCTTGCTCTTCTGGAACGGCAACTTTGTCATGTGCGACAAGATCAATATTGTGAACAGAAAGCGCTTCAGCAGTCAAGCTATAAAGCCCATTATTGGGCTTTATTTTTAAATCAATTGCGTCAAGTATTTCGAGCTGGTCATTCAAGACCATTCCATAAAGCGTCAACAAGCTGGTTTTCGGGTTCTTGCCGCCGGTTTCCACATCAAACAGAAAAAACTTCCTCATTTTACCCTCATAAAAATAAAAAAACCATTCCAAAAACCACCAACCCAACCAAAAGAACAACACACGTCCACGCAACAAAACGCAGACAAAAGTTGGCTATTGCGTCAACAGTTTTCCTTTGCTCGACTTTGTCAACAAGCTGCGTTTTCAGCCTCTTGTTTTCTTCCTCAAGATTTGCCACATAATCACGAAATGATTCACCACGAAAATCGACATCATGCTTTGGGTGCGGGTCGTCCTTGCGCTTATTTTTATTCCAATATTTTTTGGCCAACTCTTTGTTGACCGACGCCTTCTTCTCCTCTTTTTGAGAGGAATTATTTTCCCCTTGCTTTACTGTCTTTTTTGCATTATCAAAGTTTTTTCTTACCCTTTTGTGGGCAAGTTTTGTATCGAACCTCAAATCACCCAAAACTTTAGAAGCATCATTCCAAATTTTTTCCATGTCGTGGCAAAGCTTTTCTACATCGTTTTCAGCAAATTCAACATGGTCGAAAGTCTTTTTCATTTCATTGAAAAGACGCTTTCTTCTGGTAAGTTTTCGACTTCTGCTCATGGGAATGACTCTATAGCAAAGAGAAAAATGAATAAACCACCAAAACAAAACACGGACCGAAGCCCGTGTTTTGTTTGTACACATGTATTTCTTACATGAAGACTGATTTTTTCCAAGATTCCATAAAAGAAATGATGTTCTTGGCCCCAACTGGATTTTCACTGTGTACCACATATTTGGGAATTTTATCCGGGTCTGCGCCCATGGTTTCCCAAATGTGATGAAGCTCTTTCAGAAACCTCATTGTATCATCTTTTTCACCAAGATCATGGTCAAGACTCATCAATTCAGGCAGCTCGTTACGTTCAACACAACGAACAACTGCCATGACAGAAGATCGAACAACGGTCCAGCCAGCCTGGGTCGGGTTTCTTTCATCATCAAGATATAATTTCCAAGTCATTTTTCCTCTACTGCTTTCTCGCAAGCTCCAGGAGCTGTTGAAATTTTTTATAATTGTTTGTTGGATCTACACGATTCCAGATGATTTTTCCTTGTCTGACAAGGTCGCAGGCACTTAAAACAATAGACAGCTCAACCTCTCGCTGTATCACCTGTTCTCGATGTAAGAAACTATATTTAAACTGGCGTATTTGGCCAGGTTTTACCCAAATCTCTTCGGGGTCAGAAATCAAGAGAAGAATCCGTGAGAAATTCTCATCAACTCCCTGAAATCCCCAATATATAAAAATATCACCAGCTTTAGGCGATGGCAGCTTCATTTTCAAACAATCTTTTTAGATTAGTTTCACGGATTCGAACCATTCTTTCTTCAAGAAGAATGTCATACCAATTATTGCCACAGCGATCAATTTTTCGGGTAACAACGAAAGCGCTTGAACCAGTTTTGGCTCCATCAGAATCCCAACCCCAAAACTTGCTTTCATCACCTGGGTCAGGTCGGCAAACGACAACATATTTCGGAGCCCGTTTTTTCCCACCTTTTCTCGCTTTGTGTGGCGGTGAATAAATCTTCACCAAGTCTCCAGGAGAGAAATCAGCCATGATACTGCCCCTTCAAGTCACTTCTAAGAACCCACCAAAGTTGTTCGTCAACAAGCACCTGACAAAGATCCGCATATGTTGTTCGTTCCGTTTTGATCAACATTGCAACGCTGTCAAATAAATCTTGCCTTTTGACATATTCGATCTCTCTTCGTTTTTCGGTAAATTTTGATGAGAAGGCTGGATGGAGTTCTTCGGCTGTATATTTCCCAGGCCACAGTCTAATACCTCGACTAAAAACCCATTCGTTGGGCCTGATATTATTAGATGGATCTCCCACAAATTGTACAAGCATTCCGGCTTTTAGGGCTGGCCGCTTTTTGATTATACGACGATTATTTCTAACTTGCAATTTCTTGCACAGTTTTGCTTTTCGCCTATTCTTAGCCTTTTTCTGTTTTTTCTTTTTGCTCATCGTTCTCAAACAAAGCCGACTAGAGAAAGCTCTAGTCGGCTTTTAAAAGAAAGAAGTTTTCTACGGAGGCTCAGTGTCGTCGTGTATATCGACGCTTGTGACGGGGGCTATTACGACCCTTCCTGGGCTTATATAGGTCATTCGGCGTCGGAAGCTCAGTTTCTTCTTCGACCGCATCATCGAAAACTTTTGCAACTTGCGCTCGAACGTGTTCAAGGTGCTTCAACTTGAAGCTCCATGACTTAGTATCAGGATTGTACTTTCGATCGTCATATGGAACTTGCTTAAGTCCGTTAATCAAGCCATACATATTTTCACCCTTCTTCCAAGGAAAGGAAAGGGTAAAATCTTCAGAGCGTAAACGAATTCGGGCGGTTGCCTTCTTTTGTGGAGGCGGAACCGTTTGCACCATCTGCATCACCTGCTGAGGGTTTTTACTCTTCCAAGTATCAACCTGGTCCATAAGGTTTTCAAGGTCAGTATCGTAAAAAGGCCAAAACTTTCGGACAATTTCAAAAAACTGCTCTGCTTCAGTAGCAGGTGCCGAATAGGGCGTTTTATCTCCACGATATCGTGGCGTGATAATGCCAGGAATCTTCTTCATTTGGAAGAAACCGGGCTTACAGGCGGTTCCAACAAGCCAAACACGTCCATTCTCAAACCAAACCCTTGCCTCGGATTTAGAGGCATCACCAGCAAGAACACCGGCAAGACCAATGTAACCAAGAGCTTCTACAATCTTGATCAGTCGCTCTCTGAGCGTATCGCTCATCATGTAGCTAAGAAAATAGTCTAGCTCACGGACTTCATCACGATAATCTGAGCCAGCCAACTTCATTGCCATAATGTCATCATTGGCCTTTTGTACTTGCTCGGACTTCTTCAAAAAAGAAGCCTTAAACGATTCAAAACGTTCCTGTAGTTCTACAGGAAGCTGATCAGCATGAGTGCCGAGAATTAGAGCGCCAGCAACGGGCAAATTCGCCTGAATGGTCTTGGCATAAAGATGATTATCCTTATTGCGACAAATCGGCCCAACACCACACTCCCGTGAAGCAGGGTCGGTCAATTCTTTGCGACAACGAGAACAGTGACGAAGCGTGATATCAGTAACAAGTCGAGGCATCCGAACACTCCTTTTCTGGGTTTAGGTTAACACACGCACCCCAAGGAGTAAACCAAATGTCCGATAAACGTATTTGTTTATCTATTAACTTAGTTCATTCGAAAATTTGGTATACAACCCAGGCAGAAATACCAAGAAAAGCTAGAAACAAAAATTTATATGATACGGCGGGACCCATGATGACATTAAAAAGACCAAATAGTGCTGGCATGGCAATTAACCCAAGAATGATCCAGGCGCCGACCTTCATCCAATCCTTAGGATTGTGTGCAATTTTTGGTTCGACACTCGGGGCATCGTGAGTGAATTTTTTTGTTTGAGCTTTATTTTTATTTGCCCTAAGATTTGCGCCACTTTTCTTTTGTCTTAATTCGTCTTCAAGTTCAAGGACTCGCTGTATGGCAGCAGCCTTTTCTTCACGCATTTCATCCAATTTCTTAAGCAACTGTTCATGGGAAAATTCACGGTAGATCATTCTTCACTCTCCAGAGTTGGGTTGCATAACTTTACCAGATGTTGCCGTTGAGTCCAAACCGTTTTTTTATCTATTAGAACTTTGTGCCAAAGATTTTCTTTACCTACCCAACAATCAACAATTATGCCTCGGGTGGCAAAGCGAAGACTCATCCAGCGACCTGTTTCGGCTTCAACTTTATCCTCGTGCTTATCGGCCTTTTTCACCGATTCGAAATCAAGGTATACTACTAAACTTTCAAGCCAATTGATTATATCTGTGGGGTTGTGACCAATTTCAAAATCTGATGGTTCATTTAATTCGTAAAGGTCGGCATAATGATCCAAATATTCATCTTGAAATACAAAACGAACCAAAGTCCCATTTTCCAACTTATTCATTTTTATCCAACACTAAGGCTTCTACTGAAACAGTATATAATTTCTCCTCGATAAGAATAACCGCATCCCATGAGGGAATTGGGCCGGTAATATCCCTAACGACGTCAATAACCAACACTCTTTCTGTTTGTTTGATGATTAAAGGAATGGGGTTTGAAGCGACCCAGGTACGTCCAAATCCCTTTAAACGATATTCACGGATAACACCAAAATTCTTCTGGATTTGGAAGGGTGACTGGATGAACAACTTGGCAAATTTTTCCCAAAAAGGCTGCTTCAATCGTTTCCCTTGGAAGATCCTTCATTTTGCTCTCTTTCAACTTCTTCCACCTGTTTCTGAAACTTATACGTAAAAGAAACAAAGTCCGCAATGAAGTATGCCAGCGTTACAGCAATAATTGACGCCACAAGTTCAGGCAAAAATATCACAAAAAACCCCTGAAGTAAGAGCATCAAGGGAATCATCATAAATAAAAGATAGAAAACTCTAAATAGAGCATTTTTGAGTTTGATCATTGTTGTCGTTTCAAACAAGAACAACCGAAGCTTTTCAGCCTCAGTTTTCAAGGTGTTGCAAAACCGTATCGAGGAAGCTGTTTGACCAACCACCATCAACATGCCGCTTTGACTGAATCCAATCGACAAGACCGCTTACACGGCCCTGGTACTGCTCCATCATCGGCGCCATCCATCCCTTTCGGGCCTGAACAGCAAGCGCAAACATCTTACGATGCTCCTTGGAGCCCTTCTCATGGATCCAACCCCGACTTTCGTTCCATGCTGCAACCTCTGCAAGACAAGCCTCGTAAACATCACGATAGTTTGCCACCAGGTCACGGAATGATGCCTGCAACTTGTGTGCCCGATCCACAACGTGGTCCGGGAATAGCGGCAGTGCATCGTCGAGCTTCTCCAAAAGAAGCAACTCCACGAGTCCCCGAGGAGACTTCAATACCGAGTCACGAACCTTGTTCAGGGCAAGATAGCCGGCATTCTTAATCTTGATACGGCGAAAATGCTGGTCGCAGACCACAATTCCTTCGTGCTTTATCGGATCACATGAAGAAACAAAATCAACAAGTTCAGAAACTGAACCAAAACGATAACGCTCTGCTGTTGGCGTCTTCACCTGAGCTTGAACAAAGGCCGGACGAAGTTCCTTACCTGTTGCCGTTTTGCGAGCAGCAAGCAAAGTAATGCTGTGTCCTTCATATTCAACAACGATACGATTCGCAGGACTGGTTAATTCAAACATGTAAGTTGTGTCACGAAATAGTTGTGCTGATGTCCACGATTCAAAATCTTTGCCGACAGTTTCTTCTAATGCTTTCTCAAAAAGGGTGCGAAAAGTATATTCACCAGATCCATCCACTGGAAGGTTTGCTTCTGGCAATGAGCGAGTTGCAACATGCCATTCATTCTTCACATCATCATAATAAACGATACAAAGCGTTCCGTCCATCTTTTCATAGAAGGAAGTTGCCGGATGATTAAAATCAACTTCGGCAGCCGCAGACTGTCCATAGTTGAAAAAACGATCAAATGATCGAGCCAATATAACTGTATCACCAATTGGACGAGTCAAATCAATCAACTCTTGAATTTTGGTTGGTCGAAGAATAAGACCACGGCACTGCTGTGCCAGTAAGTCATCTTCACGAGATTCAATATGGTCATAGTTCAATGAAAACTTGTACTCGTGCACACGAGCTTTGACGCCATGCTCACGCTCCAAGTCTTCAAGAGACTTGGTTTTCAAATACTCACGAACAAAAACCATCTATTAGTTTCCTTAAGGTTGATCAAAAATTATAGGGCTCATTTTGAGCCCTATACCAAGCTTTTTTACTTAGAAAGAATTTGTATTACGATACCATGTTTTCTGTCAAATCCTGAACAGGTCCCAAGTTAAAGCCTGCCGGGATCAGCAGCTTCTTTCCGGTCAAGACTCGACTCAATTCCAAACGAATTACATTACAACGAACATAATCCTTGCGGTCGCAAGCATTGATATACGCCTCATTAAGACCATCAATTTGATGGTTGATAGACTCGGGTACATTCCACATATTTTGCTCCAGGTTAGAAGTCAACTAGTACACATCATACAATATCATACCCAGCGTTTGGTTTAAACCGTTTGGTAAAACTCCTCAGCAACACAACAATATTGAAAAAATGTTCTTCTGCAAAAGTAGTGGTTTTTAATTTCCTTCCCCGTCAGGAAAAAACCATCAAATCCATTACCGTCATCATCCCAACAAACATGAGTAAAAAGCACGGGCTCATTGTTGAACCTTCCTGGCAAAACCAGAAGTTTGCCAATGAACCTACACGGGTTATCATGAAGTGGATTGCTAGTTTGAGACTTGAGTGCCATTAATCAATCTCAAAAATTTTGTCAATTGCCGGATGACGATATCGAGCCCTGCCTGTTACACATCGAATATTTGGTGTAATTTGATTATCTGCGCCACCATGTGAGTGACCACAGAGAACTGTGATATTTTTATGCTGATATTTATCAGCCACTGCTAAAAGCATGTCGCCCATGTGCCTGGACGAAAAATGAGGCATCCAATCATCATCGGATATTTTGCCGTCATAAGTAGAGTTTTCTCTAAATGGTGGAACGTGTGTTGCCACAAACACATGATCAAACTTTTTGAAAGCCTCATGAAGTTGCTCTTCAATATACTCGGCAGCCTCTTTTGCCAATTCGTTAATTTTAGCAAAACGAAGCTCTTTGGTTGGACAAGCACTATCTGCAAGTTCTTTAATGAGCAAATAATCATTCAAATATACTCTACTTTTAAACCAGTTGGCGTATTGCCCATCATACCAACCATCGTGACCAACCAATGCAATTTTTTCCGTGAGAGGAATTACACCAGAAGTATTGAGCCAGCCAAGACGAGCCTCCAAAATCATCTTGGAGGTTTCATCATAGGTAAAAAGCCTGCCCATTGTTTCACGGACGTTCTCAATGGAGCCGTTATAATAATCGTGATTTCCCAAAACAAAGAAAATAGGGCATCTGTGCTCTAGGTTGTAATCCATGAAACCAAGATAATCTACAAGTGATGGTGCTTCGGCAATATCGCCAGTGATGACGATGGCCGAAGGTTCCTGAGCTTTTATCTTTCGACAAAAGGACTTAATCCCTTCCTCATGAACAAAATTCAAATGGATATCAGTCGCAAAAAGGAGCTTGAAATTGTCAGTCATAGTACGTGTACTATAGCCTAAACTTTTTAAGTTTTAAAGTCTTTTGCAATGAAACAAAATTTCATAGAAATCTGCAATTTTGCATTTCTATTTTAGTTGAAGTAATATGTGCAATACCTTAGGTATTAATTGGAATCCCTGCTTTGATTAGTCTTTCGAATAATTTCATATTGTAGTGCTTATAGGAACACTCATCCCTAAGTAAAGCTTGGGCATTTACCCACATTGGCAACCCTTCACGGGTCATGCAATGCAATTTGCCGCCAACAATTTTTTGTGCAAAAAAAGTAAAAGATATCATTGTCCGACCAAGTCCAACATACAGAGGAATGAGAGAACTTTTTTCTACTAAAATACCAGTCTCTTCAAAACACTCTCGAACAGCAGCATCTTTTGCGGTTTCTTTTACTTCTAAATCTATTTTGCCGCCCGGCAATCCAATGTTTTCAAATTCTTTTCTTTTTGTTATTGCAAGTATGGAACCGTCCCCACTTGGATTTAGAACCAAAACACAGGCTGACTTTGCGTTAATGAGACCTTCATCAATTTCATTTTCGGTCATAAATGTATTGATATTTAATCTATTCACCGTCTTCCCCTAAACTTTTATTGATTATGTTTTGGTGTTTTTTGTTGGTTTTTTCAACCAAACCTTCAAGAAGTAAGCCCAGAGGAGCTGAAATGAACCCCACCAGTATAACAAATGCAAGCGAAGCAGTGCTAAAATTAAGCAAAGTAGCGACTGTCGCTGCAACTATTGCACAAATGATTATGACCGAAATAAAAACAAAATTTCCAATGTTTGACATAAATTTCCTTTATTATAACCTACAGTTTTTCTTTTTCATCAAGAAGTCAATAAGGTTTTCACCCTCTTGATTTAAGAAATTGCGGTAATAAGCATTAGGATGAGAATTTTGCAAAGCAAGAATCGCCGCATCAATTCTTTTTGGGTGAAGCAAATTTGCCCAATAGCCTTTGATTGTAAACAGAAACGAATTTATTTCTGGGAACGGTATAACCGTCTGTCGTTCAAAGCGAAGATAAACTTGTTGATCGTCATTCCAAGTCCATTTGTTTTCTACAAATTTATTTGGATGCAAATTCAAAACCCTGTCAGAACGAAAAGAGATAGCACCAACCCTTTGAACTGGTGTACCCATGCGAATTATTCCATTTACCATAGCGGATGGATTTTTAATGATTGGACGTCCGTCAACCTTCGTTACACGCTCATGAATCTGAGCAAAGGATTTGCCCACAACAGTCGAAGCACTCCAGCCAGCGGGCGACATTAAATGAGCGGTAGAAACAAAATCATTCCCGTCTGAATTTACCGAGCAAATAACAAGATCTTCTGGGACTTGCATAGCCAATGCATCTAAAGCATCAGCATAGTCGGGCTTGTTTCCAAATAAATCTTCAGCACCGATAAGTTCGTAATCTTTATCAAACTGAATAAACTCCAACTTAAACGCAACCCAAAGCTTGTTGTTGTTTTCATGCCATTTGAACAAATGAGGATAATCAGTACAAAGCCGATCAATAATGAACCTGATAATTGGTGCTCGATTTATAGCTCCCGCAAACTGATAATAACTAGATAAATCTTCTTTATGAGATTTGTTTTTGTTATCCATGAACCAAGAGTGAAATTCATCAATTTGAAAGATGTTTCTGTGTTTTTGTGGAACTGCTGCAAGTTTTGTCATCACAGCAGAAGAAGGTGGAAGGCTCCCACCCTTTAGGGGGTAATAATCTAAAACATCAGTATCTTCCAACATAGGAATCCTCATTTGTTCATGTTTTCCGTTTTGGTTCTAAGGCCAATGAGTTTATGTTTCACGAATTTCTTATGACTTTTCAATGCCTGAGAAAATCTTGGTTCAGCAAGCCCTGTTCCATAACTCCAGGAAAGTGTGTTGTATTTTGCATTATTCCAAACTCGATTGCCGTATGAGCCGATTTCTATGTCGTCAACTTTCCAATCGAATCCGATTTCCGTTTCTTCTGCGGTCAAAGAAACACCTTCGCTGACAAAAAAATCCCCAGCCAAAGCCATTATTTCATCTGCTTTACAGTAAGGATCTTCTGAATAAAGCTCCACCTTCATGAACCAAGGCTGGTGTAAATCATCCTTGGGTTGATGGTCTCTAAAACATGGAGTGACAGCTACAAGTTTTTTGCTGGTGTATTTACCATATCCACCATTTACAAATGCTAGAAATGATTGCTCAGCTGAGCCAACCAAAGTGCCCATTGAAGTTTGGAAACAGTTGTCCTGCGGAGAGTCATCTGGATACGTTATTTGAACAAATCTATCGTCAACAATCCATGGAACTTCCACATACCCAAACCTTTACTTTCATAAAAGGAAACGGCACGGGCAATCCTCCCCCAATCAATCTTCTTCGTCCTGATCGGATGATTCATCTGCTTCCCTTTCTACTCTATTGCCATCCTTGAAAGCTTCAGCTGTACGTTCATTCATCAAACGAAGATCTTCCATGGTAATACTTGGATGGTGCTTTTCCAAATAACCTTTAATTGCTCCATAAAGATCGGAAAGTTCTGTTAGAAGCATGATTTCCACACCTTGTTCTTTGGCATCCAGTGCTTCTATCATCTCTTCTTTGATTTTAGAGAAGTCGCCGTATTTGCCACGAGGTATTTTTCTTTTATGATACCCCATTTATCCACCCATTTTCTCGTATTCGGACCAGTATGCCTCCTCAATCGGATCAGGAATGGCAGTTGAACCTTGCTCATATCCGTTTTCGTTGAGCCATTTTTCTACTCTACTCCACTCGTCAAGTTTAATTAAACCATCAAATTTTCCACCACCAACCCGGTTGGTTATGAATTTAATTTTATTGTCAATCATCCACTGGTAAAAGAGCGTGCAATCTTGATGATGTTGTTTGTTAACCTTATATGGGTCCCGCTCTGGAGAAGCTACTGTAATCCAAATATAGGCACCAGCCTCCCACTTAACACTTTTCTTTTCACTCATTTTTGAATCCTGTAGCGTGCTTCATCTTGCGGTAAATTTTTGATTCAATGCGGTCACCTTCAACAAGGTAATACCATGGTTTGGCACGGCCCCAGGTGAAAAACAGTGCCTTAACCGGTCCTTCAACAATTTCTTGAATTTTGTGAAAATTATTTCTTGTCATTAATGACACAGTTCCTGGGGATTTGCGAAAGAGACCCTTCAGCCCTTTTGAAATATATGAGCCCCGCAGAACAACAGTAATGAAGTTCCAAGGATGGCTGTGTAAATGAAAATCTTGATCGGCTTTATGTATGGTGTGAACATAAAGGCCAAAAAATGTAGTTTGAATAATTGCATATCTTTCGAAATGCAATTCGCCTTTCCTACTTCGTATCTCTTTAACTTTTTGGAAAATTTTCATAATGTTTAGCCAGACCTGCGGGATTTGAACCTATGTTCTCTGATTTGAAAGGTCGTTGCGTTAGTCTTCTATACTACGGGACTGTATTTAATTTTCATTCAAATGATGATGGTTGTTACATATCATCATCAAATTCCTCATCATCTTGTTCAAAGTCATCGTAATCCTCAATGAAATCCTCGATACGGATAAATACAACCTTGACACCGACGATTTGTCCACTGTTGTCTCGTGATACATAGCAATCATATGCACCGTCGCCGAACCCCGATGAAGAAACAACTCCACCATCTAAGACGCCGGCGCCAAGAGCTGATAAAGTAGTCTCACAGGCATTATCATACCAACCACCATCGCCATATTCGTCTTGCCCACCACCAAATTTAGCTACATCATAGATGCCAGCTTGACCCGAGTCAACGCCAACAGTAATATCGGTTTTTTCTGAAAAACCCATGTTTTGTGAATAATGATCAAGGTGAACAGCTTGTACAGACCAGCAGCGATTGCCCCAATCTGTCTTGCCTTTCTGAACAAAACCTTTCCAAATTCCGTTCTTAACATTACCCAAAGCGCCTGCACACCAAGTACCTGGCGAATAACAAGGATCGGAAACAACAAGCTTTCCTGAGTCGACATTAAACGTCCCAAGCTCAATTGTTTTTTCGGGGAAATATCGTGGATGTGTAGTATAGACCATTTTCATTCTCCAACAGGAAAGATTGTTCCTACAGGGGCAGGCTGCCGCCAAGGCGGCTCGTCGCTGTCTTTAAACAGCCAAACCTCCTCTCCAAACTCATTTGTGAGCGGGAAATTAAATTCACATTCCATTAATGTTTGGATTTTTTGAAGGACATAATCTTGCCAAAAACTTACGATAATTTCTCGACTTTCGAGAAGCTCTTTAGTTTCCAAAGTAGGCTCAATGTGATATTCACCATATTCGTCTAGCTTCAGAATCCATTTTGCATTAAATGCAATATCTGGCACATATTCGCTTTGAACATAATTTAATTCGCAAATTTGAACATAGGCACGGTCATAATATGACTCTGTGAAATCTTCACAGTTGCCCAGGGCGTTTGAGACACGGCCGTCCAAGTTGACAAAATCACATTTTCCAATCTTGTATCCCATAACAACATCCTATCATCAACGGATAAAGTCTAAACTGGCTCCCAACGGATATTGGCAATTTCATCTCTAATAATGTCATCAAAAACAAGTTGACCTTCCGGGGTCAGAAAAAACAATCTATAGTAATTTCTACTACCGCTGTACTCGCCGTCTTCAATAATTGGTTTTCGTACTATATCAACACAACAATAAATGCTATGAGGCTCAGGCCAGTGACGTACAAATCCCTTGTCGGTCTTTTCACACAAAAGCGATGATGCCCATTGGCGTGTTCCATACAAATCGGGGTCATCGATTTTCCACCTGTATAACTTTCCACGCTTAAAAAAGAGATAGGTCATTCTTCCTCAAAATATTTTGGATGCGGATGCCAGCGGTCAACAATTCGCCTTGAAAAACGACCAAATATGTCGAAAACAATCTTTTCATCAGGCGAAAGAAACACTATACATGTTACAGTCATCGGCTTGCCTTTTGAGCGATTAACTGTTTTTCTTGTGACTCTGACGCACATGAAAGTTTCACCAATTTTGGGATAATATTCTTTGCTGCCATTAAGATCCCAAAGGTGCGTTCTTGGGGTAATGCCTTTGAAATCAAACCGCTCATCAAAACCGCCAAAGATATAAAGCTTGCCAGAAAGAAAATAATCCTCAGGTTCCATCAAGAGCCTCTTTTAGCAAATCAGTTGGATCTAATAGATTTTTTGGGACTGGACATTCTTTGTGCCACCAAACAGTTTCCTTGGTGCCGTGTTCGTAAAGTTCAAAGTGAAGCATAAACCTTGAATGGTCAGGGACATCAGCCCTTTCTTTATTTTTTTTTAGAACTGGAGAAACGCAAGCAAGGATCTGTCCTTGTTCAATAACATCCCCAACTTTCAGTTTGACAGTAGAAACTTCGCCATAGCAGACCACTCCTGACGGTCCTTCAATCAAAATAGCTTGCGTAGGAAGCCACCAAGGCGAGCCGGCTTTTGGACCAGTAAACTCTTCTATTGCTACTACAATACCTGGCTCCACGGCATAAACAAGGCAAGGCTCGGGCACGTAAAGATCAACGCCTGTATGAATGTCGTATTTCCTTACGGCTGCAAAAGCACCTGGGTGATCTCCAGTTGGGATCTCGCCTTTCCATGCAAACAATGGAAATAACCAGGACATAACCCCTACCTCGGAAGACCATATTCTACACGACAAGAGACGTTGTTTAACTGTATTCGTCTACGTTCCTGGTTGTAGAAAACGATTCCTTCACCATTGTGTTTCACAAGATAGCGAAACCGACCATTGTGACAGCGAACATCTTCATCATTTTGGCTACAGTAAGTGGCCTCAGACTCAATGGGTTGACATATCACCGTTCCAGCGTTGCTGGGGTCTTCCATGTGATCATACCTAATGGTATGAAAAATTGCAATAGCAAAAACTATGAAAATGTTTACCAGAAAAATAGAAACAAAATACTTTTTCACGAACTTCATTCCTGACCCAATTCTTCGATAAAGTCTGGTCCTAATACCAGTACCTTGTAGATTTCCTCAAAACCTTCTGACAACCCTTCTAACTTTGCAGCTCTTATGGGGTCGGCACAAATATCAGCCGTCTCACGGACTCGCACAGAGCGTTTGCGCAGCCATCTACGCAGCAGTTTCACTTGTTTGTCGGTCAGTGCCATAGAATATAAAACGTTATTAACTTTTAGTCGTCCAATTTAATCTTAAAAACACTGGCCATTGCATAAATGACGCTCTGTTTGATGATGACATCTTCGTTGTCAATGCCAGAGTTAACCTTTTCAAGAGAAAGTCTGAGTGTTGTTGGACGTTGCTCAGCAGGAACCATAAGGATAGAGTATATACTAAAAGAATACATCGGAAAGACAACAATTGGCGTGAGCAAGAAGCTCAACGGAGAAAAAGAACGCCAAATGGCGTTTGTGGCACCCAACTTCTTCATATATCGAAGAGATTGGATATGCACTATCAGTCCTGGCAAAAGGAACAGCAAAGCAAAAAATACCAAAGCCGAAATCAGCATAATAACCTCCTAACAATAACACTCATACATTGGTTTACGACACCTGTTACAGGTTCTGGAATTCTTCCTTTTGAAGATTTCCCAGCAAACTTTGCAATAAGTTCCTGCAAAATGACGACCTACCGGTGGATTAGGAAGTTCTTTTTTGCAGGTCGAGCAAATATACAAGTCTTCTTTGGCGAACTTAATCAAGTTAAATAGCGTTACCACGAAAAGAGGGGCTCCTTCTTCAACCAAATTATCAAAACTGGAAATGCCAAAGGGACCTTCCTTACCCAAGGCTGACATGCCATCGTCCGCCCAACGGTCAAAGACTATTGTGGTGTTTGGAAAACCTTCTTTATTCTCACAAGATACAGAAACCATTATAGTAACATAATTTTTTTTATCCCCCCCAGGTGGTTTTTCTCTACCAACACATTCACCAGTAACAACATTGTAGGAAAGTGTGCGATTGACAGTGACAGAACGATATTTGGCGGGGTGATACGGGTTTTCCCTTAAAGAAAGGATTTTTTCCTTGGCCTGACTCATTACCCAAATTGATGGGCTTTGATCACCAATCATGCATCGTGTACATAATTCGTATTCGCCATAACCTGACCAACATTGGTTTTCACAATTTTTGCAAATATTTGGCATTTAGTTTTCTAACATCAAAGATTTTATAAAATCTTGTCAAAACTCAACTGGTTTAGTTGCCTTTTCAGTTTTCTCCATAAGTGGCTGTGACGCTTTTTCAAAAACAGAGACAGTGCGAGGATTGTGCTTCAATCTATCATAGAAATTGAGTATAGGTGTGAAGATAATTCCAAGGAAAATAAACACAACCATGATAGTATAAATAGGCAAAGCAATAATGGCAGATGGTAGTATCAGCAATGCGTGATGCCATTCTACCAAATAAAATTTATCGTTCATTAATTTGGCTACTGTTTCGTTTGTAAATTTACAACAAAAACTCGCAGACCAAAGAATGCCAGCCAAGCCCCCAATAAAGCCAATGACGGCACTCATGAACCAAATTAGCATCATGGCGTTAGCCATTGATTTGCCAACCAAGGCGAAAAGCAGACTTGATTTGAATCCAGTGCCCAGCACAAAGACCCAAGATACGGGGATTGCTGACAATACTGTTGCCAAAATAACCAGCAACAAAGCTCTAACAATGTTCAGTCGGTACATATTATCTTTACAATAGTGTTGGAAATAGAACTACATCACGGAGAGTGGTTTGGTTAGTCATAATGGCAACAAATCTGTCCACTCCCATTCCCAAGCCTGAACAAGGTGGCATGCCATATTCCATGCACTCAAGAAAATCTTCCTCAAGCATCATGGCCTCGTCATCGCCGTCCTCACGGGCAGCCATCTGTTCCTCCAACAACTGTCGCTGTAGAACAGCGTCAGTAAGCTCCGTGTAACACTTCACAAGCTCCCAGCCATTGACAATAAACTGCCACTGCTCGACCGTGCGGCCGTCTTCGCTTCGCTGTGCGAGAGGACTCATGTGAGCCGGGTAATCCTTGAGGAAAATCGGCTGAACAAGGTTTGGCCGCACCTTCTCCTTAAACATTTCGTCGATTTCCTTTGCAGAACTCAACGACCAGGGCGAAATTCCAGTATATTGCTCAAATACCGCAGCATAAGACCTTACCGGAGGATCGGTAAAATCAAGCTTGGTCCCCTGATATTCGACAATCATCCTCTTAATAAGAGGAGAAGCGGGATCGTTTGAATATTCATGACCGGCCGCAAAGAAAAGGTAAGACAAAAGCATCTTAAACAACTCAAGGTTGTCCATATAACTCATGTAAGCGCCATACCACTCAACCGAGGTAAACTCCTGCAAGTGGGAAGGATCGACCCCTTCATTGCGAAAGTTCTTTCCGATCTCATACACTCGATCAAAAGAAGCTGCAACAGCACGCTTCAAGTAAGTCTCAGGTGCAATACGAAGATAAAGATCGGCATCCAGTGCATGATGATGCGTCTGAAAAGGACGAGCCTGGGCTCCTGAAGCCCGAGTCTGTAAGATCGGGGTTTCCACTTCCATGAAACCGTAGCGCTCCAGAAACTTACGAAGCTCCGAAACAATCCGAGAACGGGTCACGAAAACCTGCTTCACATCAGGGTTCATGACAATATCAAGGTAACGCTTACGAAGACGTAGCTCCGGATCAACAATTCCATCAACCTTATTTGGGAAGGGATGGATTGGATCACGGAGAACCTTGAAAGCACGGTTTACCAAAACCGTCTTCTCGCCAGTAGTGGAAGTCCACATTTCACCTTCAATGGTGATAATACTGCCCATCTTTACAGCCTTCATCCACCCCTTGAAGCTTTCGGGGGTTTCACGCTTGTTGAAACAAAACTGAATCTTTCCAGACTGATCGACAAGCTTTCCGAAAGCAATGGAGCCAAGTCGTCGAAAATTAACAACCCGACCCGCAAGAGTAACAGCGTGGCCGTCCCTAAGCTCAAGAGCATTGCTGGCCATCCAAGTTTGGTAGACGCCCTTTTCCACAAACTCCGAAAACTTCGGCTTGCGGACGGTCTCGGCCAACTGTTCAAGAGTACCTTCTTCATTACTTAGAGTAGACATATCTCTCCCTTTGCTTGGGTTACCTACTCAGCATACCATGGGGAAGTTCTAACCTAAACCGGTTATATAAAATTCAGTGGGGGATGATTTTCATGCGATGATTTTCCATCATTGCATCTATTTTAGGCAACAAATCCATTGCTTTCCTGGTCATTTCTTCCAGCGAAAAGTTTTTAATCGGAGTATCCGTGCAATAAACAAGAAAACTTCTATATTGTTGCAATATTGGGATTGGATTGCCGTCATAAGTTGGTAGTTCAATTGGCTCAAGCTGAGCTTTAGTGGTCCACCAATATTGGTTGTCTGGTGTTAAAATTTTAACATGGTTTCGCTTTTCATCTACTACCAAAACCGAGTCAGGAAGTTTGGATTCGTTTACAAAACTTTTCCTTCCTCTCACATCGTTTCCGTAGACTTGTTTGCCCATTATGGCGAATCTTGGATTGTTGCAAATGCGTTCAGTAAATTTAAAAAAATGCCCAACGTAGGGTTTAAATTTTAATTCTTTTGGCTTTGCCACTATTTTCCTCCAATTAGGTCAAAAAACTGCTGTTCAGTAATGATATCAACTCCAAGTTTCATAGCCTTCTTTAACTTTGTTGATTTTTCAGAGTGGGTTGGGCTTCCTACAATCAAATAATCACAATATTTAGAAATGTGAGATTTAAATTTACCGCCCTTAAGCTTGATTAGATTTTTGAAATAATCACGAGACACTGAAAGGTCTCCAGTGATTGCAAAAGATTTACCACCGAAATCATTATTAATTTTTATTAAACGGAGGGTGTCAGTAGTAACGAACGTTGTTTGCTCATCCCAAATTATTTTTACGAATTTATTATCCACCTGCTCTATTATTAGAGCAACAGTACCAGCAGGAATTGTTTCTCTTCCAGTCCAAAGATCGGGAGATTTGAGCGCATGGGTTTTTTGCGTGGTGATGGCTACCCTACCAACCAGATCAATTGAACCAACTAATCGTCTAAGGTTTTGATTTTCAATCGTCATTATTTATTTTTCTTATTGGTAGGGCTTATTTCATCTGCATATTGCCTGAGCAAATAAGCGACTCGCTCTATTTCTTCAGCATAATTTGAAAGAGCTTCAAAGTCTTCTTCTTTGCTTTTCATCTCTCCAGCAAGAAAAAGTAATTCCTGGATACACTCTGATATGTTATCCACTTCTTTAAAGAGGCCGTTCTTGACTTCTTTATGGAGGAAGAATTTTGGAATCCACACAAAGGAACCAGTTGCGAGTGTGACTTTTACTCTAGTGTTGCTTTCATCTGTAACAAGAACAGCTTCGCCAAAATCTGACAAATCAAGACAAATACGTGTTTTATTTTCATGGAAACAGGGAATATCTTTATGTTGCCGCAATGTAAAAACACGTCCTATGAATGGTTTAAGATAAGGTTCATCTCTCTTCTTAGCAGGCATCCTAAATCCCAAAAAAAGCAATCAACAACGTTTGTTGACCATTGCTTAAATATCCTGTGTTTTTACTGACAAAGAGGAAAAATTCTAATGCATCCAAAACCAAAAACTTATTTTCGTCTTAAGTGACAACGATTTACACTTGTCAGCTTGAATATAGATTCTTCTACCTCCCCAATCCATAAGCCACAATTCAAAGTTGTGATAACAGTGTTTATCGAGCAATGTGAGATATCGACCAACCGGCACGAATACGTGGTCATTTGACCCAGAATGCAAAAATCCCCAGGCCCAAGCACCATCATCTTTGACTTGGTGAGTTACAAGTCCCAACTTTACGTGGAACCATACCCAAATTTTAAATAACCACTGTCGCATTATATTAGTTTTCACGCATATCATATTCGGCATTGTCGCACATGGACACACGTGCCTCAACATCAAAATGTGGGCTATAAATACGACGTCCACGGTACGTGAATTTTTCACGGACTTCATGCTCCATTGCAACCTTGCAAGCCTTCCAAGCTGTTTCTACGATTTCTGTGATAGTTGAATATGGCGACAAATACCACTTGCGACAATGCTGTGGGATGGGACCAGCCTCAGGATTCTCAACATCGATGTCCATGAAAACCCATTGAAGAAGAAACCCGTCCCCCTTTTCCATGAGACGAAGCTCCCAACCCATAAATTGGATATTCTTTAAGATTATCTGAACTTCGTCAATACTCTTTCGTCGTTGAACTATGCTTGCCTCAAAAAATTTCGCTATAATGGTTGATAATGCTAGCGCCACGCTTGGCAAAATATTGCCGAATTTTAATATAAACCTCAGCGAGGTTATCATTGGTTGAGTTTAGTCCACCTCTCGAATCCAACCCATCGCTGATTTCAACCCACTCAACCGTAGAATCGTCAGGGTTTGGGATGCATTCTTCAGTGGAATAAAATCCAGAAACATAAAGCCTGTCTGAACAGCCCACAACATGAACAATAACCTCTGTCGTGTCATAATCACCACCGGGTTGGGTAGAAGCAACCTTTTTGACCTTGCTGATCTTGCTAAGCTCGTCGATAACCTCACTTGTCTTCCAGTAATACACAGTATCTCCTAAGGTATTCTTTAGTTAAGATCCTATTCTTAACAAGAAAATGCTCAAAATTTAAAGCAGAAGTAAAATAAACACCGTCATTGTAAATGACTCGTACCCAATTTGTAGCACCTAATTCAGATGCGCCAAGGTACATTACCCAAGGCTGTCCTTCTATGGTTATGACGTTCGTAAATTTGCTTCTGATCTCACCTAACTTGCCAGGCGATGGTTCTTTAACCAAGGTAAACAATCTACCTTGACCCATGTCGCCGAAGTGGCCGGTCATCTGATACAACTTTCCAGGCTTTAGGACATTGGTAATTTCACCAATAACAAAATCATCAATTTTACCAGATGAGTGACTCACAGTAATTTACTCACACCAACTTGATGTCATAGATAGACAACTTTCCACCAGCAATTGGGATATCAATCAATTCAGTCTTGTCGGTCTTAATTCCAAGTGGCAAACGTTCATCTTTATCGGTTGGGATGTGGATTTTATCCTCAAGTGGGTGTTTGGTAACAATCATGGTTTTGTCTCTAGAACCTTGCATGTCGTATCCGGCAAACATGCCAAACACATAATAGAAAGGATTCGGCACTGTAACTTTGTATCGAGAATCGTTTTCCCGAGCTTCCTTCCATGAATCGGCCACGAGCGATTCAAAGAAGTATTTTGGCATATAACGATATAGTCTCTGCCCATTCCATCCGGGACCGACGGGACCACTTGTTACTGTGTGCGGAAACCCAGGATTGTAACTAGGATCCATTTTCTGGACTTCCTTGAGTTTACGAACCTGCAAAGGCCCCTCGTAGGACAGTTCAGGATCTTCATGTTCAAACTTTACCCAATACTTCTGACCATAACCATTACGACGCTTAATCATAGCAAGCGTTGCGGGTTCACTGTGATCTTCCTGAGCTTCCGCAGAAATTGAAGTATCGTTGACCACAGTGAAGTTTGCATAGTTGAAATCAGCAAGCTTTACCCAGAAACGTCCATAATTGTTTCTGTTTCCTTTGGCTTTAACCAAAGCTTGATCTGTAGTTTCGATAATTTTGAGCGTTACACTCGAAAATTCCTTAAGGCCCTTTCGAACATAAATGCGATCGACTTCAAGTTTTGTTCCAGCTGGAAGTGTTCTCGAATAGGAATCAAGCTCGTTTTGCCAGCTATAACTGGTATTTCGACCATCGGCAAGTGCGACATCACTGTTGCGATGTTCAAGATAAAGCTCGAACGTCCAGTCTTTTTCGACTTTAAGCTCAGAGCCAAGTTCGGGAATAAATGCCTTCATGTCAAGACTCCAGGTATTTCTCTAGTTCAACCAGAACCTTGTTGGCAATTTCTTCTGCTGAATCATCTTCAACTTCATCAGCCAACGTAAGCTCATAGAAAACATCATCCCCTCCATGATCAAGGGTGATGTTATACTTTTCCTCAAGAGAGGAAACCAGCTTGCCAAATTCTTCTGCGAAGAAGATGTTTTCAGGATGATATTGGTTGCTCACAAGCGACCTTTCCTCGATATCATTCTCATCTTCTTCAGCAAAAGGATTCCATTCGGTCCACAGGACTCGTAGTTTTAGGTTGTGGGTCTGCATCTTATTCTCCCAATACAATTTTGTCGAACGCTTTACTCTTTTTTGAGGTTGAAGTTGTAGACACAACAGTCAAGTCCAATGGCAACTTCGAGCACCAACAGATCTTTTTCTACAACTTTGTTTTTTGCCTGAAACTTTGCCCTGATAGGAAAATCAGTTCGCAGAGAAATCGAACAGACCTCCATCCACTTGTCGCCATTATCAACCTCAACATCCATTGTTTTTTGGCTGTAAGATGGAAGACGGTCAGAAACAACAATTCTAGTTGGCAAATGAACCATTTCTGCAATCATTTTTCGAACAGGTTCTAGCACTGCCGAATGATAGTCATTTAGTGTATCTGCTGTAAAAATGCACTGAAATTCCTGCTGATAAAACTCTTTCAGCCGCATGTTTTTGGTAACCTGGTCCTGTTCCCGTCGAAAACTTTTACCGGTCTGCCAAACCACAAAAGGTGGGCGAGTTGGCTTTGAAAGTCCCCGGAGTAGATGGGCTGCGTATGCATACGAACCAGGCGTGGTTTCAGGTCGTAGAACGAGTCCAGGATTTTCCCCTTCTTGAAACCAAACATCCTCACGTGTATAGTTTGGGTTAATCAGAGTTTCAGGAGTAAGGATGGGAGTTTCAACCTGAAAAAAAGCCCAGGCCGGATTCATTTCGAGCAATGCCGTCTTTAGTTCAGCCAAAAAGTGTTGCTCAAACACTCTTCGTAGTCTGATTTCACGTTCAGACCAGAAAATAAGACCGTTGCTGTTGTACAGGCTATCCATTGACTAGAGAGTATCATCACTTCGTCGAAATGAGAACCACTTTACAATATTAGAGGTTTCTTAAAGCTTCGGGCACACACTGCATACCACGGGTGACCCATTGTTCGATTTCTGGACTTCCAAATTCAAAGCAGCCTTCCCAGCGGGTCTGAATCCAAGCTCTAAAAGAAGCAATGCTTTCTTTAGCTGGGTCGCCTTTTCAGGTACCTTGCACACTCCGAACAGAACCCAAAACCAAACCATCGTCCGAACAATAGAAATTCGAACATTATTCCTTCTTCACAAAAAAAGGACGCCGAAGCGTCCTTTTTCAGTTGTATTCTGTTCCGCCCTTACGGGTGAGGTAATCACCGCTAACAGACTTTAGCTGAACACGGCCAATTTCTTCGCTCCAGCGTTCTACCGTAGGTCGAACAACAACACCCTCACGGATATGCATTTCCTTACCGGAAATAGTCTCGAAGCCGTCAGTGTACTCGTACAAAACCTTCTTCGAGAAGGGCCCACGGTAAAGCACCGGAACACGCTGAAGACCAAGTCTCTTGCAAGCCGCATCAAGCTCAGAGTCGTTCAAATAACTGCCAGACCCTGGACGTCCAACATAAATATCAAATACTCTAAAACCGATCTCGACGTCCTTGTCGGCAGAACTGCCATAAGAAAGGTCCTGAACACCACGTCCAAAAATCTCTCCAAGAACGTAAACCGGCTGTGGATCGAAATCGTGTTTTAGCTGATGACCAAAAGCAAATGAAATACGGTTGTCCATGTTGTAGTGTCGAGCGACACGCACGTATAGATTCGTCTTGTTGGCTTCGGCATCATACTTCATCGCCAGTCCACGAGCCGAAAGACCCTTGGATGAGATAATGAGACGGCCCTCCTCGGGATGGGCATCCCTCGGCGGCATAAGGCCAATCATACACCAGGTGTTATGAACAACAATGCCTTCAGCAATATAGTTGTTGTTGCCACCATCAATCTCTAAATCATAGAGATCACTATCACTTTCAACATACTCAATCTTAACACAGCGCATTTTTTACTCTTTCTATCGTTTTTTCTTTTTGATTGTTCCAATCACTTTCCCAAACAATTAGAACTTTGTACCCTCTTTTGAGCAAGGCGGCGGTGCGCCTTTTATCTCTTTTCCATTGTTGCCCAACAGTCCTGGAAATCCAAGAGCAATATTCGCTTGGGTCGTGAAATTTTGTTGGATTACAATGGAACATATCTCCATAGAATTCCAAGATAACTTTCTCACTTTTCAACAAGCCGTCTACGATAAACCCTGATATAATTTCTTCACGATTTGACGCCTGCATGGGACTTGCTACATGATTGGACTTTCAATATCTTCATCAGGCAAAAGTTTGCCAGCTTCCACCCACATTTGTCGGTCACGTGAATAAACGGGGTGATCCTCGGTTAAGGTGAGAGTAGAACCGTTTTCTAAGGTAAGCTTTACCCATTTTTTATCTTCACTGTTTAGCCGACGCATGCGACCAGTAATAGGTCGCTCAATATATTCCTTGCTTTGTTCATTATAAGATAAAACCGACTGAATTGTTTTATCAGCCACTACTTCTGCGATAGACCGCTCGCTTCCATCTACAAGTCGGACCATACTTGCTTCATGCAAGCATCCATGAAGTTTCTCAGTGAAAACAACCTCTTCACCTTCCTCAAGAATGTGAGGAAAACGCTTAAAATTTTCGATATCGTACTTCAAGGTACGGTCCTGACCAGCAGCGAACACCTCACCGGAAAGATGGGCCGGAATTGGAGGCTCCCACTTGGTAATTCCAAGAATATTAGCAACATCAGCACCCTCTTGCCACTCAGGACGTGCAGGATACACAAGTCCCTGTGAAAGGATGCCACGAAGACGAATGGCCTTTACACGATTCTTTGCCTTTCCGGCAAGCTTACCCTCAAGACCCATTTCACGGAGGAGAGCCTGAGGAACGACAGCCTGTTCTGGAATGTAGGCAACGAGATCACCGCTCTTAAACTGGTCCTTGCGGACAATTGCTTGGTAATCGCCCACCTGGGCGAGTTCTAAAGCATCAGCATTGGGGTGTTCAAGAACAGTAATCCGTTCGACAGTTACAGAAAAAGTTGACATAAATTCCTCTAATGAGTTGGTTAAGAACCATTAATCACTAAGAAGTTATTGACTTAACTTTTCGATTACGAAAACGCCTAAAAATATGAACCCGATGTAACCCCCGACTGACAGAATTATCAGCGGGAACATCCGCAACACCAGGAGAAACAGAGCTATATAACATATAGCACATGCCACCAAGGATATAAACACGAAAAGGGTACTTGGTGAATATTTCCTCACGTGTCCCGCCGGGACACATTTCTGCCCCTCATTTAATAACTAGTTTCTAAAAACTTTGCGTACAAAAAGTCTCTTTTGAATTTTCGGTCAAAAAATATTCATGCCAATAAGCTTCGCCATTTTCATTAACAAAAGGAGTTACATCAAGCAATTTACGACCAAGCGTGTCAACAAAATAAAGCTTCTCACCAAGCAGTATCAGCCATGGGTTGTGTAAATCATAGTAATTTATTGCTCGAAAATCTTCACTAGAAGGCTTGAGGTTGATGACCATGAAAAGCGTGTTGGAAAGTACCTTTTTTCCAACTTCATCTCTGTTGCACGCCACTGGATATACCGTAGCAGTATTGCAGAACCTGAACAATTTCCCAGGTTTCATGATTACCCCATCAAAACTTACAAAAGATCGTCGTCATCATCATCTAATGACTCTTCCGATTCAACGTTGACAGTGAGCCCCATATCTTCCAAATCAGAAATGAGCTGCTCTAAGTTTTCTTCATACTCGCCATCATCCATTTCATCATAATTGATTTCAGTTTGAACCATAAGCGACACTAGCATCTTTTTCATGAGTTTCTCCAAAGTTAAACAAATCTAAGAAATTGGTTATCAAGACTTGATATTGTACATTTGTTCGTATTTTTGTTTTTGTTCTTTGGTCATATCCTGGTATCTACGAACTGTCTTACCCCTGATGAACTTTCCATGATTTTCATTCCATCGAATGGAAGGCTCGTCGAAGGACCCAACGTAATACAACTTCTCAGACTCATCAAACTTAAACATAGTCTGATCAGAATTAAAACGACCAAAAATTTTAACAATTTTTATTTTCTTGTTTCCTTTTTGATGCTTGGTCTTGAATTTGATGCCAGCTCGCTTGAGCATTTCAGTGAATTGTTTAAAATCAGTCATGCTTAAAAAACAAAGTTAAGTGCTATAAATTTGGCTTGATCACCGAACCAAATAACTGGATGTTTGCCGTCTTTGATTGGCCAAGGAGTATTGTTTAGGTGTGTTCTAATCAGATCAAGTTCGGAACCATTGGCAACAACCATAATCTGCTCTGCATTCAGAATAAATTGCCCAGGGCCCGGTTCTTCCTTTTGTTTTTCAGTCTTTTTTGATTTAAGGATGTCAGCTCTAAATGGATTTTCTTCTCCCGCTTCCCAGGAGAAGGTAACGGCCTGATTAATTTCGTCTGTGGACATCTTTCTATGAAAGCGTTTAAGTCTAAGTGCCGAATTAGGCCAAATTTGAACGGTGATGGTCATTAGCCCTTACCTTTGTTAGATGGCGACAATGCCAACAAACGAAATTTTCTCATGTCTTTTCTGATTTTTTTAATCAATTTTTGAGTTCTCTTAGAAGGAGACTTGGTAAGAAATCCTCTGCCCCGAAACTTATCATAGTCTGGCAATCTGGTAAACTGTGTTGCAGTAATGTCAACCACTTCACCAGTTTTACGATGTTTTAAAAGCCAATGTATATCACCCTCATGTCTAAGAGTTCCAGGCTTCCACTCTGAACTATTGTTACAAAGATGATAAAAAGCTTCAGAAGCAACATAGCAGTGACCTTTCAGTTGATTTGATTCGCCTCTGTATTTGGGCTTTCTCAAATCATCTGAAAGGTTCTTTTTAATAAGCCTGATTATTGTTTCGTTTTTCACTTCTTTTTTGGAAAGAATTTGCTAAGTCGTCGCATCGTGCTTGCAAGTTGGCGCATTCTTCGACGACTATCATCATACCATTCACGATCCAGTCGCTCACGTTGGCCCATCTGCTTTACAACCTCATTGAGGAAATCGATTGTGTTGTGTACGTCTGTAGAAATGTCAATCCACTCTTGAGTAAACTGAACCTCTTTAGCAGTTTTTCGTTCTTTACGTCTCCTTTTCTCTATATCTTTAACAGTGACACCCAGCTCTTCGGCCAATTCTTTCTTGCACCTATTGGCCCGCCTTCGCTGAATTTTCAGCAAGTTTTTGCGGTACCATTCAAGACAAAGTTGAAATTCATTTATTTGTTCAATATTCTCAAAATTAGTATATATTTGCTCGACCCTCGGTATAGAACGGCCATAAACTTTGTTGAGAATGTCTTCAGGAATTTCAGGGGGAGAACGCAACTGACGAATTTTTCGATTTGCGGGAGTGTCTGCAAGGTCGTTGGTGATTTCCAAATCAGGAAAATCCTCTTTCATCACTGACAAAACATGGCGCTTATTAAAACTCCAAAGATTCAACTTTTCGTCAAACCCCCATTTCTGGGAAAAAACCATCCATTCATCTGGCGGATCATCCACATGGCGAATTAATCGCCACGGACGTTCTTTGAGCTTTTTTCCAAAGCCTTGCCTGTGAGTTTCAGTCGGATGAAGCTTTAAAACGAAATCACCAACCCGCCGTTCAATATGTTTTCGATCTGGCCAAGGCGACCAAGGAAGTTCACCAAATTCAGGTCTTGGATTGAGTCTGCAATCTAGGTCATCAAGATTATATGGAATGTGAAATGCAAAAGTTCTTCCCTCACGGAAGTGAGGCACTTCTACCAATTCTTCTTTGTAGTGTGACACATATCCCCCTAGAGGTTAGGGTTTATTGCTTAGGTTTCGGACAAAGTATAGCATGAACCTGATCGCCTTCGAACCCATTGGGCAATTTATCAACATCGTTCTTATCTTCGAGATATATTTCCCAGCAAAATACACCATTTGATGTTGTCCCGGAACCAACAGCCCATGCAGACTTTGCTCCGTTTTCTCTGCAATGTTCAAAAAGTCTCTGATGAGGTGCTTTTAGCATTTTCGGATTTAGTCTGCTCTTTTTCTTTAGCTTTTTCATACTTTAAAGCTCTCTCTGCCGCTCTTTTATGTTCAGAAATGGCATATGCCTCCTGACTAAGAACGGTGAACACCAGGGGATATCCTGCCAATTTACCATTTGTCTCTTTCAAGACAACTTCTTTGAATTCACTATTTTCAAGGTAAATTCTCATACGCCTATTACGGCTACCATCGCCTTCAATTGCAGCCCCCCAAGCATCATTACCAATTTTCTTATTGAGGGCGAAGAATGCCTTTTCCCAATCTTCTAAGTTTTCGAATTTGCGTCCATCCATCAGCTGTCCATATTTTTTTCTTTTAAGCCAGCAAACACTGGATATCCGTCTACTTCCTTGGGAAGTGCTTCTACCAATTCACGGGAGTAGAGTTGCGCAGCAATCGCATATTTTCCGTTGGAAAGATTTATAGTGATATCAAAATCGGCTACTTTCTTCTTAAAGTGTGCCAAAAAAGCTTCTTCTAGTTTGCTCTTTGCCTCTTGTACGCCAACAATACTATTGTTCATAATCAGCTCAACTTGTCTGGGTCAAATGGCTCATACTCAATTTGAGCCCTTGCCACCTGGCATTTACCTGCGCAATAATACTTTTTCCAAATATCTCCACTTTCTTCACCTTTACCGGACAAGGTAAAAAGAATCATTGGATACTTGGTTGAAAGTGCCCTCATATCTTCATCGTGTCGATACCACTTTATGCTATCGCCGTAACCTTTCGCAACTTCCTTAATTATTTCCCACTTTTCATCCTTGGCAAGCTCCTCTTCAAAGACCGATGAAAAACGATCCTCGTGAGCCAGAAAGCGGTATTCCAATTCGTAATTTGTATAATATCCCATTAATTCATATCTCCGTGGGCTGGGATTTCTCCAGTTGCCATTATATGTTCATAAATGGCGTTCTGTACGGCTTTTTGATAACGTTCAGTTATTTCTTTTTGGGCTGCTTCTTGTTTACGAGTTTCGGCCTCGATGTTTGCCTTATACTCATCAAGAATTTTATTAAATTTTTTTGTAAGGAATTTTGGCGAAGTATACACGCTAGTCAAATATCCCAAAACAAACGAGAAAAGTCCAACAACTACAGTTATTAGAATATAAATCATCAGTTGGCTTCCATGTGACCCTTTTCGATAAGTTGAAACCTTCTCATTTCTTCATGATGGCGATTGGATTCTTTCATACAAGAATTCATTCCAAAAAACATCATTGAAACAAGTCCGATTAGAATTGTTCCTCTTGTCAGAGTTCCAATTATTTCTCCTGCGTCAATGTTCATTTTCCGACTCTTCCGTTTTATATTGTTTACTGCTCCAAACTGGTCTAAAACCTTCTTCCACAATCAAACACTCTGCCTTTAGCCATGCTTCCTCAAAGGAAAATCGGGTTCTCGAAAGAAAATCGTCAGTTCTTGATGAAGGCATGGGCTCATATTCAAACTGACCTTTTTTGTTCAGTACGTACATGTTATCCATGACAATCACCCATTTATCCGGCCCACGCCATTCAATGCCAACTTGAGGCTGAATGCCCTTTTTAACCTGCTGTTCTCTTTCAGCAAGAACATTTGTTCTTGCGCATTCGAGCATCTTTTCTGACTGCGCTTTAGACATAAAATTCTCCTCGGTCATTGTTTCCACCGGTCGAAATAACCTCTAAACCACGCTTCTCACAATAAGACTTTACTTGCGAGTCAAATTTCTTGGTAATCTTCATGACTCCATTTCGATCAATTCTTGAAGAAGCGTCAAAAACAAGTCGATCAGACCGAACGTCAATCGGTTCCATTTTTATCCCTCGCTTCAAAGTAAATGTCCATTAGGTACATCAGCTGTTCTCCATTGTCACCATCGCCACCTACCGCCCAACAAAAATAGTCGTCATTGAAAATGAAATCTAAGGTGGCAATAGCTTCCATCAGAGCTATGGATTCTGGATGATGCTCTGCTCCAGTTTCCCAGCGTTTGTTAACATCGGTTTCAATATTAACAAGGCTATATGGAACAGTTTCGGCAAGTTGCTTCTGCCAATATTCTTTTTTAAGAATATCTTCTGCTTTCATGACAAGTCTTCGTTGAGGTTAATACCCAGGGTGGGACTCGAACCCACAAGGGCTTGCGCCCGGAAGATTTTGAATCTCCTACGTATGCCAATTCCGTCACCTGGGCATGCTACTTAGTTTTTTTTGTTGCCGAAGCCAGTACATCTTCGAAAATTTTCAGTAGAGTTTTTGAAGATAAACCTTCATCATTTTCCATATCATATGGTTCTTTTGAATCTGTTAAAGGAGACAACTTATCAGAAAGTTTTTTCTCGGCTGCTGCCCTTTCTTCAGCTCTGATTGCCATTTCACGGCAAGCTAATGCAAAAGCATCTTCTATCTTGGTTTTGTCAAGAGACACGCCAGACAGAACAAAGCGTGTTGCCACATCCGGGTCCATTTTTTCCATGCATGCTTTGATAAAAGCAGCGTCAAGATCTTGAACATCATCTACAAACTTCATATTGATATGAATATACCCTCTCTTATATGTGTATTTATTACTCTGCCAAGATTTCGAACATATTCTCGATCTCTTCTTTAATCTTGGCTTTTTGCTGAGACCTGATCATGTATCCCCATTTGCGCTGGGTGGTGCGCATAATATTGACCCATACAGCCTTTTCGTCAGTTAGGAGCTGCCCTCTAACGTAAACGTAACCATCATCCGCACGAAACTGTGCCGCTTCAACAAACATTACAGTCTTTTCCTTGTGAAGGAACTGATCTGACTGTGCAAAGGAATTACCCGCTCCAGCACCGCCCTGTAACATAAAGGCATTAAAATTATCTTCACCGCCAGTTTCTACGATATCCTCTTCAAGAGAGTAATAAAGATCCTGTTTCGTTTTTAGCAGGGTGCCCTTCTTGAAGGTCTTAATCTGCGGAATAATACGAAACATCTTTACTCGGGTTGGCTCGTACTCTTCTTCATTCATATAGTACCCATCCTTACCTGTCGTTTTAGACTCCCGTTTATTCCTAGGAATGTCTATAACAATCAAGACTGAACACTTCTATACAGTGGTTTCGCTTTTATGCTCCTACAGCATAGCATAGCTTGGATTGGTTCTGAACCTGCTCAGGTTTCCTACCGACGTCCAGTAGTTCGAAGCCGTTTTGCCTCCTCAAGCATTTCCTCCACAGTCCATCTTTTGGGCTTCGCAGGAGCCTCAGCCTTTTTATGTGTTACGTACGGCTTATTACTTGTAGCCATTTCTTCAAGCTTGCTTGCCATTTCACAACGATGGCACTGCTGCCCAAAGCCTTTGTGCCCACAAGAAAAACGTTTACGATTGCCACTTGCCATTTATTGTACCCCTACCTTATCTTAGAATATTAATCTAATTTTCTTTATCGAATTAAGCCCCTGAAATCATCTTTGCAAATGAAATAGCATAAATCCATCCTGTTTCGCTCGGTTCAAAACGAGCTACAGGCGAATTGCCAATCTTCAAAAAGTGAGGATCCAAACACTTAGACTTGACACCACGATCAAGAATTGATTTATCCTCGTACACAAGGATTTTGTTGCCACCATGATTGAAACAATCGGGATAGTTTGCTTCAACTACCGCAACCTTGCCAAAGTCAAGTCGTCTTTTTACTTTAAAACTGTATTTGTCAGGATACCCATCATTCACAGGTGTTCCACCCCAACTATAACTTGGTAAATCATCCGAAAACATTTTTTTGAATCCCACGATTACTCCGCTTCGGCTTTGGGGTTATCAACTGGTTCAGGATCGAGAGTCCATCTCATAAAAGATTGAATTCTAATCTCTTCTCCAAACTTTTTGTTCTGCTCATCCAAAACTTGGATAACCTGTTTTGAATCATCAAAAAGCCAGGATTGCTCTAGCAGAGCATCAACACTCTCAGGTGCATTACTAGCAATATGCATTAGCATATTATCAACAAAAGTTAAAAACTCACTATTTCGTGCAACAAAATCAGTATTGCAAGAAACCTCAATAAGCACGGCAAGACGATTGTTATGGTATTGGTATGTTCGAATTACACCTTCACGCTTAGTCATTTAATACCTCCGATATGTACCACAAGCCGTTACTTTAGCCAAATTCATTTCTATTTTCCCACTCGATGTGTTTCATATGAAGCACCGGGGTTTTTTCGCTGACTACCAAGCAAATGGTCATTCTGTGCTTCAGCCAATAAAACAAAGACAACTCCTTGTTTTTGTGTCGGCCGTATGGCTGGAAACTCCTAAATAAGAGCTTTTCACCTTCTGGTACCGATACTTGATTGTATCTCTCATCAAAATTAGAGAAAGTATGTTCTTTTGTCGTAACATACATTTCACCATATTTGAGTTGGGTGTATTTTACATATTTTGTCATTTGACCACTGCCCAAATAGCATCTTGCGGAACTACAAGATAGTCTATGTCGTCAACCTTTACCTTTAAACCTGAATGTGGCCTGTACACAACGTTCATTCCAACACTTAGGCGGCCAAGAACATTCAGTTCTGTTGAAACCTTTGGACCGATGGCAACAATAGTTGCTATGTTCTCATCACGTTGAACAGTTTGAGGAACAATAATCTTATTTTCAATTTTGGATTTATCTTGCTCTTCTCTTTGCTCTATCCTAAGGACGATTTTATCGTCTGTTGGTCTGAGTTTTGTCATTTTTGCACCATTATTACTTCTTCGTGCACTTCAATGGGCGGGGCTGTCTTTTCCCATGGCCGACGCATTTCAAAACGAAGACGCAACTCGCCTTCTCTCTTTGGCTTTAGAGTGTGTATTAGTTTTATACCACTTCCCACTGTCATGGTGTCTGGGTTGTATGGCTTTACTGCCCGAGCATTAACATATTCGAAGTCACCAATCGACATGTGTTGCCAAACATATCCAGTTGAAGCATTTGACTCAAGTATTACCTCTACCATTTCTCCGGCAGAAACAAATCTCACATTATCATTATTATTCATTCATTTCCTCATCTTGTTCTTTGGTAAAACCATAAGGACAATGTCGGCATAAGCTTTGACAGCAATATCCTCTTTCCCGGAGGAAGTATGCAGTTAACACTTTTTTACCAGTAAATGGGTCTCTATACCAAAAATTTTTGTTAGCTACTGCGGCTTCATGCAAATTAATTTGCTTTTGAGTAAGTTTCTTGTTTGCCATTTCAGAATTTACTCCATTGCAAACAAATTTTATTTATTGTTTTTGGCTCGTTTAATATAAGAAATAGAGATATCGCATGTAACTTCTGCTTTTCCAGCATGGATTTCGATAGCATTGCTATTTTCTTCCAATGCGGCATTTGCTGTCATTGTACGAACAGCCCGACTACGATACTTTTCATCTTCGCTGTAACGAACAGTCCAACTCCCAACTGTATATGCCTTTGGATCTTTTCCTAAAACCTTGCACTCAGATTCAAAACGCTTTTGACATTTATCGAATGCTTTCTTGAGTGCTTGTGTTGAAAGCTCAGATTTGTTTTTTACATCAAACGTTGGTTCGTCTACTGTTACACCTGTAATATTTGTCAACGAATCATGAATTTTGCTAACTTTGTCCAACTCCGACGTGTGAAAAACCATCCCATAGTTAGCCGTGTATCCAACGAGCTTGTGCTCTCCTGAGCGGTGTTCCCATTCTCGTTTTGGTGCGACGCTAACGTTGGTTCTAAGATTCTCAACAGCACCTTCTTCTTTGTAGGACTCATATAGTTCTGTCATTTTAGACACTACAGTCTTTGAAGCTTCCTTTGCTTCCTTACCAGTTTCGCCCGTGGCTGAGGCCGAAGCCACGAAGCGAGCCATGTCAAAATCAGCTACAGCTGCCCCTTGAGCAGAAACAGACGTAACAAACTTATCGTCATTTCTCATTTATAATCCTTTCGTATAGCTACACTATACCACTGATCAGTACGTGACTAAACCACTGGGGCAATAATCTTAATCGTCTTGTTAAGTCTTAAACGTTTCCATTTTTGTTGGCCAACTCCGTAAGGTTTTGTTGTCCAAGCCTTGTATCGGTGAAAACCATCAATTACTCGAAATCCACCACCCTTTTTAGGAATTGCTACAATGGCAGGGTACCAACCTTTGGTGGAATTCCATAATCTATTTAGCAACTTATTGCTTCCAAGCCCATGCCAAGGGCAAAACCAGACATATTCTTGATATATCGAATTTGAGCATCGCTTTAATATTTCTTTATCAGCATATACTTCTTCAACAGGTACTTCAATTAGCTTCCAGCTTTTATACTGTTCAACTTCGGGTAACAAGGAATCGTATTCCTGCTCAAGAACAAACCTAACTCGCTCGGAATTTGATCGTTTATTAAATTCCTCCACCCGTTCCAAAAGAACAACCTCGGCTCCTGGTTTAGCAAAGACACCTTCAATTTCGTCTCCGTAGTAACCACCACAAGTCTCAACTACGAACAAATCATCAACGTTTTCAAAAAGTTTTTTCAAAAACCTCACAGCCAATGCAAAGCCCAATTTTCCTTCGTTACCTTGACCATCTTGAAAAAAAGTTTCGGCCAAGCCGACAGCGCCAAAGACTGTTATCGGCTTGATTCGAGTGCTTTCAATGGTGCCGCATCGACAAATCTCATCACAACCATATGCATTGCAATCGTGATAATAATCAGCTTCAACATGGAGACGATCCCGCCAATCACCTGACAGATTGAGAACAATTTTTCCTTTGTTTTCCTTGTTCATTGATTCACCTATTTTAAATAAAACTGGGGAATATGTACTAAACAAAAGCACACCTGTGCAGGTGACACCTGTGCAGGTGTGCTTGGGATTAATTCAATGCAAACTAATCACTGACCCATGTTCATGATTAGAGGAGTTTGCTGATCCCCGCCACCAAGAATCACAGTGCGAGTATTTTCATTGGTTGTAATATCTCTGGTAGCATCGATTGCACGAAGCCGTAGAAGTTCGGGCGTAATCGAGCGAGAAAGGATTTCATTGGCTTCGGCTTCTGCACGGGCACGAATCAAGCGTGATTCTGCGTCTCTGTTTGCTTGAATGATAGCAACACGACGCTGTCCTTCTGCCTCGGCAGTTGCACGTTCTGCTTCCTGTTCGGCGGTACGAATTGCCTGCTCACGCTCGTTACCCTGTTGACGCTGACGCTGAACCGAGGCGATAGACTCACGAATTTCAGGCGGGAGCGCAATATTACGTAGTTGCACGTCATCAATTTGAATAGAATATGATTCCAAATTCCGCTGTTCAAGTGCATTAGAAATGCGACGTCGAACAAGTCGCACCATTTCACGTCCAAGCTCATCACGACTCGTGGAAACCGCAGCTACGGCATCATATTCTCGCACAGCTTCACGGACAGCAGTGCGAACTGAAGTTTCAACAACTGACTGTTGATAATTCGGCATATATCGTCGGACGCCCGGCGCCTGGCCTGAATTAAGATGGTAAAGAACCGTAACATCGAGTGTCATTGACAACTGGTCAGAAGACATAGCGTGTAGCGCAGATACCCCAGCCATTGTTATATTTTGCGTCTGTATGGACATTTCATCAACTGTTGCGAAGGGATTTACAAAATGAAAACCCTCATCTAAAGTATAATTCTGCACAGAGCCAAAAACAATTGGTACACCTATATGACCAGTCTGCACCTGAACTGCGGACGCTAATCCAAAAAACACTAACGATAGCACCAGACCACCAGCTGCACCAAGTCTGGTAAAATTAGCTGCATCCTCTAGAAAGAAACTGACAACAAATGCGCCAATAGCCAAGAAGGCTAATACAATTGCTACATAAATCACGATTATTATCCTCCGTCACCTATATGGTGATTCTTTGTTTGTTCCACGTTTTGCTAGTTCTTCATTCAGCATTTTAAGGTTATCCTTAAGAGAAGCAGTAGTTGACTGCTCCAAAATAGTCAGACGTTTTAGACGTTCTGAACGCTTTTTTAACTCGGTCGAACAGACCCAGCCAAAAATAACTCCACAAACAAACGTGGCACTAATCAAAATTGTTACAAGCATATCAAGTCTCATTTATATCTTGAGATTATCTTCATGAATTCATTGCCAAGCTTGGTAGCAAGCACTAAGCCAACAGCAATCGCTATCAAAGCAACTGACCCAGCACCGATTGTAATTCCAGTCCAAAATGTTAGTTCTGCTTCAAAAGCAGTTCCAAAAATCTTTGAGAAGACCAACTACTAGCCATATCGTTAAGCCAATAGTAACAACTGCGCCAATCAAAACCCCAAATGCAAAAAAGTAACCGCTCATTATTCGTCCTCGTCTAAGTCATCGTAGAATGAAACTTCTCTCTTGACAAACCTGATAATAGATTCGCCATATGACCCCCTGTTTCCAGCGAGGCCCAACTTAATTGTCTCCTCTTCGCTCTCTTCTACGAGAAGATTAATTTGAAATCCTTTACCTATCACAATTTCTTCCCTTTGGTCGAAACACCATACGTTAGCCTTATAAGAGTACGCAATTGTCGGTTTATAACCCAACCAAAAATTCCGGCTACAACTGCGACAGTAGCCGCTCCAGATGCAAATCCAATCCAGAACATGTTCTACTTATCTTATCGGCCTGATAATATCTTTTAAAAGAATAACCTGAATTACCAAAAAGCTTTGAGTATGCATCTTTAAGATTCATTGAATTTCTCCGAGTGCTAACTTGAGGATATAACGAGTAATCTCTCGGTCTTCTTCCCTGCGCTTTTGCTGTGCGTAATCCAATCCAAGTCTGTTGTAGTCCTCTTCATCCAATTTCGAAACCTTTTTGTGATATCTTTTTACCTTGTTTTCAAATGAAGTGTAATGTTCGGTTGGATTGACCAACGACAAAAATGCTTCATTTTCTCCTCGGCGCCAACGATTTGTTGTGGTGGATGCGGTACAAGATATAACCTTGCAATTAGGCCAGTTTCTAGCGCCCGCCATGCACAATAAATCTGCACCTCGGGCACTTACTGCCTTTTGCTTATATTCGCTTCCAAGCTCTTTACCTTTGGGAGACACATAAGCTCGATAAATAAAACTCTGGCTTTCCTCGTATGAATATGGCACATGAATAGCATGCAAGATCCTACTTGCACCAAGAGTCTGGGCGAGTTGATGAATACCAATTCCACCACCAGTTACCACAAAAGCAAGTTTGGGACCTTGGTAACGATGTACGAAATCATCAAATACGTCTTGCACACTTTTCTCGCAATCTTTCCAGTTTTTCGTCTAGGCTTCGAAGGTAGTCTAATCCATACGGACCATTTTCTAAACCTTCATAAAGATGCTGTGGTAGGTCGTTTTCAATTTCTTTACAACAAGAACCAATGCCCAGCGCCATGGCCGCAATTGAATCTACGTCGCCCGTATAATCAATACACTCTTTAAGGCATTCGCTCAAAGAATTATTTCTCAATACTGATGAAATTGCTGCCTTGACACAGGGAATAGCATCACTAGTACAACGTTTTCCTACCGGCCAAAGATCTTTTTTATCGTTGAAAATTCTACTTGAACCACTACCAAGTACAAGGAAATCAACCAAATTATTCTTTTTGCCATCATTGTAAAGAAAATAGTGTGTAGCCAAAGCAACTGCTTGCGAGGAAGCAATTGCATCAGGCGTATCGTGAGTCACTTGAGCTTGCATTCTAGAAAATGTTAAGACTTTATAAACGTTCGGTAGGTATCCGATCGAACACGATCTCATTGCTGCGCCGCATTTATTTGACTTCTTCGACAGCTTGGCAAGCAACTCTTTACCAGACTCAACTTGATCTAAGATAGCTTGAAAACGACGTGAATATGCATTTCTTGCATCACGTTTATACACCTCCACCCATTTGTTTGCGAGTTTGAGCGGAAGTGTATTTGGATCAAAATGGTCGTTTTCCAAAAGATACTCTGTTACACCAATTGACATCTAGGTGTCATCTGTATATGAACCTGCTGGCAAATGTCCTGGAAGATTGTGCGGATAATATGTACTCAAATCATTTTTGATCTGGGTAAGTCGCTCAGGTTTTGCAAACTCAAAACCTCCTCCATAAGCATCCCCAATTCCGATTTTCACCAACATGCCATTCTCCTACTTGTTACAAATGAGCAAAGTTCAACGAATCGGACTTTATCTATCTCAACTAGCATGCCTTACCCAATCTTTTTCAAATGCTGCCTTTAAATCTTCATAATCTTTTCGAGGCATAGAAGATTTTACCTTTTGAAGGATAGCTGCTGCGTGCCTTGATTTCCCAAGGACTTTCTCTTTTGCCGAGAAATAAAGATTTGTAGGAACGATAAATGGAAGCCAAAGTGGAAGCGTGGGCAATGAGAACAAAGCAACGCCTATGGCTCCCGAGCCCATATTTTCCTTATTAATAATAAGGCTCGAACAAGTGCTGTTTATCCCTTGGCTTTCAATGGCAATGACATATTGGTTGCCCTTTTTATCTGAAAGATAAAAAGAATCTAAACCAGTTGTCTTGTTTTTCTTGCGTTCAACAAATTTAAGTTTTGGAATCATTGGAATGTCGGCCCATACAGCCCAGGCTCCAAAAAGTATAACACCTGATAGAATTGCCGCTTCTTCAAAATTCATACTAACCTACTTTCCTTCGTAGGACGACGTCCTACAGCGCACTTTATATAATCTTTCAAGATTTCTTTGGCTTTCTCGGCCTCATAATTTTCTACTATTTGGGAGCCACCTCACGGAAATTGGTTAGCATTGAATTTCGTACCGGTTTCCATTTTTCTTCGTAATGCTGCCAATCTTCACTCAAATCATCCATTATTTCTTTAAAAAGATGATTAACTTCGCTGTATCTAAAAATAGATCGTGAAGTTGCAATCTGGATTCCGAAGCTAATGATTCTGATTGAGTGCCACAAAGACTTCTTGCCTCGCTCAAGTTCTTTTTCACGATCATACGGCGAAACAAATTTTTTCTTAGCTTTGACCCAGGAATGACTAGACTTCTCTGAAAGAGAGTGCCTTAGTCTAGCTTTATCCAGTTTAAACTTCCAAGGAACATCAGGTTGAATAAGAACCTTGTCACTTGGAAGATGATAGCACTCCAAGGCCATAATGTGATGTTCATCTAACAAACGTTGGAAATGATTTGGAGTGAGATACCTGATATTAATCAAACCCTTGTTCATTTCGCCTAGACGAACCTGATCCTTTATTGCGACATAGTCCCAATCTGAATCAGAACGAGCAGTGCCATACACTCTGCTCCCAAAAGGATAAAGTGCATAGTAACTGTCCTTAGGCAATTGAGGTTGATGTTGCACACTAACCTCGATATCGATTAATCAGGGACTCCACCTCAGTCTGGAGTAAATCACTTCTTCGACCCGCAGAAAATGGCATTTCATCGAATTCACGGATTACACGAGCCTCACAGGTCATGAAATCATCAGTGAAGCCAGGGCCGAAAGGTTCATCAGAAGTGCCATCGTAATAGGTAACCAATGCATCATCACCAAGTTCGCCAGGTGCCGCAAGAGTGACCCCAGAGGTAAGGGCAATATCATCACGGAGAACCATGCATTCTGGGAGAGTCTGCTTACCAGGAGAATTGCTCAACTTGATAACTGGACGATCGTCGTTGCCGACAGCACAGAGAGCAAATTTGGTGCTCATGTGGTCCCTGTTGATATTGTTACGAAGATGCCCGCCAATACTGAAAATACCACATCGCCATGGAACAAAACCGGCCGCAAGAGCTGCGTCGGTAATTTGAAGAACACTATCAAACGATTCACCGTTACCAACAATAAATCGAAGCGTGGTAGAAACATGACGTGTGACACCATCAGCACACAAGTGCTCAGCCATAAGCCCAGCCTGATGTGCCTTTTGTAGAGTACCAATCACCATATCTGTCGAATCGCCTGAATCAGGACGGGCAACAACGGTTCTTCCAGAGCCATCCGCCTGAGCCCTAAGGGCAAGGGGGATAAGGTGTTTCTCAAGCGCAGCCCAATAATCATAACAATCACCAACCATGCTGAGTAATTCGTGATTGTCAGCAGTATCGTACATGTTCTCATAACAGTCGCCTTCGACTGCATAACCCTGCACGATGCGATGCGCAAGAGCTTTCACCGAAGAGCCAAAAGCAGCTGGTGCGCCATTTTTCCAGTTCTGGAAAGCAGCACGGAACGTGTCCGTACCAAACCAGACATAGTTGTGAACCCGACCCACCAATTCCGATTCCATTGGAGATGCTGCTGCCCTGTCGCCGAAATCATGAATCATGAGTCGGGCAAAAAACATGCACTCCTCGTCGCTAACCGAGTCAGGCTCAAATTTCCTGATGAGATTGTAGGCATACTTCAAAAAGTGTCGAGCGGCGGTCAAACGCTCCGTGGCAGCCCAAACATGCAGCAGGGTGGACTCGAACCAAGGAACCAGCGGTCCAAACCCAGGCTCTGTAGCCTCCACCCTGAGGAATGGCTCGTGCGGATAAATTACAGAGCCTTCGGGCATTCCAACGACCTTGAGTGGAAGGTAGCCTCCGTATTCCTTGACGACTCGTCGCCACATTTCCTCAGGAAATTCGAAATCGTCAAAAGATCCGTCGTACTTTGCCTTTCGGCCCTTCAAAAATTCGATAGTCTCATCGATTTCGGAATTGGTGATCGGATCGTAAAAAAGCAAGTCGCAAAGCTGTTGCAAACCAGCAAAGACAATACGCTGGTCTTCAGGCGAATAAAACGGCTCATGTGCATGAGGAAACTTCCTGAAAGTACCGTAATACTTGGAATTTTCCGTAGCCTCTTGGCTCTCGAAGGTAAATCCGTTAATGGTGTAAGCGTCACTCCAGAGCATTCTGGGTGTTCTATGATATCTTCTTGCGGGTAGTTTCTTTGCCATGCGGCCTCCTATGGAGCCAGACTAACACTAAGTGGTGGGCGTGTAAAGCCCAAAAGCTCTTAGCTTTATCACCACTTGAGTTAGTTTACCATAAGTTGGCTAGGATTTGAACTAGACTTTAAAGCTCGACCCGCAGCCGCAAGTCGACTTTGCTTTAGGGTTGATAAATTTGAAACCAGCACCCATTAGGCCATCTACATAATCAATGATTGAACCTTCTATGTAAGTCATCGACATCATATCAACAACAACTTTTATTTCGCCAAATTCAAAGACATGGTCAGTGTCATTAACATTTTCCTCTTCTTCAAAAAAGAGATCATGGGTATATCCAGAACATCCACCACCCTTAATTCCTGTACGAATTATTGGCGTCAAATCTTCCTTTTGGGCGATTTCTTTAACCTTATCTACTGCTTTATCAGTTAGTTCTAACATGTGTCTTTTACTCGCTTTCTTGATTTAGACGGAGGCTTCATAATCGAAAGTGAAGACAAAAAATCGCTAATATCAATCCAAACATTACCACCACCAATAATGCAAAACTGATAATATTCTGGAAACTTATCGTGCCTTTCCAAAAACATCATCTTAGAGTTTTTTGGAACCGTGGTCAAGATCTGCTTAAAATAATGCCAGGTTTTATATGATCCACGCTTGCCAGGTTTTGTTGTCCGTGCAGCATTAATTTCGTCCAACGTTTTAACGAGCGTTCCTTGCTTCATGAGCATAAAACTATCTAGTTTTGGAAGTCGACCACCATTTTGGATGTACCGTAATGTGAAATCTTTGTTTTTATTAGCAAGTTTACGGCTATAGCCGGATTTTGAAAGGTTTATTGCCCTCGTGGTAATAGCTTTATTAAGCATTGTTTTTCTTTTTTTGTTAAACATATCAGCAAAGCGAGCAGTCACTCAAATGTTCTCTAAACATGTTTATAGCTTCGTCTACAGCTTTGTAAAGCTTATCATGAACACTTGTCTTAAATGAACAAGCAGGTTCATTACCAAGTTTTGACTTGGTCCAAATGGTAATAGAAAACTTATCATTCGGCAATTTGTTCAATTGCCATCCAAAAGCCGAGTCTAATTCACCAAATTTATCAGAGAGATTCATTGAATTAATTATTCTTCCTATTTTATCTTGATGTTTAATCAACATCAACAATCTTGCCTTGAATGAGTGCTTTATCCTGAAACACGTCATCGAAGAATGGAATAACAAACTTTCTTCCCTTGTAAAGGGTATAGAAATCTTCTACATCCTGTGCTAATGGCAAAATCACACGAGATTTTACAGTCATGTTGTCCCCATGTGTTTCTATCAATTCGGCCATACTCCCTTCGGGAGTCTTTTCTACAAAAATAACTGAATCCTGTTCAAAAGCCGAACCCAATCTCATTATGTCATCCTTGGTAATATTTGGAACGACAAATGGTCTTTCGACATTTCCATATCTACCACTAACCTGATAGAAACCATACCCAAGTTCTCTAAGCTCTTCTGCCAATTCACGATTTCTTTCTCGGTTTTGCTTTGGAGTTAGCTTTTGTGCCATTGGATTTTCAGCTGTAATGATTCCAATGGTGTCAATACTTGGCTCCATTCCAGCCAAACTACGCACTAGTCGAGCATAACCGCCTTCCTCAAGGTGTTCTTCATTGAGCATGCCGACAATTCGTCGGACTTCTTTTCGTATGATTTCTTTTAAAATTTTATCAATCATGGTAATGCTAAATATTACTTGGACTAGGCAGCTTAACTAAAATTTTACCATTTACCATTGCTTGCGAATTGAAGTCTGCGCCCATAAGCCAGCCCCTAACGATTCCGTTGGAAGAATGATGAACTTGCCTTAGGTATTCTTCCTTTATAGAAACAAGCACAAGATTCCAATCTTTCTTCCGGAAGCCGTTTGGAAAAAATATAGAATCAATCATGTCTCTAAAAAGTAGGTTTATTTCATCCATTGACTGAAGTTGATCATTTTCACTGGCAAATGTCGGCTTTTCATCAGTTGCCCAAACAAAAATAATAGGATCAGAATTACCAAGGGCACTAATGCAAAACTTTTCTAGTTCTTGTTGACCTACTACGAGTTCAGACCTCAGCCTGGTCTCCCCACACGTCCCAGCCTGGGACTTTTCCTCTTGCGAAAACTTCGATTCTGGGTCTTTTGCCATAAGCTTGTTCGATAAGCTTACGAAATATAGCAGGTTTTGAACTGTGTGATTTTTTACCACTAACCCTTGGAGCCAAAACAACATGTGGAAGTTTTTCGTCCAAAAGTTTAAAGGGCCGACCTTGCTTACTCGTAGTTGCTAACAATAAGTATTCAGTTGTTGGCTTACTGTAAGTAGCACGAATACCCTGGCCATTAATGATACCATTGTCGCTCTTGCGAGTTTTTACCCAGACATGAGCAACGCCCCTAAATTGCAAACCCCATGCTTCAATGGCTTCGATTGCAAAATGCAAACGTGGACTTGTTGCCCAGCAAAAAACAGCACCTGGTTTATTCAGGATATTGCGAATAGGAAGCTTTTTGATATCATCCACAGACATCAAATTGTAGTGCTTGCCGGCAGCAGCATTTTTATTTGGATCACCGTAGTATGGCCACGGTGGATCAATATAGACTATGTCGTATTTCTTATTTGGCCACACAAGACTGGACATTGTTACCTTACTTGTTTATTTCAGCCGGTCCTTTTAGTTAAATCAAAATGCGTTTCAATGAAGTTGATAACCATTTCAGGATCAGCCGTTGAGCGGAAAAGAACGTTAGGACCATGTTTGTCTAACATGACAGCCCCAATCTTATCCGACTCAAATAGTTTAATACCACTAGCAGTGTTTTGTCCACACTGATGCGAACCACACTCAAAGAACTTTTGAGAAACCTTAGGAATAACATTTTTAGTTTTCATTTCGCAATGAAAATGAACAACGCAATCAAATTGATCATATTGTCGAAGCAATTCAAATTGACTTCGTACACCCGCACTAGGCTTTCCACCAATCGATTCGACAATTTCATTGTCAGAAAATGACACCATGGCAAGATCAAGCCCACCAGGTTCATTATAATTCTGTTTTCTTCTCGAAGAGAAGATACACTTTTCATTAACCAAGAATCCAAAATGACCAACGGTTTTGCCATCGAAAGCTTGGTAAGCCCCTCGTTTTACACAATGTTCAACTACGGTCTTCAGCGTAGAAGGAGCTGTATGCCATGCAATGGGTACATCGGCCACAACTCTTGTTCTTGTAAATTCATTTGTTGAGCGAGCTAATGTAATATCGATTAATTCATTCAATGCTTCAAAACGATCAGTGGTTTTTCCGTAGGCAGCCATTTCTGGCGTAAGAATCATATTCATGCGAGTATGAACATCATTAGCGAGGACAAGATTGCAACTGTTTTGCTTTAACAGTTTCATACCTGCTTCAAACTGCTCCTCTTCGGTTGCGCCAGCTGTTGTTTTAAAGCCTACCAAAAAAATGTCCTTCCTCGTTTTGCGAATACGACCAATGATCTTATCCGCTGGTTTCATTGAAAGCATGTGTAAACCATTTGATGTCTTCAGCCTTGGTTGTTCTTTTCCAGACTCGGTTACTCCAACATTATATTCATTTCCAGCGAGCACATTACCCTCAAAATCACAGAGTGCAGCACTCATGAAGAGGATTTTTGGTGCTGGATCATCCAGCAAATTGTCAATAAGCTTGGAAATGTCATCGTTTGTTTCAAGCGAATCCCCACCAGCCATTCTTGTTAGGTGGAGTTGAATTTTTCGATTTGAATCCTTAGATAGGATTAAATTCCTGAGGATTTTCGCTGTTTTGCCGTAGGCTGGAGCGCTTAGCGCTAAATGTGGCCTGATATGGAAAACAGTTCCTCCACCGATAATATGAATTTCTTTGGTAGCTTCTTTTGGCGACATGTTCCACCCCTCTAAGGGTTAGAGTGTTTACCACAAACCTACCAAGCCAGTGAAACTTTTTGAAGTGATTATCTTGACCGGCGTCGTATTACTACTTGTTGGTCAACAATTGTTGATAACAAATGGGGAGTTGGATCTAACAGCTGTGGAGGTTTTGGGAATTGATAACTCCAAGTAACTCGCTTTCGTGTTCCAATGGAATATAGTTCTAGATGTAGCATGCAGGTATCTTTTCGTCGCTTTTTCTTATTAATTCGGATTACGTTGCCTACAATCTCCCCAGCTTTTACCTCTTGGCCAATTTTTAGACCATTTCTCTCCTTCACGTTACAATAAGCAACAACACCAGTTTTGCCTTCAATTAAAATAACCCTGGTTCTATTGAGCCAGGGTTTGTTTTCTTTATGTTTGCTAAAATCTCTTATGCTTACAACAATTCCATCTTCTACTGCGGCGAGTGGTTGATTATGATCACAAAATAAATCAACGCCAGTATGACGATTATATGGACGCTTCGCTCCGAAACCTGCTGGATGATATTTGCCGTTGGGCAATGCCCAAGTGCATCCGGGGAGCGGTGATTTCCAATTTGATTGGGTATCAGTATTAATTGTTTTATTCATGTCTAATCTCTTCTAAGTCCTGCTCAAAGAATATTAGTTTTCTTTTTCCTATTAGTAATTCAACAGCTGGTTCATGTTCTCTTGATAGAAATGCAACTTGAACCTTTCTTAACTCCAGACCTATTAAGTCGGTAAAAATGTACTCAACCGGCAAAAACTCTGTGTTGACCAAATATATTGTTTCATCTTCATCGAGTCCAAAAATGGACAATGTTTCAACTGGTTCTTTTCGCTGAGCGGCTAATATCGGATTGACAAAATCAGTTTTACTTATAGCCTCAAAAACTATAAGCAATGGATCACGGATGGAAAGTTTGCATCTGTAAAGTGCCATAGCCATCTAAACGCTTTTTCATAATTGCTACAGCATCTGGGTTTTCATCAACCAATGTTACGTTTCGTCCATGCATAGCCCCCGCCTCGCCAAGAGTGCCTGAACCCGCAAAGAAATCCAAAAGGTGTTCTCCAGGATTTGAGTGTACTTTTACTATGCGTTCGATTATAGCCATTGGTTTTTGAGTTGGGTAGCCTAGTCTTTCTTTACCGTTTGTTGGAACGATAGTGTTCCACCAAACATCTGTCGGTGTTTTGCCTCGCTTAGCCTTCTCGGCACCAACAAGACCCGGAGCCATATATGGGATGCGATCTATCGCATCGTAGTTATAAGTATATTTTTTCAAGTCTTTTACATACCAAAGAATGTTATCATGTTTACAGGGCCACTTGGTTTTAGGTCTTCCGCCATAATCATACGCCCAAATTATTTCATTTTTGAACTTTTCTCTACCAAAAATTTTATCACAAAGCACTTTTACATAGTGAATTTCACGGTAATCCATATGAATAAAAAATGAACCATCATCTGTAAGCAATCTTTTTGCTTCTTCAATTCTTGGCTTTATCCAATCTATAAAATCATCGAATTTATCTTTGTATGAACCATGATGACTTGATTGAACCTTTTTTGTATTAAACGGAGGATCTATTACAATTAGATTAAATTTTTTATCAGGCAACGATCGCAATATTGGCAAATTGTCCCCTTGATAAATTTTAATTGTTGGCATACAAAAAGTTTCCTTCTTTACTGTTTCTTTTGCCATTGATGATAGCTGAAATTACTGGCTGTGGAATTCCTAATACTTTTGCTGCTTCATATTGGCTTTCAAAAAATTCGGATGAACCATCGGAACGAATGTAAACTATTCGTCTTTTATTTCGTTTGGGGCTTTGTGCACGAGACATAGCTTTTTCAACATCTTCCATTTTATGAACAAAGGTCCAACCTTTAGCATATGTGGCACGACCTTTTAGAACATTTCTAATTGCTTTTTCGTTACAACCAAGAGCTTTTGCTGCTTTTTTTTGTGCGGCAAATTTTTTTATTTCTTTTGTTTTAACATTTATAGCTATCACTGCTTTACTGCCTGGTCTATTTGCAGCGATTTTTTTACAAGTTTCTAGGGGTAACTTCTTACCCAATTTCCTTTTACGCTGCTTTTCCTTTGTTTTTTTAGAAGTCTTTACTCCCTTTCGTCCACCTCGACCACCCTTATCAGAATTAATCATATTTAAGTTCGGCCAGAATTGTTGAATGTATTCAAATTCAGCTATGTAAGCCTCGTCTTCAGTTGAGAACTCTTTTATTAATTCTATTGATATACTATCTTTATATTTTTTAAGCCAATTCAACTTTCTTTTACGTTTTTTATCATAAAAATGTTGTTTTAACCGTTTTTCTAAAGTTTGGCCTGTAACTCCGATATAAAATTTAGGACTTTTCGATGAAATGATTTTATAAAGCTTGTGCATATTAATATGTACGCACATAACCTAAAGTTATAAGGAGGATCAATATAAATAAGAGAAAAAGTCTCTTTGGGTAACGTTTTAAGAAACAGGAGATTGTCTCCCTGAATAATGTTTATTTTTGTACTCATATCACAACAATGCAAGTAATACAATAATCCAAAGAAAAGTTAGGTGTAAAATTTGATCTACAGCAATAAACAAAATTGCATGTACAGGCGACTCTTTGAACAACTTACCAAACATCTTTTTAGAAGACAAATACCGGTCTTCTCCTGGGCCTGAGTTCTTTGATAGTTCTGGAACTTTTCTTACGAACTTTGCCCACAAAAAAACCGGTATATAGGTATCAATGATGAAATGAGAGAGAAAGAGGGTTAACAACGAAATGGGTAAGCCCCATCCACCAATACCTAACAAGAGTATAAATGGAACAAATGCAGCTGTGTAAATTATACAGTGTCTTCCACGGACAGAGAAGTCATGGTGTTTGTTGGTTGCTTCATCATGCGTTTGGAACAACCAATCAGCAAAAAAGTGAACAAAAGCAAGTAATGAAAAAACACCACCAGCTAATGCAAAAGTCTCTAACATATTTTTATTCCTTTATTGGGAAAGCCACAAACTCATTTATACTTAAGAGGGAACTACCTTAGAGAGAGGGTTTAATAAAATGGCTATTAAGACTACAATCGGACCAAAAGGCGTTGTTTCCGAAAGAATTGCAGGTACCAGCGACGTACTCGTTGTTGATGTTGAGTCTCCACGTGAAAATGTAAGAACCATTACATCAGGCTCAGGTGTTATATCCGTAACTGGTGGAACTAACTTATTCATTGCTCCAGTTACCCCTACCGCTTCTCTTCCTGGCGTTGGAAGTGAAGAGGTTGGAACTCGTGTTCTTCTTATGAAGGATGATAACACTGCTACAGTTCTTGTTTCAGGAACCAACCCAATGAACGCTGCCGACACTTTAGTATTGAATGATGCATTTGCACACCTTGAACTACTTGCTGTTAAAGGTGACGACGATGGCTCATTTGTTTGGCATGTTCTTCACACCTCAGGCGTACTCTGATTTAATCATATACCTCTCTTAGCCGCTCTTTCGAGAGCGGCTTTTGGTGCTTAAGCTTTTTTGTTTTGATAATTCGCTTGAAACTTATCTTTTGTCTCTATTGGGCAATTTGGTTTAATGCCAAGTGGGTTTGGGGTGGAATGTTTTGCAAACCACACACCAACACCATCTGAAACCAAACGAAAAAAATTGCCTAGGCCCTGTCGTTTCTGCGGGTAACAATTCATGAGGCGTTCTATCTGTCATCCAATAGAGATAATTCGGTTTCATTACTTCGTTTTTGGCATTGGGCTGGGAACAACTGCCCATATGATCTACATCATAGGTAATACAATCCCAAACACGGCAGCGACCGTCAGTTGACGCCATATAAATTCCCTCGCTCGTGCCCCAACCACCACCCCAACCAGCTCGATTGGTTCCGTCTGTGTGAATTCCTGGCCTGCGAAGAGTTTTGTCTTTTCTTACCATACCTTCATGAACTGTTAGGTAAACAATCGAACCCTCTTTTAGAGGGCATTTATCAATCATTGATTGATAATGACTAAGGAAAGATGGAACGGAGTTGGGATCGCCAAAAATAATTGGCATCATGTTTACATGAATGTTATTACTTTTAGGAAAAGTTACACTTTCAATTTCTCTATACATGCTTACCCAAAATTTTGGCGGTTAATGGGATTGATACCCACTTTGTGCCGGTCATCCTCCCCCGAGCGTATGTGGCACCATTCATCGGGATCTTAGGGACCTCCACGTCTGGAAAAAATCAGCCGTACAATGAGCTACTAAAGCACTCTGATATTTTTCACGAACCGTAGTGTAACCGCCAAAGACTACTATATGCTAACAGCTAAGCAACATATACTAAACCATAATATTTGCCGACAGTTCTCTTGAACTTCCATTCGCCAAGCAAAACTCCATAAGTGCAGGCAGACTTTTGAAGAGCATGGAGAAAATCGGAATCACGAATATAAAACAACTGTTTCGTTTCTGTATGTTCCAGAATTAACTGAGTGGTGGAATTGCAACTAATAAATCGTTCAACTTTGAAAGCGGCTTTGAATGGAGAATTATCTTTCCAGGTGACATTTAGATTATTATATCTTTTTCTGTTGACATAGTCAAAGTAACTAACGACGGAAACGTTCTTACCGCACGTCCACGGGACTCCCTTTTGGGTCCATGGGATTTGATAATCTTCACTTTTTTTATTCATTTGTTTCGAGCTGCCCCCTAACCATCCTATCTTTTCGACCTTTATATTTTCGGTCATAGGATTCTAACTGACGCAAATCCAAATTTGCATCCTTGCTTTTCATTGTTCCACCGCTCAGAAACAATTCAATCATTCTATCCTTTGTAAGAATTTTGGTTGTTTTGTCATCTTTCGAGGGACCCCATCCAAGCCTTGCCAAGAAATTAAGCATTGCATCAGGATCATATCCACTGTCAATATACAATTGAAATGTTGAAGCTTGTTCTCTTTTTGAGAGTTTTTTTCCCTGATGACGCAAAAGTCCAACGTGACTATATTTTGGCAAAACGCCGCCAAGGAGGTCATACAACAAAACCTGCTTTGCTGTATTTGTAATGTGGTCCACGCCTCGAATTATATGATTGATGTCCATTTCAATATCATCAACTACAGAAGCAAAATGATAAGTGGGACTACCGTCAGATTTGATCAATGTTAGATTATCAAACCCCCGAACATTGTCCGCCCGAATGGGAATGTTGCCAGCAATATCATCAACCCAATAACTTCTGGAAAGAAAATCACCAACAAGATTTAAATGAACTCGCTTACCATCTCGAACGGCTTTGCCACTGTCTACCAGAAACGACACGGCAGCATCATAATGCTCCATTCTTTTACTCTGGTAGTCTAAACCATCCCAATCAAGCCCAAGCCACTCAAGGCTTTTCAAAAATTGGTCAGCCCATCTCTGCTCTGACCTTTCAAGATCGGTGTCATCAATCCTAACAAAAAACTTACCACCAGAAGCTCTGGCGGCAAGCCAATTGAAATAAGCAGTTCTCATTGTACCCAAATGAGTAGGGCCTGTAGGTGAAGGTGCGATTCTAGTAAAAAACTTCATATTGCGCCACTTTGTCCAAAAAATGTCCAAGCTACATTTTCCCCGGAGAGTTTTGGTTCGCCTTCGTCGAAGGTATTTCTAATAGGCAACTCATGAACCTCTGCTACAACAGAGCAATGAATGGCTTGTGCATGATCAATAGCTACATCTAGACTATCACAAGGCCCTTGAAAATTTAAACCTTCGTAAGTATGCTCAAATACAAGGCAAAATAACATTATACCATCTTCAGATGGCAGAAATCTTCTTCTGTCATCCAGCATTCTCTGTCCTTAAAAAGGACCGTTGCTCCCAAATAATCATTTGGAAAATATATTTTTCCCCACTTGCCATACTTTTGGCCAACATACTTTGGAGAGTTGCAACTGTTTTTGATGGCCAAAACATACCATATCATTTTGAAAGATCAACAGGAATGCGAACCTTACGGAGATAGTCAGCAATTTGCTGAATGGCGTGTTCAACAACGCCTTCGGACGGATTTGTGATCATATCCATCCTGAAGTGTTCTCCTGGGCCCTGAACACCCCAACTGCAAAGCATGAAAACATCATCGTCTTCCATAACGAATGAAATTCTACCGTGATTGGACTGCGGAAAATCAAATCCTTGATAGTAGACGATCATCTCTCCCTCGCCAATTTCAACATCACTATATTGCCTTGTTTCAGCAACACATGAATATGTCCAAGAAAGACCTTGGCGGGCAAGATGTTTACATGCGATACCAATATATTCACATGTTTTATTATGATTCACGTTTTTCTCCAAACAACTGATCATAATAAACAAACCCAATGAGTTCTTGTTTATCCTTTTCAAATTTGCCGCAATCCTGTTCCCATTTTTCCTTTAGCTCAATGTAATCTTCGTAAGCTTTATCTGATCGACCAGTAGGACCATAATGCAAATTTGGGACTTTTCCTTCATTATTATCTTTAAGTTTTTTATTTATAATACCTCTGCCGTTGAAGGGGAAATAATCTGTATGCAGCCCCATGTGCCCTTGCCATAAAGCATGTGTAGTAATTAAGCGAATTTTATCATCGTCTGTCAGTTTATAGACGTTGTATTTACGATACCAGCCAAAATCATATTCTGTATCAATATCATCAGGGTCTTCGGCTACTGATACAAATTCTTCAAGCAAATCAAAATAGCATATTTCATTTTCATGTAACAAAACTCCACTAAGTGGTCCATCCCAATAATCCAAATGCCAGAGAATTTGCACGTTTTCAAGTTGTTTCATTTTTTTTGCTTTCCAATTTGTTTCATCTTTTTAGCGAGACCTGTGGGATTTGAACCCACATCACTCCGGGTTAAAGCCGGCCGCATTACCAATTTTCTGCCAAGGTCCCATTTGTGGCCGCCCCAGGAGTCGAACCTGGCTGTCCCACGACTGACGACCAAACTGTCCTATCTGCTTTGACGGGTCCTTCCCCCGTTTCTATGGCCACTTGAACTAACAACATTTCATAATCTCATGGAAGCCACACACTTCCAGCAGGAATTGAACCTGCGCCGGGAACACTTGCCACTGTCGCCGAGCCAACTACTAGTTGTTATGTACGTCATATCGCCGTGCGGCAAAAACAGATAGGAACAGAACTTGTATGCTAACTTGTTATTTTTTTGTAACCCCTTCCTGCTACTTTCAAGTTTGCGCAAAGTTTAGCAGTTGCTTCACTTGGCTCGATTGTCAAGGCTGTGTACTGATTGATATCAGGCTCATAGAAAAGTGAATGCCTTAGTCCCTGGCTTTCGGTCAAGCAAACAAATGCCTTCAATGCCGCTTCGTTTTTAACTCCCAAAACTACAATGGTGTTTGAATTAGTATACCACTTTCGCTCCTCTTCGGGGAAGTCGTGTGTAAACTGATCCTTGGCATGAATGCTTTGTGCGATTTGATAGCCAGGCGAAATGTCCTGGCGAACCAATACATACATTTTCATTGTTGGTTGACTTTGCATCATGCCACCTCACCGCTTTTATTGAGGATTTTAGTTACACGGCAAGAGACTTTAAATTTCTTAGGATTTTTCTCCCAACGAAAGATAACATTGTCGCCAGTCTTTAACCAATGAAGGATGTTGTCTTCATTGAACTCATTTTCAGACCAATAAACACGATAGCCGCCATAGATTATACAAATAGAAGCAATATTCCTAACAGCTTCATTGAGCTGCCAGTCATTAAAATAAAGTGACCTATTTGATTCAACGTCATCATACCGCTTACCCAACATTAGGGCATATGCTAGCTGGTGTAATCTCGAATGCCAACCAAGAGATCGCTTTCTGTTCCACCCATAAGTTTTTCCTTCAAGGTGCTTAGAATTAATTTCTTTCTTTAGAATTCTACGAGACTCGTCGGTAAATCCATTAATAGCAGCTTTTAGCTTGTAAAGGTCTTTTTTCGTAAATGCCTTCATTTTATCATCCTCCTAAATTTGTTATAAAGTAACACACCAACTTTTTGGTAAAACAAAGTCGGTTTTAGGAGGTGGGCCTCGGTTATATATTTACCAGAAATGCAACATGATTATATCCTGTGCTTGTGAAAGGAAAATGTTTAAATAAACACTTTCCAGCCAAGGTAGCGTTAGGCTAAGCAAACACTTAGGTATCGTCCTGATTTACGGAAAACCCATTCACCCACAAACACACCAGCAATAGCCGGCAGCGTTTTAAGTAGTTGAACAAAGTCTTCTTCCTTCATGACATATTCATAACCGTTTTCGGTATCATGAAGAACTGCTTGACAACTCGTACTCTGGTTTGAACTGTAAAGATGCGAAAGACTGAGCCCTGCCTTAAACGGCTTGTTTTCTTTCCATTCAATTGGTTCGGATTTGCGAATGTAGCCATACCCTCCAATATTTGGATGCGCCATGTCGCAAGTTTCAGAATCTTTTTTGGGGCATTGACGTGGAACACATCCATGCTTTCCTACCACGTGAGGAACCAAAAAATTTTTATCGTCTTTTTCAGTCATTGTTAAATTCATTAGCCTTTTCGGCAGGAACTATTGAAAGAAAGCCACCATAACTATGAAAAACCCATTCGCCAAGACAAACACCCATAATCCACGTTGTTTTATCCATCATTTCATTGAAAAGATCTTCGCCAACATAATAAGTGGCCTCTGTTTCCGTATTTCTCATCAAGAACTGAACTGACGAACGTTTGTTTACAACCCTATCAAATCTCAGAGCGGCTTTGAACGGCTTATTTTTCCTCCACTCAATTGGCTCGCCATCGGCTCGTTTGTTGATGGTCCAATCGTATCTTCCAGGCCAATGTGTTTATTTTCGCTTGGGGCGTCGCCAAGGAACAGAACCATCTGGGTAAAATGGAATTTCATCCTCATAAGGATTTTTGAGCTTTCTATTTGTCATCACTATTCTTTTTCAGTATTAAGTTTAGCGATAAGTGGATCATTAGGGCCAAGATATTCAACCAATTTATCTGGCCTTGCAAGCAGCCATTGATCACTCGTGATTGGCTTTCCTTCACATTCTGGTGGAAAAATTTCTATTTGTGGACAGTTGCCCCAATCTACATCAGCTTCGGAAATATATCCCCATCCATATTCCGTGCCCTCCCAACCAGGATCAAAAAATATTTTTGTGGAATCTTCTACGTTAACAACACCCCATTCATGTTGGCCAAAGTATACTTGGACATGCAATTCATCTTCATGCTTGTGAATTGGACCATGTTCATGCCAGTTTGCTTTGGGGTGTGCCCTAAGCAAATCTTCTTATGATTTATAAACCTTTACTTTCATTTTTTTCGCTTGTTGTTTTCTTTCAGCATGTTGATAAAGGTTAGCCCTTGTTCCCTCGCATCATCAATTGCCACATGAGTATGAGGCATATTTTTAGGAAACCACCGTTTTGGCCAAAAGCGTTTGCTTGTTTTCTTGTAACCTGTTTGTCTCATTGCCATCACATAAGTTCGTACGTCTACACAAGAATGACTAAAAAGAGAATGACCAGTAAAATGCTTCATATACCAGTACATAAAAAGAAAATCAAAGCCGGATGGCATACAAACCATCACAGGTTTATATGTGCTTCCACATAATCTTTTTACCCATTTATCAAATGCCTTAAAGGCATCTTTAGGTTTCTGAAGATTTCTCCTGTGAGCATTCCACGCATCTGGAAATTGCTTCCACCATTCCATGGTGGAAGCATCTGGCTGGGCACCGGGAAGCAACTCTAGGTTTGCTTCAAAAAAATCTAATTCTTCCCCATCTTCGGTAAAAGCAACAACACCAAAGCTGAGCAATGAATTGATTGCAGGCAATGGACCATCGGTTTCAATGTCCGTGCTAAAATATAATTCTTTCATTTGATTATCTGTAACAGGATCTTTGTACGATAACGCAAACATCCGAACCTGGCACATTTACAAAACCAGTTCCTTCTGCGTCGACTACTGTAAAAAATCCATTTGCTTCTTGTGAAACAGAATCAACCAGCCAAGAACCATAGTCAGCCACCACGACATCGCCCTTTCGAAGGGCGCTTATTGTGATATATTGCTTTCCAAGCTTTGCAACTAGTTGTTCTAATGTAAGTCCACTCATTTATTTCTCCTACAGTAGCAGAATAGCAATGCTAGATAAACCTGTTTAGGCTATTCTTGTAAAATCCAAGCTGCATCATGACTTACTTTAGTGTCGTAAATCGACAATTCAACAATCTCTTTTTCGATTTGAAAATCAAACTGGTGAAGTTCAGCTTTGATTTCTTCAAGTTTCTTTTTAAAATCCTCGTAGTACATCTCGTAGTTACGATAAGTCACCATAATAGTGAAAGTCCCGTCATCATATCGCTTGAAAACATTTGAACTTCTACGAGCCCCATGTTTACCAGCAATGGTTTTTAAGAATCTCTAATTTTTCTTCTGTGCAAAGACAGTTGAGATGACTCTCAAAGTAACAGTTGGGCGGCATTACCGGATTTTCATGCTTTTGCGAAGGCGCAGCCGGATGCCAGGGAATAGTTTCGATCTTTTCACGGACAACTTCCCAGCCGCCTTGTCGCAAAGAATGTGTGATGCGCTTCATTTCTTCATAAGCCTCACGGTTGTTACCCATGAAAGTGGAAGACGTCATTAAATCTTTCATAACCTTGCCACCGCTAAGGTGAAGATCAAGCAAAATTGGTTTTACACCAGCATCCTTGCAATCTCTTTTAAATTCTTCAACTGTATGTTTTTGCAGTGTTTCGAGATTGTTTTTTTGTAGTTTGGAAATTTCTTCATTTGAAATAAAAGCATTGCCATCAGAAGTGAAAACGGGCTTACTTTTTTCAATATCAACAGTGACATGAATTTCGTATGGAATTGGATATTTGAGTCTATGTTCCCTTGCCTGTAGGTCTGCCCATATTTTCATTTTGTGGCTAACCATCGTTTCGAACTCTTCGTCCGAAAAATCAAGGTCATACACAATCGACTGCAAGCAAAGATACCCATCTGCACACTCTTCAAGAATTCGAGCCTTACTTACAAAACGATGATTGGTCGCAAATGCGTTATCGTATGGAAGAACTACCTTTGCAAGCTCGCCAACTTCTTCACAGGTCTTCAAAGCCTTTTGTGAAAGGTTCTTCTCATCAGATTTGGTAAGCGTCTTAATATAGTCAAGTATTTTCTTATCCATAATTCCTCAAATCAATCGTTTGGACCGACCCGAATAATACGATCAGATGCCTCGTAAATCAGCGCATTACGCTCTCTTGCACGCTCTGTAAAGCCTTCTACAGTTTCAAAGCTGCGACGCACTACAACATAAACCTTGGGCGTCCCAGGCTCTTCTACACGACGCTGACCTGGGTCAAGGTTGTGGTCGTTCTCTTCAACTGTATTGTATGACTCAAGAACTCGACGAAATACTCGTACAGTTACTTCTGGCACTGCCCTTGGAGCAGTGAAAACAACTCTTACAAATTCTTCAGCCTCCCGAGTTCCTTCGTGGGTGGATACCGTCATCGTAACAGGAAATGGATAGGGATTTTCAATTACCAAATCTTTCGAACCCCAATCAACTGTCGCATCCAAGCCAGGTCGAATATAGGTGCTAATTCTAGAATGGGGATGTTGTTCTATGATAGTCAAACCAGCATACATAGCAGCTGCGTAAATCGTACTAGCAGTTTGACAGATTCCACCGCCATAATCACGTTCCATTCTACCGGAAATGATCACAGGTGCTTGACGAAAGCCTCTTGAACGTGTTCGTTCACCAACAATATTATTAAATGAAAATTGTTCGCCAGGTTCAAGCCTGATTGTCGAGATAATTTCTGCCGTTCGCCTAATGTTGTGTGCTCGACCTCGGTAACGACCATAGTCCCCATACCTAGTCTCGATGGACGAGAGTTCAACAGTTTGTGCCTGTACGTTCACAGGTAGTGAAAATACGACACCCAAGACAAAAATTAGCCTCTTCATTTATTTTCCTCTGGAAAAGCTGACAGCAATGCTCTGCTAATCAGACGCCAAACACTATACGACTTCCTTGGAAAGTTTTTTACTTCCCCAAGACGAGCAGCTTTTATCGCAGCCTTTCCATTGACCGGCATAGGGCATTTTGTTGAACCTTTACGGCAAACTGCTACCTTGTAATCGCCTTTTTTATCAGTTTTCAATCCACCGGTATTTGCGATATATATTCTGCCAAGTTCTTTGGCTCTATTGGCATCGCCCTTGGGCCACAATTCAATTTTGACTACAATCATGCTTTATTCCATAAAAAAGCCACACCATATAGGTGTGGCCTATTATTTATTGGACCCGATCGGAATTGAACCGATGTCCTCAAGATCGCCTAAAAAAACTTCTACGTTACCTAGTTTGATTTTCAGATTACCGGTCCGAGGTATCAGACAACCAACCGGGTTCTTTCATTTGAAATCTTGATCAGACAGCCAATAGAAATCTAACTCTAGTCTAATCCAGTCCTAATAACGACGCCTTATAGAATGCAAGGACACTCAAGCTATAAGACGGCTCTCATCAAGCAGCGAGAGCAAGAGGTGCATTGTCTGCATTTATAATCGTTTATTGGATTTAAGTGGTTCTAAACACCCACCGTAACGCCATTTTTTCTTCTTACCCCAAGTCGAAACCAGTACGGGCCCATGTCAAAGAACAATACCTTGAGAGTATACCTAGTAAGTATTAGGTTGTAAACTGCTTGACTTCTTTCTTTTTGGTGTCATTTACTTCAAAATCTTGCTAAAAATTCATTTTAGCATCTTTGCCATATTAGAATAAAGCACGTGTGAATCATTGTCAGACAACCCTGATTGCTGACCATCATTGAGTTCGATAACGATCCACTCGCCGTTTTCAGTTTTTGCAATGTCGACCACAAAGAAACGAACCCTCGGGGCAATGATAGAAATAACTTTGTTTAAGAAGTCCCTTGGAACAAGATTTGCGTCTGGTTTATATCCCACTTCTTCTTCAATGTATTCGGTGTGCGAAGACCAATAAAAAGCTCCTGAAATCACCTGCCCATCAAGCACAAAAAAGCGGTACTCTTCAGAAATAGGCAATCCCTGAAGACCATCAGCAAGTTTCCTAAGTGGAACATACTGCCTTATATAAATTTGTTGTGCTCCCACGTGTCCATCAGCAGCAAGGCGGCCGTAGACTTCTCCAGCCTCAAATTTGTCTTTAGCAAACATGTGTGTGCGCCAATTGAATTTCATTGAATTTGTTTGCCCTTTTAAGACAAACGGACCCTCGGTCGGAATTTGGTCTAGATAAAACCAAGTACGTGGAGTGTATTCACCAAGGTCATAATACCAATTTCTCAAATCAGCAACATAACAATGTTGCCTATAAGTGTTGAGAAGCTTTCCACCCATACACTCAACGTCAGCTTCGAGTTCTTTATACCATGGAAGTGCCGAAAATCTTGGAATAACAAGGTTATCGTTTTTAACATGAGTTCGCTGGGTAATCACGGGAAAATACTCCTCGCAAACTTTCATTTCATGTTCTTCAGCTAAGGAAGCTCTGAATAGGACTACAGGTTTCAATTGAAATTTTCCCAAACTCTAAAAAAATCTTGTTCGCACTTGAATGACTGCCAATACACTCTATCTGCAATAAGCAACATGTAATGCATGACATTGGCAAATGTATAATTCTGTTTTATAAAGTCACTTTCCACAAAATCAAATGTAATGCCTGGCTCCATGTAAACAACCATGCCGATAACTGGCTCTAGATCCCGTTCATACCATATTGACTTTGTTAAAGTCCAAGCCAAATCTATATCAGCTTTATTAGCTTGACACCCTGTAAGGATTTCTCGAAAATCATCTGGATGTGTTGTCCACACGGACATCACATTGCGTGCTCGAAACACCTGTCCTATTTTTATTGAAGTCATTTGTCAATAATGCTGGAGAGGGGCTTCCAACAATAAAGAAACTCTATTTCGTCCAGGTATTCAAGCCAAACTACATGATGATTTAATAACGCTTGCACGCAAATATTAGCAGAATAATGAGGCAATTGACAATAATCTAAAACCAACATATTAGTTTTAGCAGGAAAATTGATAACAAACTTCCTATCGTCTGCTTCCATTACAACAAATTCATATGTTTTTTGTTTGTATTCATCGGGTCGGAAAACAATACCAGAGCCAGCTTTTACCGACTGATAAACTCCTCCTTGTTTTAACGAATCATTTTCCAACATTTATTGAAATCTTTCTTACTGAGAATTTGCCAAACTACTTTAGCACCTAGGAGCCAAATATAAACCCCTGCTCCACCAATATCAAGCAATTCTATCAACAGAACAATGGTTTCTGGTTCTATAAGAGCATGATCAACGTGTGTGATAGTTCTTTCATATCTTCCCCAGGGATCTGTCTTCATGGCTAAAGAACGACCTATTGCCTTGAAAAGCATCCCTGGTTTTAAACTTGTCACTCATATAAAGAGTAACAAAATATAAAATGTTCTATTTGTTGTCGTTGTCAATGCTTTGCCCTTAGTGTGTCACATTGCAAAATATACATAAAACATTGTTGCTTTATAACATATGTGAATATCAACCTTTCCACATAGTAGACCATGTAACCAATTTCATACAAATTTATTAGTTTATATTTTATACAGACTAAACTATACATAAAGCATGGCGAACTCACCTTTAAAAAAGTACGGCTACATCTGGCACAACGAAAATGGGTTTTGGACTACAAAAGTAGACGAAAAATATGAAGCTACAGCATGGGAGTTTGGTGACAGATTTCAGTGCGTGGTTCAGGTAACCAATTTAAATGATCCAAAAAAAGAAAAAGTGAGCCTTGGATTGGAAATGAACGACAGCCTAGATAAGGCAATGAAACACTGTCTTGACTTCATTGAAACCCATCGAAACACTACACCGCCCAACGCCGAAGAAATGATTTTGAAAACACACAAAGACTGGCCTCACTTATACAAGTATAGACATCAATTATTAAATCAAATCTTTTTTGTTGGTGGAAATGATTATGATTGGTTGGATGGTAGAATTGTTAGCAATTCCCCTGAGGAAGACCATAAAACCTGGACTATGAAGCAGGAACCCATCTTTGAAGAAGAAACTAGTAAGGAACTTATTTCTTTAGTTGAAGATTTACTGAACTCCAATCCAGAAAATGAAGAAATAAAGGACTTGGCTAATAACATTTTATGTGCTGCGAAATCACAACAAGAACACATAAAAGAACAACAAACTCTAAAAAAGAAAGTTCCCTTTAAAGAAGGAAATTCATCAAGTCCAATTAATTTTTCTAACATCTCTGAATATTCGAAAATTTGGACTGTTCCAACTGATATAACAGATGATTGGCTTGCAATTTGCGCCGAGGCTATCCTATTATTAAAGCAACGAAATTCAAACGAAAACAATGAAGGTCAAGCAGATTTACTGATCAAGCATTATGTCGCCCTGTTCGGTGAACGATTCATTCACCTTCTTAAATAATTTAAGTTTTGTGGGCAAGTAGTTTTCATAACTTTCCCATATTTCTTGTGCTATACTAGCAGACACATACCAATCTGCGCTGTCACATCGTGGAATGACATATTTTTGATGCTCCGGCATGTCTACGACTATACTACCTTTTATAAGGCGCTCTTCCCATAAAAATTTAAACGTAATCTCAAAATACCATTGTTCGCCATGTAATGGTCTTGACAAAAATGAGTTTATGTTAGGAATTCTTCTCGAAAGTGTAGACATTCTAAAAGGCGAAACTTCCCAGTTTAAAAACAAGAGCACCGCATCCATTGAAGGAATGGTAAACAAATTCCATCTGACATGGTGCTCACTAACGGGATCGTAATTAATCCTGTATAACTTTCCAATCTCAAGCATTCATCAAACCTGTATTGACACCATCAGGATCAAGTTCAAATTCAAATCCAGTGTCAACCTTTTGGGCATAATAAACTTGCTCTCTCCAGAGAAAGGATATATTTTCTTCGTACGAAATGTTCATCTCGTAGTACAAAAGAAGAATAAATTCGCCACGTGGAATTTTTACTTTTGATGACAACCCATCAACATGAGCTTCAATTCTGGTTCTGGTTTTCCAGAGAGCCCCTCGTCTATAACATGGATTATCATCCGCCATCGCCTTCGTCCGAGAAATCATTTAATAATCTTGACTTCAACTTTTTAATAGTCTCGCCCTTTTTGAAAACAATGGCTACCATTTCTTCTTTGTGAAGGAACCGAAGAAGATGACTTCTCATATATGGATCATAAACAACATCTACAAATAGAGTAGGCTCACCCGCAGGAACGGTATAATGTTGAAAATAATGACCACGTGGCACAGCTACCACAACACCACGTTCATCCACACCAACATTATATTTGGCAAAATACATTGGCTCTTTAAACACGAACAAGGTGCCCGAACCAATGTTGTGGTCTTTTTCCATACACTGCATGATCATTTGGCAACGCTTGATATGTTTGTGCTTAATAGCCATCTATTCCTTCTCTTTAACTACACGAACATTACGCATAAAATCTCTAAGGAAAGAAGATTGGGTGACTGGAAAGAGCAACACTAACTCTCCATAAAGGAACTTGTGAACGAAGTGAAGGCCAGGTTGAAAAAGAATTCCCTCGTCGTCATTCATTTCCTCCATACCAAGATACAACAGAAGCTCTCCTAATTTAACTTCAATTTTTGTTACGCTTATTGAATTCAAATTATCTTCTCTGGTCCAAAAGGAATTTTTTATCGTATCTCCCATACTGTAAGGGAGGCGCTCAACTAGGACACCGGGCTCAGCATCAACTGAGCACATTCGTGCTCTTAATTCAGAAAGTAGGGATTTCTTGTTCTCCGACAACTTCAAAAATTTCCTCTAGTTTGGAGTTTGCCTCCCCATCCAAGCCATCTAATGACCAAAATAGAATTTTGTTATGGAATAGCCACTTTAGAACTTGGTACTCCTGCTGAAGGAATTTGTGTTCAGCATCTTCAGCTGAAACTTCAACTTCGCTTGGCCCAAGAAACAATAGAACTTCGCCAGGATTCACAGCTTCCCAACCATTTCTGCCAGAAACATATTCTTTAGTAACTGATTCATTTTCATCAGTTAGGTATTGAACAATGGCTGGCGATGGTCCATCAACCCAGAAAATCTTCTTATTATTCGATTTCAGCTTGTGTAGCTGACCTTGCTTGAAGCCCAAGCTCTCAAGTTTTGAGTTTATTTTTTCTCTATTCATTTTACCTCGAACTCATTTTTGATTTTCCAATCACCAAAACGTGATGATGGTACAAAAAATATTTGCTCTTCTATTAGAAATTCATACCAAAAATCCCAAAATTGGTCAACCTTTCGACGAATACCATGAGCATTTATGAACATTAAGATGGTTCCTTCAGCCAAAGGACCGTTCAACATTTCCATTGCCAAAGGCGTTGATATTTCCTCTATTTTCTCTTGAAGTTGTTCAATAGTAATACGAACATAGGGTAAAGTTGCACCATTTTTAGCAATTAAAAGACGACCTGGTGCTATACCCCTGTTGGCCAAACAATCAAGAAGGCTTTGCCTTATTTCTTCCTTAGACACCATCACAACAAGACTTTAAACCTGTCACGAAAATCCGTACTAAAGCCGTTGAAATTTGCGTTTTTATAAATGTAAAAAATTTTTTGGTCCCACAAAACCTTCAAAGTAATTGCATCATAATTTTGGTCATGCTCAACACCCAAAAACATCACAATAGAATTTTCAGGAATCTTGTGCCAATCTGGACGATATTCTTTCATGGAAATTTCAGTTCGAGCATTCATCTCAATTTCGGTTCGCAATAACGAGCCCTCTTTGACTTTATAATGCTTTAACATTAGGGCACGGGCCCTTTTAAGTTCACGAGTAATTCGTTCTTGGTTCAGCAATTTATAACTCATACCAATTGCTTTATTAAGCAAAATATTTTGAGGGTTGTTAGATAAAACAAAACCTTCAACAAAGTTGAAGGTTTTGCAGTATATAAAATTTATCGTTTCACGAACAGTTTTTAGTCCTATCACTACCATAGTCCTTAGTCAAGCGGCGAGGAACTGCCTTGACAAGCTCATGGTTGTATTGTCTGTTTGTCAGGTACATAAAATAGAGCTTTTCCTCCAGGAGGAAGGACACCTTCCACATTTCTTTATCAGGGTAACGTTGAAGGTGCCGAGGAAGATTGCCAATCTTCTTCTTATCAAGAAACTCTGGATCTGCCGTCAGTAGAATCGGAACACCACGTTCTAGCTGACTTACGAAGTTACCGTATGACTTACGTTTATCATCATTAGCAGGATCGTAGAAGGGAATAGCGCCAGACCTGACGTTCTTCCGTGATAGCATAACCAGCTTTCCCTTCGTAAAGCGAGGCTTTGTATTAGACATTGCTATTCCTTGGTGGTTAGAAGATGAATCTAAACAAGCTTAGCACAGAGGCACTACGTTTTAAACCAAATAGGATTTTTCTACATTGAGAATTTACATCTATTTGTCAAAGTTGTCCCCTTTAGAATCTTTTTCAAGAAGGTTAACTTTGGACTTTTTTGCTGAACGTTTTGAGCGTTTTTTGGGTTTTGACACAGACTCCTCGTCGAGCTTGTCAGCGGTTTCAGACTTTTCTTTTGTTGACCCCTCCAGAGAATTTATCTCTTCAAGTTCCGGCTTTTTGTCAACTTTTTTTTGCTTTGTTTCCAACTCAACTTTAGCAAGATATTTCTCCGCTTCTTTGCGAAAAACATCTGTAACCAAGTGCTCTTTTTCAAGGAATTGAATAAGCTCATTGAGCTTTTTTCTTGTATTAATATCATGCTGTGCTAGGAAATCCGAAACTGTTCTACGTCTCTTTTTCAAAACAACATAATAATCAGGTTTTCCTACTTCAATTGCCATTTGGGTGATCTTTCTGGGCTAAATAAAGCACATCGGCAAGTGCTGTATGCACAGATTGGTCCTTGGCCAATGCCTTCATCTCCGCTTCAGGAATTTTTACTCCTACACGTTCAGCAGAGTAATTAAGTAGCTTTTTAATTGCAGAAATCAAAACATTACGAGCAGTAGCATGATTCATCTTATAACCATTATTGGTCATAATCTTGGCAATCGTTCGAAAATCGGTTCCTTCTTCAACGGTCACATACTTCTTTTGTTTATTTGCCATATTCCCTCAGTTTGTTTGCTTCTGTCTTTCTTTAGCTTTGGTAAGAATGCTTTCAATATTTGCTTTATAAAGCGCTGTAAACATTTTTACAGGCTTAGAAATATTAAGCTCAGGGACTGTTGACGCCCTATCATTTTCAAGTCCCCTAATTTGAAAAAGCTCAGGATAACTGCCTATTTTATGTTCACTTGTTAGGTGAAAATGTTCAGGAGCTATTGTTTCTAAATAATCTTCTATTGGAACGATTAAACTTCCTGTTTTTATTGTTTCAGCCTTTGAATCCAATGAAGTAACATCTTTATCATTTTGGATGGTAGATAGTATTAAGTTAACGTAATTTTTATCCTGCTTTTTGCTCATATTTTTCACTCTCTACTAGAGAATCAACCTCTTCTTCGCCAACAACATCAAAACGTAGAAGTAAAATAAGCCTCTCTCTCTCCGATAGAAGCTTAAGACCCTCAGAAACTATGTCAACAAGCTTTGCTTGATCGAAAAGCCTGTCAAGACTTGGCTTATTTTCTGGCAAAATATCCTTAAGCGTTCCCGAGTCTTGTTCATTCCCATTGGAAATGGGTTGTTCAATGGATGATATGTATTTTGAACGTATTGCACTTTGCACTGAGCGCATCATTTTTTCAGATACGCTTTCGCCATTAACTTCAATGTTGTCATACCCACTCTCAATTAAACTTTGAAAGGTCTGGTTTTCTTCTTTGAGTTTTCGAATTATTTTATTATGTTGAGTTCTTACATGGCTTGGTACATGAATCATTGGCTCAATATTAATAAGATAGTTATTGACAGCTTGTCGAATCCACCAGGTCGCATAAGTTGAAAACTTGTAACCAAGCTCCACATTGAAACCATCAATAGCCGAAAGCAGTCCTATTGTTCCTTCTTGTAAGAGATCTTCACGATACTTCTTATGTTCTTTCTTTGAAGAATAATATTTGTTTACTATGTAAGTAACTAAAGCTTGATTATTGCGTGCAAGACTGTTTCTGACTTTGATAACCTTTGAATCTTTTTGATCCAAAATCTTCTTCTCTACGAGTCCTTTGAGCTTTGCGTACTCTACAAATAAATCTTTATCATTAATATGTGCTTTACTTTTACCGCTCATGGTTTCCTTCATTGTTTATTTTTAATCCAAGCTAAATAAGTGCCTATGCATTTTGTTTTTGTTATCTCAAACTTGCGTCTATCAACATTTATGCCAAGTCGATTAGCCAATTTAAGACCTTCACGCCATGCGTCAAGTTCTTCCTGAAGAATTGCTAATTTATATGTTGCACTAGATCTGCTAAATCCATCAAAAATCTCGTTGTATTCAACGTCATATCTTTTCTTTTTTAAAGTGATATAGTGACCGATCTCGTGCAATAAACAGTAAAGTGAAACTTCATCAGAATGATGATCGCCAATAACAATTCTTTTTTCAATGAAATTGATGGAATCATGTGGCACAGGCTGGTATAAAACTGCGTACCCTTTTTGGTTGCAATACCGTTCAAGTTTTCTTAATTCAAGGAGCCAATCAATAGATTTAAATTCGCTCATGAATTCACTCTATCTTTTACTTTTTCTTCTATAAACTACATTGTTTATCGATTAATTAAACTAAGAATCTTTAATTGCACTCGGCATCATATTGTCTAATAAATTGTTCCATATAACGGCGTCGCCTCTCTTCCGCAGATGGAGTTGTATTCCAATCAAAATCTGGCTCAAGAAAGCGTCGATATATCTCAACACTCTCTCGATTATCTTCACAAAAATTCTCCAAATCTCTTTGAATAACTTGCTGCGGTTCAACCTGTCGTGGTTGTTCGCTTCCAGCTGAAGACCAGCTTGGCCCAGCATTCCAGGGAAGGTATGGTTTATCACAACCAACGCAACCCAAAGCAATCAAGAATGCAGCAAGAATTATTCCAACTTCAACCAATAAGACTAAAGGCATTGTTAAGATTTTTTTTCTAGCTCTTTTTCTGTCAAACAATATCATAAATTATCCACTCTTCCAAAGAAGATAAACCAAAACATTAACCAAATAAACCAGACATAAAAAAACTGTGCTCAATGCACAGTTTTTTATAAACATGTCGTCGACATTATTCAGTTTGCTCTGCTGGTTGTTCTTGAGTTTGTTGCTGTCTCATGGCAGCATTGAACTCTTCAGCAGCTTGCCTGACAGCTTCACCAACACCAACAATTGGCGGCAAGAGTTCCACGCCATCTCCTTCACGTAGACAATGGTTTTCGTAAACAGAAACTACGTTACAATACGCACCCATGGTCCTGCAAAGCGCATTTGCTTGTTGGTAAACACCAAGATTCAAGCTGCAATCTAAGGAGGCGGTGTCTCCATCAGCCATTTCTTGTCTTAGTTCATCTTGACTTGCTCTCAACTCTCTTCGCATTTCATCTTGAGATACGTGACCACACCCGAAAGCAAAAAGAGCAAAAAATAATGTTATTAACGCATTTTTCATTTCATTTATCCTTTGATACTAAACAACTAATAGAGTTTACTCTATCAATCTTGGTTTTGGACAATGAAATATTTGGATAGGTCGGCCTCTGTAGGTTTGAGGAAGTCTCTTAAATTGTTTTTTGCTTGAACAATACAAATACCAAATTGGATTATTTTTATTATTGTAACCTTGACCAACTGCCCATGTGGTTCCACTGGATGCCTTTTGAGCAATGTTTAAAAGTTCTTGACAAGGAGTTGGGGGTGGAGTTGTGACTACAATCATAACATTTCCTCTATAAAGAGGCTACCACTCATCCTTTCAATCTAAACAGATTTTCTATCGACATCGTACATTGGCCCATCCTTGGATAAACGAGTTGGTTGAATCAGTTTCGACTCGCAATTGCACACTTCGACCCGATAAAATTGTTGTTTGTCCCCAATTTTCTAATAAAATTCCAGTCTGGGTTCTTCCATAAACACGGCCTTCACAGAATATACTTCTATTTCTACTATTCGTTATGATTGCTGTAACTACTGTTTCACTAATTTCCACCTCTGCTTCCGCTTGCCACCAAGCTAAAGCAATAGAAGAACTCATAAATATGATAATTGCAAACAGTACAGAAGCACCGGTCTTTAAAAGATTATTGTTCATTTCTACTATTTACTCTTTGTCGATTCCATTTTTTCTGTATGGAACAAAATTCTTCAAAAGTTACTGGATTTGAGGCGAAAATTTTGTCATGCGGCGTCCAATCTTCCTCAGAGATTTCAAGATCGGTCCCGTCACAAAACGGATATGCATCCGAAGCAAGCAAGGTGTTGCACTTAGGACAATACCAGGGTTTTGTATCGCCCCAACATTCCCAATCAAACTTAAGATCTTCTTCGGTTGGTTCCATTATTTTTTACTTTTCAGATAAGACCAAAAAGGTTTTCTCTTGATAATAAGGTTGTACCATCTTTGAGGAGCTTCCCAACCAGCTCTAATGGTGTTCGAAACAGCAATGGCCGGCAGTCTTGTTAAAAACAAGACGTAACCGGCCATGCTTCCCTTTCTGCGCTTTCTTCGCCTCATATGAGGCAATTTAGTCGTAGGTGCGCCCAATGGTTAAATGAGACTTCCAATTGCTTGGAATACCAAACTCATCACGGATTTTCCTTACCATCGGGCAATCAACTTCAACAATCCAAAAGTAAGGCTTTTTAGCCTGACGCACTTCATGACTATAGCTGAATTCTACCTTTTGTCCGTCATACTTCTTCCACAGGTGGACCAAGTGCTTTCTAGGCTTTTCACCACGAATAATAGAAATATGCGCATCCCATGCAGGTTGCTTGAGATCAATCATATAACGACGCCAAACCCACCAGCGGTAATACCTGGTAATTTCACGATCAACTATGATGATTGCCCACCAATCCGTACGCCTCTTCATCCCTGGTCGAGGCGGGTCATACTTAATAATTCCAGTGCTGGTGTGCCACATGATACCCTCCTCACTAAATGACATTGACACTTCATCTTATCATCTAAGTAAGGAAAAGTCAAGTGCATTATGAGAAATTGCATTAATCGTTGAAAAGTGGCAGCGGAATGCCATAAGGCTGTGTCACATCTTCATCATCGGCCCAATCAAAATTATCTTCTACGTCAGCTGCTGATGGAAATTTCTTTTTCAAGAACTCTTGAACTTCTGCGGCCTGTTTTTCAGTATAATTTTCACAAGTTTCAACGTATCCACATTCAATGGATGTTGCACCAAGGTAAATGTTTGGGTAACCACATTTTGGACATCGTTGGATTTTATCAGTCATTATTAACTCCTTTGATTAGGAGTATTACACATCCGAGCAAATGTATTTGGACCTTGTTGTCGGATTCGAACCTGTGACCCCCTGATCCCAAATTTAGTCGGAGTGGAGGGATTCGAACCCCCGACCGCCGGTTCCCAAAACCGGAGCGCTACCACTGCGCTACACTCCGAATATCGGTCTAACTCACCACAATGATAAACTGTATGACAATTTTACCTGTAAGTATTACTACTCTACACCGGATACTCTCGTATTTGAATAGATTTTGGCCACTCGACAGGATCATCACCTTTTTTACTGTTCAACTTCGACATGGTCAAGCCTGTCAATATCGGCTTAGAACCGAGCTGTTTTACAAATACTTTAGTTGATGTACCATTGACGCATTTCACCACGTTGTCTGCCCAAATCCAATCAAAAGCTCGGGCTCCTGAACCGCTTTCCCCGCCCACAACAATCCAATCAAGGTCATTGACCCAAGGAGAAAAGTCAACGGGTGCTAAGGCTGGTTCGTAACTTGCCCAGCGTACTTTTGAAGTAGTTCTCAACAGAATTGGGATTCTTTTATCTGCTGTTGACTGGTCTTCACAAGACACTCCGAGCCAAACATTGTTCAGCGGCCACGTTTTGTCAACTTTATCAGTTTCTTTTCGACCGGTAAGCTTTCTAGCCTCATTGGCACAATATTCAGCTGGTGATGGGACTTGCAAGGCAACCCAATCAAACCAATCCTTTGCTCTTTCTGGTCTTTTTGTTAATACCTGAAAGGTATGCTTTTGTGCAGCTGCCATTACGCCAAAGACAGCAGCAATGTATTCATTAGCGACGCCATGATGAAAGAGATCACTCATTGAATTAACGAACACCATTCTTGGCTTAGTCCAACGAATGGGGTCTGCAAGCTTGTCTGGTACAAGCATAATATTGCCATTCCACCTTGGACCCTTTTTGCCGACGGCAATTAACCCATGGTAAGGCTCTCCAGGCCCAGAAAACCTATGTGCGACCGTTTCCGCATAGCAATTATGCACAGCCATTCCTAATGCTATGAATGTACCAGAGGTGGTTTGTATATCTACCAAATTGCGTTTACCAATTCGTCTAATCCCATCAAATTTTATTGATTGTTTTGATGGAAATCTTCGTCCATGAAAGTCAACCGTCTTTCTTTGTAATGCAGGTTGAATTGTAGATAAAAATTGAATTTTATCAGAAATGGTTCCCAGGAGTATTTCACTTTTGTTTACTTGCGTAGAATATTGTTCATATTTGGATTTAAATCCCAAATCAGCAATTGCACGATGAGCAATGTTCAATAAATTGTTTTCTTTGGTCTGATTAAATCTTAGATTTTTGCCACTATAACATCCATCCATATCCAAAAAACCAGCAAGAAACCCAGCTTTCCAATTAAAGTCACTTTCTTCCCGTATTATAATATTCCTAATTTTTAGGAGATTGTCCATAATCCGAGTTTCAATTTTCAACATGGGAAGGTTGGCTTCCCTGTAAAGAAATGCATCACCTCCATTAAAGGAGCGAATATTAATATTTTTACAGCCAAATTCGATCAATGCTTTTTTTAAGCGTTCAAGAATTGGTTTATCTGTTGCCAAAACTGCCACACGACAATAAGATTGAAGAGTGCCATTTTTCCCAGAACCTTCAATTCTAATTGTGTCGTCGCCACCAACAACTCCAGCAATATATCCTGCCAAATAGGGTTTAGAATTTATATCTGGCAACCACTTTGGAAACCCAATACTAGATATTTTTGTGTTTAAATTAATCTTTTCAGCTTTTCTCCAATATGGTCTATGTGGAGATAAAAACAAATGGTCAACACTTGATACTATCGTATTAGAACCAAAATATAATTCTACCGCTTCTTTCCTGGTTTTCCAAGTTTTAACAACCGTAGCCTCTTCAAAAACTCTATTTTGTCCAACTTTAGGATTGTCAGTAAAAGCAATAACTTTATCACCCTCTTTAATCTCGCCAATAGGCACCCAACTCATATCGGACATTAAAACAGGCGTATCTGGGCCCAGGCAATTTTCGCAACCCTTGGAAACTCTAGAACAGCCTCTCAAAGGATTCCATGTGGCATCAGTCCACTGTATTCCGGTCTTGTTTCCCATTTACTAATTCGTTCGACCAATTTGTCTATTGACCATAGACATCAACTGATTGTACACGCCTGGATCTGGCGGAAGAACCCAGTTTCCTTCTTCATCTACTCTCATACAGTTTTCTTCAAAAACTGACCAAACGTCACAGTAATAAACGTCGCCCATTTCGGTGCACATGTCTTCAGCAGTTTGAGCAAAATCATTCACCAAAAAAACAAGCATGTGTTGCTTGAACATAGCGCATTAAATGTGATGTTTGATGGTCTAATAAACTTAATCTGAAACCACGTTCAAGTTCTGTTGAATGCATTTGTTCCAGTCTCAACTGCTGAACGTCATTGAACTCTTCAGTTATTCTAATAATTTCTCTATTGTTTTCTTGAATCAATCTCACGGTCTCAATTTGACCTTCAGCCATTCTAAGTCGCATCGACAATTGATCAACTTGTTCAATGACATATAAACAAAAAAGACATAAAACCATCACTGCTGCTGCTACTAACGCAGTTCGCAACCCATCTTTACTGTTATTATAAAGCGATTTTAGGAAACTCATTATGCAAGTGTCTCAACTCTCTCATTAATGCTCAAAACTGCAACTTCACAAGTTCCTTCACCAAAAACCTTTTCCCAGGATTTTTTTAGATCACGGGCTCTCTTTTTCACTTCCTTGCTGTCAGGGTCATCTGAATATAATACAAAGACACGCTTGGGGTCAAATACATATTCTACAGCAGGCGAGTAATTGTCAACAGATTCTCCGTTAACAGTAATCATTGATTCTGTGGTCATGCTAGGCACTTGTGCTGAATTGTTTGAGTTCATTTCTTCTCTCCATTTTGTTTAAAATATAAGGTGTCCAACCTCTATATGTGTTACGTTTATTATTTGCCACTTGATTCATCTTTGAAAGATGTAAGTTATTTTCTCTGCAAAATTTCGATAAATTTGTAATTGAAACTATTTCTCCATCAGGAGAAACAATCTTATAAGATTTTTGATTTGATTTGATTGCTGCCAAGTTGGTAACTTTAGATGGTCTTTTGCCCCTATTTGCATTTTTTATTTTTTTTACATGTTCTTTTGATAGACTTCTTCCGGATAGTGCTTTAGATATATTGTTTTTATGTTGTTCTGATAGTAATCGACCTTTGAGTGAAGAAGAAATTTTTCTTTTAGTTTCCTCTGATACAACAGTTTTTCTTGAATTAAAACTTCCTTCACGTGAAATGGCTTTTTGTCGTAAATTATAGCATTTTTTTCCGGAATCAAAAAATTTATCTAAATATCGCTGTTCTATTTCCAATCTCTTGTTCAAATCATTCACTTCTTGAAGAACTTCGAAAATAAAAAATTCTGATCCACATTTAGAAAAATCAGATTGAAGAAATCGATTGCCATGCTTCCCCAAAAGAAGAGCATGTTTATGTTTATAGGCTCTTGTTTTAAAAGATTTACAAGAACCATAATAAACTCTATGGTTCTTACGGTTAAAAATTCTATAAACCCCACCTTTATTGGAACAACCGTTATATATTAACTTCATATAAAAATTGTGGGTACTGCTGGTTATTTTGTCTAACTATTCAATATTTATCCGCTTTAATTCAGCTCTGCGCTCCATGAGTAAAATTCCTAACCAATTCTTACCCTGACCTGTCTTATTGTCTACTCCCCAAAATTGATCATGCCACGTATTTCCCTCAATCAAAATGGCTGGTTCGGTAGCAATTAGCATTTCGGCAAAAATCGATCCTTCGGCAAACTTAAGTCTAAGTCCCTCTCTCATCACATGTATTTTTACAGATTCCCAATCCTTGCGCAAATCTAGAGATTTTCCAGCTCGCTTTGCAGCTCCTGGGGATTTAAGAGAGGCAATGCGCTTTCTTTCGCTGTGTGAGTTTGTCTTCATTGCTTGATAAAAGTGCTCATTTGTTGCATAGACAATTCCATCATGAATGAAGGGGCTTTCATAGAAATTTGAAAGAAAGCTAAAGTCATCAGTAAAACTGTCGATTTTCATCTGACATTTGCCCTTCGTGTCTTATTCCGACGCCTTTTTTGTTTTGAAACCCAGGTTGTAAAGTTTACAACTTTTGGATGTGTCATTAAAAGCTCTAGCGTATTGTATTCTTTGCCAAGATCCTTTTCGGTAATAAAGTCGTGAAGTGCTTCGTGGCAATCTTCACATATGTCTACACCACGATTCAACTCTTCCTTTGAGTACCTTTTCTGATACCATTTCTTAGAATGAAGAGTTCGTGGAATCAGGTGATGAAAAGTAAGACATGTCTCTTCACGAGAACACATCGGACAAGTTCCAATTTTATTGATTGTTACCATTGTTTTGATATAGAGATTCTATTCTATAAGAGGCAATTTTCATCCCAGAATGTTCAACCAACCTCATAAAGATATGCAATGCATGGTTTTCATTTTCAGCATCGATTACAGCTTCGTGTGATTCTTCAGCACCTTTTGTATGTTGATCCTGTTTTACTGCCCACCGATTTGAAATGTCAGTAAGTGGCCTAAAAATAATTTTATACTTCATCTTATCCCAAAGCGCCAAACGGCATTTTTAATAACTACATTCGAACCTGTCTTTAGCTATTTTAGCTCCAGAGGAGGGATTCGAACCCCCGACTAATCAGCTATCTTTGAAACCATCGGATTCGCATTGCAACAAGCTTTATCCGATTCCCACAACCGATCGCTCTACCATTGAGCTACTCTAGAACGACCAGAATCAGCAGACCTGTGGAGTCTCCAATGACCTGGCCTAGTCGCATTCCTCAGTCCACAATAAAGGTCTGCGAGTAGATTTTTACTTTAGAAAGAACAGACGCAAATGTTTGCTATAAACATGGATTAACAATAATATCTTCAAGTCTTTCAACCATAACCGCTGGGTCTGTAGAAATTAGATGAAAGGTAGCACAATCATCAAAATCTGTGTTGTTAACTGATGCCCCAAAGACTGTCAATGATTCTCCGTGCGTAAACGAATTACACATTTCCATTTCACGTACTTCTGACAAACCTCTTGTAGAACTTCTATATGTTTGCCCTCTTTCATCAGTAAACATTATCATAATGCGAATTGAACCTTCCCGCCAAGATAAACCTCTTCTGGTGGGTGAGAGCATATCAGCTATACCATCACCATTTGAATCAATACCGTGTTCAATTTCACCAGTTGCGCTTTCATAAACTGCATCCCAAGTTGGCTCCTGTGCACCACCATCAGCATCCAAACTAGATAGCCTACTATTAAAGCTAGTGAAATCAGAAAAATCAAGTTCTACAAATGCTCTTCTGTCTAATGCGCCTCGGCCAGAAATAAGAACCAATGCAAACCTAAATTCGGGATTTCCTGCATACAGTGCTGAAAAAGTTGTTGTTGCTTCACGAACAGCTGCAATTGTAGAAGACATTGAACCAGAAATATCGATCAAATAAAGAATGTCAAAACCATTTGGTTCTATTGTTATACACACCCCATCTTCATAAGCACCATCAATGCATCCATCACAATCATCGTCGACCCTATTACAGGCAAGCAAACCAACTTCTGGCACCGGCGGAATTTCACCATCGCATTCAGACCAAGTTCCTCCGGTTTCACAAACTTGACGTCCTTTTCGACAAGGTGAGATAATCGAATCTATATTAGGCCCAGAATAGCACCATTGTGATAAAGGCCCTGTGGAATCACTATTTTCATCTACCTCACCATCACAATCATTGTCAATGTCATCACAATCTTCTGGAACGCAATTTAAAAAAGTACAAGAGCCTTCAATGCATGCAAATCCTCTTGGACACATATCATCAAATTCACAAATATCTACACAATAGCCATTGCCTGTAATGGAATCAGTGATACATTCTTGCTCACCAGAACTTTCTTCATTGTTGCAGTCTTGAGTATTTTCGCATTCAGTAAAACGATCTGATCTGACGCAAGAACCCATACGGCAGTCTGCACCTTCACCACATGGTGGCCCGTTACCACATCTGCAAGAGCCATCTATGCATTGGTCAGAATCCATAATCGGACAAAAATTTCCACAACCCCCGCAATTTCTGAAATCAGTTCTTAGTCTAGCAAGATCATCACTTTCACACGGGGGTCCAGCATCCGTGTCTGTTATAGACATCAATCCAGAATCAGAGAGTGGCGGTATTAGTGGTATTCCTTCTTGGTTGGAACACGCAAACAAACCAATGCAAAACACACTTAAAACCGCTACTTTTTTCATGTAAGCTCCTGTTTATTACACCTTACCAGATAATCAATTCTAATTCAACAGAAAAAATTATTAAATAATCCTTACTCAAGATCCTCTGAGTTTCTCAGAGTTTGATTACGTTGTGTTAACACCTCACAACCTTCATCTGTAACAAGAATGGTATGCTCAAATTGAGCTGAAAGACTGCCATCTAAAGTTAAAACCGTCCATCCATCTGATGCAATGAAGCATCCATCATTGCCCATGTTTACAATGGGTTCAATTGTGAAAATCATGCCCGGCTTAAGAACTTCTCCGAGGCCAGGTGTCCCAAAATGAAAAATAGACGGTTTACTGTGAAATTCTCGACCCACTCCGTGCCCAACAAATTCTTTTACAACTTTAAAACCTTTAGAAGTAACATGCGTTTCAATCGCATGACCAATATGCCCAACAGTAATTCCAGGTTTTACAATCTCGATAGCCTTCTTGAGGCTTTCACGGGTCGTTTCAACAAGTAGCCTTGCCTCTTGAGAAGGCGTGCCAACATAAAACATAGCACTGCTATCACCATGAAATCCTCCATTTTTTGGAAAAAAAACGGAGACATCTACATTAATAATGTCACCATTTTCTAGTTTTTCTTTAGTGCTTGGTATTCCATGACAAGCAACTTCGTTACGACTGGTACATACGCTCTTAGGGAAGCCCTTATAATTCAAGGGAGATGGATAAGCGCCATTACTTGTAATAAACTCATGCACCAAAACATTTATATCTTCTGTAGTGATCCCTGGTTGGATGTGTTCGCCAACCAAAACGAGAGTTTCTGCTGTTAATCGGCAAGACTCTCTCATTAATACCATTTCTTCTTTGTTTAAAGGTAGCACATTACCCACCGTGTGTTATTAACAATTTTAGACCAACTTTTCAGTGTCAAGGAAACACCTATAAGGTTACTTTACTTTTAAGGTGTTGGTCAATATCACTCAAGTATCAACACTAGAGCAAATTATGTAAAGCCACCTAGGTGGCTTCATTGTTGCTTCACAAAGAACTCGGATTCGAACCGAGAATACCTTTACAGGCGGCGCAAGTTGCGAAGTGTATACCATTTCCACCATTCTTTGGAGAGGCAAACAAAGTCTAGGTCCAGACCAACTTACCTTTCTTTCCATTGTGAAAAAGAGTCAAGCCTCCTTGGTCTCTAAAGCACCCATAGGACTGTCCACGAGAAGTCATAACAGCTTCGAAATGGATAAGGTACAATCCATCTAGTACAAAAACCTCCCGCCCTTCTAGGGCGGCATCAAGCAATTGTTCAGCGAGACTTATGTCATACATTGCTTTTGTCGTTACCATATTCATTTTTTCGAGCTTTCATCATTGTTTCGGTTTTAATTTGGGCAATAACCGTATCCAACTCATCTGCAAGTTTGCGTAGCTTTTCTGGTGTTATTTCCACTCCACCCAGGTGGAACTTGGCTGCGTTGTGGTATGAATTCAATTCCAACTGCTGGGTGGTATTTAATCCCCTAAAAACACCATCGCCATTATCCCAAAAGTCAGTAACCAACGAAAAAGCTTCGCCGCCATTGTCTTTTTCATTAAAGGTAAATACATGACGAGCAAGATGTTTTTTATCAGAACTCATTTATTCATCCTTATCCTTGTAAATTCGATTTTTTATTGCAAATTGCGGGGTTAGCCAAAATCTTGAGTCTGGCTTTGTTGCTATTTTACTTTCATTTGGATGGTAAGCTCGGCCATGCAATGGTTGAAAGCAGGGTTTTTCACAATACACACAAGTTGTATTTCCGAAACTTTTTCCAATAGCCTTAGAACATAACTTTGTCACAAATTTTCCTTTGCATGGGTTTCAAAGTATTCAATTACATGCCCGGTAACAACATTTCCATTTTCAGGGTTGATAGCCAAAGAAACGAGGTCTTCCATGTATTGCTCCGGAATGTAAAATTGAAAAATCGTATATGATTTCTTATTTTCTAGTTGATATGACCGAATTTCTTCTAGAAGATCATTGATATTTTTTCTAGGAACAGCAAACCAAATTTTGGTTTGATCAAATTCAACTATCAATTGGTCAGATGGATCAATCGCATAAGGAAATTCAAAATCTTCACTAAATGTTGCAGACCAAAACTTTTGCATAATATTTCTCCCGAGTGGGTTGCCTGGGATTCAAACCCAGAACCAACATTTTAAGAGACTGTTGCACTACCATTGTAGTGACCACCCAAAAAGCAACGGTCCTATTATAGGACCGTTGGGTTAAAATAATAACTTTAAAAATAAACTAAGTGCGGATTCAATAATATAATAATAAACTTGGGATTTCTCGTCTTGCCGGCCATAACGCCCCGCACGGCGAATTTTCGGGTTAGCAACGATACTATCCTGCGTCTACAAAACAAAGTTTGCAGATATTTCTACGTTACCATATGTGTTCGGGTTTATAAACTCGGTTTGGTTTTGGTTTGACCCTGGGATTCGAACCCTCAGTCTCCCGATGTTATGTCGGGCGTTCTACCGTTGAACTAAACGGGTCAAAACTTGAGCTAAGTTTGGAGCGGGTAGGGGGAATCGAACCCCTCGTCATCTGGTTGGAAGCCAGAAGCTCTACCATTGAGCTATACCCGCATTAAATCAGTATCGTTAAATACTTTGCGTTGTCTTTGTCTATTTGACTTTTGTGAAAAAGTATTAGCTTTTCTTCATACAGAAAAGAATATGACTCAATAACTTTTTTAAGTGATTTTGACACTACTGTCTCATAGTAATGAATTCCAACATACACTAACAATGACTCATCTGGAATGGAAATCATCCCGAATCATAACCTTCACTGCTGACTTCATCATTATTATTTCTGGGGATTTGAACGGAAGTATCACGAGCCAGAAATGGCGACAAACTGTCATTAGATTTTCTAGAGGTTTTTCGTTCTAGATGATATACCTTGCCGGGAATTAGTTTTACCACGTATTCCATCCGCAAGTTCCCATCTCTTTTTCAAAATCATCCCAGCGATTTTGTTTTAACAAGTCTCTTTCTTTTGCACGCCGACGGCGACGGTCAAACTTTTTCCAAGATTTACTTTCTTTTGAATACTGAGATTTACGAAATTTTTTTACGTAACGTTTTTCTACTGCAACCTTGGTATTACTAAACATTTCCATTTTCCACCGTTCAAAAATGGAAGGTTTGATAATAGTAAAACCCCAATAAGGATTGAAAACCACAGGACGTCGATAAACTATATCAATATGCGTGCGAGTATCAAAGTAATATTGTCTTCCTTCAGAATCGAATGCGGCCCAACCAATACCATCACGAACTTTTAAACCTTTTGGAACAGCGTGACGATTTCTCCATGTTTTAGACATATATTCTCCTCAAAACCTAACGGTTATAAGAAGAGATAAAAATTGTGTTTGCTTCATTTTCTGTTTTATAGAAACAAATATTGCTAAGCTGAAACCTAGAAATGTAAACAATCTTTTCTTTATGGGAAAATCTTAAATAAATTCCATTGCCTGCTCTATTCGTATATCCCGCAGCATCGCCGCAATACAATACAATGTCCTTGTTTGGGATGCTCACGATATTACTTTTGAGTTGATCAACTGCTTCTTGTAAAGAACCTTTATGCACATTCCATAGAGGTGCAAATGAATCGCTATTCCAAGCTAAGACACAATCATTCAGTAAGGATTCTACCCTGTAAAGGGTACCCAATGTAAGTTTATTTTGATAACTTTTACTATTTACTGTAAACTTGTTCAACAATCTATCATGCTCCAAACCATCATTGTCTTATAAGATTAGAGTGGTAGCACCAAGGCATTAAATCAAGCCCTGAAAGCTCAATGAGCGAGTTAAAACTCATTGACCTCGGTTTGAAACAAGTTTACCAAATATAGCATTTTTTGAAATCCAACCATTAATGAACCCACGATTATTGGATATTTGAAACCTTTCGCCTTGGATTGCACTTATAAGATGCAGATACTGCTTTCCTTTAACTTTGCAAAGAACGATATCGCCCTTGTCGAATTCAGTTTTTTCTGAAATAGGTTCAACGACTACAAGGTCACCAGACTCAATCAACGGCTTCATCGAGCTGCCCCTAGGTCGGAATTCTACTGTTTCACCGCTTTTGAGCTTCTTTATGTATTCTGTGGCCCACATTGTTCTTCAACCTTATTAACAAACTCTTCCCATTCTTCATCGGTAAATTTATCACCAATTGACTCAAGTGTTTTTCTAAGCCGTGCTTTGACTTCTTTCTCCCAAAGCTCTTCAAATGGTTCACGTTCGCCTAACAAAAAATCATCAACCTCATAAAGTTTAACCTTGTATACAGATGAAGCATTGTCATAATATTCTTGTGCTTCTTCTAGAGAAGAAAAGGTACGCTGTCGATAACATTCTTCATAACTTGTTCCATCATCCCCATAATGGCTTAGCCATTTTTCTACTCGATAATATGTTCTATTTTTGCTCATATTGTTTTCTCGGGTCGGCTTCTGTAAATGACCCTCGCCATGTTCTTGGCCACTCTAATTTTAGAGTTACCATGTAAGTCTCAACAAGTACCTTATAATACCAAGTCTTGTTTTGTTTATCTATCCAATGTTGAACCAAGAAAACAGGCTTGCCGAAAGCAATATGATCTAGAAAATTTCTGGACGCCTTTAACCCAGGTGGTTCGATCTTGTTAGTTGACACTACAGGAGCTTGACCACAAGTTTTATCTTGGTGCCTGTAAACATACAACTTACCAACGACTGCGGTTTCATCTCTTTCAAATTCGGAATCGTTTCCAAGAATCTTTTCTTCAATGTATTTCCTTACGTTCCCTGGAAGGATAATTTGTCTAGAATCAGGAATATCATGCCAATCAAATGGAGCTTTATCCCAACCTAAAATCCTATATTTTGGCACAGAGTATTTTTGTCGTTCTGGAGACCAGATCAATACCTCCGAACCGTATAATCCACCAACCAACCAATGCCAAGTCTGGTCATTGAAAGTCAGCTTTCTGGCTTTAGATGGAATTCGTGCTTTATTCACCTGTTTCCCCAACTTCTAATGGTTCAAGAACACCAACCGCCAATTTGACTTCACCAATTCTCTCAACAATGGCCACTTCATAATAACAAGACCTACCCCCTGGGTAATTCGGGTCAACCATTTCATCTATGCTGTGACCAAGAAAAATGCAAAAATCTTCAGGGTAAAGGTGGGCAAACTTTCTTGTTTTACAAGAAACGGCTGTGTATTTCAGTCTGTTGCCAATGTTGCATGACTGACCAATCACAACCATACTTCCAGCTTGATCATAAAACTTGTATTCCATTTATACCTCTGACAGAGGGTACTTCCAAGAAGTATTTTCTCAAAAGTTTTCCCGTTTTACATTTTGCGTGGTTTCGAAATTAGAAATGGACAGGAAACGGAATAGCATCGTGCACTTTTTCAAGCTTTGCCGCAAACATTACAAGTCGTTCAATGCCAAGTCCAAATCCAGCATGGGGCACAGTACCCCATCGACGAGTCTGTAAATACCAGTTCATCGATTCCATATCCATACCAGTTTCAATCATGGCACTCTTTAGCTTGTCATAGTCTTCTTCACGGACCGAGCCTCCAACAAGTTCGCCAACATCAGGAAAAATCAAATCAAAACACTCGGCATACAAACCTTCGGTCTTCATATAGAAAGGCTTCATTTGCTTGGGCCAATGTGTGATGAACACCGGACCATTATATAGATCAACAAGCTTACGCTCGCCCTCGGCGCTCAAATCTTCACCCCAAGATTTACCAAGACGATCAATAGCTTGATCATAAGTAATTCGGGGCCAAGACTTGGTCTTGGTGAACAACACCTTTTCCAGATGTTTTTGGTCAGTACGAAGCTTATCAAGTTCGGGTTGCCCAAGCGTCAAAACTGACGCTAGCGACGCTCGTATCAATTCTTCTGCCAGGTCCATCGTTTCTTCTAGATCATAAAAAGCCATTTCCGGCTCAACCATCCAAAACTCAGAAAGATGTCGACGACCAGTGGACTTTTCTGCACGGAAACAAGGCCCGAAAGTATAAATCTTACCACATGACATCATGCCAACTTCACCATGCAACTGAGCTGATACCGTTAGATGACTATCCATCCAATCGGATGAAACCTTGAAAGTTTCTCCGGCACCTTCACAATCAGCTGCGGTAATCAGTGGAGCATAATACTGGATAAAATCTCTTTTTGTTAGAATTTCATGAATTCGCATTGATAACAGGTGACGAATTCGCCAAACAGCTTGTGTTGCTGCGGTGCGTCCACGCATTCCTGGAATGGACCTCAAAAACTCTGTGGAATGTTCCTTTGGCTGAATAGGAAAATCGTCATCGGAAGCTCCAACAACTGCAAAGGAAGAAACAAGGAATTCATACGAACCCCTCGGAGTCTTGGAATCCATTCCCACGGCCTCAAAAGAGGCTCCAATCTTGAGTTCACCAAGAACTCGTGCATCTTCATCGTCGCCCTTGTGCTTTAGGGTAAGTTGATATTCCTCCTTGCCATCGGTTGCAGCAAGGAAAGTAATTTTTTTACTACGACGAATCGAGCGAATCCATCCATGACGAATTCGCTCCCCAACGCCAACATCTTTCGGCAAAAATTGCGATACCATGTCTAAAGCTTTTCAGTTAAGAGGGACACCCAAAAAAGTGGTCCAAAAATGGCTCCGAGAATAATTCCCAAAACAATCCCTATGACAATTCCTAGCGGAATTGTTAACACAACAAGTGTTAATAACATTTTTTCTTTAAAATTTTTCATTATTGACAAGTTTGTTCAAATGAGGCAAATCAAGGGTATTTAAAAAGCGTGTGAGAAATCCAGGCAACCCAGGCAACAAACCCCTTTGTGACTCCAGTAAAGGCACCAACGATAGCACCTATGATCATGCCAATAGGACTTGTAAGAATCGCAAGGCACATTGCCATCAAATATAATACAAGATATAATTTTTCCATCACTTGCCCAAAATATTTAGAAAGTCATCAGACTGAGAAATTTTAATACGGTCCCCGGTAGTTACCGGGAAAGTCAGTGTAGTACCATCACATGATACCACGGCTTTTCTAGTTTTACAAGTGATTTCTACAGACTCATCTTTCTTAAAGAAACCACTTGTCCAGCGTAAAGTCATACCTCGTTCCAAATTTTTCACTGGCTCTCTTACAACAAATTGACCTCTGTCATCTTCTAAATACAAAGGAAGACCGTCAGCACTTAAATTTGCTCCAGTGGAGCCACAAGCTGTAGAAATCCAAATTCCACTAGAACGATGCTCTTCTTTTACAATCTCCTCTTTATTTTTAGTAATTCTAAAAACATACTTCGTAAGAGCAGCAGGGTGTGACGCTGCAAACAGTACATCATTCAAAATACGATCTTGAATCAGCTCACCATTTATTTCAAGTTTGAATCGCTTTACTCGTTTGCTTGGCAATGAGGAAGAAGCAAGGGGGCCGAAACCTTTCCAAAGTCTAAATTTAGTTTTAAAATTATTGGCATCTGCGCAAGTAAAAAATCCAACAGAACTGCCGGGTGCGGAGTTTACTCCCATTATTGGGACTTTTGTGCCAACAAATTTTGATGCCCATAAAAATGTGCCATCACCACCAACCGTAATGACAATATCATAGTTGTCAATCTTTACAGCATTAGCACGATACCGCACATCAACTTTATCAAGAGTGAAACTTGACAAATTCTCTTTAACAATTTCTAAAGTTCTCTGGTGTGCTTCATGCGTCACCAATATCGAAGCGACACTTTCATCTCCAGCTTCGATAAGGTCGAGAAGCTTCTCGTTCTTTCGCTCTTTTGCCAACTGGTAGGCACTTTTTTTATAAATAACGAGAACCTTCTTAGACATTTTTATTTACTTAATAGATTGAACTTTTAAATCATTTTTAGCTTAATTTGATGTCAGCAGCTCATAAAATCATAGGATTATTTTAATCCATTTCAGATTTCCATGGCGCTCCAATAATAGCGGAAGCTAAGCATTACCCAGAAATTAAAATCTCTTAATGGTGTTCTTTCTAAACGAATTTCAGCCTCAGGACCCCACCGACCACCATCTGCTTCATCGTGAACATTTAAAAACAATCGCTCTTGGATAAGAAAACCAGTGGTCTGCCAATTTACTAAACCACCGCCGCCAGACTCAGCTTCTGGATCACGTGGCGGAACCTCGCACATAAGGTCGCCACCGGCAAGAACTTCGTCGAAGTTGTCACAAACAATTTCTGTTCCTGACAAATCAATTTCTCCGGTGCCCACTTCCAAATTTTGGTATACAGAGACCTGTAAAAAATTTTCAAACCGCCAAAACTTGGCTCGAATTCTTGCACCTACTTGAATACCCCATTCTTGAAGATTGACATTGTTCAATGATTCATCAAAGTAATCTACTCCTAAATTTACATCAACTCTAACAATGTCTTCGTGTGAACGAGTATACGAAAAGCCAGCCAACAGTCTCAGTTCATCACCATCAAGATATCGACGGTAGGTAATATCAGAAACTCCAATAGCTAAAAGATGTCCATAACCTGAAACCTCTGTAAATAACCAATCATTAGGAGAGTTACCTAAAGCACCTATGTTGACATTTAATCCCACATATGCCCAATCTGATTGGAAATCAAATCCACCACCACCAACGACACCCGCTGAATCATGCCTCGACATTAGACCGAGGCCGCCGTTTAATGTCAATACGGGAAAGTGGGGTTCATTATTTTCTGACTCTTCCGTTGAATTTTGTTCGTTGGTACCGTTAGTGGCTTGAGCCAATGCAAAATTTGGCACTATGACCAAGAATGTGATTAATGAAATGTATTTCATTCTTTCTCCAGGTTCAGCTGTTTCATAACAAAAGCAATTTGCTTATCAAGTATTCTTGCAGAATTGCCAACATCTACCAAATTTAATTTGGCAGCTATATAACGATCCTCAGAGGTTTTTCTTTCTAACTCACATGTAGCTAGAAATGCAGACTCTAAATAAGCATCACAGGTTTCGGCATGTTCTGCGGCTTTTTGGAGTAAAACTGTTAGTTCTGCTTCTCTGTCCCCTGCGACTAGTTTTATATCTTTAAAGTTTTGTTCAGCTACATAATCTTGAACGACCATCATTAATGATTGTTCAATCATTTCTATGAGGCTGGACTCGTCCAATAGATTTTGATGATTTTTCAGGCGTTCCCAAAGGTCTTCTGCTTCAGACTTGAAGTTCTTCATTATCCAATTCCAGTGCTTTTAACACCTTACGGTATCTGGATATGATTTTAACCTGGTTCATCACTGCATCAGCAATGGCTGAAAGCTCTTCTTCGGAAAGACCTGGCTTTAGCTTGGGTGTGATATCAATATAAAATTTCTTATTTGAGATAAGAGGGTCGTCATACTCAAAAACTATCGAATTGCTATTTTTAGTTGATTTTGCCACTACTTTTAAGTATTTCTAATACCGTTTCGTATCGAATGTAGATTATGAAACTAGACGCTAGCTATCGTCCCCATATTTTACAATAAAATTACTAATTCTTTGGTCTTTAGTTTTGAACATTAACCGCCCAAAATGCAAATCAAGCTATATGTCTGATATGAAATGCCATCTCTTGGATAGGTGTCCATGCGCCATGTATTTCGATACGCAGCTGCCCACTCTCCTCTTTTCAGATTCGTAGCAACTTTACGATAAGCTCTTGCATCATCAGAATTAGTTTCTTTGCTTGCAAGATTTTCCAATTCGAAAATTGCTTCTTCGATTCGTCTTTGGAGTTTTTCTGGCATTTTTATTTAATAGGACGCCCAGGAATCGAACCTGGTGACGACACAGTTTATAAGACTGCCGGCTTGAACCATCGGCCTCACGTCCTGAACTATTACCAAGTATAGCAGCTCACCTTGGATTGTTGAACAGAAAAAGATTTATCCTCTTCCTAAGTTCATTAGCTTTTTTACTATCTTCATCTTCTGAAGAAATCAGATACTGTAATATATTTCTAAGCTCTTCTCTAAAGAATTGTACACGATCAGCTGACGCATCTCTTTCGTCTATAATTGTTTTAACTGACGCTTCAATAGAAAGTCCCGCAGCATTAGGTGCTCTTCTGCTAAGAATTGCCGAAGTCATTTCAAACTTTTTACGCCAAGCAGCATTTTCATTTAATAAACGAATCAAAGCTTCATTGAGTTCTTCAACATCTTTTTCTTTTGGCATCTAAGATAAGTATGTGAAATATCACTTCGAAAGCATGATAACAATTAAAAACGATGACAATACCACAATGTCAATAGGAAATTGGCGTCGCTGGTTTTTTTCCAGATATAGAAGGAAGCTACAACCTAAGCCTATTAACATTATGGTATTGTCATCGTGAAAAATGCACAGAGGAAATCAGCAGCGCTGGTTAAAGATTACAATTTAGAAGGAAGCTCTAACTTAAGCCTCTGGCATAAGTATCAGTTAATCTCCTATGCTAGGAATTCATTCAAAACTGATTCAATCTCAGTTGCATTGAAGTCGCAGTCCGTAACACCGATCGTAAGATCGGCTTCATCACGGTCCTGAACCAGGATAGCACCTCGGCCATGAACATTGAACAAGGCAAGGTCAAGCATGTTCGGCTTCGTCTCAGCCATCCTGGAGATTTCTCTCGTAATAGCAGAAACCGATTCAAGCGAATTTTCAACTCGGTTGTAAAGAATACGATTCCCCACATAGAGGTCTACAAAGACAATTTCATTAGTGTGCAAGTCTACAATCATTGGAAGACTGTATGCGGCACGACCATTCAAGTTGAAAGCATTTTCAACCGTCTTGATATCAAAAGACTTGTACTTTTTATCAACCTTTTTACGGCACATCCAACCAGCATAGCACTCGTCCATATCAGCAAAGGAATCACCAGCGAAACGATAAATTTGTGGTGCAACATAACGAACGCCCCTCTTCTTTAAGACATCAATCTTGACGTCAATGAATTCAGATGCACCATACGGAGCAGAGGTGATATCACCGGAGTGAACAATGCCAGAATCCGAAAGACGGGTGTAGCTAACATGACCCCTAAAATTCATATTCTCGTCAAACTGAACCAAGGAAAGGTCAAGGTCTGTACAGGTATTCTTTTGCTTCCACCAAATGAAAAGACGAAGAACTTTTGAATCGTCGAACTTAAGACGAGTTCCTCGACCAACAGTCAAGAAAGAATCAGAAGCCTTGCGCTGTTGAAGCGGCACAACAAAGCTCTTCAAAATCGGGTCAACCCAAACCTTCTTATCGGCCCAGCTTTCCTTTTCCTGTGCAATCTTCTTTTTAATTGCATCAGCCATGATAGCACCAGCAGCTACACCAGTGCGGTCAAGCTTTGGAAGCTCGTTCTTGAAGATCTTAATTTTGCCCTTTTTATTGATAACAGTACGATAATCGCAGTCATCAACTGTCCAGAAATAACGCTCCAAAACAAGAAGGGTTTTGAGTGGGACACGCTCTGCAACCTGCTCAAAAGCAGTTAAAACTTCGCCCTCACCACCATGAGCCGAAGCTCGACGAAGAACTGCGTGAAGTCGTCGAGCGAACTCACCCGGACGCTGCTTGAGCATCTCAAGATCATAAGAACCCGCAGACATAAGCATTTCGATTGTGTTGTTCCACGTGGCAAGCTTTTTCTCGCTGATTAGAGCGAAACCAGCAACCGCTGTCTTGTATTTGCCAATGTATTCACCAAAGTGAAGACCACGACCAATTGCGATCCAGAGACCACGATAAGTCTGCATATCCGTTGCCAAGCCTGGGAATTTATCCAAGGTTGCCATGATCAAACGTCGTTGCCTACGAGAAAATTTTGGAAACTTAATCTTTTCAGAAAGCGAAATGTCGCTATCTGTAAGTGCAGCAAAAAGACGCAAAAGGTCTGTCGGGGCAGACGCAAGATTTAGCGCAGCCTCATAGTCCCCCTTGCTCCAGAAATACTTCTGGACGTACGCCTTCGTTTCCTTGAAGGAAATTTGGTCACCGGGAATGTAATCTGCGCCATAAAGGTCAAGCAGAGTTTCAATATCTTCCCTGATGGTTTCTTTGATGGAAGACTTTGCTGTCAAAATATCGTTTAGATACTTCTGCCCAATTTCCCAAGCCTCATGTTCCGTAACAAAACGAAGCTTTGAAAGTGACTTGGCCGTGTCTTCTTCACGGGCCTTTTGGTTATCAATTCCCTTGAGAAAGAGACCAAGATCTTGAAATTGAGTAATTGGGTCAACACCGAACTCATTGAGATCAAAAAGCCATTCAGGTATAATTACGCCCGAATCAAGCGTTTGACCGTTGGTAAACAATCCCAATACATTTCCCATAAGGCCATAAAACCTCTTTGAGAAATGCTCAAGTTCCGAAGGAACCTTGTTGGGAAAACCGGAAAAGAGCGGTACGTAATCTACATGACCAGCTTTTAACTTCTTAAGTGAGTTGATAATCTTTGAATGGTTATCAAGAACAGTGTCAGCATACTTGTGCGTATCAATTGGTTCATAACCAAGAGAAGCCAGGCCGGAAAGGAAAATAAGCTTTTTTGCTGGAGTGGCACTCGTGCCATCCGGCACAACTAAAATACGCTTTTGACGGAGTAGTACGTCTGCCAATTTTTTGGAATATGTCATTGTTTCCCTAATAATATTAGTGTGATCGGGGAGAATTGAACTCCCATTTCCCGAGTCACAGTCGGGCGCCTTAAACCATTGAGACCACGACCACCACAAAATTTGAAGACGAGGTAGGGAATCGAACCCTAATAACATGCGGTTTTGCAGACCGCCGGCAGCAAACCCAGCTACAACCTCGTCATTAGACTTATATTTTTAGCAGGCAATCACTAAAGTGTAAACCCTATTGGCCACTTTTTCCATAATTAGGCAACACTCTAGCACTTGGATCGGTAACCTTGCAATTTTCCCATTCTTGGTTGGGCAACCAAAGTGCAGGTATAAGCTTGTCACGACCAGGATAATGTTTGTCAAAGATTTGACGGTAAAACAAACCTTCTTTGCTTAGTGGAGGTACATGTTTATATTCAGCACTCCATGCTTCAAACTCTTTATCAGAAATCATCATTTCTGCATATGCCTTAATTCCATCAGCAACTGAATGTCCAACTGCGTCAGAAAATGCTGCTTTATCTCTAAATAAAACATCTTTAGGCAGAAGTTTGAATTCTTCAAAAGAAGAACGTAGAAGGTGCTTTCCAATGCCTGTTGTGTTCATCTTAACCTGTGGATCAATTGACATAACGAAATCAACAAATTCAAGATCGCCAAATGGCACACGAGCCTCTAGAGCGTGTGAAGAAATACAACGGTCAGCTCTCAACACGTCATAAAGATAAAGCTCTCTGATGCGCTTCTGAGCCTCTTCCTGAAAAGCCGCAGGAGTCGGTGCAAAGTCTGTGTACTTGTAACCAAAAAGCTCATCAGAAACTTCACCAGTCATAAGAACTTTAATATCAGTATTCTCACGAATCCATTTACAAACCAAGTACATTCCGATAGATGCTCTTATTGTTGTTACATCCCAAGTTTCAAGCTGATAAATCAACTCGTCAAGGGTGTTCATAACTTCCTGTTGAGTGAAAGTTACGGTTGTGTGTTCCGCACCAATATATTCGGCCACCTTTTCAGCCCATGGGTTATCAATAGCATCAAGCTCTGATCCTACCGAAAAAGTTCTAATTGGAGTTTTCAAAAGTTTTGAAGCGATGGCACAAACCAAACTAGAATCTAAACCACCGCTAAGCAGGAAACCAATCGGTGCATCTGAATGCAAACGCTTTTCTACAGCTTTTGTAAGTTTGGTTGCAATTCCATCCTTCACTTCTTCAATAGGCCGATGAAACGTATGCTGGTCTACCATCGACCGAAAGGGCTTCAATTGTCCATTAATGAGGATATGTCCTGGCGGAAACGGCATTACCGTTTCGAATAGATCAGTCAATGCTTTTGCTTCGGATGCTAGTGCATATTCTCCATCTGGATTGACTCCGTAAAATAGAGGTCGAATACCAATTGGATCTCGTGCCGCTTGCAGATCATCAGAACTTGCATTATAATAAACCAGTGCGAATTCAGCATCTAAGTTTTGGGCCGCACGAAGCATACCGACGTTAGCTATTAACGGCAACAGTGCTTCACAATCAGAAGTAGATCGATAATCATAGCCAGAATACATCTCTCTTAGATGCTTTTCATTGTAAATCTCACCGTTGCAAACTACGAATGCTTCGTTAGTGTAATCAACAAATGGCTGGTTTCCACGAAACGTCAAATCCATGATTGATAAACGATGAAATGCAATGAAAACATCATTAACTCTTTGATACGTGGTCAAGTCAGGTCCACGATGCTTTAACCTTGAAGCAGCTTCTACAAGTTTATGTTCAGGGATTTTTATGCCCTTATACGCAAAGATTCCGCACATATGTGTCTTCCTACTTTCTCTATGGAAGATATCATCTTATGAAAAAGCTGTTTACCAGCTTTGGAAATTAACAAAGGAAGGTGGACTTGCACCACATACGGATATATCCTCACTCCTGAATACTGGAGCTGCTTTCACCATACCCATACCGCACCTCTCCACGAGGTGGTCAGCACGCTTGTCTGATTCATCCAGTGTTGGCGGAAGGCAGAGGAGTTGAACCCCATGGCCGAAACCACTCCACGCTTAGCAGGCGGGACCTGTCACCGTTCAGGATTACCTTCCATGTTGTTTGTTTTCAATAACAATACACTCTTTTAAAGAGCTTATTCTTACGTTAGCGGAGAGCACTGGAGTCGAACCAGATGCGAGTTTCTCACCCGCACGCACCGCTTTCCAGGCGGCCCCCATCACCGTCAGGGCTTACTCTCCAAAATTATTCAAATGAATTTCACAGAAATTACTAAGCATCATTGCCGTATCCTTGTAAGTATGGGACTACAAAGAAAGAATAGATAGTTCACACCCTGCATTAGCACAATAACGCTTGTAAGTTTAAGCAAATCGTGGTCCACTATTTCAATCAAAAACACAGATTGTTCTTCAAATGATTTTACATTGAGCACGCATCTAAGATACAGTTACAACTCAAACGTTCTCTGCTTGAGCATCTTTTTCTTGCTTAGTCGAGAAGGTAGGGATCGAACCTACTATCATCCGTTGGATACGGAAGTCAAGAACATACATGTTCACACAATTATGAGTCATGTAGCACTTGTGGCATCCTTCACTGGGACCGCTTTTCCAGTAAGCTATCTTCTCGTTGGTGGAAGGTTGAGGTGTCGATCCCCACAGCCGAAGCTGCGCACTGTTTTCAAGACAGGCCCCGGAGCCGTCCGGGTTAACCTTCCAAAATTATCATTGACATGTATCATATCAGTCGTTTATATTCTTACAAACTCTATTACTCGCCTTCTGTAGGTTTGCTTACTTCAAGATTTACTTCTGCTAAAACTTGTTCAAGGCCCACTTGGTCAGTCTCTTCTTCACCTTTTTTAGTAAGGTTATCACACATAGTTTTGTGATGACATTTCAAACCCTTGTTGGCTGATACATGAATGATAAGTTGTTTTTGTTGTCAACAAAAACAACCAAGTAGTTACGCAGACCGTGTCTAGAATTATTTACCCATCCATCTTTCTGTTAGCACCCTCAACCAGCATGCCAAAACTTTCTCGTTCGTTGTTGAATGCTCACAAATCAACGACGTTGCTAAAAGCCCCAAACTAATAAATTAAAAGACGAACAGCTTTCTGCTTCTAAAATAGAAACACATCACCTGCTCCACCGAATTGGCGGATAAAGCCTAACGCATAATTCCAACCAGCTTCGTTGGCCTGAAAGAGTGACACAGAATATCGATTATCTGTGACTTCATCCTCCCAAACCCATCGTATTTCTTTTTTTATTTCAAAAATCTTGCGAAGTTGAACATAGTCAACGTGGTTTCTATAAACCAATATAATGTTTTTAGTTCTAATAGCAAGAAGTGAACCAAAGATAGCAAATTGCTTTATTTCTTTGTCTTCTGTTAAAAACTTGATTGCATCAAGTGATGTTTGAGAATGGCCTTGGTTCTCCAGAGATTTTAACTTCACAAGTATGTCCTCGGAAGATTTTGGGGAGTTGCTCGCCAACTTCTTTATTTTTGACATAGAAAAAAATCCTATCAGTTCCAATTCCAACAGCTCTAACTCCAGTTGATTCGCCATTCTCTTGTTCTACAAACTGTTCAGAAGCAAGTTTGGCAGCCTCACGTAAAGGAAGTTCCTCATTGCTGGGATGGGAGTATGGATCAATGTATTTTGTTTGTTTGGTCATCTCTTTCTTACTCAATCATAACGCTTTATGTGCATCAGTTTACCACATGCCTGGCTATTCTTCAAGCCTTTTTTCAAAGGCCATACAAGCTTCTCCGTAATCCTTGAGAAGTTTGTCAAAATCTTCAAAACTAATATATGCACGACCATTTTTGCCCCAGCTGTTTCCAGACCAAACAGCTTTACCATTTCGTCTCACAAAAACAATCTGATTTGGAACACTGACACAGTAAACCTTTCCCTTGTATTGTTCTTTCTGTGGCACCCAACCACAACCAGGACTTGGTGTCCTTTGTATTTCTTTAATACCAACTCTATATTCAACAAAACGAGTTGTTCCTGATTTGTTTTTTCGACCTACTCTATCAACAAAAGAAACATCGCCACAACGTCCTGTTTTTAAGCACAACTCTTGAAAATCGTCAGCCAATTTTTTTGAGGAAGTGTAATATGTTCTTTTAATGCTTCCGTTTTTTCCTTCTTTAATAGAGCCATCGCCCAACATCAGTGCCTGATACAATACCTCTAATTTTGCGGCCGAAAGCGCTTTAATGTTTGCTAGAATGTACTTTTCATGTGATTTTCCGAAATCAATCAAATACTCGTACAATTCTTTGGAGGCGCAGGTCCATGTGCCACTTTTTTCATTTCTACAAAAATTGAAAGGAAGCCTGCGCAAACATTGTTCAATTTTTTCAATATTTGCCCTACTTTTAGTTTGCGATATTGAGGTAATAAATTGCTGTTCGACAACTGCCTTGTTATACGTGGTCGTTTCGACGAATTCCTTTTCGTCTTGACCGAGTAAATACCTACCAGTTGTTACGCTTCGTCCAGGTTTGGTTATGAATCGTTCATGTTTTACACGTTTTATTCGAGGTTTGCGTATAAAGGTATTTTTACTGCAATGCCCTTCAGAAAGAAAATACCCGAGAAATTCTAACCAGTCCTCTGTCGGTACAACCTTCTTTCCCACTCTAAAGGTGGGAATGTCCTCGCCCTGCCAAAGTGCGTCTTTTTTCATGTGAAAAAACTTAATTGGTATTTTTCTGGCTTCCTCTAATTGCCAAACTTCTGAGCTTCTTGGCTTGTAATAAATCCTATGATTTGGTGTAATAGCCAAATCAACGTCACGTGATTTGTAGTTTCACATTTCTCCGACGTAAGGATAGCAGTGATGCTCACTAGGAATTTGGAATTCAAGTTGCTCAGTTTGACTGTTTAGAGTAGCAACTTTGTCGGACACACATAAATTTCTAAAAAGCTTCCATCCACTTTCTGTAAGTATTTCCGTTTGATCATCGAAACAACGTCCCCAAGAATTCTTAATCCTGAAGCGCTGCTTTTTTACATTAACACCAGTGATAACATATGCATGGCCACCAGCTTTATGACCCGTCGCTTTAATAAGTCCATTTTTATCGGGATAAAACATATCTGAATACCACCAAGTGCCTACAACCATTGGACCAAGGTGCAACACCGTTTGGACAACTTCATCTAAGGTAGATGCCCATCTAAACTCTGAAACAACACCTAATTGTCGAAGAATTTTGGCACCTGCTCTAACGCTCGTACCATCATAATCCTCACCTACCCATTCGTCAATTTTTTGAGCTTCGTTGTAAATGCTCGCCGGGTTGAAAAGAGGCTGATGTTTTTCATGACGAGATTCATTAAGGTAGGAAGGATCAAAGTCACGATTCTTGTAGAAATGCGTAATTGGACCATCTTCCAACCAATGCACCCAAGAAAATGCAACGCAATGTGGCAAATAACCTTGGTCACCCCACCAAGCAGAATCCCACCAGTAACGATATTCTCTCTCAGGGGCAGAACCTTTGGGAGGAAGTGCTTTGGAAATTGGATAATTTTTGTCCCGACTATCGGGAATGTGAACACGACCTAATGCATATTTCATAATGATCTCAAAAATATTTAGGTCGCCGAATGGATTAGAACTTTCTTGTGAACTCATCCACCTTGTTATTAAGCCAAGCTTGCCTTGTATTAGTTTTTTGGTGGCCTTTCACATGTCTTATCTTTATCAAACAATCCTGAGAGTCCAGCAACTCATAAAGAATTGCACGAATTTTCAACCAATCATTTCTTTTGAGACCTTCGACACCATTGGGGCGATATTTCAAATAATGCATTGCAACTTGAGAATCAGTGCAGACAAGAACACCCTTTATCTCTTCATTGCGCCAAGTTTCAAATATTTCTACAACACCAATGAGTATCGCTGCAATCTCAGCAGAGTTACTACATTTGACCCATTTAGGCAATTTTCCATGCTTGGTTATCCGGCCTCTATCACTTTTGGCCCAAAATCCCCATCCGCCTTCCTTTGTTTCAGGAAACCAGCTCGCATCCGTATAAATGGTGACCCACATGTTATCTTTCGTTAAATAAGTAGAGGACTGCTGCCCAGCCACTATCCAACAATTGAGGAGGTTCATCCCGATCCGTCAATTTATCACCATGTTTGACAATTAAATCCAAAAAAAGTTTTGCATGAAGCATTGCTTCTATTTGTGGGCGAGTGTGCTTGAGCCAATCTGAATTATGTGAGAGATCAAAATCATGTCCAGTACCAGCTTTAACGATCTCACGAAACCAATGATTAAGTTCCCACTCATCACCAGCAATCTTTTCGAAGAAATTGACCAAACGTTGTGTTAGCTCTTGTGAGCGATATGTTTTAAAACTGCAATGGTAGAAACGATAAAACATATCGGCAACACCCCAATCGTCATCAAGATCAGCCTGAAGTTTTTTCGCCTCATCTAGATGTTCTTTGATTTGCTGGAAGAATCGACGGTGTTTTTCTTCACGTGCTTGTTGTTCCTGGCGAATCTTTTCTCTGCGCTCATTGAGCTTTAACTCTTTGTCTTCGGTCATCTTAAACTCTGCACAAATCTTTAACTTGTTGTATCACTTCATCCATAGAAACTGCAACCGTTCTACGTGGAAATTGTTTGTTAAATTTATATGCCAAATATCGGCACTTTTCAGCACCAGGGGGGTAACCTAAAATTATTTTTCTTTTTTTATCTAACCACCAACCGAATTCAACATTCGTTGTAAATCCAGGCATGCCACCTTCAATGTCCCTAGGAATCCAAAATATTAAAATATCAGAATACCTAATGGCTTCTTCTTCCCAATCTACTTGATCTAAGTAATTTTTGTTCCAAATGCCATTTCGTGGTTCTGGAATAAGAACTTCAGTGACCATCGAACTCCTCAAGTCCTTGAGCTTTAAAAGCATTTCAGGTCGCCAAGATGGTAATGGAGTATCGGCCCTTGGGGTGGGACCGGCTAAAAATACAGATTGTCCAATCTTGAGACCCTTGTGTTTAGGCAGCGGCTCCTGTGCATATATGAGTTTCATTTTCTACCCTTAGAATTGTTTTCTACTGCCTTATGAACATAAAGTCAAAGACAAATATTACCCCAAGGGATTGTACTGCCAGCGCAATAACCAGAACATCCTATTGCGGTTGAGTATGCTCTGCCCGAGCAACATCCCGTTGCGGTTCTAATTTGACCCTCATATGCAGGACCCCAACAACCGCAACTTAGAATAACTGCTCCAGGTGGACGGCAAGATGGCGGTGGAGGTGTTGTACCAGCATCTACTGATGGAGGTGTTGTACTGCAAGTGCAACCGCCCCAACGCTCACCATCATACGAGCAAGTTTGAGAACCAGATTCACCATTTGGGCAAACGCAAGTCTTTGTGTCACCAGGATCACAAACTCGTTCTCCTCCACTACATTCAACTCCCATGAGTAGTGCAGCTGCCATAACAATACCAATCATTCTCATTTCATAATTCTTTTTAGGTTGGAGCTAGCGAGGGGAGTCGAACCCCTAGCCTCAGCTTTACAAGAGCCGTGCTCTACCAATTGAGCTACGCTAGCTTATTGTGGTTTATAAATTGCTCCCACGAAATTCCATATTCGGCAAGCATTGGGGTTAATACTTCTTCAACAGTTGGGTGATATGGAACTTTAATAGTTGAGCTAAAACTTATAGTCCAACAACAGTCTTCCAAATCACCATTGTGCCTATTTTGAGCTTCTATAAGAATATGTTCTCTTGCTATATCCATAGAAACCCCTGCGGTTTCGGACCAAATATAGGTCGCAACAATCGCATGATCAAGAGCTTGTGTCCAATGCTTATACATCTTTTCCTGTTCTGATGACAGAGTTGCCACCCCATTTTGATTGTTTGGTCAGTTTCTTCTTTTTTACCCGTCCATTTGGACATATGCAATAAGCTACAACGCCAATATCCTTACCATTCCAAGAAGCATTCTGTGTTGTATTGACAATGCCTGAGTTGGCACAAAGGCCACACATGGGTATTTTACACTCAAGGTGATCAGCATAAGCATATACCGTGAATTCTTCCCATGCATCTATAGGTTTTCCCATCAAAGTCTCCTTGGTTGCGGGGTTGTGTTGCACCAGACATGAGCAAGATTATGAGCTTTGCTTGAGACTGAGTCTCTCCTCCCCGCCATAACTTTTAATCAAATTTATGGGTGATCCAGATCGAATTTAAACCGTTGACGTGAAATTTTTCAAAATACATCCACCTGTCAGCAATGACTCCAAGGCGCTAGCCTGGTTTCTCGAAGACCTGCATGCTGGTACAGGCAGCCTTCCTTGGAATCATAACCTATGCAGATTTTCTTTTAACTTGTTTTATCTTTTTTTCTACCCGACGAATTGCTTCTCGCCACAAAGGATGAATTTGTTTAGATTCATGAATTTCCTTTAAAAGGTTGCCTTCCTCATCTTTAAAGGCGTAAACTTTTCCTTCCTTAGTAACTTGACGATCAACTGATTTCACACGTCTAAGCAGTTCTGTGATCATTTGTGTTACTTCTTCTGGCGTCAACTGAGCTTCTTTTGGAGCTAAGAATCTAATTCTTCTTGTAAGAGTTATCTTCGGTTCCATCTAAGTAAATATCTTTGTTGATGTTATCTGCCGTGTCTGCGGTTACCCCTGCGTCGACCATTAAAACTTTCATCACAGTCCTCATCAACGTCTTCATCGAAGTCTTCGTCAACGTCTTCATCACAATCAAATCCAGCATCAAAACCCGAATCAAAGTGTTCGTCAAATCCAGAATCAGATAAAAGTTCTGAACCGCCATCATTCTCATTATTTGAGGCATCTAAAATTTTTGTTCCAGAGTCAGCAGAGCTGATACTTGCATCAGTATAGATGCTTGCATCAAAGCTGTATCCAGCATCTTCTACTTGCAAGTTTGCATCTTCAAAATCTGTAGATGCAATTTCTCCAGAACAACTATCACTGCAACCTACAAGCAGAATAGCTATTGTATAACCATATGCATAATACTTCATTATATGACCTTTCGAGAAAAGTATATTCTGTCTAACATTTTTAATTTGTCTGAAATTACAATCCACATAACACACTATTGAATTGCTTCTCCCCTTATTGAGACAATTGTTCATCAAGACGATGATGAGAAATTACACGTTCCACGTGAACCTTTTCCCCAAATTTCTCTTTAATATTGAAGATTGCATCTTCTGCTGCTTCGACATGAAGCACATTTTTTCCTACGCCAGTTAGTTCAACGTTTGAAGCAGGGGTCAAAAAATCAACGATTTCTGTGATCACCACCGTATTTCTAAATTCTGGTTTTATTGCAATAGTGTACGTATTATTCATTGTGAGTTTCCTTAGCATCCCCGGAGAGACTCGAACTCCCAACCACCTGGTTCGAAGCCAGGTGCTCTTCCTTTGAGCTACGGGGACAAATGAGCACCGAACAGGATTCGAACCTGCAAACTTTGACCTAATTTCTCAAATCTCTGGACTTTACCAATTAAGCCTATACGGTGATTCAGCAGGCCGGGTAGGGGTCGAACCTACATCTTCTCGTTTTGGAGACGAGCATTTTTCCATTAAACTACCGACCTATTTTTTGCTTTCAGAGTAATTTTTCTTTAATGCAGTTAAGTAAATCTTTTCCTTGTTGCTCAACTTCTTTCGAAAGAACTTTAGAATTTTCTGGTCGATGTCTGTGATCGAACCTTTTTGTTAGTTCCCAATAATAGTCCCTATCTTTCGGAGCATGTTGCTTTTGATATTGTTGTATTGTTTGATACTGTTGCATTATCTTCACGAGATCTACAGTAGCCTCATTCGTTATTGACTTCGGAACTAAATTGATAATTGCGTCTTGTACAAATTTGGCAGCAGATGAAGCACTATCGGCAGCAGCGGGTATTTCTAAAGTTGTTGGTATCACTTCCTCATTCCCATTTTCGTCAACTTCAATAACTGCCGTCAAGATACGAATCTTGTATGTCTTGCCGTTTTTACTCTTTTTCTTCATACGTTTTTTCCATCATCACTTTAATAGGCTGTTCCTCAGATATAACTTCATCCTTGGTGTGTCTAACAGTACCATCAGAAAGAATTATATACACAACACCTGGCTTTTTCCACATGTACTTGATTGTTTCCCAGGTGCCAGAACCTTTTTGTAAAAGTTTGTCAGTTGGAGGCAATCCAATCAAAACATCAGAAACTTCTACCAAATACCGATTTCTAGCCATATGCCCTAAGTTGTATGGGGTTACGCCCGTAGAAGCTCCCAGGTCCGCCGCTAAAGCTCTAAACATTTTGTCGGCACCTTCGCCATCATTGTGAATACATAACAGCTTGTGGTTTTTTAGAAAATGAACAAGAAGCTCTTTGAGTTTTTCGATTTGAGCTTCTGTAAAACCTTCTCGTCTGCCAGTAAAACCTACCACTAATCCTTCCATTGGAACACCTTGCAACAAATAGTAATTTAGCGGTATCCACAGGAATCGAACCTGTCTTGTGAGTTGCCTCGTCAGGCACCGGTAGCGGTCCCACAATGTCTCCCAGCACGGCCGTAGCCATGAAAGCGCAATGTTAGCGCTTATTGACGAATACCATATTTGGTAGGGCTAGAGGGGCTCGAACCCCCATCTCAGGTTTATCAGACCTTAAGCCGGTTATAAACCGGTTGCATTCACCATTATGCTATAGCCCCAAATTTTGTCTGTAAAGGTACCGTTACCTTCAATACCTACCCGCAATGGTAGGCCCCACGGGAACTTCCATCGCACGTATTATTCAAACCCAGCGTTTAGGCTGGTTGAATGAATAAACCCTTGAGTTCAGTCATTTTCGGTTACAGACAAAGCTCGTAATCCATCGAGCTTAGTGGAGTCATCGGGATTCGAGCCCGATTCTTCGGTTTGCAAGACCGAGATTTTACCCAACATAAACTATGACCCCATTTTACGACACAACGACCGGGATTCGAACCCGGACTAGGAGCCTACTAAACGCAAATGCTGGGCCCCTGTGCTCCCATTACACTATCGTGTGTCGGCTTTCGCCGACTTACTTCAACAAGGATACTCACTTCACTACTCTGAAGGCGCCCGACTTCGTGTTCCGCTGCATTACTAACTTGCAAGCCTGTCCAGGCCCTTCCCCTGGCTCATGGTTTTTTAAGCCTTTGCGTTTGTTACTAACAAACTTTCATGCAGTATTGTGTCCGTTGGCGTTCCAACATTTCGATCCGTTTTCACCTGATTATTTCAGAAGGTTACTCGCAAAATTTATCTTATTCTACATCTGACATTGGACCAACCATTCACAAATGGATTCCATAGGTCATTTGTATAGACGAAAACATATGCAACTCTTCCTGGGTATACAACGCCCCCAGCGTCTGACCAGAGACGATGCCCAGAACGAAGTTGGCCAATAACTCTGCCACGACAAACAATCGGGCGATCAAGACCATTGTAAATGGCACCTACGACTCTTCCAGAAGTTACTTCAACTCGAACATTTGCTTGCCACCAAGCATAAGCAGTAGTAGTGACAAAAAATAATAATAGTGCAGCAATTGCTGCTAATACAGCTTTTTTCATTATAGCCTCAATTTAGTTTAGTGCCCATGGAGGGAATCGAACCCACATTCACCTAATTTTGAGTTAGGCTGCTTTGCCAGATTAGCATACACGGGCATCAATTTACAACATAATTTTTTGTCTTAAAGAAGAGTGTTGTTTATGTTAGCGGAGAGCAGCGGAATCGAACCGCCGTCGGTAGCTATCCGACGCCATCCCCAGGAGCGTTTCACTTCTCCCAAGACTCTCCTAATGGCCCATAAGGAATCGAACCTCACTCTCCTGGAAATAAGCTCCAGGCGACCGTCTCAGCAGTCTGCAGCGCATGTATGTCTTTCCGTACTGTCATCCTGTTTCTTCAGGCAATAACTTCTCATTCGGGGAAGTCCCTATTTCTACACGTTGACGTCATTATGCAGAACGGTTAGTACCGGCGACAGGATTTGAACCTGCACTCACTTTCGTGAACTGGCTTCTAAGACCAGCATGTCTTCCATTCCATCACACCGGCAAATAAAACGTCGGCGTTCACCATCGGACTCGTTGACTATCAGCTAGGCGAACTCACCTCTTGGCTTACACGTCACATATAAGGAGTTACCATTAATTTCCATCCCCATAATGGTGGAAATTGATTCAGGCTCCGACGTTTAGTACACGGTACAGGAATTGAACCTGTCTAAGCCATCTTGTAAGGATGGTGCCTCCCCAGCCGGACCCACCGTGCTCATTTCTTACGCTCTGCTCTAAGAGCTTTAGTTTTTTTCAATGAAAGGTACATAAAATACAAGTTTAAAAAAACAACAATTAAAAGGGCTGTTCCGCTAAAAATTTGCCCTTGAGCTAATATCGTTACACCAACCAGCAAACAAAATATAATGGACATACTATACCAGTAACACTTGCGACGTTCGTTTTCGATTTCAAGCTCAAGAACTCTGCTTTCTAAATCTAGACTCATGCATTTCCTCTTTTAGGATTGATTCAATTGCCGTTAAACAATTTGGGCACCCAACAAGCCTACCAACCATTCTATTGTTGTTATACCAGTGATCTATGCTAGTGAAATGAAACTCCTTTCGGATATCCTTGTCACAAAGTGATTTTCTTTTGTGTTCTTCATGATTTCTAGTAATATGACATTGCCATTCTTTCATATTTTTTCCTTAGAGCGGATAGAGGGATTCGAACCCTTCACCACCTGGTTGGAAGCCAGGCATGCTAGCCGTTAAACACCATACCCGCATCTTGAAAGTAACCAACTTTCCATCACCTGGTGAGGGTGAGCCCGTTGAGCTTTTCGCATTACAGTGCTCGTACGAGAAACTTCATCTGTCATCAGGTTACCTAGGTAACCTGATGGCGTGGGGTGTCCGACGAGACTTGAACTCGCACTCTCTCGGGTCACAACCGAGCGCTCTAACCAATTAAGCTACGGACACCATAATTTGGTCAGGGTAGCTGGATTCGAACCAGCGGCCTCCTGCGTCCGAGGCAGGCACTCTAAACCAGACTGAGCTATACCCTGTTATGTTAGTCAGAGTGATAGGATTCGAACCTACAGCCTCCCGGATCCAAACCGGGTACTCTTCCAGATTGAGCTACACTCTGATGATTATTTGGTCGGGATGGAGGGATTCGAACCCACGACCTCTGGTACCCAAAACCAGCGCTCTACACAAGCTGAGCCACACCCCGTTTATTCACAAAGCTCTGGCAGCTTTGCTCTAAGAAAGTTGTTGTACTTGTTGATTCTCTTTGCTAAGTTGTCGCTATATTCGAGCAAGGAAGTTAACTCCGCTCTAATCGTATCTTCATATAGATTATGAAACTTTCTTAAATCTTCGACGACTTCAGATTGTTTCATCATCTGATTTACTTTTTCTTCAAGCGAGCCTTGAAGTTTCAGAGTTTTGTCTTTCTTGACAATCATATCATACCGTTCACAGGATTTAGCTCCTGGGGTAGGAATCGAACCCACATACACCTTTCGGATCACCGGTTAACAGCCGGCCGCTTAAACCATTCAGCCACCCAGGAAAAAAGAGCCTAAGGCTCAAATCGTTTTTTGAGAGAGAACTGTTACAATGTCTTTCGGAAAAGAACCTTGGCAGTGTCAAACGCAATATTTCGAGGTCTGGAAGAGAAACCCTATCTCCCAATCAACTAGTCACAATTCGTCTTATCCAATATGAAAGTCTCTTCGTTACGACTTGCGAGTTTTATTCGTTCGTATCTTCACGTCTTACGGGGTCTAGCCTGCGTTTTCGGGGTTTAGGCTCCTCAAAATTGAGGATATGAACTAGTCATCTGTACTTCCATCGGCCTACTTTTGTACAGCGAGTTTTGGAGCTACCTTCGAGAATCGAACTCGAATCTCACCCTTACCAAGGGCGTGTAATTGACCGTTATACTAAGGTAGCAAACTTAGCAGGGAGAGAAGGACTTCCACCTTCAACTTCCGGCTCAATACGCCGGGCTTTTGTCGTTAAGCTATCTCCCTATAGTGGGCTTCAACTCTTATCTTTCGACAGCAAATGTTTTCTGTGCCATTCTACGCAGCCACGGTAATAAGATAAACTTTGAAACCCAATGAAGTCCCTAACTTTACACGTGTCGTCAACTGCCAAATGACTTCAATTTACAGCGTTCTTTGGCACGTATAAAGCACAAGATTTCTCTTGTTGAGAGCGGCTAGTGGGAGTCGAACCCACGCTCACAGCTTGGCAAGCTGTTGTACTACCGTAATACTTTAGCCGCAAATCCCCAATATGGGGCGACACGTTCATTTACATATGTCAAACTTTTCTCTTTCTGTCCAAGGTCGGAAAGTAACCCAATATATCGGTTTACCTTTCTTATCGTATCCCACAGGTTCTTTAACCCAAACCGCAAACACATCATATTGTTTTAGATCGGCTGTGCAGTGACCAATTCTACCCTTTTCAAGGTAGAAATCACTGTCAGGGTTACCGATATCCTCGGTCAATTTTACCTAATGATTGAGGTATCCTTCATCTTCTATTTTCATATTTGCCTCCATTTGCAAAGTGCGCTCTTGGAGCCTTAGCAAGCTGTCTAGGACTCGAACCTAGAACATTTCCTTCGTAGGGAAGTATGATAATCCAATTTCACCAACAGCCCATTTTAATTATATCCGCCTTTACAATGTGTAGGTAATGTCGCATTACAATTTGGACATAAAAATCTTAGATTTTCTAATCTGTTATCATTTCTTATTCCATTTATATGGTCAAGAATCAATGATATCTTTTTTCCATTCCAATTATCATCCAATGGACACATAGAACAAGTGTAAGATATTAGTTTGTCTTTGACAATCCTATTTCTAAGAACAGATCTTGCAACTGTAGAATTTACTACAAATATATCTTTGTATCCTCTTTTGCTTAGAGATTTTGTCTGATACAAATAATTTGCCATTTCTTTTCTACCTAAAAAATGACTAGTGTCTATATTCCATTCTTTTATTTTCTTTTTTAGAGTTTTGTACGCAGAACTAGAAGCATTGCGCTCAAATTTATCTAAAACCATCTTGTAGCTCAATGAAACTTTCACCGCTTCTTTTAGCGTTTTTTCTGTATATTGTTTCATAGAAATGCTCTTCCTTTGAGCTATGGGAGCAAAGATAACTATCCTCAGCAAATCTAGTTTGCCGATGGGACTCGAACCCATACTGGACCGGGTTCGAGCTTTCGCCCTACTACCAGCGCCTCTGCCAAATTGGGCTACGGAGGAAAGTTGGAGCTGGCACAGGGAATCGAACCCTGATTTCTCGCTTACGAGGCGAGTGTAATGTGACCGTTATACTATGCCAGCAATGATTTAAATAGTTTCAATCTCTAAATTTCGTCGCTCGGGAAGGACTTCAACCTTCAGGCCCCTGAAAAGGGATTTGTTCCACTGACCTCCAGTGACGACGGAGTTGCACCGTCTACCCGCCCTGTTTCTCAGGGCGACAAAGATTTAGTTCCCAAGGGTGGATTCGAACCACCATCACATGGCTTCAGAGACCAGTATCATAAACCGTTAGACCACTTGGGAATATCAAAAGAAATCTTTAAAATGCCTACTTTACGCCGACACGAGGTTTCTTTTAGCTCGGGGTGAGGGAATCGAACCCCCATTCATGGAGTCAAAGGCCATTGTCCTACCGTTGGACGAACCCCGAAAAATCTAGCTCTGGGAGAGGGACTCGAACCCCCGACCAAGAAGTTAACAGCTTCCCGCTCTACCAACTGAGCTATCCCAGAATATTGCGTATACCATACGCAGAAACAATAGGTAACCTATCTACTTTATATCTTTTGTCAGGATATCAATGACTATTGTCGTTTGTACCTCATTATTCAGAACAACTAATCCAAAATAAACTAGTTGAATTCCTTTTGGTACCACCGGAGAGAATTGAACTCTCACCCAAGTGCTTATGAAACACTGGTCCACGCCTTTGGTCGGTGGTGTACCATATCATGTACTCTATGGGATTTGAACCCATTTCTCCCTCCTTTTAAAGGGCGTTTTCTCCTGCCGAACCAAGCCTTTCCAGAGGTAACCATGGATTCTCTAGCGGTATTTTTTCGGCTAAACTAAGAGCACATTAGTGGAACCTAAGGGATTTGAACCCTTGACCTTCTGTATGCCATACAGATGCTCTCCCAACTGAGCTAAGGCCCCATTAATTTGTTTGGTGGAGAGAAGGGGAATCGAACCCCTCACACGGTGCTTGCAAGGCGTCCTCGCCCCCTTGGAACATGCCACCCCAAATAACAAACCCGAAAGCAATACCCATGATCTGGGGATTGTAAACCACCACGTTCGTGGCCCCTAACTGCTTGGGTTGGTTGGTGTCACCCACAGGACTTGAACCTGTACGCCTCGGGCTTCAACCGAGCGCTCTACCAAATTGAGCTAGGGTGACGTTAGTAGATAACTTTTACTGCGTGTCCTGCTTTTAGCAGGCTTCATTTAAGGTTTCAGAAGAATCCTCAGGCGAAACGGTTACTATCCATCTTCCGTATTTACCTTGAAGCTTTTCGGACTCAATCAAGAATCTGTTTGGCGCTTTGGAAGCGAACCAGTTTTCCACAAATTCTTTAGCAGCCATACCTTTTTGGTATTCTTCGGATTCCTTCTTTACACCATATGTTTCTGGTGTATCTAATCCAGCAAGTCTTACTCGCACTTTGGTGCAAATTCTAAATCCTAGATCTACTGTAATGTCTAGAGTGTCGCCATCGACAACACGATCAAGAGTTGCATAATAGTTGTGTACCATGTTAGTAAATATGGCACACGTTTAGTGTGTCCCTCCGGATTTGAACCAGTCGTCATAACCAACCCCACTTATTTTTTGACAACGGTTTTACAGACCGCCGTGAGGAAAGGAACCCATTCGATATTCAATTTTCAAAGATTAGTGGGGACGGTAGGAATCGAACCTACTTGCCCGAAGGCCACGGGGTTACAGCCCGCTGCCGTACCGTTACGGCGTCGCCCCCATTAGAGATATATTTGCATTTTATATGCAGTGTTAACAAGGTATAAACATACTTTTGTCTTAAAATCGATTCATACAATCTACATTTGTCAGATGCTGGTAAATTAATGTTTGACATTTGGTAGCGGGTGAGGGATTCGAACCCCCGTCTCTTGGTTATGAGCCAAGCGAGATGACCACTTCTCCAACCCGCAACAAAAAACTTATCGAACCGCCAACCTTACCCTTCATGGGTACATGACTGCTGGTCTCCACACCAGGGAGCCTAGTTGTGGAGAACTAGGCTCTCGTTCCTTAGCTGCTTTAAGGCAGCAAATATTGGTAGCCAGGGCGAGATTCGAACTCGCACTCCATTTTACTGGAACTGGATCCTTAGTCCAGCGGGTCTGCCAATTCCCCCACCTGGCCATATGAGGCTACCCCGATTTAGGGCGATTTAATCTGGATTCAAGTCCAGAACCTCCAAAAACTTTCATAACTTGTCTGGTGTTTGACGCACCAGGGCGTCAGTGTGGATATTGATACCCGCTTCACGCCATCAGCCTTTCGGCTTCCAATATTCGTTATGATTAGTGACCTCGACGGGTCATCTATATTGTTTTCTTTTCCAAGTTCGTAACCTATGACAATTAGAACAGACTAATTCACATTTTTTAATTTCTTCCAAAAGTCGTTTTTGAGAGAAACCATTTACAATCCCATCTGACAATTCGAAACTTTTATTGCCAAGATGATCAAAGTCCATGCAAACAGGATGGTATGTTTTTTCACAATCAACACAAGGTGATTTTTTTATCTCCCACAAAAAATCCTTATTAAGTTTTTTTCGTTTGCGATCATAAGCCTTTTCTTTCTTTTGATTATTTCTATAATAATCAACTCTTGCTTTCGCAGCACAAACTTTACAGTAGGCTTGTAAACCTTTTTTACCAGATTTGTACGTTCTTGAATGAAAGGCTTTATTAGATTTTTCTATCTTACATTTTATACATGTTTTCATAATAATGACCCTACGGAGACTCGAACTCCGATCACGAGATTGAAAGACTCGTATCCTTGCCGTTAGACGATAGGGCCAAAGGGAAATCCTTATTCAGTTTTCAAGGAAGAAACTTAGTATATCATCGTCCGAACAGGGATTGAACCTGTGACCTCTTCCGTGTCAAGGAAGCGCTCTCCCACTGAGCTACCGGACGGATTGTAAATATTGTTTTGCTCTTTCTAAAATCTCCACAGAATCCCTGAAAAGACCTAATCCAGTATTACAACTACTGTAACGCTTGAAACTCCTGTTTGCAACTTTGACAAATCTTCGTTTCTTTTTTCTCTGTATCTCATGGTGTTAACAGTTTATCATGAGATAAAAAGACTGTTTAGTTGGCCCACTGGGAATCGAACCCAGATCTCAGCTTTATCAGAGCTGCGTGCTAAACCGCTCTACTATGGGCCAATAGTTTCATCAGACGGAGGGTGTACTGCCCAATATTTTTAACTATGTTATTTTGTTTACTTTTTGTCTAAATCTTCGATATCTTCAGGATACACATTTCCGTTTTCATCTCTCATGGGCTGATATTCTTCCCAACCCATAATTTCGTTTCTTTTCTGGGCTGCTTCCAGCCTGGTTTTTGCATTATATTCAGCAATCAGCTGAACCTTTTCTTTGAAAAATCCAAGACGGTATGCAATCGATTCTAGCCGATTTCTACGGCACTCGAAACTGTCTTTGGGTGATAGACTAATGCTGCCATCATATTCATTTTCCCAGATTTGAAACAACATTGGTTTTCTCTTGGTGGGGCGCCTGGGAATCGAACCCAGCTCATTCGGCTTAAAAGGCCGTTGCATCGCCTTGATGCTAACACCCCAAATTTACATAGTTTATTTGGTGGAGCTTATTGAAGCTGTCGCCACCGGAATATTACATCCGAAACGTATTGCCCGGCGTCGCTTGTTCGGCGTCGGGGCGCCCGCCATTCCCTGCGAATCTCTTATTCTACCCTAGGTCGGCGCCAGTTTCAACCTCGTTTCCAGTTGAAACCTATTGCGTCTCAAAATGTAACGAAGAAATTTAAAAGACTCAGACAGTAGTTGCTGTCATTGCAGTCTGCATAGAATACTTCAGGCATTCAAGCTGAATGAGCGTCTTTTCAAGAACAACACCTGTGAGGCGCTCATCGCCATCCGTGCATTCCAATACAAAACTATGAACTTCACCTACGGTGAGTCGCCCATCTCGAATGGCAATTGCGAATCCCTTGACGAGATCATCAGCAGTATTAATTTGAAAGTTGCTGTACATGTTTCCTCCTTAGGGATTTCTAAGGCTAAGGAAGGATAACATCCCAGGGTTTGAGAGTAAACCTTATTTCAAATTTCTTACCAGCCTGCTGCCTTGAGTTTGGCCTGTACTGCTTGCTTGATAAGTTCTTTTTGCTGAGGATCTTTTTCACCCTTCATTGCTGCAAGAAGCTGATCAAGATTCATATTTGCATTCAACCAAGGATTTTGGCCTGCTTTTGCAGCCTGGGCACGGCCTGGAGTGCCTCCGGGCTTAAAACCACTGCGCTGCTGTCCAGCTCCTGGTAAACCAGAAATTTGTTCATCAATTTGCTCACGTACGGCCTCACGGACCATTTCTTTAAGCTGTTTAAAGGTAAGTTTTGCCATTGTGTTTACTCCGATTGCAGTAATCTGCCTGTGAGTAAATAGTTGTCTTTAGGCATTATTCTTTTCTTAGAAAAAATTTTGGTCGTTCCGGGAAGAATCGAACTTCCATATTCGCTTTATCAGTCAACCAATCCAAGTTGGCGTAGTTTCTTCTTTACAGCAACGTCAGACACACCGACAATTTTGGCTATTTCTGTATAGGTCATCTTGTTTTTTACAGCTAAACTCAAATCAACCTTTTCCCATTTACCTTTGATTTTAGTTTTGCCAACACAAGCCTGCGAACAATATTTTCGCAAATCAGATTTCAATTTACCACAATGTTTACAAGGTGTTAGATTTATATGTTTTTCTTTGCGATATTTCTCAAAAGAAAAATCAAATCTAACAATATCTTTTGGGATTGTTGTGATTTCGTCATGAACTTCACGATGACAATTTGCACAAAGTAAAACACATTTTTTTGCTTCTTTTACTAGTTTTTCCCATCGTGCTACCTTGTTCCATTTTGAAAATGTGAAATCTTTTTCATCTTTATTTAGATGATGGAATTCTAAAGCTTTTAGTGTTTTACTGTATCCACATATTCCGCATTTACTTCCAAAAGCCTCTTTGAGACGTTTAATGGTGCGTTCACGCCATGCTTTTACATACTTGTATTCTGCCATCGTCTAACCTCAATGCATAACTATATCATAGTTGGATATAAATCTATAGAGGTTCGATGCCCTTAGGCCATTAGACGACGGAACGATATGCCGGATCAATACAACAACAGTTGGATTCGAACCAACAACCTGGACTTTCATAGAGCCCCGCTCTACCATTGCAGCTATGTGTTGTAAAGGCGACATTGGTCGGTCGCCTGGGAATCGAACCCAGCTCTGATGGATTAAGAGTCCAGTGCATCGCCTTGATGCTAACGACCGAAACGAAAGTTCACTCATGAGAAGTCATGGAATCCTGGCAGTGAACATTTCCAAAGTAAGCACTCTAGCCATTTTGATTCATTCGAGTTACTTAGTGGAGAATAAGGGATTCGAACCCTTGACTCCGGTGTGCAAGACCGGTGTGTTCCCAATTAGCACCAATTCCCCAAAAAACTTGCAACCGTCAAGCCATGCCCCCAGGGGGACCGCCAGACTGCCTCTCTGCCAAGAGGGAACTTGATGGTGGCAGCCATCTTGTTTCGTTGCTTGAATTTGCATCGTCTCTCCGACGTGTCAAGTCTAGTGCTCGGGAGTCCTTCAAAGTTTGAAGGGTCCTTTGCTGGGACGTACCGACTTTCGAACCTGGCGGGACCGACGAGATTTGAACTCGCACCCTCTCCCGTGACAGGGGAGCGCACTGCCAATTATGCTACGGCCCCAAAACATGACCTATAACAGATGATCAGTCTGTCAGGTGGTTGCCTATGGCAACTCTTACCATTTACATGACCTATAATCAATCGATCTCATTGATCAGGTAGATGTTCTCCATCTTTTACCAGTTAGTCAGGATGGCGGGACTCGAACCCACATGATCCCGGCTCCAAACCGGGTGACTCAAACCAATTAGCCTACATCCTGTTGAAATTTCCCATTCCATTACCCATTGGACTTGAAGTGTCACGACTTGGCATGAACATTAAGGACTTGTAACCAACTTGCCGCTTCTGATATTCGGGGACACCTGGGAAATTTGGCATCTCTGGTAGGACTCGAACCTACACCCTACCGGGTAGAAGCCGGTGGCTCTTCCAATTGAGCTTCAGAGACAAAAACCTGCCCAGATTAGGACTGCACTATCCAATCCAGCTCCATAAAGGTTTTTAGCGGTTTATTGACCGACAGGTATTTTAGCAGGCCACCAGAGACTCGAACTCTGACCTTCCGGTTTTGGAGACCGGCGTGCTACGCAATTACACCAATGACCTATTATTTAGTGGGCCCCTAGGGATTCGAACCCTAAATGGGGATTGGTTACCCGCCTGGTTAAGAGCCAGGTGCCTTCAACCGTTCAGCCAGAGACCCATGTTAGCGGGGCAGGTTGGATTCGAACCAACACTTTCTAGCTTCAGCTAGACGTGCTACCAATTAACACTACCGCCCCAAAAGCGTATTCAGTTGTCAAAGAGAACTATACTTTTGTAGCCTCAGGAAGCGCTACAAACAAATAAAAAGATTTTAGTGACCCCAGGGGGACTTGAACCCGCCACCTCATGCTTGAGAGGCATGCCACCTACCATTAGTTAGATGGGGCCAAAAAGATTTGATTGTGTAAAATCGTTCTCTGTTTCAAGAACGTAAGATACAGTGTAGTACGTTATAAATAGGATGTCAACCGGTTTTTTCCGGCCCCTGTGATTTTTCTCTCTTCGATTTCATCGAAAATTTATTTCTCACAGGGATTATGACAACTTAGACGCCTTATTTGTATTGAGTCAGGCTTCAGTTTTTGTCAATTGACGTTGAGCATGCTCTCCCGAGCCTTCAATTGCTGTTCCAGAACCCGATTCGCTTTCAGCATCAATCCATTCAATTACAGTCTTTCCACCATGTCCATGAATGTGGATCATTTCCACTGTACTATGGTAAATACCAATACTCCGAGTATCAGTAAGCCAACTAATGACACACTGTCCGTCGGAGAACTTGATACCTTCGGCTACATAACCAGTGCCCGAAACACCACTCTCATCTTCATTACGCTTGAGGCGAAATCGACGAAGTTCTACTTTCCTTTTAGGTTCAGCCATTGCTAGCTCCTGTTGTTTTAAGAAGGAGATGATTGGAGAATAACCCAGAACACCTAAGATGTGAACCAAAAAATTTCTTAGAGATATCCACATGTTGCAAATAACAATAAATTTGCTACAAACCACACCATTAATATAGCATACAAAACAAAAGTGAAAACAATACCAAATGTAGCCAAAGGTTGAGAACGAATTTTATAAAGAAAAGCAACTAGGATAGGTATTATTACAAGTTTAAAGCCTAGAAACCATAATACACCCTTTTCCATAAGGAAGCCCATTACGGGGTTCGCTTCGGTGGCAATTCCCTTAAAAAGGATCAAATACCAAGAAAGACCACCATCAATGAAATTAAAAAGGATAAGCAATATTGCTATTACAAGCAGCACCCGATCGCTTGTAATCCATGATTTAAACAATTTCCAACGTTCATTCACATTAGAAGTATTGAATCATACCATAACAAAAGAATAATCAAGCAGCACCAACTCCGGCGGCTCCGGCGGCTTGTTGTGCTCCAGGCATTGGAGCAGTTTGCTGTGCTGCTTCAGGTGGTGGTCCTGGGGGTGTTGGTTGTTGCTGCTGGGCCTGTCCTTGTTGTGTCTGTTGTTCAATATCATCTACACCGGTCACAAGCTTAGCAATTTGACTGAGAAGATTATCAAGATTTGATTTTTCCTCTTCTTCTAGATTTTTAAAGAACGTGACAAGCGTACCATAAACTTCGGGGTCGGTAAACGAACGACCACCTCTGATAGTATTTAGTTCGTCTATCATATCATCAACAGTATATTGGTTGGGAACTTCAGTATCAGGCGTAGCTACCGGCGGCGGGTCCCCGACCTCAGGTTGAGGTACTTGTTGATCTGCGGGTTGTTGAGCGACTGGTTGATTTGCAGCTTGTTCCGCCAATACATTTATTACAGCTTCTTCGATCATGTTTTTAATAAAGCGTTGGCGTCGCTCTTTGTGAATTTTGTACTCTTTTCTGAGTTCGCTCATTGCAAATCCTTATTTTACTTTGATAAGTATCATTACCAATGGATTGATCCAAAGACGATTTCCACGTAAGCAATATCTTTATGACGTTTTGAACACATTGGAGAAATCTTAACTCGCTCTAATTTTTGCGAAGTTATTCCCTTGCTTCCTTTAGGCGGAACATGTTCAAATTTTTCTCCATTATTCCATTCAATAATAGATTTAAGTAATAATATACGTTTTCCTTGTACCCCCGAGCGAGCTTGTGCTTTTAACATAATTTGTTGAAGTTTCATGGCCTCAGTAAATCGCATCATCAATTTGTAACAACTAGTATGCTCAATTACTTCCGAGCGGCGGTAATCTCCCTTGAAATAATAAACACGTTTAGCAAATTTGAGAACGAACGTAATAGTAGGTCTGAGTCGGGATTGTGTTTGGTCCGACTTTTTTTCATTTTTAGTTAATTGATTGCTCAGTAAATTAGCGTAGGGACTTTTGACAATCAACTCGACCTGTTGGTTTTTTTCAACCATGTTTTCAGTATCAAGTTGTTCGAAATCAACATCTTCACTTACTATGTAAGTTTCACCATCTAAATTTACTTTTTTGGGCATGTGTATGAGTATGAATTATCAAAAAAATTCTTGATAAATTTCTTCTATTTCTATTAGAACTTCTCGTACTTTTTCTTTCATTATTGGTTCATATACGAGCATAACATCAACGATATTTTCATTATAGGATGGCGAAGCCTGCATATGAATTTCCTTGTGGGTTTTAATCTTGGTAAGCTTTACAAGGAAAGATTTTGCTTCGTATTCAACATTAAATTGAAATGCTTTAAAACACTAAAGGGTGGCTTGGAACTGCCACCCTTGCTTTTTATCGAAATTCGATAAATTTTCGCTCATATCAATCTTTCTTTTTCTTAGGTCTTCCACGCTTACCAGGAGGGAATACCTTTTTGGACACGAGGGACTGATAACTTTTGAAGAGGTTATCATCATCCTCGATGTCCTGCAAAAGAATGAGCATGATGTTTTCTAGTGGCTTTGACTTCAGGATTTCCAATCCCTCAAGTTCTTCGGGTTCGATAATCTTGAGATCCGTAGGAGTAAGAACCTGGCCTTTAGCCAGGTTTCGAAGAAATTCTGCGACCGAAGACGCAGACTTTAACATTTCAGCAAATTCAGCTGCGCCTTCGGCACGAGCTGCCTTGATCTTACGAAGAAATGCTTCCAAATCTTCATCGTCTAGATCTTCAGGGTGTTTCCCACCTGTAAGCTTTGCAAACTTACCCATACCAGATGTTGCAAGCTTGTTAATCATAGTAGGTGTAACACCACCAAGCTCTTTGCCAATATCCTTGAGTGAAACATCTCCAGTTTGATACTTGGCCTTTTCATCATCTTCTTCTGATTCATCCCGAGTGTCAAGATCATCAGCAGCAGAACCAAGCTTAGCTGTAAGATCAACTTTGGCCTTCCAGAGATTAACCAAGTTCCTTGGAGAAGAAGGGAAAAGTTTACCACCTTTTGCAGAACTAATATAGTCTAAAACATTGTTCTGAGTTACAGAAGGATCATACCAAGGCTTATCTTCATGCTTGACAGGATCAAAATACTGCCTCATGATCCATGCCTTAAATTCACCCATTTGAGATTTAGGCACCTTATTAAAGAGGGGATTGACGTCTTCTTTCAAAGCCCTCTGAACCTCTTCCTTGACAAGTTCTGCAATACGATTGCGAAGTGTTGTTACTGGAGTCTTCTTAGCCATATAACCTTTCCCCGTTTCTCAGTGAGGTACGCACTATACCTCATAAGTATCGTGGTGTGAACCCTTTTCTTAAGGGGTTATTTTTATAGTTATGCTACGTCGTCATCTGAGGAATTCCGACCACGCTCACGTTCACCGACACCTTCAGCTGTGACTTTGCCGTTGTTGCTGGTCCATCGTCTACCAAAATAAAGTGCTAAAATGGGTGACAAGTAAGCCATGGCAGTTGCTGCGTCAAAAGCTGGTACTGGTACGCCAAAAGGCGATGCAATAAGCCAAGCTAATAACCAAAAAGTTACAGTAACGAAAGAAATAACCGACATTGTCAAGGAAGCACTTGGCTCACCTTCAGTATTTTTGATCCAAATTCCCATTTTTACCTCTTGTTGAGGTAAATATATTGTTATGAAAGTTTAGGTATAATATTTCAAATTATTAAAGATCAAATTCAATTCCATATAATACATCTTCACACATTAGCGGATGTATTTCACAGACATCAACATCTTCAATAGCTTCGGCATTTTGTTGAAGTTCCCTCATGTTTCGCAGTACGTGCCTTGCAAAACGAGGAGAGTTTCCACAACGACCACCAATATATCTTTGAAGACCTCGTCTAACATTGTTTGAACAGCGTTCAATAGAAGCTCTTAATATTGTCGCAGAATTTGCAATGATAGACTCTTGACAAGCATCCGGTTGCTGCCGACATGTCCGTCTATAATCAATGCTAGTAAAAAATCGATCGTATCGTCGATAACTTGTATCAAAGGGAATCCCCATAATTCCGCTTGCTAAATTTTCTTCAATATTAAATGGATTAAAATTAGAAGCTTCAATAGCTAATCCCAACAAAAGCCATGGATCTAAATCGTTTCGCCTCGCCTCTCTGAAAATCAAATTGACTAAAGCTTCAACACGACTTTCACAGCCCATTGGCGCATATTCGTCTCTGCAAAAATTCATATATTCACCATTGGGCAACCTTAGGTGATTCAATACTACTTCTTTTGCTTTGTTTTTTTGATTATATGAATACATCGTGTCCATTGGGTCATCACCGACTTGTGCAAATGTCGTCGATGGTATTAAAAAGAACAATATCAACATAATTTTTTTCATGTAAATTCTCATATGCATTAATAACTGGCGACCACACTATCATGCAATGTTGATCTTGTTGAACACCAATACTCTTCTAAATCATTCCTTGACGAAAATGCGTTCATTATTCGGTTGCGTAAAAACAAAAAAATTATTTTCTACAATCGCCTTTGCTCGGTTTGTAATATCTGCCATGGCAGCAAATACGGCTCTGGGGTATCGACGAGGTCCATTGCATCTACCTGAATTGTACATTCTTAACCCATCATGAACGGAGCCACAATGTTCGATAGAACGCTTAAGCCAATACACTGCTCGCTCTACAATCGGTCGTTGACAGGAACCAAATTCTCTACGGCATTGTTGTCTATACCAACGTTGTCGAACGAATTGAAGCCCTTGAGACCAGCGAGACCGACGAAGTATCTGCACTAAACCCACAGCGCCTTCACTAGATTCAGCAAATGGATTGAACCGAGATTCATGCCAGGCAATGGCTGCAAGTAACCAAGGATCAAATCCTGCCTGTATTGACACATCAAAAATGTAGTCAACCAGCACAGAAATTTCTTTTTCGCAACCATAAGTTAGTTGACGACAGTGTCTAGCGTATATTTGACTATCATCTGCCGGTCTAGTCCACACTGTTAGTTTTTGCAGAACAGCATTTGTCATAAGCGTCCTATCCACAGCAAATTCAGCTTGATCTATTTCAGAAATTTCATATTCGTATGAATAGCATCCTTCGCCGCTTCTTTCATCACATTCGGTTGCCTGTGCGACTCCAATTGACGTGGTAAAAACAACTGTCAAAAAGGCAGTCATTGCCACTTGAAAAGTTTTCATATTTCACCTAAGTTGGTTGAGAATGCAATTCTCAATACGAGGGATTACCCTACTAGCCCAATCGTTTGCACCCTCAAAAGTAAAATGTAAGCCATCCCCCGTTCTACCAAAAGTTCCGGTGATATCTCTTGATTCAATATAATGTTCTGGTCCAACTACCTCATGAATAATTCTTGCAGCTTGATCTCTGCCTCGTTGTTTTTCTCTCGCTCGTTCGTCATCTCCGACAATTACAGCAGGGGATATCCAACAGTAACTAACTGTTTGCCCCGATGGCTTGTTCGCCTCAGCTTTTTCTCTAATATATTCCCAGAGCTGCTCAACCTCATTATGATAATTTGGATTTCTGGACCGTTGCCAATCATTGCCACCAAGTTCAATTAAAACTAAAGTAGGTTGATGATTCCCCATAAAACGATTAATATTATGTCGATGTACCCACCAATTTCTCACGCCCCAACCAGGTTGTCCTGCACGAGCATAATAACTAGCACCTGCGCCAGTAACGTGTGCAAGCATTGCCACTCCAAAAGAACCAGCGACTTGTGAATTTCCCAAAAGAAAAACTCTCTGATTGTCAATAGGAGATCTCGGGGAGCCTTGAGCCTCAACATATTCATTTGAATATGAGTCCTCCTGGGCTAAACTTGGCAAGGCTACGACTAATATTAGTGTTGCAAAACTAACAAAATAAACTATGGCACTTAATCGTTTCATCAAAACTCCGACAGTTAAACTGTATCGCTCACACATAAATTTTAACGTTTTTCTTCATGAAGATATAACACATTGCTTTCATCTGCCACAACAACTTCAAAGTTATTGCGTGATAGATCGTAAGATACGCCTACAGGTACTTTCCACACAGAGTTAGACTCTTTTTTTTGCATTTTTTCTTGCAGTGCTTCTAAATCACGTATAATCAACTCTATTCTTGCAGGTGTAAGAAGTTGTCCAAGATGCTTTTCATAAAGCTGACTTGTATACCACATCAACGCTTTTGTCATGTGAGATTTTATGATTCTTAACTTCATATTCTATAGTATTAGCTCATTTGTCAGACTTGTTCGATTTTGCTTCATGTAGTCGAATCATCCACCAATTAGCGATTCCACCCATAAGAAAACAAATTCCATTGGCAAGAAAAAGCTGTGCATACACGTGAGATAAACCGATAAAAAAACATACAAGTGCAAAAATCATGTTCAGGACAACCATAAACAAACAAAACTTGTACATGCGATGAGGGTTTAGAATTTGTTTTAATTTATTGATCGTCTTCATCAAACTTTATACCAAAATAATTGATTGGTACTACCATACCCGGATTATCATCTGATATGAATAAGCAATAGTGAAACCACCAGTCAAATGTGTTGGGATAGATATAATCTCTGCTACGACAGTTCCGACATGACCATCCCAAACTGCATCTGTAGACCAAAACATACCCCTCTGTATCCGGGTTTTTTGTTGAGCATCTTTTTCTCGAAGATAACCCCGTCTTTAACTTTTCTCATTTAATAGCCTGATGATATTCTTCAGTGTATACGGTATAGGATTACTTTAATCCTGTTATTTTACCACGATAATAATCTTTGTAGGATATTTTCTTACCAGTAATGTGACAACTTACAATGTTGTGCTTTACCTGGATGGTGCGAATCTTATCTCCACGCATTCCGGAGCCGACCTGTTCTTGACGAATTTGCTCACGCTTTTTCGAATATATTTTTTTCTTTTCACTTAAGAGCTTTGCTTTTAAGATTGCAAGAGCATTTTCTCGGTTAGTTTTTTGACTTTTTGAACTCTCAGCTCTTACAGTAACACCAGATGGTAGATGTGTTAACTGAACAGCGGTTGCATTCTTGTTTCGATGTTGGCCACCAGGCCCACTTCCGCAAGTAAACGATTCTTTTAAATCCTTAGGATCTATATGAATTTCCTGCTGCTTTGCCTCAGGTAACACAGCTACCGTAATAGTGCTGGTATGTACTCGCCCACGTTTTTCGGTTGGTGGTACACGTTGCCAACGCAAGCCACCAGCTTCACTTTCAAAGAATCTTATTACTCCTTTTCCAGAAACCTTAAAAACAACAATATTTTCGTTAATTGTTATTTCTTCTATAGAAAAATTCATAAGATTACAAGCTTTCCCATAAATTCCAAATTGTACGTGTATCAAATCACGGGCATCGGCACCACCCTCTCCGGGCCTTATTTCTACAATTATACTTTCCATTTTTTTCTCCTATTTGGAGAGAGGAAATAGATATCAACACCAGACCAACTCCATGTCCTGAATGTTCTTCTGAAGAACCATTTCGTAATGGGTTCTATCGTGGACGTGCTGGTGTCAAACAAGCTCAACGTATGATTTGTAAAACTTGCAACTATAAATGGAAGATAAAGGTCAAAGCCAATCCAATAAGCTGATTTGTACAAGCTTGTACGAGTTATCACACTCAGCAGCACGGATTTCTACGATAATTGACATTTTCTTCTCCTGTTGGTGCCCAGGAAGGGATTCGAACCCTCACTGTGCCGGTTCTGAGCCGACTGCCTCTGCCATTGGGCTACCTGGGCGTGCGACAGCGTACCCTATAAGTATACTGTCTTTTACTCTATTGTTCCAAACTTAGGAATAGCCGATCAATGCCAATGGTCCAACCGACACCTTCACAATTTTCGCTCCTTAAAAGATTCCTCACTCTTTCAGTCTGAGCTTCTTCAATTCTCGGGAGCTAATTTGACGAAGTTGCCAACAATATACGCTCTTTCCATAAGTCTGTTCACACTTGCGAGCGCCCTCACGTCCATCATATCCCTCAGTAAAATTAGAAACTTTGAGATAAACGTCGTAAAAATCTCCATGACGCCACATTTCACGAACAAATTCCCGTCCTCCGTAACCGATTCGTCGATCTTGGTACGATTCAGCCTTGGGAATCTTTTTTAGAGCGGTCTTGTACCAGATTCCGTGTTTACGAACGTAAATCTTTCCCTGATATTTAAATACGTCAGGGTTATCTTTGCGAGGTTTTCTTTTTGGCAATCGAGGAGCACGACGAAGGATGCCATCAGAATCAACATAAAAGGAATTGTCTCGACCACGATCGATTACCTCGTGTTCCAAACCCCAAACGTCAAGCGCATAGAGTTTGCCATCATCCTTGTAATAGGCAACACGATCAACATATCCCCAAAGATGTTGATAAATGTGTGCATTCACAGCATTATCGTTAGGGCAAACCTTTCGAATTTCCGAGTAAACGTCATCCCACTTACGGCCAATCGAACTACGCAAAAATCGAACCAGAGGACCAAGGTGTTCGCCAAAAGACTTGTCACCACGGGCACGCTTGCCAAACATAGATTCCTTACGAGGAAGGGACCACTCATCGTAGTCACCTTTCGTAGCTTGTTGAATCTTTTTTTTAGAACCTTTTCTTTTATTAAGAGCTTTTTTTTGTTAATCCAACCCTGATAGCGAGGTTCCTCGCAGAGTACCTTTTTGAAATCTTTTCTCATAAACCTTTTCTCCTGCTAAAGTACATATCAACCATATCCCTGTCGAATGGGTTGTAGTCTCAAAATGATTACTTTGCAGTAGATGGTTCACTGATTTCTCCAAAAGAGGCGATCACTTAGACTGAAGTACCAATCCTCGGTCGAAACCGCCTCGAAGTTGTAATTTTTTAATTCTAGTTTGCTCTATTTCAACAGAATTGTGTCCAAGAGCCTTAGCCAAGGAGTAAACGACTTCTATCACATCAGCCATTTCTTCTAAACTCGGTTCAGCAACAAGTTCAGAAGCTTCCTCAATTACCTTGTCAAGTAAGAGAGGGATTTTTTCATTGTCATGACACGAGATAATTTCAAGGTTATCAGAGAGACCGCCATTATCATCAATAATTTTAGGTATCTTATCTCGTATTAACTTTCTCATGTTATGAGTTGGCGGAAGGCAGAGGACTTGAACCCCAACGGTTGTTGACCGTCCATCCGCTTTCGAGACGGCGGCGATCACCCGGATCGCTTTACCTTCCAAAGGTTTGTGTAATTATTATTTGTCTTCCAATTCGCCAAGGATTTCTCCAGTGCTTATGCTATATTCATAGCGTGATGGAGGTAATGTAAAAGTTGCCACAAATTGATCATAACAATCTTCACAAATGTCCCAAGCATGCTTTTGCATGTCTTTGCGAGACCAAAATCCCCAATGAACCTCTAAGGAGGCGTAATCTTTCTCAGTTTCATGGTCACACTGACTCCCACACTTGTTGCAGTAAACTGCATCAGTCTCTTGAACTTGGATAGTTTTTATCGTAAATGTTTTCATTATTTTCGCCTAAAGGTCCAAACCCAGGCAGCAATATGCTCAACGATATCGTTGTGCAGGGCTGATTTTGTAGCGAATTCTCGTATCACCTGTGCGTTTTCCCACGCATCTCTGGAGATGCCCTGCATCTTCGCTGATTTAGCTGATAGCATCAACCTTTTTCTAGCTTCAATTTTGGACTGAACATCTATTTCAGACATAATGGAGATTAGATCACTTTACAAGTTTTGTAAACAGCTCAGTCTCACGTCGTTCAATTTCTTGTCCGATTTCTCGTCCCTTTAAACCCTGAGCCATCAACTCTTGTCCACTCACGGATGGTTCGTATTTAATAAATGCATCTACCAAATTCATGTCCGGCTCACCACTAAGTTGAGCAAATTCCTTCAAGTCCTCAGGAGAAAGTCGTGTCGGCTTCCACAATTTTTTCAAATGATAAGCATTCTCGGGAGAAAGGTTTTGAAAAAGATTAAGAAAAGCAATTTGCCTAGTTTCAACTACACTGTATTTTAAGTTGTTTAACTTTTGAGACAAAACTTTAGGATTGTTATCTCGTGTAAGAAGAGCAAGTTGCACTGGGATGTTCTTTGTTTCTTCATACCACGTGTTTAGCTTTAACCCAGGTAAAATCTTTTCCCATAAATTGAAAGAGTCATAAAGACGATGTAAGGCCCTGACGGATTGGGCACTCTTAATGCTTTTCAAGAATTCATCTCTGATTCTTTCAGGCGACACACCCTCTAAGGAATTATTTGCCCTAATGGCGTCTTCGGTCGGTTTATCAAGCCCAGCACCCATACGAGCTGCAAATCTAATAGCTCGCAAAATTCTCAGTCTGTCCTCATCAAATCTTTCTGAGGGATCTCCAACAGCTCTAACCACACCTTTTTCTAGATCTTCAAGACCGCCTACCAAGTCCACAACTTCTTGACTGTCGATGTCATAAAAAAGTGCGTTAATTGTAAGATCACGACGTTTCACATCATTTTCAATAGTAGTAAACTCAACTGCATCGGGTCGTCGACCCACCAAAGACTTAAATTCTCGATATTCTTCTGGAAAAAGTTGTGCGGCTTTATTTTTCCAATTAGCCGACTCTGTCAACTTGTTTGTGGTTGTTGGGGTAAATGTGATAAAGATACCATCTGTAGGATCACCCTCCACGACACTGATACTATCAGTGCTGTACTCATCGAAAATTTTATAGTGTTCATCCCACCAATCTTCTTCGGGTGTACCTGCTTCATATCGACATCCGAGTGTATGAGTTTCAATGAACCAGCCATTTACAATAACAGTATCACCACAAGTTCTTGCAGTCTTCAATTTAGCCAGAAGGTCATTTCCAGCCTTTTGAACGGTTGCAGGTAAATCTTCATACTTGGTCATCAACATATCTCCACATAAAACCACCAGCTTGTTTCCTGTACTTTTTGTTTCTGGCAGCACAGCTAATGTTTCTAATTCCCAAGTCTTTTTGAGCTTTATCAACACTTTCCCAAATTTGGATCATTTCACCGTCTAAAGTCATTTGCATTACTTTTTTCTTGTTCCAAGCTGATTTTCCTCTACGAGCTTTAGAAATCTTCTGCTTTTGTGCTTCTGTACAAGGTTTTCCAAGTCTTCTGGTGTTACCTATAAGTGACTTGGAAATATTTTTCTTGTGTACAGAAGTTAATTTTCGACCCTTATGCTGTCTAGCAACTTGTGCTATTTTTTGCTTCGCCTTCTCACTGTGCTTATAACCGTGAGATCCAACCTCTCCTCCAGAAGTGACATTTGTTAAATCACAACCTTTGTCTTTGAAATATTGAATCCAATACCGCTCTCGTTCTGTCAACAAACTTTCTTCACATTTTTCAATGGCAATTATCCTCAGTTTGGAGAGCAATCCTTTTCTCTCCAATAATCGCAACCAATTATTCTTATGCGAGTTATTCTTGTTCCTTCGATGCTTATGCTTAGAGAGTCTAACGTTTAGCTTTGATACAGTTTTACCAACATATCTGACCTCATTAGTCATTGGGCATACGAGCGAGTAGACGCAGCCTTTTCTTCCAGTTTTCTGGCTGTTTTTCTTGGATGAATTTAACGAAACTTTCATAATCATCTTTTAAATATGAATCTTCACGGAAAGTTGCTATTTCATATTCATTGCCCTCAGGGGTTATAACATTGATAACACCAAATGCCTTCCCAACTTCCATTGTTTTGTACTCTGGGAATTTCCTGATTATTTCAAGAATGCGATTAGGATTAGCATCTGTGGCCACATCATAATCCTTAGGTTCTTTACCCAGCAATGCATCCCGTACTGCTCCACCTACAACGTAAAGTTGATGTCCAGCTTTTGAAAAGATTTGTGATAATCTTTGAATGTCAGCAGGTATTTTCATATTAAAGGGCTTTCGCACTGATTCAACTAAGAAATTGAAATTTTCATTTAAAATTTCATCAATAAGCCATTTAACGCTTTCGTTTTTAGCCTCAGTTTCTTGGTTGTCTTTTTTTGGCACCTGATCCAGTGGCGAAGGTTGCTTTTTCTGCAAATATTTTTTAAACTTGCGCTCCCGTTTTTTGCGAGGTACAGTGTAATGTTTTTTTAACAACTGATCAATGGTAGATTGGTACCAGCGCTTTGCCTGTCCAGCAAGTTTGTTGTCATCTACAAAATGATCAATATAAAGACGCACTCCGTGCGTATCACCGGATTGACGTGGGTCCATATCTGGATCCATTTTAAGCAAGCCTGACAACTGGTCGAGTTTCTTGGTTGGAGAGTATCCTCCCCTGACTGATGACACGGAAAACTTAGCAAGTTTAGTCAAATCATCATGAATTTCGGGAAAATTTTTCTTCATGTGATTAACGTAATCTTGCGATAGCTCCTCACGGTGTTCGAGCATGACTTCATCAAGCACTTCCTCAATCAAATATACAAGGTCTTTCTTTTTCATGGACATAACTAAATATTATTTCTAAAACTAACAACATGAATGATTGGATTAAAACTGAAGACGGCAAAAAAATTAAAACATTATATAATGGAAAAATTGCCGTTGTTGGACCAGAAGATACATCTAGTATTGTTCCTTTGTTTTGTTCTTGTTGTAATTTTCCAATGAGAACTACTGATGATAGTGTCAGTTATCGTAAATATGGCGTTTGTAGCAAATGCGATAATCGTTGGACTTCAAAACCTGGGGTGACGTGGCCTGAAGGACCTGATAAATCATCTGTGGACTGGCGAGAATATCTTGAACACAGACTGATACTTGAAAAACCTGTAATAAACTTCAAATAATAAAACTACTTGTATGTCACGCTCTAATTATCTTGAGCCAAGGATATAAAGATGGAAACCGATTACAAGAAACTTCTTAGAATCTCACAAGTTCTCAATAACACATTTGGTACTGATGGACCTGGATACCAACATATAAGCGGAATGAATGTCAGGCTTGATCCAATCGACAGCGGGCTACTGAAAGCACGTTGTATTATGACCGTTACTTTTCGTTCCGATCAAATGATGAGAGAAAGACTTCGCAAACACAGAGATGAAGCTGTTGCTATGATCAAAGGAGCACTTGATCGCTTCAAAGACGATTATCAAGCTCGATTTGACGAGGAAATAAGTTACGAAATGGATGATAAAGCTCTTGAAGAGAGCACAGAGTTTATTCATGTTTCCCAATACACAGCTTTGAGTCGGGCTTTTTATAGAGTTAATACTCTAGTACGAATAAAATAATTTCCAATGGTATGAATAACCAAATTTATAAAAAATGTCAAAAGGATTTTGAATTCTACTGTGAATACTCACTGAGTATCGAATCACCGATTTATGGCGAAGTGCCATTTAAAATAGGCGAAGTGCCATTTAAACTATTTGATTACCAAAAATATGTTTCCAGACTCTTAGATAATAAGAAAAAAATGGTGGTTGTTACACCTAGGCAAATGGGTTTTACCAGTTTAGTTGCTGCTCGCTGCTTTTGGGAAATACAGTCTAAACCTAATATAAATGTGTTGGTTGTTGTACCAGGACATCACATGGTTAAATATTTTATGTCCATAATTGATCGTTGGATCTCATACGGGAAGTATTTCAAACAAAGTCCTAACGGTCATTGGTCTACAAAAGTTGGAGAAATCAAATGTATTGCCAACAACAGCACCTTAACATGTCATTCTTCAATATCGACATTTCATAATATTCGTGGAAAATCTATTGACATACTGGTGCTGCTTGATTTTGCCTGGTGTGATACCGCACAGGAAATAATAAAAACATTATTTCCGGCGTTGACGCCAAGTTCTAAAGTTTTGATGGTTTCTACACCTGCAAATACTTCCAAGGTGGAATCAGCAAAAGTCTTCAAAGAATTTTATTTCGATGCCCAAAAGGGCAAAAATGATTTTTATCCATACCGAGTGCCCTGGTGGTCCAAACCAGGGCATAGTATAAATAAGTTCGCCGATATCGTTAGTAACTTTAGCATTAATGATTATGATTATGAAATCTTAGCAAAGTTTGACTAAAATCTCAAGTCACATACTTACTTGAGTAATGCCAAGGAGAAAAAATCACAAAGGAAAGAGCAAGGCTCCTTCCAAAAAGATACAAATGCAAGAAATTGTGAAGTGTGGCTCAGATGCTGCTTACTTCATCAATAATTATGTAAAAATCCCACATCCAATTAAGGGAATGATTCCCTTTAAGACATACCCATTCCAGGATGACTGTTTAAAAGCATTTCAACAAAATAAAAACGTAATTGTAAACAAAAGTCGTCAGTTAGGATTATCAACAATTGTAGCTGCTTATTCTCTTTGGATGGCTCTTTTCCAAAAGGAAAAGAGCATTCTTGTTATTGCTATTAAACTTGAGACGGCAAAACTTTTCATCAAAAAGGTTGAGGCTATGCTTGCCGGTTTGCCGGATTGGCTTGTTATGCCACAAATCCGAGCACAATCCGTTAGATATATCATCTTCTCTAACGGTAGTAAAATTCAAGCAATTCCAACATCTCCTGGAGCTGGTCGTGGTGAAGCCCTTTCTTTACTCATTGTCGATGAAGCTGCGCACGTTGAAGGAATTGATGATATTTGGCTTGGTCTACAACCAACGCTTTCTACTGGTGGTTCATCTATCTTGATTTCAACACCTTCTGGTGTTGGTACTCTGTTCCACAAAATTTGGACAGCCTCTAAAGAGGAGAGAAATGATTTCCACGCTATCGAACTTCCTTGGACTGTTCACCCTGAACGAGATCAAGAATGGTTCGAAGAGCAAAGAAGAGGCATTATTGAAGCACACGGAGAGCGTGGCGTAGCTCAAGAACTTCTATGTTCCTTTGCAGCATCAGGTGACACGTTTCTTAGAAGCGATGTCATGGAAAAAATATATGTTGACATCAAAGACCCAATTTCTTATTGGGGGCCAGAAGGTGTTGCCAAAAAAGATACGTGGATTTGGAAGCATCCAGTAACAAATCACAAATATGTAATTGCTGCTGACGTAGCAAGGGGCGATGGCGAAGATTTTTCAGCGTTTCATGTCATTGATATAGATGCGGATGAGGTTGTAGCTGAATTCAAAGGTAAAGTTGCACCGGATAAATTAGCAGAAATGCTTGTACAAGTTGGCATGAGATATAACATGGCAATGATCTGTCCTGAGAAGAACTCTATTGGCATCGGTTGCGTTCTTAAATTAAAAGAACTCAACTATCCGAATCTTTATTATGACAAATTACACAAGAATATTTACATGGTTTATTCGACTATGGACACTGAAAACGAAATACCAGGCTTTGATACAAACCCTAAAACTCGTATAGAAGCACTTGTAAAACTTGAAGATGTACTAAGAAACAGAAGACTTAAAACATATTCTAAACGTCTCTATGAGGAACTCCAAACCTTCATCTGGAAAGGTAATAAGCCAATGGCGCAAAAGGGCTATCATGACGACCTTGTTATGGCTCTTGCTATTGGTAATTCTTTATATGAAGCTAGTGGTACAAACACTTATAGTAACGACGATTTAGCCAAAGCCATGATCGCAGGTATGTCTGTAGCACACAACTCTATGGATTCAAACCCAACTCCAAATTCAACTCCGATGCCACCAGTTATGACCGACGGTTCTCTTTCCAGTTTTCTCGATCAAGCGAGAGCAAAATCTATGCGAAACTCCAAAATTCAAAATTATAACGATCCGTACTGGCAGCAATTTAATTGGCTTTGGAAAGATTGAACCAGGTTAGGATATTTAAGAATAAACAATGTCAAACTATATCTTTTCAGCATCATTATCGCCAGCAATGGAGCCGACGCTTTTTTCTTTTTAAAAGAAACGTTAGTTGCTGCTGGTTTTACTGTTCCATCATCAAGCGATGGTTCTTCCCTTTCGGCTGGCGATATTATTAACACTTCTGCGGACTTAAATAACAACAATGCTTGGTTCATTGTTCGTCAGCCACAAAGTGCTACTTCGTCTCATGGCGGTGTACAGCGAGAATATGCTTTTCAACGTGGAACAACTTCAAGAACCTGGAGAGCAAAATATTCTTATAGCGCAAGTTTCACAGGTAGTGCTAATGCTACAACAATGCCTACTGCTGCTGATGAAGTACGTTTAATCGGCTCTGAGCTTCCTTCATTTGCATTTGACTCTAATACACTTTTAACAGATGGCACCTATAGACTTAATATTGCTGTTGATCAAGAACCGCCACATTCGTTTTACTGGGTTACCTTTCCTAATGGTGGTGGCGATCCAGGCAACTGTTTATTAGTTGATGGAATGCTTAGCGGTACTTTTGCGCCAGGCGACAATGATCCATATGTGCAATATTGGGCTGATATTAGTGTATTAAGCGGCGAGGTATCAACAGGAGGACCTGCTCTTTCCATAACAGCTTCAGCCATTACAAGCCCGGCATGTTGGACTCGCAAGGGTGAGTCTGATGAAGTTTATGGTGGAATAGGACTGCTGATATATACTCTGTACGATACCCTTCAGCGTGAATTTGTTGACGGCTGTGGAACAACAAATGGTCATAATGGTAAAGATGATCTTTTGCCAGCAATATGGTTTAGATCAGCTAATTCAAACCCGACGGGACCTGGTGGTTACAAAGGCGTTAGTTCATTACTTAAAATTCCATCTGGTCCAGATCGATCAACCGGGGACACCTATTCAACCACAGCGTCCGGCTCAAAAGACTTTATAAGATTAGGTGATATGGCATTGCCTTGGAACGGAACTGATCCAACAATATAATTTAAACTATGGCAAATTTTGATAGCGCAGAACCGGTTAGTAGCTCTCTTTCTTTGATATTGTCAAGTGACAATACTAAAGCAAATACCGGAATTGGAGGTAATACCTTTGCCAAATTCGAAGTTATAACTCAGGAAGTTCAAGTAGGTGGAGGTACAACACTGACGCCCATCTATCGAGGGCTTGTAGGAAGTAACTACGTAATTTCCCTGGGATCTCCACCAGTTGGAGCCACATTTGTTACCATTGTTGGATTCCAATGATCCAAAAGTGATCTAGTTTCAATTACTTAGAAAACCACAAGGTATCCATTTCAATTTCTGTTAATTAAACTCAAGATCGTTCGTCAATTCGTTCGAATCGAACTTATAGACAGAACTCCTCTGCCAAGTCAGAGTATTTCTTAGTCTAATCGAACTATAGCCGATCAATCTTTCGTTTTAAATCTTAATTTATTAATTTAACAAGTTTAAATTAAACTATAGATCTACTGGAGGTAGGAATTCCAGGTTCAAATTCAGGTTGAATTGCTCATAACACTATGGTATCATGCCTTCATGAACAAAACTGGAGAAGTTTGGCTATGTCCAGCTTGTGAGACCAATGCTAGATCTTGCAGGATCTGTGATGGATCTGGATTTTTAACTAATCTGGAATTCCTTCATTATGAAGCAAGCAAGTTACCTAAACAGGCAAACAAACTGAGCAACTCTTGTAATGAGAAACAAACTCTACTTACACTAGACTTGTCTGAATTCGAAAGCGAGAAATAAACTTATGACGATGAAAGTTCAGGAACATACCATCCAGGTGGAACGTAAGGATCATCCAAATGCAACACGATATCCTTGCCGTTCAACTCATGAAGTCCTTGAGGCAGGTAGAAAACTTCTAACCTCCCTTCCCCCAGCTGATCTTGATCTTTTGTCTGAAAGACAGCTCATCGTTGATGAAGAAGATACTGAAGAACTCTTTGATGAATTCAAAGAGAATGACATTATCGGATTGGGAGTTGTAAAGCCTGATGGATTCTACGCAAATACCTACAGAATTGAAAAGATCCACAAGGGTGAAGATTGGATGGAATGCGAAAACGCCTATACTAAGTTAACTGAAGAAATTTCTTTTCAGGACGTTTCCGTTGGAATGGCTCTGGGCTTTGCAGAGATCCTTTATAGGGATGACAAACCTTTTGGTGTTTCCAGCCATTATGACTTCACCATCAAGTACGAAGTCGATGAGGTTGAAGATGAAGAAGAAGACAACTCCGGAAATAGTACCGCTTCGGCTGGAAGACATGACGGAAGCGCAGATGCGAAACGTGAAGGCACTGTTGAACGAATCGAAGAAAATTCTACAACGTCCGAGACTTCGAAAGAGGTATCTGAAAGTGCTATTGAACCTTCGCTTGACTTCAACGAATGTTGCTATGCTTTTGGATTCGACGCATCCACAATGACACATTATGTGGTAATAACGCCAATCAAATTGTGGAATGACGAGAATTTGATTTGCAACCAAGGATCAGCTGATCACTTAGCCAAAAAGCTTGGTTTACTTCCTTTCAAGGAAAGCATGTACGAATATGAACATCAGTATAATGAATCACAACTTCGACAGCTTATGACAGCTTTTAGAGCACAAGAAATCACTGCTCTAATTGCATAATATGTCTCGAAATTTGGTAACTCAGTGCAAGTATTCGAAAATGGTGCTATCCTGAATTGTACAGGAGATAAAAATGACAGAACGTAAAGTTGTAATCATGCGTGGTCCATCCGGTTCAGGAAAGTCCACCTACATCAAATCTCATCTGCCCAATGCATATGTGTGCTCGGCAGATCACTTTTTCTATGATGACGAGGGCAATTACTCGTTTGATCCGAGTAAGCTCGGTGCAGCACACGAGACATGCAAGCGCAAGTTCAAAAAGGCTCTACAACAAGGTAAGTCGCTCGTCGTCGTCGACAATACCAACACGAAGATGTGGGAAATGAAGCCCTACATCATGGCAGCCAAGAGCGCAGGATACGAAATCGAATTCGTGAGGCTTAATACGCCCGCTGATGTGGCTGCATCCCGAAACGTTCATGGTGTACCGCTTGACGCTGTAAAGCGTATGGCTGACCGAATGCAAGATCTTCCACCCGACCTAGCACGCAAGGAAAAGGTTGTGGAAGGTGTCAGTCAATAATAACGTGCTCAAAGAAATAAGACGCTTGAGTCAAAGTATTAGATCCTATCTTGGTCAGATGCTTTGGTACAAGTGTATTGAATACGATAGCAAGTTTAATATGTTTGCATTGCTTTGGAAGCCTGTAATGATTGTCTCGGTATCCGAAGTTTGTTTAGGTGAACAACCCTATTTTATAACAATAGTTTTCTATCTCGATGGGGAAATAAAAAAGTTGCGAGTATTCAGTAATCATCAATTTCACAGTTATTTCAAAATAGATGACCCTCGAAGAGAGACAAAAGTTCTTAAATGAACATTACACTGGTCGATTAGTTCAGCTTCCCAACAACATTGGGCTTACTACGAAATTCAAAATCGCAAGAGAAAATCTAATTTACGTCGGAATACTCATAAAAGAAAAAGTTTCTATAAGAAGATGGCAAGGTGACACTACTTCACTTGTGAAGTGGATAAATGAAAAATCTAATGAAATTCAGAACAAAGAGAACAAAGCAAAAGAAAATGGGAGCTGACACTCGTAGCTCAGACCTTTATTTTGAAGCCTTCTCTTATGTCATGAAAAATGTCGTGGGCGGTCTTTATTTTAAAAATGGCAAACCTGTACTGATTTCCAGTGTAGAAGTTATCGACTCTTATAACAAAAGAGTAGAAATACATTATCTTATTGACTCAAAAACTAATGATTGCACCGTTGACTCAATAGATGAATTTCATAATATGTTCCTAACAAAAGAAGAATACGAAAAACGACAAAGTGCGCTAAAAATATTTGGATTTGATGAAGAAACCGAATGAAATAAAACCGATTAAAGATATCGATAAGATATACTTCAATGCTGTTCAAGAAGCATTAAATGAGCTTGTCGGACAAGTTATGCACCGACGTAGCAACGATTACGAGCCCTTGCTGATAGTTTCAGCAAAAGTTGAAAGTCTTGGCCGAAAAGATCTTTTGAAAATTGAGCTTTTGATAGATGAGAAAGTTCACAAGGTTTCTTACGAAAACTGGAAAAGTTTAAGAAAAGACCTCATTACTAATGAAGAATATGAAGCTCGAAAAGATGGAATTGAAGCCTTGCAGAGAATGCGAGAAGCTTTTAAAAAAGTTTCAATGAAACGATTAGGTCGACGACCTTCTAAACAACACATTAGATATAAATGAATGCTTCCCTTTCAGTAGTAAAACCACATATTGGAAAATTATTTAGAGCAAACACTAAATTAAGTTCGATATTTGCTCATACGACATCTGTTGTAAAGACAGTGCCTAAAGATGCTGTGTTGTTGTTGTACAGTGTTGAAGACCTTGGAGTTGTAACATATGAATTGCCCAACCAAATAGTTTGTCATTTTATTTACCAAGACTGTCGCTTTGTTGAAGTATTTAAACATAGTGGTGACTTATTTGACAAAATGTGCCTTATCAACAATGACTAAAGCTATTGAGGTTTACAAAAAAACCAAGCTCTATATAATAAGAAGATGTTCGGGCGATTAACTCAGTGGAAGAGTGGCTGCTTTACACGCAGTAGGTCGGCGGTTCGAATCCGTCATCGCCCACAAAGCAATGCTCGCCAGAGCCCCGAGAATAAACTCGATTCCTTAAAAATTAAGGTGTGATTGACCTAATCAATTTAGCTATGGAGTCCCTGTGCTCCTATTCGCAGGGTGGTCGGGGCGAGCACTATTGTGCAAAAAAAGACGGGCTTGATCCCGTCTTTTTTTATGGAGTGATATGAGTTGGCCAAATGAATTATCGAAAATTTCGGGACTGCAATCTTCTCTTTTTAGAAGACTTGAGGTTAGAAGAAGGTATATCAAATTTCTCAATTCTGGTATTGTTCATATTCATGCTAATGATATCGCAGAGAAAAAACGTTGGAGTCAAAATGTGTATTTACCTTCTTTTGTCATAGCACCCACTAAACCAGTCGAATATATTAAAATGAACTTCCATCTCTTCAACAAATAAAATGAAGATGATGCTTGATAAACATTACTGTAAACGAGTTTTTTACTAGACATGATATTTCGTTTAGCTGATAATCGATTTCTAAATGTCTTGAAATAGTATGATGAATGTGATGGTATAGACGAGTCCCATTGGCAAAAAACAACTATATGCAGCAGGTAGCTCAAGTAAAAAATAAAGCGGAATGGACTGGTTATGTAATTGGAAACGAAAAAAACCATGAGCGCTGTGAAAGACGTATTAGAAACACTGATGTTCTAATTAAGCTGCCAATTCCAACAGAACAATTGCCTGAATGGGTTAAGCAACGTCGTGATTTTATCGAAAACATCGATAAAATCGATGAAGTCTTTAAGAAAATGACGAATTAGACTGAACTGTTATGATTGCACCTAAAGTTTTCTATATTCCTCAAAAAGTTGATTATGTAGTTGTCAGTGACATGTTTGCTGAAGATTACCCAGGCGGCGCCGAGTTAACGCTCGAAGCTCTAATGTCAAAAGCCCCAGGCCAAGTATATAAGCTACATTCACAGCTTGTTACAACTGAATTGATTGAGAATCACAAGGAGAAAGTGTGGATTATCGGAAACTTTTCCCAAATGTCAAAAACCAGTCTAATAGAATTGGTAGCATCGGGGGTAAAGTTTTTTGTAATTGAGTGTGATTACAAATATTGCAAACACCGCTCTTCACACCTTCACAAGCTTCAGGAAAAACAAGAATGTAACTGTCATACTCAGCAGCACGGCATATTTGTTCGTGCTCTTTATCAGAGGGCACAAAAAGTATTCTTCATGTCCGAAGCGCAAATGAACGAGTATGTCCATTTGTTCCCACAAGCAAAGCCAAACAATTTTATTGTTCAAAGTTCCACATTTAAAGACGAGACACTTGACAAATTAAAAGAATTGCGTGAGTTGAGAAAAACTAGAAAACCTAACGAGCGCTGGGCAATTATGAGCGGCGGTTCTTGGATTAAAGCCGAAAGAGCTACTATAGAGTGGTGTGAAAGCAAAGGATTAGAGTATGATTTAATTGGCGGCCTCACACATTCAAGTTTTTTAGAAAAGCTTTCTACGATGAAAGGACTGGTATTTAGACCAGCAGGATATGATACATGTCCACGACTCGTTATTGAAGCAAAGCTTCTAGGACTTGAGCTTGAACTGAATGATAATGTTCAACATAAAGACGAGAGTTGGTTTAGTGGTTCTATCAATTGCACCGAAAAATACCTCAAGGACCGAACCAAATTCTTTTGGGATAAAGTAAATGAAAAAGATATCTAAAAGCTCGAAAATTGACAAGAACCTACCACCTCCCCAAGCACTATCCAAAGAAGAAGCCAGAAGATTGCTAAAGGAGGGTCAAAAAGCTGTCAAATCTTTTGACAAGCCAAAATTACCAGGTGATTATGATATCGATTCAGGATTTTCAAAACTACGTGGGCAACGCTTGGAAAGAAAATGTGTGGTTTGTTCAGAGTCGTTAGAACATGTTTTTCATAAAGTAAATTCACGTCCCGATTTTATCGGTTCTGGTTATACGTCCTGGCAACTTAAATGCACACGTTGTTCGAGCTGTGGTTTAAAGTATGATCTGGTTGGTATAGAGTAATTTTGCCTAACAGGAGATTGTATGCCAGAATATAATGATGTTTATATTGTTCCACAATATTCGGATGTGACATCGAGAAGCAGGGTAGATACAACATCAGTTTTAGACCCCAAACACCGCAAGACGACTATTAAAGTTCCAGTAATTTCGGCAAATATGGACACTGTTACTGATGGCTATATGGCGCTCAAAATAGCAGAAGCTGGCGCCTTAGGTGCAATTCATCGTTTTATGTCAATTGGTGACAATGTTGAAGAGTGGGTGAAAGCCAAAGGAATGCCCTGCCTTGTCTCGGTAGGAGTTTCTGAGAGAGCAAGAGAACGGGCCGAAGCCTTATATGCGGCCGGCGCTAGATATTTTGTCATTGATATTGCTCACGGACATCATTTCTTGATGAAGCAAATGATTTCCTTTTTTAGAAAGGAATTGCCAGAAGCATATGTTATGGCAGGAAATGTAGCAACACCTTCGGGCGCTGAAGACCTTGTTAGGTGGGGTGCAGATGCTATAAAAGTTGGCATTGGGCCTGGAGCAGCTTGCACGACTAAAAATGTCACTGGAGTTACCATCCCTCAGTTTTTAGCTGTGAGATATTGTGCCGCCGCTGCTAAATCAGTAGACCCACAGACAGTGGTTGTCGCTGATGGTGGAGTAAAAGAAATAGGCGATATAGCCAAAGCCCTTGGTGCAGGAGCAGATTTTGTTATGTGCGGACGCATGTTTGCAAGTTGCCCCGAGGCACCTCATCCGGGTGTATACCGTGGCATGGCTTCTTTGGATGCTATGAAAAATGTAAGACTAAGTGATGAGCTGCCTACACCAGAGGGCAAAACACTAGCTTTGAAAACTGATAAACATGTAGATGAAGTTGTTTCTCTTATTGCTGGTGGCCTAAGGAGTGCTTTCTCTTATTCAAACTCATTAACTTTAAATGAATTTCACGAGAAATGTAAGTTCGGATATAGATGATTGAATAACATGACTGCAAAAAATCCAAATAAAATACAACTTTCACTGTTCGAAGATACTACAATTTTACCAACACAAAAGTTTCATATTTCATATTCTGAACTATCTGATTGGTATGAATGTTCTTATCGACACAAGCTAAAACATGTAGAAAAAATTGATCTAGACGGTCCGTCTATTCACACCACCTTTGGCTCGGTTCTTCATGATGCTCTAGAACAATATGTAAAAACTGGCAAAACTCCTTCGACTGATGAGACAGTTAAAAAACTTAAAGCCGGCATAGCTGAGCTTATGTTCACTGAGAATGCAGTTACAGCAGAGGAGGCACAAGAGTTTATTGATGTCGTAGAACCTATATTGGAACAAGCTCCAAAGTGGTTGGATGAGGAATTTCCTGGTTGGAAACTCGTATCAGCTGAAGAAATGTTATTTGAGCCAATTGAAGGTCAAAAAAACAAACACTTCAAGGGATACATCGATCTTGTTATCAAAGTACCTAAAAAGAAGAAGGGTAAGGGAACCCGACTAAGTGGAATTAAGGGTGAAGTGGTTGCTGGGGAGTGGGTTTATTGGATTATTGACTGGAAGACAACCAATTGGGGTTGGCGAGCTGAACAAAAGCGTTCTTTCCAAAAACACATGCAGTTAATATTCTACAAGCATTTTTGGTGTGCAAAACATGGAATTGACCTGAAAGAAGTTCGTTGCGGATTTGCTTTTCTGCGTAGACGAGCACGGAAAGACGGAACAAGAATTGATATTCTTCCTGTGTCTGTTGGTCCCAAAGCTATAGAGAAAGCGTTGACAACGCTACATGATTGTCTCAACCAAATTCAAGCAGGAATGCATATTAAAAATAAGATGTCATGTCGATTCTGCAAATATGCGGGTACAAAACACTGTCCATAAGAATCTACTTGTTATTAAAAGTAGATTAATAGTATTTAAAATCAGACTAACCTACACAGTTAAGTGGACCTGGATATTCTCTCCAGCTTGGAACTTAACATTAGCACCACTATCACTGTTTATTTTTGTTATTTCTTTTATAAATTTACCGACAAATTCACTGTTGGTATTCTTATCTTCTTCTTTAGGAATTTTGTACGCAGTTGGGGTTCTGTTGTTTTTAATTTTGAGTCATTGGCAAATGTTTCGTCGAATTTGGAATTTTCATAAAAAACATTCACAATGATGCCATAATCCATGTTTGGAATTGGCAATAAACAATTTAACAACTTTTCTAATAGAAATTAGACTATTACAAGAAAACACTAAAAATTTTGCTTTAAGCAAATAACTGAGGCAATAAATGAAAATTTCGGGATACTGCACAACTAGGAATTGTGTTCAGATGGATTACCCATTTGTAGAAGCAATTGAAAGCTTGCTGGACTTCTGTGATGAAGTTGTTGTAGCAGACAGTTCAGACGGTACAGATAACACGCTTAATAAGCTCGAAGAGCTTATGGATAAACATTCTAAACTACGTGTAGTTCATGTGGATGTTCCATGGGATGCTCCAAACCATGGTATTTACGACGGCCAAATGAAAGCTGTTGCTCGTTCTAAATGCACAGGAGATTATCTTTGGCAATTAGATGTTGATGAGATCGTTGAGCCTGGCTCAAGAATGAAAATTGAAAGCTTAATCAACCAAGCAGCTCCGTTTATGGATCAAAGCCCAATAATTGCATTGCCAGTTGTAGAATATTGGGGTTCAAAGGACAAAGTAAGAATCGATGTAAACCCATGGAAATGGCGACTCAGCAAGAATCTTCCTTATATTACCCATGGAATCCCTAAGCAATTGAGAAAAGTTGAGAATGGGCTTTTGTATGCCAAGAAAGGCACAGATGGTTGCGATTACATCCATGCTGAAACGGGAGAGATAATTGCATTTTCTAATTTTGTGACACCGGAAGTCGAGCAGCTACGTCGTAAAGCTATCACTGATGAAAATGCTGCAAGGGACTACCAAAACTGGTTTAATATGATTAACACTCACCTTCCAGTGACACATCACTTCTCATGGTTTTCAATTGAATCAAAGATTCTAAAGTTCAAGCACTTTTGGAATGATTCTTGGTTGTCACTCTATAACGAAAAGAAACCTGAGGGTTGGAATCCATTTTTCGCTGACAAATCACTTGAAGAAGCTTCAGTTAAAGAAATAAAAGCTCTTGGAAAGAAATTGGCTACTGAAACTGGTGGGCATATTTTTCACACGCCTTGGAATGGCACTAAAACAAATCATGTCACTCTGGAGTGTGACATTCCACCAGTTATCAAAGATTGGTGTAAGAGACACAGCCAATAAGGATAGCAAATGACCGATCCAAAAATCTCAGTAATTGTAGCAAATTACAATCATGAAAAATACATCGAACAAGCAGTTAAATCGCTTTTAAATCAGACTTATCAAAATTTTGAGGTTGTCATCGTTGATGATTGCTCAACTGACAATAGCAAGGAAGTTATCACTGAACTAATAAAACTAGACAAACGAATCATTCAGCCGCTTTTCCTTGACAAAAATACTGGTAAATGGAACGCACTAAATCAAGCTATTGCACAGAGAGCATCGGGGCAATTGATAACCACACAGGACGCAGACGACGCTTCTACACCGCAAAGATTAGAATGGACGCTAAGAGTCATGCAGAAAATGAACAGCTATCATACGCTTTGTGGATTTTATAACTGTGGCTCTCAAGAAGAAATGGATAAAGCTGAGAGTCGCCTCATTAAAAGCCCTGGACCTCATGAAGATATGGTCATGAACCATCAAGAGGTTCTGAAAAGCGTCTTTACCGGATATTACACCCAAGGCATTAATCACTACTTTACTGGGCAGTATGAAGTTCATGGTGCTAGCGCATTGTTTTATAAACAACTTTGGACACATGGAATGAAATTCATGCCGGGAAACATGGGACTTCGTTGTCAAAAAGCAGAAGACAGCGATTTCAACACCAAATTGACTTTATTGCTCCAGAGAACAAGTATTTTGAAGGTCCCACTTTATTGTTATCGTCGTGGAACGACGACAAACCCTGCATATTTAGAGGGATTGTGACATTTTGAAAGAGTCGGATTGAATACTTGTTGCTTCTACACTATAGTTTAAAATAAACAATAAGAAAAACTGGAGACCTTAAAACATAGTTATCCTTGCAATAAAGAAGGATGACAAATGAAAAAAGAGTTTGCAGGAAATGCGAATAAGGGTGGTGTTTACCAAATTCGCAACCTAACCAATGATAAAATTTATATTGGTTCTGCTAAGTCGTTTAAAAAACGAGCAAATCAGCATGAAAGTCGTCTAAACGCAGGCAAGCATCACAATAAGCATTTGTTAGCAAGTTGGAACAAACATGGAGAAGATGTTTTTCTGTTTGAGATTTTGGAAGTTGTAAACGGTTCCACAAGAGAGAGAAGAAAGCGAGAACAGTATTTTATTGATCAATACCTCAACAACTGGGAAATATGTTATAATTTGAATAGACATGTAAATCAAAAGGTTGGTCCCTGGTCCAAAAATCCTGAACTTACAAGATTAAAAATGAGGATGGCCAAACTTGGCAAAGTTAGAGGCCCTCACTCTAAAGAAACAAGAGAAAAAATAGGAAAAGCAAATTCAAAAAAGAAACGAACCGAAAAGGAAAAAAATCATTTACGTATTGTGATGTCCGGTAGAAAACAACCTGAAAAGGTAAAACAGAAAATTAGCAAAACAATGAAAGAAAAGGGTTTAAGGCCGCCTTCTTGGAAAAATAAAAAACATTCTATAGAAACGAAACTTAAATTGTCAAAAAAGGTCCATCAAATGGATATTAATGATAATCTAATTGCAGAGTTTGTTTCTATTTCAAAAGCTTCACAAAGCACAAAAATTGCTATTTCAAGTATTGTGAAATGCTGTAAAAAGCAAAGAAAAACAGCTGGTGGGTTTGTTTGGAAATATGCAAATTGACTTTATTGCTGTACTGAATACGTTTGAATAAACGTATTTACAAATATGCTTATATCACTTTCTAATTCACTCGATCATTATCAAAAACAGCTTGCAGAGCTAAAAGCGCTTTTTGTTGAAGTGTTGTGGCAGTTCCGCAGTGGGCAAATGGACCTATCAAAGTCAACCATAAACAAGATCGTTCACGAAATTGCTGTTCATGAGACAAGGATCAGAACGATAAGAATTGCTGAAAGGCTCGGTTTTACTAAACAATTTGTACAAACGAAATACAAAGAACGTCAGACTGCGTAATGCTTCTATCATGTTCGACAACGAAGAAGGTTCCAAAGGAAAGACTAGAAAAAACCGTGTTAAAAATCTGAAAAAATTTGGGTTAGAAGTAGGAAAGCTTTACCAATTCAATGGCAGATTTCGCAAAGTCTATAGAACCAAACAGCCAAACGCCACCTACCAAGAGCGCATGGAGAAGGATTATAAAGTTTATAAAGGCGACCATCTGATATTCATCTCAGCAGATCTTTGGGTTACTTCAACCGTTAAACGGGTTCGTTCACTCTCAGAAGATTTAAAAGAAGTGAAAGCAAGGCTAGAAGCTAAAGGCATGAAGGTTATTCGTACCGAGGGCTATCGAATGTCAGGTTCCAATTGGAGAAGAAGGTGGATAAAGGATAATGAAAATCCAAGATATTATTTCGTCTTTTACAAAGTACCTGAAGAAAGATTTAGTGGACGACTTTATATTGGACATAGCGAGAAGTTCGGATGGATCAACATTTCACAGATGACAAAAGAAGAAATAATGAGTCAATTTCAAAAGATTGATATTTAAATGCTTGGGAAAAAATATGATAGACGTAACTTGGAGAAAATTTAGGTCATGGTCCGGTGCAAAGATAGCCGGAGTAAAAGATTTTGAGCTTAACTCAGAACAGAAAAAACGTCATATGTGGCGAGCTGTTTGGCTTACGGCTCAAGTCGAAGGTGGTGGCAAATTTGGTGCTGTTCAATCATATGATGGTGCAGGTATTTCTGCTGGACTTGAACACAAGATTGCAGTTCTGCCCAAAACAATGAAACAAGGTTCGCTTTGGGGTCTGCTTCGAAAAATGGAAGTAAATGCACCTTGCACTGCTCTTGATCGCCTTTGGGATGCGCTTAAACAAGAAAACATGTACGTTGCGCAAGATGGCTACCTGAGAGAATGGAAATCAGGGAAATTGATTTCTGCTAAAGCTATTAGAGATTTGGTAGCACCGCCTAATGGACGAACACCACGCAGTGGCCCAGATTGGGAAAGGTGCAAGCAGTGGGCAATTCTTTTTCATGATCTGTTTTCTGATGAAGCAACTTATGAGACTCAGGTCAATTCAACTATCGAATATCTTGTTTCTAACAATAAAAGAGATGAAGAAGAGGCTTATGAGGTATCAGTAGGGGTTAGTCATCCAACTGCTGCAATTCATGGTAAAAATATCTCAGATGAGCATGATCTCGCTTGGTGTGTTTATCACAGCTTTACACCAAATGCTCCAAGCCTAGCCAGAAGGCGACTCGCTGCTTCAAAACCCGATGGAACCTCTGCATGGCCCAAACGTTTAATTAAAACGCTTGGAATGACCAATTATGGTAGATGGCATGACACGTTTGATGGCGGCAATCGTTACGATCGTACCCGTGTCTATGCTATACGTAGTGGTATGTGGCCTGAAAATTTATTCAATGGCCCAAATGCGATAATGCCACAAAATCTATAGACATCAAGCTAATTGCTTAGCTATAGATAATTTCTTAAAATTGCTGTTTATCTTCTTTTGCGGACGAACTATACTAAAATACAGGTTGATACTTATGGTTCTGTTTGAACCTAGCGCAAAGGATATTAATGAGCAATTACCCCAAGAAATTCGTTGGGCTTCATAGCCATAGCACATTCTCGATTGGGGATGCTATCGGCATGCCTCAAGATCATATTGACTTTGCCAGAGAAAACGGCATGGATGCGATAGCTCTTACTGATCATGGAAACATGAACGGATATTCGCATCAATATTTTCATGGGCAGAAACTTAAGAAAGAAGGCATAAACTTCAAGGCCATCCCTGGAATTGAAGCATATTTTGTTGATTCACTTTCAAAGTGGCGTGAACTTTACGAGTCGGATAAAGAAAAGAAAAGACTCAAGAAGCTGGCTGAAAAGGGGGATCAAGATGCCTTGGAGGCGCTAAAGCGCAAAGGTGAACTTCTAGGAGATCCATTTGCCGAAACAAAAGAACAGATGGATGAAGACATGGCTGGAGGCACAGTCGTTGAAAACGAAGAAGAATCAAAATCCAACAAGTTCAAAGACCCGATTAAACAGCGCAATCACCTTGTTCTTCTCCCAAAAAACAACGAAGGGTTACAAGCACTATTCCAGCTCGTCACCGAGTCTTACATAAACGGCTTTTATCGTTATCCTCGAATCGATCTTGACCTACTTAAGAAGTATTCAAAAGGAAACATCATTGCACTTACAGCCTGTATTGCTGGTGTTCCAGCTCGCAAGGTGTTTGATCACCAGACAGAACCCGACTGGGAAAAATGGGGACCAACGCAAGAAAACTTCGAGCTGATTCAAAAAGATTTGAAAGAAATGGCTGACCAGTTCAAATGGGCTCTCGGTGATGAGAATTTCTATTTGGAAATTCAGTTTAACGCACTTGGTGCGCAGCATCTGGTAAATCAACATCTTATTGAATGCAGCAAGAGAACCAACACACTATTAGTTTGCACGGTTGATGCTCACTATTCCCACCCTGACCACTGGAAGGAAAGAGAAATTTACAAGATGATGGCTTGGTCTTCAAAGGGCCAGGCGATGGACAAATCCAAACTGCCCCAGAAAATCGATGAGCTTAAGTGTGAACTTTACCCCAAGAATGCTGAACAAGTTTGGGATTCATACAAGCGATACACTGATGGAAAAGGGTGGGATTTTTATGATGATGATGTAGTCCGAGAAGCAATTGAACGTTCGCACATTATTGCTCACGAGCAAATTGACACCATAGATCCTGACACTTCTGTGAAACTACCTTCGATTTCATCAATGGTTGACGAATGCAGCATGAAAGAAATCGTAAGCAAGTACGGCAAAGAACTTGGCGATGATGAAATTGCGTTTCAAGAATTGAAACGTCAGGCAATAGCTGGTATCAAGTCTCGTGGACTCGCAAATAACCAAGAATATGTTGATAGGCTCAAACACGAGTTACGTGTCGTGAAGTACCTTGGATTCTCCAAGTATTTCTTGACTTACTCCAAGATTATGGAAATAGTTTCTGAACACATGCTTATTGGTAACGCACGTGGATGTTTCCTTCCAGGCTCTCGTGTTATGATGGCAGATGAAATGTTTGCCGAAATTGAAAATATTCTTGTCGGAGACAAAGTTATAGATGCCTTTGGTAAGGAGCAGACAGTTGAAAACACATTTGAATACGATGTGGATGAAGAGTGTATTGAACTGGAATTTGATGATGGCAGAGTGATTAAATGCACGAAGGACCATGAAATTCTAACGACAAATAGAGGTTGGGTAGAGGCTCAACATCTAACAGAAGAAGATAATGTGGCAGAAGTTAAACTTTAAACACCAGAAAAAAACACTTGAAGCGTTAATAAACGCTGTTTCTATTGTTCGGTAAAATTAATAGGTAAAACACCCCCAGGAGTGTTTCCAATAAACAAGCATAATTAAAAATATGGGTGGAAAAGTAACTTGTCCTAAGTTAACAAACGAACAAATTAAAGTTGTCAAGCAATTAAAGATCCATGTCTCACAGAAGAATTACTCAAACCGTATCTTTTAAAATGGGATTTGTCTTGGCATTCATTTAAACGTAGATTACGACGTTCTGGCTTAAGCCAAACATTTGCTTATTCCTGGAATGAGTTTCAAACTAACCCAAAACTTCATAGCAAATACAATAAAAACAATCTCTATATAAGGTGCCCTTGTGGCAAAGATTATGTTTGTATAGTTTTTGGTTTTGTTAATAGAAAATACCAAGTTCCAGTTTGTGATGAATGTTATAAAACACAATATTCTTATGATGAAGAGTGGCGACAGAACAACAGTAAGGCACAGCTAATAGCCCAAAATAACCCAAAAACAATTGCCAAACAAAGAGCTTCGCAGAAGAAACGACATGCTCAACCTGGTATGAAAGAAAAATATAGAAAAATTGGGCTAAAACTGTGGGAAGATAAGAACTATCGTAAAAAAGTAATCAAAAATTCTTCCATAACCATGTCTGGTATTTACAAGAAAATTGAATATCAGAGTTCATATGAACTTGCTTTCATAATGTGGAACCTTGAACAAGGCAACGACATTAAACGGTTTGATTTGGAAGGTATTCCTTATTTGTGGGAAGGCAAAGAGCATAGATACTATTCTGATTTCATTGTTAATGAAAACAAAATAGTAGAGGATAAAGGTAAAGGAAGCATCTATAACAAACATAAAGAATTGTGCGCTACCAAAAACAAAGCATTGAAAGTTTGGTGCAGAAGCAATAGCTTTTATGATAGACTTGTATTTGATACAGACCTTTCAAAAGACCTAATCAAGAAGGCGAGAAAATGGCACAAGGAGAACTCCATTGGCAAAATTAGTTAGAAAAACACCCTTTCAATACAAGGGCAAAGTTCACGATCTTACCGTAAGTGAAAGCCACTCTTACAATATTGAAGGTTTAGGTGTTCATAATTCAGCCGGCGGGTCTTTGCTTTCATACGTGTTAAACGTGACTCAACTTGATCCGATCAAGCATGGTCTTTTGTTCGAGCGTTTTCTTACCAGATTTAAGAAGGGCTTCCCAGACATCGACTCTGATTTTGCTGATCGAGAAAAGGCTGTTAAGCTAATCACAGAGCACTTTGGAGAAGAAAACGTCATTCCAATTTCAAACTTCAACCAGCTTCAATTGCGTTCCCTTATTAAGGATTTGTGTCGCTTGAACGGTGTTCCATTTGATGAGGTGAACAAATATACGAAGAAAATTGAGGCTGAAGCACTTTCAGAAGCTAAAAAGAAGCCAGGATTTGACGCACAGCAGTGGACCTTGACTTTCGATGAAGCTGATGATAAATCCGAAACCTTCCGCAAGCTTATGAAGGAATACCCGGATTTAGAGACACACATCAAAGTGCTCTTCAAGCAGATGCGAAATGTAAGTCGACATGCTGGCGGTGTCATTATCACTGAAAGTCCTGAACAACACATGCCGATTATCAAAAGTGGCGGTGTTTTACAAACGCCTTGGCAGGAAGGTCTTAACTTCCGTCATCTTGAGGGATTCGGGCTGTTAAAGTTCGACATCCTTGGCCTTGGAACACTCCGCATGTTTGAGAACTGCATTAAGCGAATCTTGAAGAAGCAGGGTATTAAGTACCCAACTTTCCGTCAAGTTAATAAGTGGTTCTATGAAAATCTCCATCCAGACAATAACTCGCTTGATGATATTGAAGTCTACAAGAATGTGTATTGGGAAGGCAATTGGGCTGGTGTTTTTCAGTTTGTACAGCCGCCTGTACAAAAGTTCGTAAAGAAAATGAAACCAGAAAGCATTCTGGACATCGCAACCGCAACATCTATCTTCCGCCCAGGTCCGCTTGGTATTGGCGCTGATAAGATGTATTTGAAAAACAGAAAAAACCCTGAAAGCATCCTTTATAAGCATCCACTACTCGAAGAAGTTCTTGCACCAACTTGCGGTCTTCTCGTATTCCAGGAGCAGTTGCAACTCATTTACCACAAGCTTGCGGGTGTTCCATTAGAAGAAACGGATGGCATTCGTAAAGCTCTCTTGAAGAAGGACAAGTCTAACAAGAAAGAGCAAGAAAGATACTTGCGTGAATTACGAGAAGAATTTGCTAATAAAGCACTTGAAACTAATAATATTCCTAAGTCTACCAGCTATGACATTTTCGAGGAAATGGCCACATTCGTAGCGTATTCATTCAATAAATCTCACGCTACAGCATACGCAATTACATCATATCAGTGTGCATGGTTGCTTACACGCTACCCTGAGGAGTGGGTTGCTTCTTATATTGATTATTGTGCCACAGAAAAAGGTACGGTTACAGGTAAAGAGTCTCCTCTATCGGTAGCACTTGGAGAGGCTAAGGGGTTGGGCTTTAAGATCGGTAAACCAGATATCAATAAGTCCGAGATTGATTACCAGGTAAAAGACAAGACTCTGGTGCCCAGCTTCCAAGCATTGAAACATGTAGGTTTGCCAGCCCTTAGAGAAATTGATCAATATCGCCCATACGAAAAGATTGAAGACCTCTTGTGGAATCCTGATGAAAGCTGGCGTCATAGCAAGTTCAACAAGAGAGCAATGTCTACGCTTGTAAAGCTAGAGGCTTTCAATTCTATGGGACTGGTTGGACCAGATAAAGAATTCAAAAACTATCGACAACTTTACTATGTTTTGGTTGATCAGGTTGATGAAATTAAGCGAGCCTGCAACAGAAAGAAAGCGCCAAGACCACCAGAAGTTCTAGCTAAACTTATAAGGGAAGCTCAAGAGCTTGAAGATTGGTCAGTTGATGAAAAGATCAAACACAGTCAAAATCTATCAGGAACTGTGGACATCAGTTTAATTCTAACAGAGCAAATCAGAAGTTATCTTGAGTCACAGGGAATTGGTTCGGTTGATGAGTGGAAGTTTGATAATCAAGTTCTATGGTGTGTGGTAAAGCGAAGCATGGTAGCCAAGACTAGAAACGGAAAACCATACCTTCGTATGAAAGTTTATGGTGAATCTGGCCAAGAACAGCATTGTTTCGTTTGGGGATACAAGCCTGGGCAGCACGGCATAGTCCCTAACAACACTTTGATAATTGGCAAGTTCAAAAAAAGTGATTTTGGTCTTTCAAGTTTCTATGCTAGTATTGATGTTCTTGAACGCAAATAGGATTAATATGTCATGAACTTTGTAGCAAACTTTCCAAAAGAAATAGTTTTTAGATTGGTATTGCCAAATGAGGATGAATATTTTATAACCAACAACAATTGGTTTGATTTACCTGAAGCACATCCTTGTCAAAAGGATGTGCAAAAGTTTCAATTTGAAACGATACCCGCATATCCTTTTATAGTGAGAACTAAAAAAGAACTGAAAAATTATAAAAAAGACCATAGATTTCATATTCATGAAAATAAACCAGTGGAAATTAAGCTAGCTGGTTATGAAGACGAAGGAACAAAATCGCAAACAAGATTGGAAGCCCAGGTGCAACTGCCCTCAGGACATTCTGTTTCTATTAGTCAAGATGTTTTTATCAATGCTTTGCTAAAAGGTGGTTTAGGACCTGGCGGAAAGCTGCCTGGGAAATATGTGTTTGCTACTGTTAACAGAAGAGTTAAATTGGTTCAAGTTGACTCTGGGCTCTATAATGCCATCTGCAAACAAGTTAAAAACCGTTCTCGTAAACCCTTAGCTATGGAACAAATGGACGTTGGAAAAGTTTATAAAACTGCTGCGGGAACCACGGGCTTGTTTCTTGGGTTTGTTACTACCGAAACTATGAAGGTGGATTTACCATCAGACGCTAAAAGATACTGGTCCATCCTGGATCTTCAAAGAATCAATTTAGAACCACTTGCGGACTTTGGAGTACGATTTTTACCACAAAAATTAGCATCCTTATGGTACTTGATTAATATTAATAAGTGGTCTGGTGGTCAACTAACTCAAGATGAATTACTTGAGAAATTACTCAAAGATATAACAAACGAAAAACTTAATAAGATTCAAGTAAATAAAACTCATCGTTATGTTGAAGAAGTTAAAGGATACCATCTTGACTTTCCATTTGACATTGTAACAGCCATTCGTTCTATAGCTGTTAGGAAGGCCGAAACTTTAATTCATAAAGCACGAATCAGAAGAACCAATCCACAATTTGTAAATTACAAAAGTAAATTTGACGAGTCGACCGTTAAAAATAAGCCAGACATACTCCGGCACTATGATGCTTGTTTGATTGAACTTGACGCTGCTCTCGCAAACATGTCATTGTTCGGCTCGGGGCTTGTACGTTCAGAACCTTTTAAAATGTTTGAACGTTGGGAAACGAAGCACGATAAATTCAAAAAGGCGAAGAAATGATACTGAAATCTGACATTCCTGAAACGGTAAATTACCTTCCAGAGAAAAAGATTCGCAACTTTAAATTTGAGTGGGATCTTCGTGATGACAAATACAATGGTGATTTTGACAAACACTTTAACGGTGTATTCGGAAGAGACTGTACGGTTCTCGTGCCAAATAGTAAGGCCGCTTCAAAGAAAGAAATTGTTAGCCTTCCAAATAAGCCAATGAAGGGACTTAGGTTCGTTGGTCGTTCACGTTATTCCACAAATTCTGATCATGTTTTAGTGCTCCTTCCTAATGGTTATGTCGTTGAAATGGGCTTAGATTCATTTACTGAGGTTGTCTTAAACGAAGGTTTGCAACTAGGCGGGGTCATTCCAGGAGAATGGATTTGGGCAAGAGTGCTTGGTTCAATGAAGTTGATTAGAATCGGTACCGGCTTTCATCAATCGGTTCTTGATTATCTTAAAAGAGAATCAAAACCTGAATACAAACTTCAACAATTGAATGTTGGCAACATTTATGCAACCGCAGATAAAAAATTTGCAGTTTTTTTAGGATTTATTAACACTTTTTCAATGCAAGTTCGTTGCCATCCAGATGATAAAGAATATATAAGTTGGCGAAACAACCAATACGATATAGATTGGCAAAAAAAGAAAAAGCTAATACGATATGATGTTAATTTTAAAAAAGTTGATTTGGCCACTTTATGGTTTGATCTTTGGTATGAAGAATCTAACTTATTCGACAGAAGAAGTCAAATAGAACACCAAATTAAGAGTTTTAACAAATATTCTTTCATAGTAAAAAAGAAGCATGACTATGTTGAAGAATTAAAACTAAAAAAACTATCAATCCAAGATGACATTATTCTCTCGATTAGAAAGTCGACGGAGAAAGCAGCGATTCAGTCATTAAAGTTTCAAGCCGCTATGGAGAGTACCCAGCATAATCACAGCTATGGATTCACCCAGCAGCCGGATAAGATTGATCTTAATTCATATAACCCAAGTTACGAAGCAGCAACTTATATTCGTTCTGAAGCAATGAAGGCTTGTATGGTCCCATTTGGTGTTGAACCAATAATTCCTGACATATTGAAAAAGTTCAATCCCTTTCTAAGACAAGAAAATTCAGAGTTGTCCAAGGCTCTTGAAAAAGAAAAACTCTTTAAGAGAAAGAATAAAAAGAGCTGACAATAGTCGGATTTTTCCTTTATCTATTCGTAACCCATACTTATTCATGTTGCCTAAGAGGACCAACATGGATTTGAAAAAGATCATTGAGACTTCAGTAAAGGAGTCCTTGAGAAAGTCAGGAAAGCTTCCTGAAAGCAACAGAACTCAGAAGCCAAAGCTTCAAGAGGCTGTTAAAAAGCCACAGCCAGTTCTGAAGGAAGCACTTGTAGCAACACCTCAATCATTCAATCTTACAACTGAGCGACTTTCTGAAGAAACAAAACGAGCACACGAACAACTTTATCAGGGTTATGTTGAGAAATTCAATAGGTCAAGCTCTGGACTTGATGCTGTTAACATTCATGATGCAAACGCAAATCGAAGTGATTACAGATCACTAAAAAATGATGAAACCTATAATCTCAATGCTATGAAGCTTCACGAGCTTTATTTCAACAACATCTCTGATTTGTCATCAGAGATTGGAGTTGATTCTCTCCCCTACATGCGTCTTTCAAGGGATTTTGGTACATTTGAAAAATGGCAGTTTGACTTCATGGCTGCTTGCAAATCAGCTAGAAACGGTTGGGGACTTGTTGTTTACGAACCATATAAAGGCGTTTACATGAACGTTATTGTTGACCTTCATAATGTAAACATTCCATTGGGCACCATTCCTGTGTTAGTAATAGACATGTGGGAACATGCTTATTACAACGATTATCAAAACAATAAAGATGATTATCTTGTTGCAATGATGCGAGAAATAAACTGGAACGTAGTAGAAGCTAGGATGGTTTTAGCAGAACGTTCAGATTTAAGTGCTCTTTACATGATTAAACCTGTTTATAACATGGAACCTAAAAAGATGCTAGATACTGCCACCTCTCCACCCATTGACCGAGTAACTACTTCGGGACAAGTGGAAGTACCTAGCACTTCACCACCTGGACCTGAAGTAATTGCACCAAATCTTAGACGGGAGCCACAGCAATGAAGAACACCCAAAATCTCAAGAGGCTCTTGGAGCAACTTCTTAATGAAGCCGAACCAGTTGAAAGACCTAAGTCCATGGCTGACTTTGCGCCAACTGAAGATAAGCCCGTTTCGTTGGATCAGGCCATAGATCGCTATTTTGTCCAGTATGAACGTGAATCTATTCCTACCAGTGAAATGTTTGAAAGTAATGTAAGCAAGCTAATTGGATATCTTTTTGAACAGGATATAGAAGAACCAGAGGGCGAAGACGTTGGAGCAGGTGATGAAGGTGGGCTTGACATTGACGCTCCAGCCGGTGATTTGGGTCTTGGAGCTGATGCTGATCCAGCAGGCGGCGAAGACCTTGGGTTTGGCGATGATGCAACCCCACCAGCAGGTGAAGGAGATGACGCCGAGCAACCTGTGGTAAACACGCCGCAAATAAACCTACAAGACTTTACAAGAAGCGTTGCTAGACTTGTCAACAATGCACAATCTTTAATAGATTTTAGAACGCTTATCTTGAACAGAGCTGAAGCTTACATCAGAAGCAACTACAATGAAAGAACGGCTAATGAAATGATGAGCATTCTTGATAACCAGTGGGATCTAAGGCCAGAATCTGTAGAGACTAGCTCAACTCCTTCTTCAGAATATCCTCAACCACGAACGGCGGTCACCGGCCCCATGGGTGGATAAATGTCCATCAAAAAAACAAAAATAGTTTTTGACTTTGATGCTGATTCGCTCAAGGAACTTCGAAGAGTCCTTTTTGCGAAAGGTCTCAACCCACAACAGTTCCTAACTTATATAGTAGAGTTAGTTTCCATGAGAGATTCCCGCATTTTGGGAATCTTGGATGAAGCTATATTAAACAAGGATATACATCGTGGTAAAGGTCGTGCAAACACGACTGATGCTGAAACGATTTATGAATTAATCAAGCAAGAACTTGATGAACAACAAAAGAATGGGGTGAACCATGACTCTTAAGAGCAAGGTCGTAAAAGCACTCGAAATTTTACTTTCGGATGAAGAATCGAAATTTTCTGTAGGAGGTGAGCAAACTTATGAAAATCTTCTTGCTCAGTTTACAGATAATAATGATTCTCAAAAGATAAGAGAGTTGCAAAATGTAGTCTATGGGTTAAGCTCTAAAGTAACTTTGTTGACTGATAAAGTTCATGAACTCAATGACCAGATTGTAAATCTAACCACACTCCATGAGGAACTCATGTATATCCTTGATCAAGGAATTGGTCAGCAGGAAGACAATGATACTTCGATGAGTCTAAACTTCAAAACAAAGAAGTATGAACTCAACTGAAAAATCTACTGAAGGTAAAGAAACTAAACCAAAAGAAAAAAAGGAGTCAGGGAACAAAAAAGTTCTAAACTTCTTAAAGAAGATGTTCGGAGCCATTTGGGAATGGCTCAAGAGCAACTGGCTCCCTTTATTCTTAATGTTTGCAGTCGCTGCACTTTTTGCAAAAGGTTGCGAGCGAACTCAAACATATAATTCTCTTTTTGAGCAATATCAAGAGCAAAGTATTGACCATCAACGACAATTAAAAGAGTTGCGTGAACTTCAACAAGCTGAACGTGAAGAGCTGGATAGGCAGCTTCATCAATACTTTGAAAATATGAATCGCATCGAACGAGAATACAAACAAGAAATTCAGAGAATTGAGTCTTCAAGGGAAAGTAGGCGTGTTACCATCATAAGAGACCATGATAGGGACCCAACTACGCTAACAGATGAAGTTAGGCGTGTCTTTGGAATTCCCGTGGAGTGATCCTATGAAAGATTCACGTTTATTAATATTTTTTACAGTTGTTTCCATGTTTGTCACAGCCTGTGGAGCGCCAGCTATCGCTCAAACCCCAGAGGTTTCTGTTTCTGAACAAACCTCTGGGACTGAAACAGAAGAAGTAGTCACGGAAGCATCGAACGAACCCGAAACAGAAGTGTTGGTTGATTACGAACCTGCTCCACTTGATGAAGTAGAATTAGACCCGCCGCATAGAACCAATGGTGAAAATGGTGAAAGACAAACATATCTTGCAAATGGCGAACCTGCGCCTTTTGCAGGACTTCTGCTTAATCCAGAGGCTATTGCTTTTATTGTTTCGGAGTGGGAAGCTTATCAGCTTAGAGCTACAGCAGCATTACGTCTGCAACGTGAATCTGACATGAACAGATTGAGGCTAGAAGTTGGTCGACTTCATCTTAGATTGCAAACGGTTGAAAGAGAACGTGAAGTTGCAATTGAAGGACTTCAAAGAGAAAATCAACGACTTATACAAATACATGAAGATTATATTGAAGAGCAAACTGGTGGATTTTGGAATACAGATTTCGGTCAGGTATTACAATATGGTCTTATCGTAATCAGTTCGGTAGCAATAGGTGCTGTTGTTGGTTATGTTGCTAGCGCTTTACAATAGGAGGCGACATGGTTTTAAAGATTTATGGAGCTTCGGATGACCTGGTAGAAATTGAAGGTCACTTTTCCGAAGAAGTTGATTGCTATGATCAAAACGTACTAATAACCGTTGGTTGGACTGAGGCATCAGCCGGCAAAGATTCGCAAGGTGTTCATGTTTTAATGCGTTATGCTCCCAAATGGGTCAACGCAGGTGTGTGGACAGCAGAAGTTTCACCAATTGATGAAGATGTTGAAATACCATGGCCAGTAACGGTAAAACTTAGCGAAAGAGGGTATTCAGCTGAAGTTTCAATACTTTGCCCGGATGATGTTCCTGTTTCATTTAAAAAGTTAAGCTTGTAGGTTTAACATTATTTTATGCGATGAAAGTATGAACTTGAGGTAAACATGAGTCAACAAGAACTTATTGAAAAGCTTGAGAAGAACTATGACCTTTTCGTTAGTCTCGTAGGTCGAATTAAAAATGAAGACGCCAGAGAGGCGCTTCTAGCGTTGTGTAACGAACAAAAAGATAGACTGGCAGCGGCACCAGCTTCTACACGTTTAGACTATGTTGGAGCATATCCTGGTGGTTTGGTTGAATACAGTCTAAGTGTATTGAAAATAGCCAAAGATCTAAACAAGGTTTTCGGTGCTAATATTGACACGGATTCACTTATTATTACGAGTTTGTTTCATGACCTTGGAAAGCTCGGCGACACTGAAAATGACTACTACGTAGAACAGGAATCTGATTGGCACCGAACAAAACTTGGTATGATGTATGATTTCAATCCTGAAGTTTCACGGATTCCCGTCTGCCAACGTTCGTTATGGTGGTTAAATGGTGCTGGGTGTCCTCTTTCTTTAGATGAAGTCGCAGCTATCTCTAGCCTTCATCATATGAATCAAATGTATGCATCCGAAGTCTATGAATCGCCGATGTTGTCTGTGATTCTACAGACCGCAGTCCGTGTTGCGTGCATAAATGGCAAAGGAAAAACTTCTGTCCTTGACAAGGGATGAACTACCCAAGCTCATTTATGAGTATAAGTTTCACTTAGCCTGTAGAAGGGTAGTGAAATTTAGTAGCAGTATTGCTAACATTCTATCGAACCGCTAAAACTGCAAAATAATACTATTCTTGGAAGAATTTTGGAGTGGTTTAAGCGATGAAACAGGGCCTAAAATTACCCTCTTTTTGTGGGTAAATTTTTTTTCTACACGCTCGTAAGTGCCTGAAATCATTGAGGATAAATCTTAAGTTTATATTCGTCAACTTAGGCATTTAGAGGGTGCAGTACAATACTTATTAGTACCTGAGAGACAACCGTTTCAATGGTAATTTCTCAAATCTAATAAACTAATATAACAAATAAATACAATAACTTTAAATAAGAAAAATAAATAGGAGAAAATAAAATGGCATATAATCTTGATGCAATTAAGCAGAAGATCGCTGACCTCAATGGCGGTCGTAAACCTGGTGACAAGAAAAGAGCAAACAGACCTAAGCTGGCTTGGTTCAAGCCAAGTCTTGGTCCAAGTGATTCTCCAAACTCGTATGAGATTCGTTTCCTTCCATACACAGATGCAAACGAGCAGCCCTTTCAAGAAGTAAGTTATTACGATAACAAGCAGCTTCATGAACATCGTCTTGTTGCTCCTGCACAGTTCGGTATGAAGGACCCTATTTTTGAGTTACTTGATGAACTTAGAAAAGAAGGCACCCGTGAGTCTTGGAGACTTTGGGGAACGCTTCGTCCAAAAGACCGTTTTTATGCACCAGTTCTTGTTCGTGGTGAAGAAGATAGGGGTGTTCAGGTATGGGAATTGAATGCTAAAATTCTCAAAGATATTTACTCGGTTCTAGCGCATCCCGATTATGCGGATGAAAACATGATGGATGTTGAGAATGGTTTCGACTTTACGCTCAACGTTACTGATTCGGGTAAGAAGTTCAACCAATACACAATCAAGAATTACGATATTCAACCACGACGCAAGCCAAGCAAGCTTGCTTCAACGCAAAAAGCTCGTGATGAACTTGTTAACTCTGTTCCAAATCTTGAAGAATATTTCAAGAGCATGGTTCGTGACCCTGAGTATCTTGATAAAGTAGTAGAGAATTTCGTAGCAAAGACACTTGGTTCAACATCGGATGATAATGATGAGGATACAAGTTCTGACAATTTGAGCGTCGCTCGGGGACGAAATTCATCAGATGAAGATGAAAAGGCTCTAAAGAGTATTGATGATGCATTCGATGACTTAGATGACGAAGATTCACCATTCTGAGTTTCGGTAAAGACTGAGTAATAAGAGCCCAGCCCTAAAAAGCTGGGTTTCTTTTTCTCAACTGTTTATACTTCAAACTTAGCTTGTTACCATCATTGAATAAGAGGTAGACTGTGGCCAAAAAGAAAAAAGATGAAGAAGACAAAGATGATTTTACTCTGAACCTTATCAAGCAACTTAATAAAGAAAATGGCGAAAGAGTTGCTTTTAACTTAAGGTCGGATGATGCACCCACCAATATCAAAAGGTGGATCAGTACAGGTTCTCAACAGCTTGATTTTATTATTGCAAACAAATTAGGTGGCGGCCTTCCTGAGGGGCGAGTAATTGAGATTCAAGGACCCACGTCAAGTGGTAAGAGTCACATTGCTTTTGAGGCTGCCAAAGATACACAGAGGCAGGGTGGAATTGTAGTCTACATTGATACAGAAAATGCCACAAGTTTAGATAATCTTCAAGCACTGGGAATTGATGTTACAAAAAGATTTGTATTTTGTCAAACGGCATGCACAGAAGAGATTTTTGCAATCATAGAATCAACGATTCTAAAAGCTCGTGCGATGATCAAGGATGTTCCAGTTACAATCATTTGGGACTCTGTTGCAGCTTCATCGCCAAAAGCAGAACTCGAAGGTGATTATGACCAAAACACCATTGGTCTACAGGCACGTGTGTTGGGTAAAGGAATGCGCAAGATTGTCAATATCATCGGCAATCAAAATGTTACCTTGCTGCTCATTAACCAACAACGACAAAAGATAGGTGTGATGTTTGGTGATCCAACTACTACACCAGGTGGCATGGCCATCCCCTATGCTTCGTCAGTTCGAATTCGCATTGCCTCAGAAGGGCAAACCAAAATAAAAGATAAAAAGAATAACGTCATCGGTATCAAAGTAAAAGCTAAGACGATCAAAAATCGTGTTGCTCGACCATTCCGTGAATGTGAATTTCAAATCATTTTCGGCGTCGGGGTTGTAGAAACCGAAGAAGTATTTGATCTCTTTAGAAGTCATTGTGATGCTGTGCAGAAAGCGACAAATAACGGAGTAGAGTTTGAGAAAACTTATGTCTCGGTAAATGGAACAGCTGCTTGGAAATACTTTACAGTTACGGATGCTGACACTGGAGAACTATTGATTGAAGAGAAGTTTTACAAGACTGATTTCGGGAATGTTCTCTATAAGCCTGAGTACAAAAAGTACATGGATGCACTTTTTGAGAGTGCATTGAGAATGGATCCAAACGATATGAAACACCCAACCTTCTCTGGAATCAATTCGGATTCAATTGAAGAAGCGGAAGCGGTGCAGGGTGATTAATGTGAGTCAAATATGAAAAAGACGTCCGTAAAGAATATCCTGAAAAGGCAAGACCCGGCATTCGAACCGCTGTATTGGTCACGACTCCCAGGTAAATTTGTGGATAAATTCAGTGGTGAACAAATGATGAAGCTACCAATATCTGATCCTCTTCAGTGGAATAGAACATTAGTTGAAGTAGTGAAAGATGCAACCACTTTGATACACAAGAAATCCCTCAGCTTCCAGCTAATTTCCTAGTGTCTAATGGTCTTGGGTTTGTATTATTGGAATCCAGCGTGACTTATCGTCCCTTCTTGACCGAGGAAGAAGAAATGGATGTCGGAGTAAATTTTTCTGATGCTAAACAGATGGGTGTGCTCAATAGCAAAATAGCGATCTTTAAATCGAACTGTATCCCAGAAAACCAAATCTTAGTGGCTTTGGCAGGAAATGGAACAGAAATTGTTACGCTTGAAGATCCTTCTTTGCTGGGAGTGCCCCATATTGAGGTAAAGACTTCTAAGAAACCACATAAGCAGGTTGGACAAGTTGAACATTGGGGTTTAATTGAGATTCTTGATGTTTTTTGATAGGTAACACATGTCTAAGAAAATAAAAGTAAGCTACAGAGCGGACTATAAAACGGATGACCCAAATTGGTGGACGCCAACGAATAGGGCGTTATTAGGTAATAACGTGGCAGTAGAGTTCAAACGGCTCAATGAGCAAGCAAAGATACCACAATATAAAACGGCTCAAGCTGCTGGTATGGATGTTGCCTCAGTTGAGCAGGTTGTGTTGCCATCGGGTAAATTTACAATGGTTGGAACTGGCCTTGCCATGGCACTGCCCGATGGTTACGAGGCACAAGTGCGCCCTCGTTCTGGCTTGGCTGCAAAATATGGGGTAACTGTTTTAAATGCTCCAGGAACTATTGATGCTGATTATCGTGGTGAGATAAAAGTAATTTTAATCAATCATGGGCCAGAAGACTTTAAAATTGAAATAGGTGATAGAATTGCACAGCTCGTAATCAAAAAAGTTGAACAGCTAAAAGTATTCGAAGTTGAAAAGCTCGATGACACCGAACGAGGAACGGGTGGTTTTGGTTCCACGGGAGTTAAATGAAGATAGCCAACACTATCAATTGCAGAGTGAATGTGAACAATGCCATTACTTAATTTAAGTAATGGCAAAATCACTTGGGGAAGTCCTAAACATAGCACCAGGTACTTTAATCAAAGGATTGAAAGTTACCAGCTGTGGTAAAGTCGTTTTTTGTATAAACGGATGGGAGTTTGAACAACGACGATTGGTAAAATCAATCATAACCCCAAACGACAGAGAACGATTTTGCTATACCTATTACAAAAATTCAAAAGTAAATGAATGTATTTCCAATAAATCTATTCACATAACCAATAGAACAAATATTTCATATAACACTCTTAGGAGTAATGGAGAATCCTTCTTTAAAGATGTTCAAACTTGGTTTGCACGGGGATTGATTGACAACGGTGAATGTCTTGGTATGTCCCTTGGAGAAAATTTTATAGCTATTCAACCAGCACATTATGATATGTATCGATCTGATTTTTATGAGTTGTACGTTTTTCACAAAATATTAAATGAAGGTTCAATCAAATGGATCGTTTTGCAAGCTAAACAGGTTAGTAAACAATTAATTCTGTGTCACAATCCAGGATTGATGGACATTATCCTGGAGATGCTATGAACCATAAAACAATGCGACCTTATATTTTTATTGATGGTCTTAACGTTTTCATTCGCCACTATCTTGTAAACGAAACCCTGAACTCAAAAAGTGAGCCCATTGGGGGTGCTGTTGGCTTTTTGAAATTTGTTGATTACATAACCCGAGTAATGACTCCCTCGAAAGTCTTTGTGGTTTGGGAGTCTGGTGGAGGTTCGGCAAGACGTCGAAGCATATTCAAAGAGTACAAAAAAGATCGAGGCAAAATAAAAGAATTAAAAAAGATTCACAACGGAACAGCATCGATTCGAGATCAACTTGCTAATGATGAAGAGTGTAAGATAAAGCAGCTTTCACTTATCTACAAGCTTTTGAAAAACACGCCAGTGTGTCAGGTGTTCGTTAGTGGAACTGAATGTGATGACATCATTGCATATCTTGTAAAACACCAATTTAGTAATAATGGTGACATCGAAAAAATTGTCGTATCAGGTGATAAAGACTTCTATCAGCTACTTGATGATGATACCGTAAAGATTTACGATCCTGCTCGTAAAACGCTCTTAGACGGTGATTGGGTATTTAAGAAGTTCGGCATAGCTCCAAGAAACTTTTGTTTGGCCAGGGCTCTTGTAGGCGATAAGAGCGACAACATTGAAGGTGTTCCAGGGGTTGGCCTAAAGACTGTTGCAAAACGTTTTCCCGATGTTGCCGATCGAACTCGTGATTTAAATGTTGATGACATATTGAAAACATGCGATGAACAAATAACATCAAAAGCTAAACAAAAGGTTTTCAAACAGATCAAGGAATCCGAGTCGATAGTCCGACGAAATTGGAAGTTGATGTTTCTGTCATCGAACATGTTGTCCGGAAAAGAGATATCAAAAATCAATTATGCAGTTGAGAGTCACGAGCCTAAGATGAATAAAGTAAATCTCATCAAGGAAGTGATAGCTAATGGCATTTCAATTGCATTTGATTACGATACATTCTCAACTCAAATGAGAATGATGGCAAGTGTTAGCGACTCTGAATGATTTCTATTATCTTTTCGCCAGAATTAGCCAAGAGTAATTGAACCCCAAAATGTAATGGATTTGGCAAATTTTTTAACTCAAACCGGTCTGCCGAGGAACTTTCCCAATTTAACGAAGGCTCAAATTCGGAAAGAACCACACCAATAAAGTTATAGTATTTGAAGTTGCCTGCTTTAAAAACATGAGCAGGTATCAAACGAATAGAACCCGAGTAACCGAGTTCTTCTTTTGCCTCTCTTGTGGCAGCTGAACTTGGTGATTCGCTTTCCCTGTCGATCTTTCCTCCAGGGATACCACACGTGCCAGGCTCATTTACATATTTGCTTCGAAGAGTCAATAATAAACGTCCAGTGTCTTTAGCAATGAGAAGAATCCCAGCTCCACGATTACCCCAGAATCTCGGATCATTGCCATGTGTAGCATGGTACTCGCCCTCTTTATCAGGAAGAAGGTGTGATTCGTCACTGTCAGAAATTTCTTCAAGAAATTTAAAAAGTGCGATTTCTATTAACTGTTTTAGTTTTGCACTCACTCTGTATATAAATAGCTATTTTTTCCCTGAAAATACAAGAGTTACTAATAAAAATTTCTTAAAGACTCAACCGGAATTTTCTCACTCGAAGATCTCTTTAACCTACGATGCTTCAGCACCACTCATTTTGTTGCTCGTAGGTTATTGTCTAATAAACTCTTGTTTATACACCTTTACGAGGATGGTAAAGTTTTCCCTACAGTACAATATTGAGGAGATATGATGTCAGAAGAAATGCCTGAACAAACTACAAAATTCGCATTTGATAAAGCCTTCCAAGAGAAGATCGTACAAGCAATGCTTGTAGACCGTCAATGGGGAGCACAGTTCGCTGAGGTTGTGGATGTTGATTACTTTGATTATGGTTATCTGAAGCTTGTTTCGGCAGTACACCTTCGATATTACACTAAATACAAAGAGTTTCCATCAGTCGAACTCCTCATCACTCAATTGAAAGATGAGTTAAAAAACGACAAAGATGGTGTTCTCTTAGATCAAGTTAAGACTTTTCTAAAGCGAGTTAAAACAAACCAAGATTTGGGCGATTTACCATTGGTAAAAGAGAAGGCGCTAGATTTCTGTAAAAAGGTCCGTTTGCAGAAAGCATTGGAGCACAGCGTTGATCTCATTGAGAAAGAAAATTATGAAAAAATTGTTGATGTGGTCCGTGAGGCAATTCATGCAGGCAATCATCATTCGCCAGGTCTTGATCTTTTTGAAGATGTCGAAGCTAGATACTCAGAGACCTATCGCAGAACAATTCCGACCGGAATTCAAGAGTTGGATCAAAGAAAAATTCTGAACGGCGGTCTTGGTGCTGGAGAACTAGGTGTAGTTGTTGCACCAACAGGTGTTGGCAAGTCTCATGTGTTAGTTCACGTAGGCGCCCAAGCTATCCTACAGGGAAAAAACGTGCTTCATTACACATTTGAGTTAAATGAAAGAGCAATGGGTATTCGATATGACTCACACATCATGGACATTGCCTCTCTTGAATGTTACGATTGCAAAGAGGAAATTAACCAATACTATCAGGAAAACAGAGACAAGCTTGGTCGACTTCGTATCAAATATTATCCAACGTCTACAGCAACTGCAATGACACTTAGGACTCATATTGACAAGCTTGCTTCCACACAGAAGTTTATTCCAGATGTTATAGTAGTAGATTATGCTGGAATTATGCGCTCGTCAGATAGGCACGAGCTACTAAGAATGGAACTCAAAAAAGTTATGGAGGAACTGAGAGCCCTTGCTACAGAATTAGATGTTCCTCTCTGGACTGCAATTCAATCAAACAAAGAAGGTGCCCAAGCGGATATCGTCGATCTTACTAACATGGCCGAAGGATACTCCCAGGCGCACGTGGCAGATTTCGTCCTTGGTTTGATGCGTAAATCAGCACAAAAAGCAACGGGATTTGGAAATATCTTTATTGCGAAAAACAGAGCTGGGATGGACGGCATCAAATACCAAATTCATCTAGACACCTCTAAATCAAAGCTGCGTGTTTTGACTGATGAAGAGATTGCAGATAGAGACTCTGTGACAGAAGAAGATGACGAAACGCAATCATTTCTTCGTCGAAAGCTTAAAGATATCCAGAGTAAGAAGTAACAAGATTTAATCAGTATTAATATATGGAGAAAAAAATGGTAACTTATGAAGAGGCTTTGAAAGAATCACTTGCATACTTCAACGGAGACGATTTAGCGGCGCAAGTCTTTCTTAAGAAGTATGCTTTACAGACGCCGGAAGGTGTTTATATGGAAAAAACGCCTGAAGATATGCACCGTAGGCTAGCAAAAGAGTTTGCAAGAATTGAAGCCAAATACGAAAACCCGTTAAGTGAAGAAAAAATATACTCGTATTTGAAAAATTTTAAATATATAGTTCCGCAAGGGTCGCCAATGGCAGGTGTTGGCAACCCATACCAAGTGATGTCACTTTCTAATTGTTTTGTTATTGAATCTCCATATGATTCTTATGGTGGTATTTGCAAGACTGATCAAGAACAAGCACAATTGATGAAACGTCGTGGTGGGGTTGGCTTTGACATTTCTTCAATTCGACCAAAAGGGTTGTTAACAGCTAATGCCGCAAAAACAACCGATGGCATTGGGTTGTTCATGGAAAGATATTCCAACACCTGCCGGGAAGTTGCACAGGGCGGTCGCCGAGGCGCATTAATGTTAACAATTTCGGTACACCATCCTGAGATTCGTACATTTGTAAACATTAAACGAGACCTTGGAAAAGTTACAGGTGCAAATATTTCAGTTCGCCTCTCTGATGAATTCATGCAAGCTGTTAAAGACGACAAAGACGTCGAATTACGTTGGCCTGTTGAAGAAAAGAAAAATCCCTCAGTCAAAGGCAGAGTCAACGCAAGACAACTTTGGCATGAAATAATTGAATCAGCCCATGCTAGCGCAGAGCCTGGACTTTTATTTTGGGACACTGTCAGGAACTGGTCTCCTGCTGACGCTTATGAAAAACTCGGATTTGGTACAACTTCCACCAATCCGTGTGGCGAAATCACCCTTTCTCCTTATGATTCTTGCCGACTTTTGCTGGTAAATGTTGTTTCTTTCGTTAAAGAACCTTTTACCAGCAAGGCAGAAATTGATTGGAAATTGTTTGCCGAAGTTGTGCAAGCTGCTCAAAAAATGATGGACGATATCGTCGATCTTGAACTTGAGTGTATTGACAAAATTCTTGACAAAATTGAAAAGGACCCGGAGCCAGACGACGTCAAAGCTTTAGAAAAAGCTCTTTGGAACAAAATAAAGCAGTCAGCAGCTGACGGAAGAAGAACCGGACTTGGAGTTACAGCCATTGGTGATGCGTTGGCTGCACTCAACATTCGTTACGGAAGCGATGAATCCGTTAAAATGGTAAATGAAATTTATAAGAATCTTGCAATTAATTCCTACCGTTCGTCGGTACGTATGGCTAAAGAACGTGGCGCCTTTCCTGTGTATGATTATGAGCTTGAAAGAAATCATCCATTTATCAATAGAATAATGGATGAAGATAAAGAACTAAGAAAAATGTGGGAAAAGTATGGCAGGAGAAACATTGCAAATACTACGACAGCACCAGCTGGTTCTGTCTCAGTTTTAACACAAACCACATCGGGAATTGAGCCAGCCTTTCTTCTTTCATACACCAGAAGACGAAAAATTAATCCAGATGATGTAGATGCAAGAGTTGATTTCGTTGATGACCTTGGTGATAAATGGCAAGAATACAAGGTCTATCACCATGGATTTAAAAAATGGATGGAGGTTACCGGAAAATCAAACCCAGAAGAAAGTCCATATCATGGTGCAACCTCTAATGATATCAACTGGGTTAATAAAGTTCGAGCCCAGGCAGCAGCCCAAAAATGGATTTGTCATTCAATTTCTAATTGTGTCTCCGCCGATACGTCCATAATGACAAACCAAGGACTTTATAAAATAGAAGAGCTAGCTCAGCACGCTAAAGTTAAAAAATTTGCTCCAATCAAACAGGATGAACTTTATTCTAGGAACAAAAATGGTCTGGTCGCAAAGATAACCGAAGCATACAATAATGGGGTTGAACAAACTTTGCGAATTCAATGCGTTGGGGGTTATGAAATTCAATGCACTCCAAGACATCAACTGGTGACGCTCAATTTAAATGGAGATAGAATATGGAAACGAGCAGACGAACTATCCCCAGGAGATATTGTTGTTGGGCAAAAGGGACATCAACTTTGGAATTCTAAGGTTGGCGAACAAACATTAGAGGAGCTGAACGGCAGCAAGTTCAATTTTGTTAAAAACATGCAACACAAATCAATTAAATTTCCAAAGAAAATGAGCAAAAAGCTTGCCCGACTTCTTGGTTATATGTGCTCTGATGGTTTTGTAACCAAAACCGGAATTGGTCTTTCGCAAAGTAGAAACAATGTAAGCGAAGATTTCCAGAATTTGATTGCTGATTTGTTTGTATTACAAACTACTGTCACAAAGGATAAACGTTCGAAAACATTACATTCTTATCGGGTTAATTCAAAGGAACTTTCACAATTTTTCCAATGGCTTGGCATAACCAAGCATGACAAAATTGAAGTTCCAAGAGTTGTGCGCCTTGCTGGTAAAAGCCATGTCAAAGAATTCATTAAGGGATTGACCTTGGATGGCCATGTTACTAAGGACAATTTGTGTGTTGCAACATCAATTAGTAAACCAATGTTGCAGCAAGTTCAAATGTTGTTGTTGAACATGGGCATAGTGGCAAATCTGATCAAAACTCACAATGGTGGAAAAGTTACGTTCCCATCTGGAAATGTAAGCAATACACAACCGGCTTGGTCTTTATATATTTCAGACAGTGCCGAAGCTGCACGTTTCTTACGAGCAGTCGGTTTTGCAGAGACAGATAAAACCAACAAGGCAAAAACTCTCTTTAAGAAATCTTCTAGACTAAAATTGAAGGGCGAGGTACCTGATTTTGAATTTCGTAAGAAGTTCCGACAAGGTCCGCTTAAAAAACTCAAATCAAATTCATTGTATGAAAAGTTTCAGAGTCTTTCTCACCCATCAAAGGATGGTATGAAGCTTTCACGTGAGACGCTTTTGGAAATGGCAGACGTGGGTCTGAAATTGCCGGAAGAATTTATATCACAAAATTGGATTTTTTGGACAATCAAATCTGTTGAAGATGCAGGAATGGTTCAAACTTATGACCTTTCTGTTCCAAACGGAAATGCATACCTGGCCAATGGGTTTACTTCACATAACACAACAAACGTGCCTGAAGATACTACCATAGAAACCATTAAAAACATTTACATGACTGGGTGGGAAACGGGATGCAAGGGTGTAACTGTTTACCGTGATAAGAGTCGTAGCGGTGTTCTTGTTAGCTCTTCTTCTACTTCACGTGAAAAAAAGAATTTCTCTGAGAATCATGCACCGAAGCGCCCAAAAGTTCTTCCGTGCGACATTTACCATGTTCAAGTAAAAGGTGAGAAGTGGAATTTCTTTGTTGGATTGTATGAAGACAAACCTTATGAAATCTTTGCAGGAAGAGCAAAACACATTCATCTGCCAAGAAGTCGAAAGAATGGTGTTATAAAAAAGAATGGTCATTACAATCTTTACACTGGAGATGGTGAAAATGAATTGAAGATTGAAGACTTGGCCACGGTTTTTGAAAATCCAACTGAAAGTGCCTTTACTAGAACCGTATCTCTTTCATTAAGACATGGTGTTCCAATCCAATATCTTGTTGAACAAATAGAAAAGGGAGCTGATAAAGAAAATGATATGTTCTCTCTTTCAAAGGGATTGATGAGAATTCTTAAAAGGTACATTAAGGATGGCACCAAACCTTCAACAAAGAAATGTCCAGAATGTGGTTCAGCAGAACTCGCATACCAAGAAGGATGTTTGACTTGTAAGTCATGTGGTTATTCTAAATGTGGGTAATTTGAAGCACTAGTCCACTGTTGTAACAATTTGCCACCTTCCCCTATTTATATTCTGTACCAATGTTGAGGTTCAGAAGGAAGCAGTGTGGGAAGGTGGCATTTTTTTAGTAGTCTAACGTGTATCGCTACACTAATAAGTCTGACCCTTGTGATGGGGTGTGGTAGTTCACTATCCTATCTATCCCGTCCAGGCAATCCAGAACAATATGAGCATTACAGAAATGCTACCGTGGCACTCGTAGAACTTACCTCGGGTGGGAACATGGTTGGTCCAAATTGTTCTGGTTTTTTTATTTCTCCTAGACGATTAGTGACCGCCGAACACTGTGTTGTGGATCAAGGACAGGTGCTTGAATTTGCACCAGGCGTAGGACGCAGAATAATACCCGTAACACCTGAACCAACTATAGGTCGTGAAATTCTTTTCGTGTCATACGAAGATGAAGAAGACTTTTTCAGCAGGGAACACAGACCAAGCCGAGGTCCAAACTACCATCGTTCAAAAGTTATTGCTGTTGATACAGAAAACGATGTTGCCATCCTAGAATTAATTGACGGCGAAGAGGATTGGGTAAGTTGGTTTGAGATGAGAAATCTTGAACAAGAGCCTGTGCTTGTAGGTGAAAGAGTCTTTGCCATCAGTGATCCCGTTGGGCAAACTTTTATGCTCGGCGAAGGAATCATTTCCAGAGTAAGAGTGATAGAAAACAAGGTCAGAATTTTTCATCAAGTGAGAGTAGGGCCAGGTTCTTCAGGAAGTGTCCTTTTGGATAGACAAGCAAGAGTTATAGGTGTAAACGTAGCTATTTCTCGTAACAACATATTGACAATAACCATACCTGCTACATACATCCAAGCTCAATTGAATACCCTTGAAACCCAGCGTGAGTCTCAAACAGTAGATGAAAATGCTGGACTTTCGGAGGATTTACATGAATAGATTTTTATCATTTTTGTTTGCTTTTATTTTATCGGTTGGATGCTCAAATTCATCAGTTGGTAGTTATAGATACATTGACAATATCAATAATGTAGTGCATCTACAGCACTCTGTTGTTGTTATTGTAAACAAAAATGAAAATGGTAGATTGAGCACTCCACAATGTACAGCCTTTTATGTGTCACCTAGACGATTAGCAACAGCTCTTCACTGTGTTCAAAATTCCACTGCTCAAATGGCTACAGTAGCACCAGGTATTATAATACAAATTAATGAAGATGCAGAATCTGAACCAGTAATTGGTCGTGAAGTCTTATTTGTAGATTGGGAAGAACATCGTAGGTTTATTCAAAATTTTGATTCAAATAGCGATCCAATAGCAAGGCATTCAACAGTTGTTGGAGTTGATCCCGAAAATGATATTGCGCTAATTGAGTTAAAAGAAGAAGAAGAAAGTTCAAGACATTGGCTTTCACTTGCCACTGATGTTAATGTAGGTGAAAAAACCTACACCATGGGTATGCCGAGTAATCAAATATGGTTGTTGTCTGAGGGAATTGTTTCCTCAATTAGGGTTTTTCCAGACGAACGGCGTCGCATTTTATTTCAAGGCTTGGTAGCCCCAGGGGCTTCTGGTAGCCCTGTTATTGATAACTTTGGGCATGTTGTTGGTGTCACCATACAATACGTTAGAGAAGTACCGGATCTGGGGGTTGCGTCGTCGAGTCATGATTTGTTACAGCTAATGGAGCAAAACATTCAAACCGTTATTACTTTACCAATGAACAATTTAGAAGAACAAGAAGACCCAACAACTTGCGATTCAAGTGTTTCTTCTTGTTCATTGCCAGATTCTGAAGAATAGTTATATGCGTGATTTACACGTCTAATAGCTTACTTGAAACTTTAATAACAAAAGAAGTTTCTTCAATTCTTGAATCATTCAGAGGCTTTGATTTAGAAAAGTTAAAGCGATTAGAATATCCAAGAGAAATGACAGAATATGCCAGAAAATATCTTCCTAGGCTCGGCGCTGGTTCCTCTAGAGAAGTTTTCGGTTGGAAAGCTGGTAAAGTAATAAAGATAGTTCATTCCCATCATAACACTTTTCAAAATAAAGAAGAGATTGGAGTGTATGTCAATAATCCAAATTTGCGACCGTATCTTGCCAAGATATTCGATTTCGATCAGCAGAATTATTATTGGATAATAGCTGAAGGTGTGCAGGTTATCATTGATAATGCACACTTACGTAACAAATTTACTTTACCCGAACAAATATTAACTCAATTTATGCTTCGGATGAGGAAAAACAATCTTCCGTTTGAGGAAGTTTTAGAAGAGGCACTTGAAAGCTATAATGAAAGCTATGCTGATTTCTACGTAAAGGGTCCAAAATCTGTATCTAAAGAAGATTTAAATTCGCTTGATTTAGAGCTGTATAAAAAATTTTTTGACTTAACTAGAATGGGCATCGATGATATCGATCGCTATGACCACTGGGGCATGACAACATCTGGACGCATTGTTGTAGTTGATTATGGATTGACGAATGAATAATATTAAACTAAAAAGCCTAATTGAAAGTTTGGCTACGGACATTATTTTTGAAGCTATCAATAAGTCGCCAAATGTATTTTGGCTGGTGACAGGAGTTAGTAATAGAAATCCCGAACGTATGGAGCAGCTTGCATCGGGAATCTTGCCAGGCGTTAAAGGCATTTCCGACAATAAAAAGATTCTCATGCATTTCCTTGGTATAGGAAGGAATGCAGTTTTAGTCATGCCTGCTTCAAAAGTTATTGAATTAAACGACATATACAAAATTGACTACGAAGAACCTGAAGATTTGCTTGACAACGATATGATGCTGTTGTCAAGAATTTGGAACAAAGAACATGGAACCCCGATGGGTCGTCGAGGTGTTTTAGTAAATTTATCAGATAGGATTGCTGAAATTTTGAAGAAGAATTCAGACAGGAACATTTCTTCTATTGGCTCGGCAATTACAGGCGGTTACATTTCTCTGGAATCTAATGTACCGGAAATAAACAGTGTTACAGATCTTGCGGAGCATGTTAGAGAACGAGTTTTGGAAGGTTCTAACCAATTTAACAGAGAAAAAAGAGAACGACTTCCTTTACAGTGGTGGAAACGAGTGGTTTCTGACGCTGTAATTGCTGGTATGCGCACATATCGCTCCGAAGGTGAGTGGGTAGTTGAAAATGATACACTCAGGGTTCCCGAAGGTTCTAGGTTGCTCGTAACGGTTACCAAACGTCCTCAAGATTTTCCTGGAGAGGTGCGAGCGCAATTAAAAATGGGTGAGTTCCCAGGCTTTAAAGGAATAACACAAGCGCATATTTATTCCGGGCATATCATCGCAACTGTTTACAAGTATGGTTTAGATAAACGATATGATGTAAGGTTTATAGATGCAAAGAAGTTTGAAGAAATTCAACTTAAACTACAGATGAAGCACCAATACGGATGAAACATTTAATCAAAATGATGGTAGAACAAGTTCTTGACGAACTTATCAGTTCAAAGGAGCCTACGGTTTACTTTGACATGGATGGTGTGCTGGCTGATTTCCAGGGTAAAGTTGAGCAAGACATTGCCTATCAACGAGCCAAACAAGAATTTGAAAATTTAGCAGCCAAAGCTAAGCCGGAATTGCTTTCAGTACATACTGACGATTTAAAGGACATCTTCAAAGGCCGACAAGAAGATCCGGTGATGGCTAAATTAAAAAAGCTTTGGAATAAAAAACGCAATGCTTCATATGCCGTTGCTGGAAAACTTGGTCATTTTAAAAATCTTGATATTTTACCTGGCGCTAAAGAAATGATGATGGCAGCAGCTGATCTAACTAGAAAAAAGCCACACATCCTTACAGCTCCGATGGAAAGTCATTCCAGATGCGAAGAAGAGAAAAGAGAGTGGGTTGACGAGCATTTAGCAGGTTTGTTTGATCAGTTTCATTGCACCCAGGACAAACATAATTTTGCCAACAATGAGTGGGATATTCTTATTGATGACCGACCAAAATATGTAAATAAGTTCCGTGACGCCGGGGGTACTGCAATACTACATGTTGATCCAGGTGAAACTATACAAAAGCTGCAAGAGTTGATTGCTAATTTGAAGGCGCAATAGCGTGAAGGGTATTTGTCTACATGACCAAGTCACTTGAAAAATTGATTGAAGAGCTTGCAAAGGAAGCGTTGGATGAGGCTAATGCTATTTCTGCTGGTGGTGGTTCTTTACAACCTTCAGGCCAAGTAAGTGGAACCGGGGGAAACCCTCTTGGGAGAGATATGTCTGATCAACATGAAATAATGTGGTCGGGCGACGAGCCAGAAAAAAAGAAAAGAAGTTTAAAAGAAGAGGTTCTTGAGGAAGACGATCTCGACGAGATAAGCGCTATTGGCACTGGAGCTGTTGTAGGTTATACCTTACCTCTTGGTATGAAACCTGACCATGAAACAATGGGGACCAAGAAGAAGAAAAAGAAAAGACCTAGACGCTGGTATGACGTGCATAAGGAATCACGAAATCGAACGAGGAAAAACGAACAGGTTCGAATTAAAGTATATAATGAAAAAAAAGAAAAAGTCGCTACAGCAGCAATAAAGTTTGATGGTAAAATTGCATTTTTAGATAGTGTATTCGTTGTCCCTGAGTATCATAAACAAGGGATTGGAAAACAACTTTACAAGGAAGCCAATGTTGAAGCAAAAAAACAATTTGGAGTTCCTTTAACATCAAGTGATTTCTTGACTCCGCATTCAAAAAAGATGTGGTATCACTTATCCAAAGAAGGCGCTGCCAACAAGGTTAGTGAATCTTATCAAATGAAAGAAAGAGAGCTTGATGAGCAAGTTAGGATGCCTGGCAAATACAATTGGGGGCTGCATCCAATAGAAGGGCCACACTGGTGGAAGCATTTTTCAAAAACAGCAGACAAGATGGTTTTTGCACCTCACGCACTGACTCAAGAAGCATATGAAGAGCATAATTTGGACATTGAAGACAAAGGTATATGGGGACCAGCATCAATGTTGCGTGGACCTTCCAGACTGGTACTAGCCTACCCTAAAGAAAAAAAGATAGATATTCTTACAAACCTTAGGGATCCCAGACTAGCTTACCTACTTTCTACGAGTTTGAAATATATTCCAGAGCTTGCCGACTTCAAAGTTTATTTGGCATCAAAATCCCCCATGTATGATGAAGACAAATTTTTGGGTAACCCTAAAGAGTTGTTAGCAAAGATTAAAGTAATTTCTGGAAGATCGCCACAATGGTCACGAGACGATGATAAAGTAGAATACACTGAGTTCAAATTTGAAGTCTTGGAAGATGTAGATGATGTTGATTGGTATCATGCAACAAGCCTTAAAAACTTAGATTCAATAAAATCAAAAGGACTATTAACATCAAAGGAGTTTGAACAAGGCACTGGTTGGACACAGCTCAATCTACATTTGCAAGACGCAGTATATTTGACCTCTGATGAAGACTATGCACTAAGAATTGCTGAAACATTATTGGCTAGAACTGGAGTACCAGGTCTTGTCTTGAAGGTTTCAGGGCAAGCCCTAAAAGATAAAGAAAAGCTTATTGTTGATGAAGACCGTCTGAGAAATCAATATGACAGTATGTTATCCGCCGGTGAATTATTGGCTGGCATGCCTGATTATTTAAGTTCTGTGTTGGATTCGAAACTCGAAGCAGTTGGATACAAAGGAAAGATTGATCCTGGGTTCATTTCACCAGCATATGTTGTTGATGTTGAAAGAGATGAAGAGGGTAATTTTGCGGGCGAAGAAGCTGACATCTACACTTGGCAAGAGTGGAAAGCAAACTCAAGAAAGGTTGATGAAGAGTTTATTGGAAAACGAGGTGGTGTAAGCTATTTCCAAATTGGGGGTTCTTTGCCTGACCATCTATACAATAGAACCGATGATGGCAAACCAACGAGAGATCCGGGGGTTGTAGGACTTAAAAGACCTAAAAAAAAGAAAAAATGAAGTCTGAAGGGCTTTGGCACTCTTGTGAAACCGTTTGGAAAGAATGAAGTGTGCCAAAAATTTTGACATTGCAACCAAATACATTCATGAATAGAAATTTATTCATATTTTTATGAACGGCAGTTTGAGTATATGTAATATTATAGTTGGGACATAGCATCATGATGTGTGTGGAATCCTGACGTTGTTCAAAGTTTTTCTCTACTTAAAGAGGATGAAGCCGAGTCTTAAATCGATATTTTTTGGTGAGGGAATTGTACCGCAAGGTGATGCTGATGAGCGTCCGCTCCATGGGGCTCCTGTTTATTACTATCCTACAGGTCGTTCTCTGCCAAAAAAACTCCAGGATCAAGGGGCTTTGAAAAAGGCCAGGAAATGGAATGAAGATAACAGTCTTCTTGACGTTGATAACCTTGAGAAAAAAACTAAAAAGAAGAAGCGCTGGTACGCCTCTGAGGCGAAAAGCAAGAACACAAGTGCAAATTCAAACGAAACTTCTCTCAAAGAGTTTAATGCTTTATCAACTGCGGCAATCGAAGCTTCTAATATCCCACCAGGAGCTTGGGATAGAGACGATGCTCCTCGTATTGACCAAAAAAAGATCAAGAAAAATAAAGAATATGTTAAAAAACTAGACGTAACTGAAGTTGAAGGTAAAAACGGGATTGATGTTCACATCGATCACATGGATCCGCAATATAAAAGACAAGTAAGTATCGTTAAAAATCCCGAAGACCCAATTGAATGGAAAGAACCTGAATATCTTGATGGTCGAGGTGAGCATCGTATTTCACAATTGGGCTACGCCAAGATTGCTGATCGTCAAGGTGATCTTAAGATGGATGTATATCTGGCGCCCTACGATCCAAATTGGCGGCGCTCTGAAGATATGATGCAGCAGGTAATCAAGCATTGGATCGCAAATCATGGCAACCGTGATCGTATTATGCCTGAACCAGATGCTACAATGTTTGTTTCAATCAAAGAAGAATGGGAATCACTCAAGAACGAACTTTTTTCTGAGGCTGCTCTTGACAGCAGTGAAAACATCGAGCAACATTTGAAAAAACGAGGCTTGGACCCTGAAAAAACAAAGGTTATTATAGACATTGCTACAAACACCGCAGTGTTTCTGCTCTATAACCTCTCGGGTAAATTAATTGGTTACCAACAGTATTTGCCATCAGGGTCGAAAAAAACCAAGGCTGGCGAGGATCCAAGATTAGCTAAATATTTTACCTGGATTTCACGTGAAGGTGAAACAAACAAAAGAAAAGCATTAGGCGTATGGGGACTTGAAAGTGTTGATGAGCGCCCATTTATTTTTATTACCGAAGGCATCTTTGATGCTATAAAACTTCAAAACGAAGGTTTGCCTGCGATAGCATCTTTGACCAATGATCCAAAGCTCCTTCGTCCTTGGTTGAAAGCAATGCAAAAGTACATAATTGTCGTTGCTGATAACGATGCAGCAGGAAGAAAGCTTAAAAAGCTTGGCGACCTTGCTCTAACAACACCGGAACCATACAAAGATCTTGGAGAGATGCCACAAAACAAAGTCAGGGATTGGTTGTCGACAGCGGTACCAACCTCAATTTTAGAAAATAAAAATATTGCAAATGAATTGTGGCGTACTCTAAAAGAGTATTACCCGCACGACCCAGCCGTCAATTACCACGAAACTGAACCAGGTGTTGAAGGTGAATTTTACTCGATGACTGAAACATATTACCATGGAACAAATCGAGAATTTGCTCCGGGTGATTACATCTTGCCGCCTGCTGAGACTGGTGAAATTTCTGAAAAGGGAAGAAAAAAGAACTTGGACAAGGTGTTTTTCACTTTGGACAAAGGCAGTGCAAAGATATATGCCGGTCGAGCTACCAAGTCCTTTGGTACTGGCAGTCCTAATATTTACAAGGTTCAACCTATTGGTTCGATCGAATGGCTTAACAAACAAAAAGGCACAACTGTTTTGATGGCACCAATGGCAAAAGTCATTGAAAAGGTTAGTAATCAGTAGTTTCCAACCCCGCCTTTTCTATAATTGACAATCCGACATTGGAAAGAAGAACTGTTTGGTTTTTCGTATTTATTTCTCCAACATAAACCAAAGTAGTTGGTTCTGTTAGCCAACTTTCTTTTGTTTCGTCAGCATCTGGAACACAGTGTTCGAAGTCACTGGAAAGATAGTGCGGCAATCCAGCGGGCGTTACTTTACCACGACCCCGAGGGCCTCTGTCCAACCACTGTCTAACGGTTGCGTTAGCTGGTGCTTTAATTTCACCAGCCTCAAGTTTGTCTTCGAGCCATTTTGACATCGCAAAATCGGTATTGTACTGCATGTCATCAGTTTTAGGACAACCTTCTTGTTTTGCTTTAACATCCGGTTGACCAAATCCTGCATATAAATGTAGCCATTCACCTGGGGCATGTTGTCCTTCAATAGATTCAAGTGCATTTTTCACGTCAGGTGCTACAGAAATTCGACTCGTAAAATCATCTTCTATAATGTTCCCTTCATCATCTTCGTAAGGATAGCGTGGCAATCTTGGAGTAAAGGTGAACGAATCCTCGGTAGACAGCTTTGCAGATGATATGTGAAAAAACCCGAATACTTTCTTAAGTTTTTCAGCGTCTACCAATTGTGGCGATATTCCTTCATAAAGAAAACGTTTCCACTTCTCTTCCCACGATTGTTGTTTACGCATACAAGTAAGTAGTTACATCAAATTGGATACCTGGTATACTCGATCAATGGGATTCCTAAGTAAATTCTTTAAAAAGAAAATAAAAAAACCGACAAGGGAAGTTTTAAAAGAGCTAATTCCTGGCGATTTAGTTTACATTAAGTTTAAAGCACCTCCCGATATTGGAATTGTCAGTGGACATGACTTATCATTAATGAGGCTAAACCCCTTAGAAGCCTCTAAAAGAGAAATTGTGGGCACAATTTCTTTTAACAAAACAATGGAAGCTCCTTTGTTTTCTAGAGTAATTGAAATAGTAACCTTATCAAGTCCAGATATGCCTGGCAAAACCAGAAGAATGACATTCTTAGAAGATGAAATTGAGATTGTGAGGAAAATAAAAAATGAGCAATGATGCTAACGAAAACACATTTGGAGTTGACAATAAAGTTGAACTGATCGGGTATTATGGATCAGACCTGACTCATGCCTTGTCCGCTTGGACATCCACTTCACGTGATCTTGACACGGTAGACAAAAACGGCAAAACAAAACGAGAACGTGCTCCAGCATTACTCAACATGTTGGCCTCTGAGGGCCATCATTCTCCCTTTGAAAAAAGCTCACTGCATTTTTTAGTGACTTCAGATATCGCAAGCCACATTCATATTTTGAAACATCGTGTAGGAGTTTCTGTCAATGGAGAAAGTGCAAGATACAAAGAATTAAAAGATGATAAGCTTTACATGCCCTTGGAATGGCCAGAAGAAGAGAAAGAAAATTATCTTCGTCACATGGAAGAGACATACAGAAATTATCACAGATCATTAAAGTCTCTCACAGAACACTATATTTCAGTTGAAGGACTTGATAAGCGAAATGCTCGAAAACGTGCTAAAGAGTGTGCAAGGTTTTACTTGCCTTATGGCAATCAAATTACTTGTGATGTAATGTTTAATTTTCGAAGTTTTGCTCACTTTATTAATCTTCGATATAGTAATCATGCACAAAGAGAAATTTGTAATCTTGCAAGACAAATGCTTGAGCAGGTTCAAGCAACAGGAGACTTTGACGAAACATTAAAAGCTTTTGGATTTGTAGACAACAATGGTGTAATCGTTCCACCATTTGAATAATGGTCAAAGGCGAACTCAAACGTGAAATCAAACGAACTGCTTTGCAAATAAGACTTCTTGAAGATGCACTTTTGAAGTTCGCTACACAATTGAAGATATCTACCCTCAAACCTACAGGCGCCCTATCTTCGGTAACCAAATCATATGCTGATCTTCAATGGTTAAAGAAAAAAGTAAAGTATTTGAAAGTATTGTTATGGATAGAAGAAAAAAAAGAGGATACAGATTGATGATTCAATCTGGACTATCTGAAGAACAGTTTGAGGCTGCAATGAAGTTTGCATCAAACTGGCGTGATGATATGGAAAAAACAAACTTCTCTTGGAAAAATCGAACAAGAGGTGGGTGGGCATCTGAACTCAGACGTCATGCTTATGGATATGTTATCAAAGTGGATGGTCATGGACACCATCGACATGTCTCTTCCCAATCAGAATCAGCAAACTTGCTGTTCAGACGTGTATCTGTTAGGCGACGTATATTCGGCATTGTAAAGGAAGATGAGGTTATAAAGGTCAAATCCGATCCTGAAAACGATCCGGGCTGTCCTTGTCTTCGCTGTACTCGCTTGGAAAAGTTTGGTTGGAAAAATGGAACAGCTCCAGAAATGTACACACTTTTCGAATTTGGGGAAATTGAAGGCCAATGAATGAACGGATAAGAACTTGGTTTTATCTCAATACTTCTCCAGAAATGCGACAAGATATGAAGGTCATATACAAACTAGATGAAAAGTTTTTTATACCTTTTATCGAGAGAGCGGGAGCTGAACACATCCTGAATAAGAATCTCAATTTCAGATTGCAATATCACGGAAGTAGTATGGGAGCTGATAGTTTAACTCATCATCATATGTCTGTTGCTATTATTCAAGACAATGAAGCAATTTACAGCGAACAATACACTGTAACGAATAGGACAGCGTAGATGAATAAAACTCAAACTAATTTTGTAATCTTTAGCAAAGACAGAGCTTGTCAGTTACATGCTTGCCTTGAGTCCCTGAGTAAACACTTCAAGAGTGATAAAGAACCAACAACTACGATTATTTACAAGGCATCTACACCAGAGTTTGACAATGGATATGAAAAACTAAAACAGTCGTTTCCAGAAACTGATAATTTTGTTTGGGCTCCCGAGAAGGATTTCAAACATCAGACCGTTAAGGCAGTGCATGGATTTCCATGGGCACCGTCACAATTCACAATATTTCTTGTGGACGATATTATTTTCGTCAATGACGTCAATACGTCTGATAAACAATTTGAACTTATTCGTAATAATTCAATGATCGTTGGCATAAGTCTAAGACTTCACAATGGAGTAAATCATTGTTACGCAACAAACGAAATTCAAAACGTACCACGGTTTGTAAAAGATGTTGTTTGGGCCTGGGATCAATGTAATGGCGATTGGGGTTATCCAATGTCAGTAGATGGCAATGTTTACAACACTGATTTCATTTCTTCTTTTGTTGACAGTCTTGATTATTACAATCCAAATACATTTGAAGCGGCTCTAGACTCAGTTAAGCATCAAACAAACATACCGTCATATCTTTGTTGTTATCCAGAAGCTCCCAAGCTTATTAATGTTCCAGCCAATCGAGTTCAAAGTGCATATAAAAATCGATATGCAAAAGGATACACAGTTGAAGAGTTGAATAAATTTTATCTTGAAGGTAGAACAATTGATGTTGATGCTTATCAAGGTTTAAAGCCAAACACGGTTCATGTGCCAATCGATCTTAAGTTTAAAGATGATAGCAGCTACAATATGCAAGTAGCATTTACAGGATAAAATGTACATTAATTTTCGACGTTGTATTCAAGAAGCAGGCGGACGCCTTTCAAAGGAGTAATTCATATTGGTGCTTTTGAGACCTGATCATATTTAATGGACATGAAATGTATATTTGAAGGAAATGCTAATAAGGGTGGTGTTTATCAAATCACAAACAAGATTAATAAAAAGACCTACATTGGCAGTGCCAAATGCTTTAAGAAGAGAGCTTACCAACATCGTTCCGCATTGAGAAATGGGAAACATCACAACAAACATTTACAACGTGCTTTTAACAAGTACGGCAAAGAAGCGTTTGAATTTAGAGTGTTACAAGTGACTGAAGGCAATAGAGACAGTAGACTAAAAGAAGAACAAAAATATCTTAATAATTTTCTTCTAGAAGATAGATGGAATTTGTGTTATAATTTATTAAAACAATCTAATTGTGGAAATGGTTTCATCGAAAACATTGGCAAAATACCTTGGAATAAGGGAAAAACAAATATCTATTCCGAAGAAACCCTACTAAAAATAAGCAATTCTGTAAAAACAAGTGGAAACCCAAATTGGGGAAAGGCTCGTTCACAAGAAACTAAAGAAAAAATTGCAAAAAAGAATAAAGGTGAGAAAAACGGAATGTATGGTAAAATAGGAAAAAAACATCCACGAGCGAAGTCATACAATCTTCTATCTCCCGAAGGAAAGAATTTTAAAGGAATTGGTCTTAGAAATTTTTGTAATGAACATGGATTGGACCAAAGATCAATGTGGAGAGTCATTTCAGGTCAAAGAAATCATTACAAGGGATGGAGAAAGTGTAATTAATGTATATTTCAATGAAACAATGTATTGAATCAATTGGTCATCCAATACGTGGAATTATTCACATCGGTGCGCACCGAGGTCAAGAGGCCGAAGACTATGCTAACAATGGCGTGAAAGAAGTTCTTTGGGTCGAGGCCAACAAGAAAATGATGAAGCACCTTTATGACAAAACATGCAATGTGCCTACCAAGTCACACTACTTTTGCGCAACCCTCTCAGACAGGGATAATGAAACAGTAACTCTAAATGTTACCAATAACGAGCAATCGACATCCATCCTTGAACTTGGAACTCATGCAACTATGTATCCCCATATCACCATCTCGGAAAGGATACAGGTTCAAACCAAACGATTTGAAACTCTTTGGAGAGAGAATGTAAATGAAATCGATTTAGACTCTTATGATTTTGTAAATATTGATGTACAAGGTGCGGAATTAAAAGTTCTAAAAGGCTTTGGTGAAATCTGGAATAGAGTTCCTATTAGAGCAGTATATGCAGAAGTTAATTTTGAACATGTTTACAAAGGTTGTTGCTTGGTTGAAGACCTCGACGAGTACCTTGGCGAATTTGGATTCCAAAGAGTGCTTACAGCCGCCCCTGAAGGAACATGGGGTGACGCCTTATATTTGCGGAGAGTCTAAATCCTTACCTGATCTTTGCAAAAGATACCGCACTCTTGTCCATTTTAGGAAGCAGGATCACAATCGTTTAGTAGATACCGGTTATGTTTATGCCCCATGTGTTCCATTGATTGTTACGCCGACGTTCTTGAGCGGTAGCGGAAAGACAAAATGATACATAAAGGTCCAGATTCCCAAAATTAGAATGAGCACATATGTAAGAAAACAAGATCTTGCAATATGGAGGAGATGAATGTCCGAACAAGAAACAATGACTGAAGAACAGCAAAGAGAGTTGCGAAATTCAATTTTCGCCGCTAAGAAAGCAGCTGAAGGTGCGCAAGGAGCGACTGAAGTATCGAGAGAGCAATACGCAAAGCAAGAGCTTGGGCTTGATATTCCGGTTGATGCAGTTCCACTTCCATCCGCTGGACAGATTTATCCAGCAGGTCACGCATTGCATGACGCCAAGAGAGTTGAATTTAGAGCAATGACAGCTCGTGAAGAGGATATTCTCATGAGCCGTGCATATATCAAGCGTGGTACGGTTATTACCGAACTTATCAAATCATGTTTAATCAACCGAAACGTAGATGTAAACTCAATGATTTCTGGTGATCGCAATGCATTGATGATTGCCATTCGTATTTCCGGCTATGGTGCAAACTACCAACCACAGTACACTTGCCCTAATTGTGAAACCATGAATGAACTCAATATCAATCTTGCCGAGCTTCCAATTAAGCCTTTATCATTACAGCCAGCAGAAGCTTTTACTAACCTATTTCGTTTCAAACTTCCTAAAACCGGGAAAACCGTTGGTTTTCGTTTTCTAACGGGCGAAGAGGAAGAAAAACTTCTTAAAGCCATGGAAGTAAAAAAGAAAAAAGGAATTCAAAACGACAACATCGTAACCACTCGACTTCTTTCGTCGATTGTTGAAATTGACGGGGTAACTGATAGAAACCAAATCTCTAAATTTGTTCAGTATATGCCGGCACTCGATTCACTTTCTTTAAGGAAGCATATTGACGACAATGAACCTGGCGTTAATATGACTGTTGAATTCGTTTGTCAAAATTGTGACCATGTGGCAGACATCACGCTGCCCATGGGTCCATCGTTTTTTTGGCCTAATGCCCGAACATAGAGAAGCGGTTCTACTTGAACCATTTTTCTTGCTCGGGTACTACTTCGGCATGGATTGGGACACTTATTATTATAAGTTTCCAATCAGTTACAAACGATGGCTCATTGAGCGAATACAAAGAGAGATACAAGAAGCCGCAAAAGCAAATGAACAAGGTGGCTCGCAAGTACCGTCACGAGGCGCACATCATAATACTCCAGACATGAGAGCGCTGTCTGGCAAACATAGAGCCCAAACTCCCGCAAAGTTGAGACGGTTTACGTAGCTCAAGGATATCCATCCTATTCAAGAAAGCCTATAGTATGTAACTATAGGCTTTTTTATGAGCAAAACACTTTCAAATTTAGTAAAGAAATACCGACGGGCGAAGATTGGAAACAAGTTTCAGTTCCCGCATGTTAGAAAGGTTAGCCCAACACTGATATCACAGCAGGTTGTATCAGTCCAACCAATGAGTCTTCCTTCTGGTTTGCTGTTCTACTTAGACTACTCCTATACAAGTGGAAGTAATAAACAGGAATGAGCGCCAGCATTCTATTTACTTTAAACGGAGAATGTAATGCCAGATAATCAAAACAAAAGCCCGGATGTTGTCGGTAAAGTTGGAGATTTTATAAAAACTTGGCTTCCAATAGTAATCACCATTGGTGGTCTTGTCACAGGGTATTTTGTTTTAAGGCTGAGACAAAGCACCAATTTGAACTTCAAAGAGTAGAAGTTACATCTCTAAGAAATGAGCTATCTTCCCTTAGAAATCAAATTGAAACCGATAGAAGAGAATGGCAACGTGGTGTTGAGGCCGAATTGAGGACGCTTCGTGAACAATCCATTCGTAGAGATTTTAGAATTCAATCACTTGAAAACCAACGAAGTGGAGGAAACTCTAATCCGAATGGTTTCACTCCAATAAATTAAAAATATGCCAATGTAGATGGTCTGGTATATTTCTTTGCTGGGTTCTTAATTCAATATTTTTACCAAAAACTCTTTGACTGACATCAACCAGATGATAAATAATTTTTGGCGTTATTCTAACTGTATGTTTGCGAAGAACTATCATGGGAACTCTACATGAAAGACAGTCACAAATGACAATCAGATCGTCTTCATAGTACCAACGTGTTTTTTGATCTAAGATACAGAGATCGCATTCTTTCATAACAAATCCAAGTAATCAAGGCCGGCATATGCACAGTCAAACCCTCTTATACTTCCATTCTTAATGTTATTTCTGAATTTACCAAGTGGCCACTTAACTACTTGCAAAAATTCATTTTCATCAAGTTCTAATCCATCAACTTTGCGACAGTTGTGTGCAACGAACATGTGTCGCATTCCAGTAGAATATGGATTGTAATTTTGCTTACCAAGGTAATGAATCTCACCTTCATATCCGGTTTCTTCTTTCAGCTCTCGGATGGCAGATTCCATAGGATCTTCACCCTTTTCCATCCCACCACCTGGTAATTCTATACAATAGTTTTCAACACCAGGTCTAAATTGCCTTACCGTGAGAACTTTATTGTCATCTGTTACTGCAAAAATTTGGACGGAATCTTTATTGTCATCGATAAAAAAGTTCTCGATGATGCCATTTGGTAAACGAAATGTCTTAACAATAAAGTCTTTATCGTACCCAGAAAGGTTATCCTTGATTTTATACTTTTTTTCGTTTATTTTTTTATAGTCGCCCATGATATCACTTCTCACTGTAAATAGAGTTTTATTGTCGGTTTCAACAAATTGAAACGTGTTCTATACTTTCTATCATGAGTAAGTTTAAAGAACTTGGAAACAGAGTCGGAGAACTCGTTGATGAAAAAAATGCTGCTTATGGAAATTCTTTTGGCGAAGCTGGAGAGTTTTTGAAGATTCTATATCCTGATGGCATCAATCCAGATCAATACACAGATATGCTTTGCGTAGTTCGAATATTTGATAAGATGAAAAGGATCGCCACTAAAAAAGATGCATTTGGTGAAAGTCCATATCAAGACATTGTTGGATATGCCCTTTTGGGACTGAACCTCTCAGAGGGTAAAATTACAGATGCAATGATGTGTACAGTTTGCAACAAACCTATAGGTGGGAATGATGCCTTTGTAGGCACGGGTGATGACACAGGTCGCAAATTTGCGCATCAACAATGTTGCAAAACTTACAAAACTGAACCAGAAGACTGAAACTCGAAAATAAGTTAAAACTCGTATAAGCTTGTGATATGGTAACTTGACCTATATTGGAGGTTCATCATGGCTAAGAAATGGAATTTTGATCCTTTTAAAGGCTACAAAGGAAATCTTGATTGGTTGGAGAAGCGAACCATTTTCGTAACTGTGCATGGATCACAAGCTTATGGCACCTCCATGCCTGAATCTGACATTGATGTCAAAGGCTTGGCTATTCCCCCCAAGGAATATTTCCATGGTTTTGTAAAGAATTTTGAGCAAGCAGAAGGCAAGGAACCATATGATATGGTTATTTATGGTCTTCGTAAGTTCATGAAGCTTGCTTCGAATTGCAACCCAAACATCATTGAAGTTTTATTTACCGACCCAGATGATTGGGTTGTTGACACCGTTATTTTTCGAAAACTTTGGGAGCATCGTGATCTTTTTTTAAGCAAAAAGGCTAGATTCACGTTTAGTGGATATGCAAATCAGCAGCTAAAACGAATCAAGGGTCACAAGCGTTGGCTTTTGGAGCCGCCTACACATAAGCCGACCCGAGAAGAATTTGGTCTTCCTGTTGAACGTAAGATGAGTCAGTCAGAAATCGGGGCTACGCAAAAATTGGTTGACGATGGTGCCCCATTGGCTGAAGACATTATGAGACTCTTTCACAAAGAACAGAAGTATTATAGTGCAAGGCGTGAATGGGAACAATACCAAAAGTGGAAGCGCACTCGTAACGAAAAGCGAGCAAAGCTTGAAGCTGATTTTGGTTATGATTGTTATTTGGATGACACAGAATTTTTGACGGAACGTGGTTGGCTGCCTTACGAGCAAATCACCAAAGCAGATAAGCTGGCAACGGTTCGTCAAAAAACAGGGGAACTGGAGTTCCAGAAGTTTAGCGAACGAGTCCGAAAGCCTTATAGTGGAGAAATTCTTCACTTCGAAACCCAAGATAGTCTGTGCTCTGTAACTCCCAATCACAGAATGCTGGTGTCTCCCATGTGCCGCAGCAGAAAAAACGGGTTTTCAACAAGGTATCGGCAGCAGACTGCCAAGTGGCAAATCAAAAGAGCAGATGAGCTTCTCAATGAGTATAAAAGCCATTATCATATTCGGTTGACGGCACATCAAACCAAAGACAACACAGAAATTTCTGAAAACCTTCTTTGGATCGTGGGTACCTATGTTAGTGAAGGTTGTGTTGGGAAACGACTCAAGAACGGCGCACCATCTGTCTTGAGGTTCTCGCAAAAGGAATCCAATAGGCAGCAGGTGTTTTTGGACTCCTTGTGTGAGAGCACCGAAATGCGGAAAATCACCCATTTTCGTGAAGACAAGGGGTATAATGAACTGATTTATACCTTGGCTGACCGCAGTTTAGCCAAACAGGTTGTTGAATGGTGCGGCGAATATTCCAGGAACAAACGACTGCCACCGTGGATCACCACCCTGTCAAGTCAACAAGCAAATAGCTTGTTGAATGTCATGATTGCTGGGGACGGCACAGAGCGTAAATATAGCTCCATTTACTACACAATTTCGCAAGCTCTGGCTAATGATGTCCAGACACTTGGGGTCATTGCGGGAAGGCCCACTAAAATTTGGGGGCCTTACGAGGACGGCATGTATCAGGTATATCTTGGCGATCCAGAGGCAACAGATTCTCTTGTGGCTACCAAATACGGTCATGTTACTAGTGAAGAAGTTGTTGATCGCCACATTGTTTGCTTTACTGTACCTAATGAGATTTTGATCACACGTCGGAAGGGTAAGCTGGCAATTCAGGGCAACACCAAACATGCTGGTCATCTAGTTCGTCTTATGCGAATGTGTCGAGAAATTCTTAGTGAAGGCAAGGTTTACGTTCGACGACCGGATGCTGATGAACTCATGGCTATTCGTAAGGGAGCATGGACTTATGATGAGCTAATTGAATGGGCCGACAAACAAGATAAAGAAATGCAAAAACTATACGAGACTTCTCCACTTCCTGAAAAGCCTCAAGTAGAAAAAATTGACAAGGTTTGCCAAATGCTTGTAGAAGAGGCTTTACGGCACGAGTCACTTCGGTTCTAACGTCAATAAACATAGCACACAGCCTTCCAGGTTTTGCTGTCTACTTATTGTGGAAAAGGAGAAAACATGGAAGGCTCAATCATATTAATTGCTACCATAGCAGCATTCGTAGCTATCGGTATTTACATGCTTGTGAGGATTTTGAAGGGACCAAAATTACCAGAAGGCCATCAATTTGTAGCAGAACACAAAGGTAATAAAGCAATTGTTATAATTGATAAAAACCTTGAAGGTGCTATCAAAAACAAAGATGGTAGTGTTATTTCTTGGGTTTTAAATGGTAAGTTTTACTATGGCAATGATCTTGCAATAAAATGTGCTAAGGCAATCAAAGCAACAGAGCTAGCTTTTAAAGAAAAAGGAGTTGAAAAGGCTGATGTGAGTGAGGTAGTATTCTTATTCAGCACAGATGCTACCTTTGAAGCGGGATCAAAATGGTGGCAAGCCTGGGCAGCAGGAGCAGCAGCGTATTCTACAGAATTGGTGGGAGATTTTAGAATTAAAGTTCTACCAATGGCTGTGATACGTACAAAATATATTAAAACTGTATCTGAAAGAGGACAGCCGGCAATACATGAGCTTGTTCATTTGCTTAATAAACAAGCTAATGGAGATTATAGTCACAGTCACACCGATCCCAAGTTATGGCTTGGACCTGGTGGAACAGGATCAGTCGAAGGAATTGGTGTACAAAAATGGAAAGAAATCGTAGGTACACCTGATGACCAAAACTAAATACCAGCACTATTGAAGCTTCCAAACATAACCTTTGTATGATTTATTGTATTTTATTGCTAAACTAATTCCATTATATTGACAATTGTTTTGTCGTGCGGCTTCGCTCATACTTGGCCAAACTTTGATCAGTTTGCCTGTTGGTTCAAACTGTTTAACAGGTTTAGCATTATTGTAACACAATTTTCTATTTTCATTTAATTGTGCATGAGATGATAGCCTATCGTCGACAATATCTTTTGAATCAGGCCAGCGCCAATAAAATCCACCGACGGTTCGATGCGGATTTTGGTTGATGGAATAGGAAATATTGCGCCAACTTTTATATCCAATTCCAAGACCAGCTTGTCTGGTCGATGGCCAGTTTTTAATAACTTTACCTGTTTGAGGGCAAATTTGTAAAACTTCTTTCGAAGTTGCTTTTCCGCCTGGGTTGTACTTTCTAAGTTTTTCTTTATGTTCTTTTGTATGTTTGGTTGGAATGATTTCCCCCGTTTCTAACTTTAGTTTACGAGTTTTTGATATTTTTTTCCTTGTTTCTTCGGGAGTTTGTGACCATGGACCTTCTTTTTGAATGACTTTTCTCTTGTGGTTCAAAAAATTTGAATCATCCCAAAATTTGTCAACATATTGTTGTTCGACAGTTCTTCTTTTCAGAGTTGTTCCTTCAATTGTTTCAATAACTTCAAACAAAAATTCCTCTGGCTTATATTTGGACCATAAATGCAACAAATGCTTGTTATGATGTTTTCCTACATTTAATCTGCTTTGATGCTGTGAGGCTCTAACTTTGAAGCGCTTCGCACTTCCAATATAAAATTTGCTAGTTGTTAAATGTGTTATTTTATATATTCCACCTTTGTTAGCATCTCCTTTAAACTCTTTCTTCGTAATTCATCCTTGTTTTAGAGAAAATATTTTTATCTTCTCGATTGCAAGAATAATATTGTAAAGGTTACCAGTTTTCTCTTCAAACATCGATAACTATGTGATAACGTTAGAAACATAGGTAAAAATGACCAAAACTAAATACCAGCTCTTTGTGGACATGGATGGAGTCCTTGTAGATTACATGGGTGGCGTTTTGCCGACCATGAATGAATTTGTTGCAGAGGTCGCAGCAGCTCCGAATCGCTTTAAGACAGAAAAACCAGACCTTTATAAGGCTGCAAAGAAAGCAATTGCCGAAATGGGTGGTAATGTTGATGAAGGCTACGTTGGTACTGAAATAAAATACCACGATGTCGGCAAGGGAACGGAAAAGAAAAAGGTTCGTTCTTTGATGTACACCCTTGTTTCTAACAACTACCAGTGGTGGGTTAATCTTGATTGGATGCCAGATGGCCGTGAACTATGGAATCACATCAAAAGACATAATCCAATTATTCTTACAGGACCCCAAGGTCCCAATTCCAAAAAGGGTAAGAAAGATTGGGTAAATCGTGAGCTTGGTCTGGGGAAAGATCGAATTATTATCACGCATACAAAGCATGAAGAAGTTCGCCCAATGCTTAAAAAAGGAATTATGCCAGTTTTGATCGACGATCTACCCAAATACGTCGTTCCCTTTAGAAATGCGGGTGGTATTTGCATTCATCACATCAACACCGAGCAAACAATTCGAGAACTGGAAGCGTTTGGATTTTAGTTACTTCTTTTTCTTTCCGGTAAAGAGGTTACTAACCCACTTATCGAGCCAGCCTTTCTTTTGAGGGGCTGGTTTTTTCTTATTAACCTTAGGCTTGTTAAGTTTTGGTTTCGGTTCCGGCTCCTGTTGTACTTCAGGAGTGGTAACTTTGAGCCTGTTTCTGCGTTCTTCGACCCATTCTTCAACATATGGCCCAGGACATGTAGCCTTGTTTTTTCTTGCACCCCATTGCTTAGCTTCGGCATGAAAACTTAGACCATCAGGCAAATTAAGTTCGTGACGATCAACAAGCCAGTCAGTCAAGGCTTCCGCCATCTTAAACTGTTCATCAGATGGCTGCCCAGTTTTTCCAGGGTGTAAATTTCCCTGCCACACAACGCCGACACCTTCATCATTGCAACGCTGACCGGTGTGCCACGCTCTTTCATCATCCTGAGCTAGTCTGTAGATAATCATGTTGCCATCATCATCATACTCGGGCTTATAGGACAACCAATAATGATATGGTCTGGCACCAAAGTTTCTTTTTTGAATAACGTAACGTATTGAATTTCTAGCTCCCTCGAAGCCATCAGCACCATAAGCTCCAGAGTTGTGAAAGAAAACTCTTACGATTTTAATTCCAATTGGTCTGCGGTTTGAACGTGGGTTTGTTGGCTTTGGTAAGATGTCACTGACATCATAAATTGCAATTTTTCCTGGCAAAACAACTTCAAGTCTTGCTTCTTTTGGTAAAGTCATGTTTCCTCCTGATGTAAGTAGAACTATATACCAAGCTGCTTCTTTATGTCCGCTTCAATGGCTTGAGCCGTCTTCCGACAAAGAACTTCATTCTCGCCATTCACTATTGCAATCCTATAAGTGTTCAAGTCATTATCTGCAAATGAAGAAAGTGGTTTGTTTTCTGCAATTGTATAGTGAACCTTGACTTCATCAGTTGAATCAAAATTCAAATGCAAAGTTTTATCAGGCGAACATTGATCTTTGGCAACCCGTACTACAAAACTATATCCGGGGATGTTTTCGCTGGATTTATTCCATGCCTTTTCGTCATACAATTTAATCATTGATGGTATGAAGTCATCACCATAAAAATCAACAAACTGTGTGGAGCATCTTAGATGAACTTCAATGATTTTTGCTCCTATCGATTCTACATTGACAATACCGGTAAAATCATTCAAATGCTCTTGAATCCATTTGATTTCATTCTGGTGCAACCCTTTAGAAAAATACCAATGAGTAAAGCTACCATTTTTGTCTTTTTGGCCTGACATGGAATACGACCAAACCACCTCACCATCCAGTAACGCATAGTCAGTAGACGTGTGTCGCCCGTAAAATACTGGCATCCATAGATGCCCTGCTGTATATTCCCACTCATGACTAAACCAAACAACTTTCGCTCCAATGCTCATACCAAAGAGATTATAGATCGGCTTGCTAAAAATAGGAAAATTGTTTGGCGTTATTCCATGAGGAAACGCTTCGTACCCCAGTTTTTGGTAAAGTTCAAGTTTATTGTATACCCAGCGATATTTTAAAAAAGTTTGATAAGCAGCAACATCGCCAGTTGGTATCAACGACTTAGGCGAATAATTTTCAAAAGATTTAGTAAAGTAGATGTCATCGTGAAGAAACATAATGTGGCAGCATTAAGTATCAAATACTTGTCCAACCCTTATATTCTTCTTGCTTTCCTCTGGCTACTCTGCTCATTACTTGAGGAATAAGTTTAATTGAAGACTTCGCACAAAACTCTTGCATATTTGTGATAATAACTACTTCACCCTCTGGATTGCGAAGCTTATATGTCTTCTGTTTTAATTTTCGTAATCTATCTGAAGCTCGTTTTTTTCGTGCTTCATCTTTTGCCCAAGAACGCTTTCGACCTTCAATTACCTTTTCTCGGTACTCAGGATCTTGCCAAAGCTTCTTATTGAGCTTAGATACAGATTTAGAAATCTTCTTACGTGTTTCCTTTGAAACCTCTTTGCCTTGAGCAGCTTTAGACAGCTTTTTACGGTACTCAGGCTTCTGTGTAAAATTTCGGATGGCCTCAACATGTTTCTCTCGGTACTCAGCGTCTTGCCAAAGCTCTTTCGTCTTCTTCGATTGAAACTCACTTTGAAACTTACGATATTCGGGGTCTTTCCACCTTTTTTTCATTGAAATTGACATCTTCTTTCGAGTTTCTTTTGGAGTTTTTGAACGACACGAACGTCCGTTTCGGTTTGTTTTTTTGTCTATGTTATAGCACTTTTGCTGACTGTCATAGTGTTTATTGATTAGTTGTTGTTCAACTAGAAGTCTTGCTTTTTGTTCGCCCAATACAACTTTAACAACATGAAATTCAAATGAAGACTCACCACATTTATTAAAATCATGTTGTAGAAACCGATTGGAATGTCGATTTTCCTGCAAAGCTTTTAGATGTTCGGTAGAACGTTGCTTGAATACTTTACAGGAACCAATGTAAATGCGACCATTGGATATGTTGATTATTTTGTAGACGCCTGATTTGTTTGAATGTCCGTTGTATACTCTTTTCATACTTTATATTTAGTATGAGAGGTAATATTTGTATATTCACAACGGCCACGGTTTATTAGTCAATTGTTGAAACTGATTCTTGCTTATATTTCTTAGGCGTAGTTTATCAATTACGCTATCAACTGTTGCGCCTGGTCTATTTAACTCTTGCTGAAACTTTTTGGAACTAACAACAGCATCAACTACTGCTTTCATTTGTTGTGGAGTTCCACGGACCTTTATGGGCAGTTTTTGTTTTCTACCAGCCTTACCTGAAATGAACGCCGCAGCACCAGCGAAAAAAATCTTACCAGCCCAGCTAAGTTTAAATTCTTTAATTGGCTGTTCATTTTCTTCGCCTTTTACTTTAATTGGCGCTTCAACAAGCATTTCTTTTTTGTTGGCGTCAGACATATTTGGTCCTTCTAAAAAATCTATTCTTGTGTAATTATCACCAGTCCGAACGAAACGCTAAATTATGGGTATTGAAGAGACAAAACAGTTGAATGAGTTGTTGGAAACTCAAAAAAAGCTGTACAATGAGCAGAATGCTGCTATCAAAAGTCAATTAAGCATGATGCAGCAAATGGTTAGCGTTTTGCGCTCTTTAGATTTGGAAAGAGTTGGAAGAAATATCGAAGGTCTTAATTCTGCTGTCAACAGTGCTGCTGAGTCAGTTGAAAAACTCGGACAAGGTCAGCAAACAATGCAACAAATTAATAGAGTTGCAGAAGAAATGGATGATAGTCTTGAAAGGTTGGCAGCAGGAGCTGAAAATTTCGGACAAAAATTATTAAAACTTGCCCCGGTAGTAGCTACCCTTGAGGGATTAGGTGCTGGACTTACCTTTTCCATGAATGTCATGGGAGGGTTAATAACTGTTGGCCAAAGTTTGGTCGGCACTATGTTTAATTTAGCGGCATCGATTATATCTGTGCCGTTTAAGATGCTCAATGGCCTGATGGAAATGGCTGCTCAAGGAGGAGGGTCGGAACTTCGTCAAGCTATCGAAGATGTACGTCAAGAATTCGGTGATTTATATCAAAACGAAGCTAAGGGCGTCATGCAGTCATGGAGGCAGCTTGATCATTTTGGCGGACAATTAGCTGAAACTGGTCTTTCTATTTGGCGTACCATGGGCAACATGGCTGAATCGCTTAAGCGTGTTCATGAGATGGCTACGCAGCTTGGACCTATATTTTCTAGTGTAACGAACGAATTTATGGGTCCAAAAGCTGTTGAGCGACTGCATGCTTATCAGAAAGGTTTGGGACTAACAGAAGAAGGCTTCCGGGCGATGGGCGAAGAAGCCGTAAGGCGTGGTGTATCTGTTCAAGAAATGGGCAGGGAAATAACCTCTATTGCATTTGCCATGGGTGAATCCTTTGGTATTAACGGCAAACTGATTGGCCGTGAGATTGGAAACATGATTGACGACTTTGAACACTTTGGCAATATTGGTGTTCAAGAGTTGGCTCAAGTTGCTGTATACGCTCGTAAGTTGGGTGTAGAAGTTGAAAAACTTACTGGTGTGCTTGATCAGTTTGCAGATTTTGATAAGGCAGCTGAGTCTGTAGCACAACTTTCTCAGGCATTTGGCATTCAACTTGATACTCTAAAAATGGTTCAAGAACAGGATCCAGCAGCGAACATTGAACGTTTGAGAAAAGCATTCTTTGCAGCTGGTCGTTCTGTTGAACAAATGACAAGACAGGAGCGTGCTTTGTTGGCGACGCACACTGGCCTTGATCAAAAGACTCTTTCTCTGGTTTTCTCAGCCGAAAAACAAGGAATGACCTATGAAGACATTCAAAAGGGTGGAGAGGATGCTCAAAAACAACAGCTTTCTCAAGCTGAAGCTATGGAAAAGCTGTCCAATTCTATCGAACGGCTAGTGAAGTCGGGACAAGCGATGAAGGGAGGCTTTTTTGATATCTTCCTCCAGGGATTTATGAGGGGAATCAAGTGGACCAGAGAATTCTGGGGACTCATGTGGAATCTTCGTAGGGCTATGAGAGAAACCAGATGGGCTGGCGTGCGTGTTGGTCAGATGTTCGTTGAATACTTCCCAGGGGTAAGAGATATCCTAAAGGGTATTGCTGAGTTGTTTGATCCAAGAAGATTTAGAAAAATGCTTGATGGAGTTACCAGTGCATTTAGAACTTTCTTCAAGGCAATGTCTAGTGACCCAAGAACCGCATTACCTGAATTGCTTAACAAACTAAAAGAAAGTTTCTTTAACTGGTTTAATACCAGTGAACCAGCCGGGCGTCAGATTTTAGAAGGGTTTAAATCATTTTTTAAAGCTGTGGGCCAAATTTTTGCTGGGTTGCTTAGGGAGGCAATGAAGGGTGCCACAAAAGCATTTAGATTCATGATTGACTTCATTAAAAACCCTAGTCAAGTTATTGGAGGAGTTACTCAAGCAACCGATGGGTTTTTAGGCTTTTTGATGGAAGTGCTTGAGCCTGCCTGGGAAGCATTGAGAGACGAATGGCCAGCACTTAAAGAAGCATTCCTTGAATTAATGAAAACAGCATGGCAAAAGATCAAGCCGCCTTTAATAGATTTTCTAAAAGAAAATATGATTTACATATTAGGCGTTGCATTCGGGCCTGCAATTATTACTGGAGGGTTGCGTGGACTATCTACTGTACTACTTGCTGGATTGGTAAAAGCGACTGGTAAAGCAACAGCATCATTTGTGCAAAGAGGTCCAAGTCTCGTTAGGTCTGCATTTCAAAAATTAGCAAGAAGAGCACCTGCTGGAGATGTAGCAGCTGGTGGTCGATCCGCAGCAGCTCTTACCGGTGCAACAAAAGCAGCAGGAGATGCTGCGAATGCAGCACGCCAAACAAGGGTTAGTATGGGCGATGTAGGCAAGATGGCCTTAATAGCTCTTGTAATTACTGCTGGCTTAATTGCGATTGGCGTAGCCATGGTCGAACTGGCCGATACGATACAAGAAAGAGGCATTACAACTGAGAACATAAGAAACGCTGCTGTGGTTATGATTGCAACTGGTGCAATCATGCTTGAATTGGCCGGCACCATAGCAATACTGGCTGCTGTCGGTCAAGCAATTCAATCGCAAGTTCAAGGTGTATTAATTGGTGTTGCGGCAGTTGGGGTAGTGGGTGCTGCCATGGCTTTTGGGGCAATGGGTATGATTGAGTTGTTCAAAGGCTATAGTGAAGGCGAGGTTAATAATGCAGTTAAAATTATGGGAGCTACGGCAGCATTCTTTTTGGCAGCCATTGCAGTTACCTTTGGTGCTGGAGTAATAGGAGCAATAATTTCTGCAACCTCGGGAATAGCTGCGGCCGTTGTTTTGGCTGGACTTGCAGCTCTTGGCGCCATGATGATTGGCATGACCGAAACAATAAAGCAGGTTATTGACGTTGTCAAGTCTGTTAGGGTCACAACTTCAGACATGAGAAGCTTAAAGGCATTCACAATTGTTTTAAGTTCGATGGGTGAATTTGCCGGCAACATTGCTCACATCACCGAAGCCACATCACCTGGTTTTGTTGATTTAATAAGAGGCGGTGAACCGATGACCGAACGTTTGAAAGAAACTACCAATCTTGTTCAAAGTATGGGTAGCGAGTTGCGTTCAATGGTTAGAACGGTAGTTGAACAAGCAAACATACTTGGAGGGGGTGAAGAAGATCTACGCAAAGTAGAAGTTATTGCCGGGGTGCTGACAACAATAGGAAGTGTGGCAAGAAATCTTAGACCGCCTGAGGAAATCATGGATGTTGGCTGGATAGAGCAGTTTGGAGGTGAGGACGTTTCAAGTCGCATTAGAGAAATGACAAATTATGTCACCAGCGTAGTTCAATCACTGCACAATTCTGTTATTGACATTACAAGAGAATTTAGTCAAATTGCCCAGGCAGGTGGGTTTACAGCAGAATCACTGGATGCGGCAAAAGCAATTGGAGCTATTCTTCAGTCGGTTGGTCTTATTGGCCGAGCCATGACTGTTTATATTTCACGTGAATATGCAACAACTGATCCAGATACACTGAGACGACTAGCACCTCAATTAGGTGCAGTGGTTGAAAGCATGATGTCGGCTATTGTGGGCCAAGGTGGTCACAACATTTTTTCAAGAATGGCAGGGGTGATCAGATTCATTCTTGATGGAATGAGAGACGTTTCTCCAGCTGAAGCTCGACGTGTTGAGCAATTTACACCAATGATTCAGTCAGCATTTACAGCTATCGCAGGTATATCAACATTGCTAGGCAATGTTGGTTTAGGCGCTGCTGTGCAAGGTGACCCTGAGAGAACCAAACAAAATATTGATCAAATGATCAGAATGGCCAATACTGTAACATATGGGGTGGGTAATAACATTAAGGGAATTATAACATCCATAGTTGAAAACTTTAGTGGTCTTGACCGTGGACAAATTTCTAATGTGAAAAGTGGAATGGAAGCTGTTAAGTCGGTCCTTGAATCAATTAGTCAATTCACTGGCATTGCCGATTCTTTGAAAGGCTTAGGAGGAGGCGCTGCCGCAGGTCAAGAGATTTTAACTGGACGAGACGCATTATCTACTGCTTTTGGAGCAATAGTCACCTTGATATCAGGAGTAGGTGATAAGATGGGATTGGAAGGTTTTATCGATGGCATCCTTCCAGGGCTCAACAACATAGGAACAAAAATAGAGCCTTTGTCTGATGCGTTACCTGATTTTATAGAAGCAATGCGTCTAACAAAGGGAGCAATCACGGCTGTCGACAGAGTCTACAGTGGAGAAGTGTTCCAAAATGTAAGCCAAATTGATGAAGCCGTGTTGACCAAAACCAAAGATGCAGTCACTTCAATGGTTACCAACATTAATGAAATTGGTCAAGCTCTAAGGGGTGTTAGAGGATTCAATATTAATTCAGAGCTGCAAGCTGTAAACAATAGATTGAATCTAGGCTCCTCGGGTAGGCTTCAAATTGCCCATCAGCCAGTTCAATTCAATGTTAGCTGGAGAATTACTCTTGATTCTGAAGAACTTGAAAAGGCACTTGTGGAAAGACAAGGGAGTACGATTCAAACAAAACGTGATACTGTAACTTGATAGGAATATAAATGACTGAAAAATTATTTGATAGACTTTTGAAAGACAAAGAATATAAGAAGCTTCTTGAGCAATTACCGGAGGATGAAAGAGTTGTAGTGATCAAATCTCTTAAAGAAATTACAGAAAGATTTGAAAACGAAGTCTATGCTCCGCTTAAGAATTACTTGAGCAAGTAATTAACACCTAACCATGATTGATCGTGATGACATTCCGCAGAAAATTCTGCTAGAAAACTCTGAAGAAGAACGAAGCTCAACCTCTGAAGGTGCTTTGGTCGTATTCGAGCAAGATGATTATGCCGAAGAGACCAAGCAAACGATCGGTGATTTCTTTAGAACAAAGTTGCAAGAAGAAAACAAACGGAGTGTTGCTCAAATCAGCGACGGGCCTGAGTTGGAAATTTTCAACGAAACAAATCCGGAAGACTCAAACAATTCATATATCGCCAAACGACCTGATGAACAAAGAGTAGCCTTTGAAAGGCAATCACAAAGTGGATTTTTTAATAGAGATGTGGTGCCTGGTAAGGCAGTAGTTGGAATTGGCCAAAATGAAATACAGGCTTCTGCCTTATTGGACATTGTAAACGAAACTCCAGGATTCATTGCTAGTGAGGTTGAAAACACCATTGGTGAAAATGCTTCATTTGGACCAAATCAAAAGTACATTTCAAATTCAGAAAACTCCGAAGATACGTTTGTTACTGAAGAAGTCGCAGGCACAAGGCGTCACCTAATTCAAACAGAATTTGGCACTCATGGACCTCAAAAACTATTTGATAATGTCCAAGTCGAAGAAGGGATTACACCTACCCTAACAATACAACAACTTAAAAATTTGGGCGGTCAAATTTTATTAGAAGCTTCTGGAGAAGTATTTATTCCATCGGACCCATCAAACATAGAACAAGCTTTGGCGGCCAGAGGAACTACGGCTGCGGTTCCTGGTGCTGCACGTTTAGGTTTCAAAGTTGATCGAAACAGGTTTGGAGCGTTGCAAACACTCCAAGCAAATACAAATCCCGATCTAATCAAGCCTGGAGTGGATATAGATTTGTCCTCACCCTCACGGGGATCTTATGGTTCGTTCAACAATCCATTCGTACCATTCGATGGAATACTCACCGGGCTTTCCAGTGCTGTTGCAGGAACACTACTGGCTATAACGTTCTCAGAAATTTTTATACTTTTATCAGAAATCCTTTCCTTTGAGAGGGGAACTGGTGAAGCATTGTCAGAAATAAACAGTATTGAAAATGGAAAGCCACCCGAAGATTCGGATACAATCGCCACCAGAAGACGACGCCTAGGTTCATACGTTCCAAAGAGACCAGAAGAAGATCCAAATCTGGAACGTGATCCAGGAGATTTGGGATTTGCTTTATTGGGTATTGATAATGCTAATTTTTTGACAGACACACAATTTTCATATAGAGATGCATTGCAGCAAGGTGTAAAAATATTTTTTGGATTGAGTAATGAAAATTTTATTCCAGGCGTTGCATCAGCAGCCACCAAAATTGTAGAAACTCCGGGATATTACAATGGAATATTAAGAAGTTTGACACGTGCAGTGACGGATCCCCTGTTTGATATTGCTGGAAGTGTTGCTTCCCTTTCCGGTGAAGATCTCAGTCTTCAGGCATCTGATCCGGGAAACGTCAACCCCATTACGGGGCCATCGAGTGATCCAACAAGCTTGGTTGGTATCATAGATGTTTTGAGAGATTCGAAGTTCTTAAAGTTTATGAATGTTCTTGCTGCGATCGGGGATATAGCTTTAAGACAAGGAACGCTCATTTCTGATATTGATTCTATAAGAGATACTATCGAAAACCCGAATCAGCAAGAAGGCGAGCCAGAATTAATAGTTAATATTTCTTCTCTGCATAAGAAAAATCGTCTTTCCAATAGAGTGGAGCCGCAATTTAGAGGTGCGCTTGCTTGGGGTTCTAACACGGTTCGCTCTATGTTTTTATTGAATGACAAAATTACACAAGCTGAAGACATTTATAGTCCAGAGACAAGCAACTATACTAGGCTTGCAGGCAATAGAAATGTCAAATTAACAAAAGAGCGTAGATTGTCTCAAACAGAAGTCAGACTAATGGAGCGAGAACTTGATTCTTATTATGTTCCATTTTATTTTCATGATTTAAGAACAAACGAAATAATATCTTTTCATGCATTTTTAGAAAACATAACTGATTCGTATGATGTCATTTATAATGAATCAGAAGGGTATGGAAGAATTGGTAAAGTATACAGTTACCAAAACACCGATAGAACAATAACTCTTTCATTCAAGGCCGTATCGACAAATCCAGGTGATTTTAGCGAAATGTGGTATAAAATCAATAAGCTGGTTATGTTGCTGTATCCACAGTACACAGCGGGTCGTTCGGTGTCATTTGATAGCCAAAAATTCATTCAACCATTTTCGCAAATACCTTCATCAACTCCCTTGATTCGACTTAGGGTTGGAGATCTCATCAAGAGTAACTACAGCGATTTTGATCTGGCAAGACTTTTTGGCATTGGAACAGAAAGTTTCCAACTTTCTGAGCAGGCAAGAGAGCAAAATGCAGAAGCGCAAGAACGATTAAGGTTAGGTCAAACAGAAGCTCGAATACAATTTGAATTATACAATTTTCAAGTCGGAGATATTTTTACTTTTGCTCGACCAATTGATCAAGTTGGCTCCACCGTACCCCGAAGTTCGCCAGAGTCTATTATTAAAGTTATTGAAAACGAACAACAATTCAGGGAAAGGACGAGACAAAGAGGAAGACAGCGACATAACAGAACAAGGCTTCCAAGCATACCTGTTGGTGCTAGAGCCAGAGTCGTTGGTGCAGAAGCTGCTGCGCAGAAAAAATATCGTATTATATTCGTTCCTGCACTTACAGGCACTGATGGCGGCACACAATATGAAATTGATTTCAGTGGGGAGTCGGCCGGGATGATAATTCCCGACCCTATATCTTTACTTGAAAACGCACAAAGGAACGCACAGGTCTTACAAGAAGAAGATGGCACGGCAACTGATCAGCAAATTACAGATTTTAACAACAACGAAAGTGTTAGAAACTTTTTTGCAACAACAGACAGGGATGCAGAAGCTGTAGATGCCAATCCAATATTCAAAGCTTTTGATTCCACGAGAGGTCAAGGTTTAGCAGGTGTAATAAAAAGTCTTGCTTTCAACTGGGACGGTGCAATTTGGGAGACTGAAGGTTTAAACAATCGGGCTCCAAAGTGGTGCACAATTGATATTACATTTGCACCGGTTTACGACATCAACCCAGGACTTGATGCCAATGGCAATATGATTGGTGCTCCTTATAACATCGGCACTATACTTGATCAAATTAAAATTACAAGAAATCGGGATGCTGAAAAGTTGGCAGCGGCCGTAAATAACAATAGGCAGGCTTCTGTTTCCCTGGACGATGAAGAGGATATAGATCCTGACGCTTTGGCTAATTTCTTAGGATAATAAAATGGCCCTAAATCGCTATGCAAGAACAAGAATAATTGGACTTAATTTCCGGTATGCTACTTCTTTTGCCATACCAGCAATAAGAGAAAATATAGCAAATGGCAATATACGATTTTCTGAAATAATTTTGGATGAAAGAGTTCGTTTGGATATATTAGCTGGTGAAGCATATGGGGATGGACGACTAAGTTGGGTTATTGCAGCCGCTTCAGGTATTGGTTGGCAACTACAAGCACCACCTGGAACGTTGATTCGCATACCAGAACTTGAAGATGTTGCACGTTACGTGGCTTAAATGATACAACATATCCTAATTTGTTAGCAGCCAGTTTAAACGTATGTAATATTTTAAATGGCAAAAGAGCGTCTACCAAAGGATATACACTTATTAGAATATAAGCGAACAAATTTGCAATATTGTATCTACACTATTTACCTAAGAAATGATCAACCGTCAACAAAGACTCGCACAGGCAGTAAACGTGCTATCCAAATATTTTGGGATTCACACAGTAAGCGATCTTGCTGCAAGAATTGCTCTTGATCAATTTGATGGTTCGGTTAGCGATGGTCAGGGTCGAGGCGCACAAAGTCAAGGTTCTGGTGATGACCAACGAACAACAGCAATTGCTCCTACAAATATAGAAAAAAGGCTTATAGAACTAATGTTCGACACTTCTGAAGGAGGGCGAACAATCTATCAACTTATTAATGATCTCAATGAACAAATAAATGCCGCAGAGGATAGCGAACAATTGAGACAAGCTTTTGGAAGGCTTGTTCAAATACACTATGCAAATGGTCCAAATGGACCCATTAGTTTGGTTGACCCCGAAGAGGTGAACGTTCCAGAACAACAAGAATCTGGTGATGGCGATTCTCCAACAATAACTGAGGTAGAACGAGTTTCGATTCGTCAAATGTTAGGTTACGGCGACAACGAAACCAGAATCAACAGCAGACCAACAGAACCTTCAAAAGAACATCCTGGGTTGTCAATTGTCTTATCTAACTCACCCAGGGTTTCTCTTGAGAGTCAAAATGTCGGTGCTTCTACCATTTTCTTCAATGGGGTGCCAAACATTGAGTTATCAAGAGCTGTTCCGTATATTAATATTGACTTCTTCTTCCCAGCGCCTCCAACAGGACCAAATGATAGGATGCAAACACTTTCATTGACTAAATTTTTAGAAGGCGCTAAAGAAGTTAGGCAAGGTAGTCCATTAGAACTTATGACACAGGCAAACACCACAGAAGGTACGCTTGTGTCAACCCAGCAAGCAGAACCGGATCAGCCAGTTCCAGAAATATATTCGGTAGCTGGCATGGAATTGTTTACTTCACCACAAACCCTTGTGAATGCAGACGTATCTGCTGCACCAAGTGCAGAAAGGTCAAATCCGGTTCTTGATAAATTCAGACCGTTAATGTCGTTACAAGATTTGACCATTTCCGTAGCACCGTCAGCAGGAATGATGGCTTTCAAACGAGGTGAAATGACAATAATTCTGCATGATCGTTCACGTCTCCCAGAGGTTGCAAGGTTTGTTAAGCCAGATCTTTATGGACAAAATGAAATCCAAATTGAATATGGATGGTCCCATCCAGATGGCGGCCTTGTTACCACAGTAAATGGAATATCCACCTCAAGAAATGGTTCTTTAAATCCTTATGGAGATCTTATCGATGGAATGAGAGTTAAAGAAAAATATATGGTGGTAAATTCTTCGTTTAACTTTGATAGTTCAGGTCAGGTTATTATTAAATTAAATATCGCAATGCGAGGCGCAGCAGCATTTAATACTGAACTTATGTCAAGCGATAATCAAACGTTCGGAAACTTAATTCAGGAAATTGAAGAATTGCAAAACACAATTGCAGAACTCCGTGAAAGAGTTTTCCCACCAAGTACAGCTTCTACTCAAAGGGAAATTAGAGGTCGACAAATATTAGATGCAGCACAGGATGCAATGTCTCATCCCAATCTTACAAATGATCTACGTGAAGCATTAAGAGATTTTAGAAGAGCTTATCAAAATTCATCCAATCCAAGCGCAAGAGAACTTGTTCAAAGAATAGAAAGTATTTTCGGCGATGATGTACGTCGCCGTCGGCGAGGTGAAACCTTAGAACCAAGACTTTCCAGTGGCGAACCAACTGTAGTTCAAAGATTGAGAAACACAATTGCTGACAGTGTTAGAAGAAAGATGTCAGTCATTCAAAGTAGTCCTGATCCGTTTCTTGTTAATGATGCTGAAATGGGACAAAGGAGACTTTTAGCTGCCAATGAAAGCGAAGGGCTTTCTGCTGCCGAAAGTAGGCGCTTGCGTCAATTTGAGAGCAGTGCATTACAAGTTACCTTAACAAGTCAACAGCCTGTTTCTTTGGCAAAGCTACTGCTTGCATTTGTCGGCGAGCCTTTAGCGAATTCTGGCCAGTACGACGACATTCAGCTTATTTTTTATCCTTTCAATGAAAAGGCTGGTAAAGCAAATCGATTAAATATAGGAAATTTTATTGTTGATGCAGATTATTTCGCTGACGAATTGGCAAGATATAGACTTAGTCATGTTGGCAGGTCATCAGTTATGTCTCTTAGAGAATTTGTGCAATTCGTGGGAGATACCATAGTAGATGATCCAGCTGCACCTTCGTATGGCTTGAAAGACGAAAGGGGTCCGCTGTTTGAAGCTTTTGTTGACGATGATGGCAGAGTAAGAGGAACTAGAGCTGTAGACGAAGCTCCCAATCACCAAACACGCTTACAGGCCGTTTTACAAGGCGTAACGCCTGACGGCACATTTGCCGCACCTCAAATTGAACTGTATGTTGAAGCCTTGCCTCAGTTGGGTGGCACAGCTGACGGCGAAGATACATCAGCAAATAATGGAAAAACGATTCTACGGCTTCATTTTTTTGATCGGCAAAGCACATCATATGAAAGTTTAGGACGCCTCTTGAGGTCTACCAGAACCGAAACACTGCAATCTGTTGGCCGGTTCCCTCCCATCCAAGGTGGTAATACAGGTGCTATAAATATCAGACGTGATATTGCAAACACGACTTTAGCAGCTGCTGAAGCCACGGGACTTGTTCAAAAAATCCCAGCAAATTCTCCGCCTGGACAAGAACATCCTTCGCCAGTTGACGTTCAATATAGATTAATAGGCGGCCCACAAAAACTGAAAGAATTCATCATGCAAAATTCACCATATATCATCTATGGTGCTGCTGGTACAACAGTAAAAAATGCGCAATTAGCTTCGTTACAAGAACCTGCTTTGAATACAGTTAACCTTATCAGAAGCTTTAGAAGAGAAGAAAGCATTACACCAAACGGTGAAGATGCTGGCGGCTTACCAATGCAAATTATACCAACTCAATTGTCTGTTGAATGTTTCGGAAATCCTTTATTGCAATATGCTCAACAATACTTTATTGATTTTCAATCAGGTACTACAGCAGATAACTTTTATTCAGTAATTGGCATAGATCATAGTTTCAAACAAGGAGATTTTACAACGCAAATTAGCTTTGGACCAGCGGACGCCTGGGGAGAGTATCGTTCGTTTATTGGAAGCATTCAACAAGCGCTTGATGTTCTTCGAGAAGTTGAAAACGAACAACAACAAGCTGGTGTTGATAATGATACAGGTCAATCACGACCTGGTACCGGACAGACATAAAACCCGAGACTGATATAAACTGGTAATATGTTGGCTTAGACTGTGGTGTCATGTCCAAACCATATGATTATGAAAAAAGTGTAGCATTAATCTACGAAAATGATTCGCATCGTGGACCAGGCAAAGTGGTTCAAAATCTAAAACTTGGCCTTGAGAAGATTGGTGTTTCGGTTATTCCTGAATATAGTGGCCACCCTTGGAAGTACACAGGTTGCTTACAGTTTTGTAAGCCGCAATTAATTTCAAGTTATGCATCTACTGGACGCCCTATGCTCATGGGCCCGAACTTGTTTGTTTTACCTACCGATAATCCATCTCTGTGCAAGCTATTCCAGCACTTTGTTGTGCCATCTGAGTGGGTGAAAAAAACGTATCAAGAATTTGATTTGATGAATGGAAAAAACATTCATGTTTGGTCTGTTGGTATTGACACTGATGTTTGGAAACCGTCCGAGCAAGGTAAAACAGGTGATATAGATTGCATCGTTTACTTTAAAAATCGTTCCGACCAAGACCTAGCTGTTGTTGAAGCGATTTGTCGAAAATTTGATTTAAAGTATGAGCTTTTCAAATATGGCAGTTATCTAGAACAGGATCTGCATAAGTCAGCCACAACAAAAGCCAAGTTTGCTATTCTTTGCACGGGAACAGAGAGTCAAGGTATTGCTTACATGCAGTTACTTTCGGCTGGGTTACCTTGTTATGTTTTTAACAATCCACTTTGGAAATCTGAAGACGGGAAACATACAGCAGTAGCTTCTTCTGTGCCATATTTTGACGAACGTTGCGGATACGTAATCAACAACGTTGATCTTGATCACTTCAAAGAGTTCTTAAAAAATATTGATAATTTTCATCCAAGAGACTATATCCTAGATAAACACACTCTTGAAGAAGCAGCACAAAAATACTTTGACCTGTTGAGAACAAGCAATGGCGAACAACTCTGAAAAACCACTAGTATCTTGCATAACCCCATCTTTCCGCATGGAGAGATACCTTAAAACCTTTCTGGATCGATTGCCGGAGCAAACTATTTTTGATCGAATACAAGTGGTGCTTGATCATAATGAACCAACTGAACAAGAACTTTCCTGGGTTAAAGAATTTGAAGAAAAGTATCCTGGAGTTATCAAACACGTTGTGGTTGATCCGGTAGAGCCAATTGGTATTTCAATGAACCGTTGCATTAATTTGGCTGATGGAGATTTTGTTGCCATTTGGAACGTTGATGACTTACGCACTCCTGATAGTCTTGAAAAACAAGCTAATGTCTTGTTAGAAAATGAAGATGTTGATGTTGTGCATGGTAACTTTGTTATTGTTAATTCATTTCCCCATTTCAAGGGAAAGATGATTGATCATAGTCAATACAAGTTCAATCAAAAAGAATATACACGCAGTATGGTTCTTGGGCCATTTTTTATGTGGCGCAAATCTCTTTGCGACAAGGCAGGAAAATTTGACGAGCAATTGAAGTCTGGAGCTGATTTTGATCTTGCAATCCGGTTGGCAATACACGGTAAAGTTGATATAGCGCACGGAGTGCTTGGCTACTACCTTGACGAAGGCCGGGGGGCTTCAACACGTGGTGACAGCATTCAACCAATTGAACGTACCTTGATTGAAATGAGATACGGAATATTGGATAAACTTGTTCACAGTTGGATGCCCGAAGTGAACAAAAGAAAATACATTGTAGAAAAACTAGTCTTTGATAATAAAGCACACCGAATTGAAGATTATGTTCCGGACTATTCAAACTTTCGGCACAGAAACACCAAGCTGGCCAAATCCTGAGAGGAAAGCATGACAGAAAAAATGAGAATTATGGCTTTATTGCCATTTCGAAATGAAGCCCATGTGCTTCCATCTTATTTTTCAACCGTTGCTCCACTGGTTGAAAAGATTATTGCAATTGATGATGGTTCCACAGACAATTCAGTAGAAATTATGAAAAAGGCTGGTGCTGACGTTTATTCTTGGGACAAAGAAAGAATGAAGTTCGGTTGGGCTGAATTGGGTATCCGGCAAAGACTTTTGGAGTTGGGCCGTGAGGCTGGAGGTACTCATTTTATTGTTTTAGATGCTGATGAAACGTTTACTCGCCCCTTTGTGGGAGTTTCGACCAAAGTTTTCCGACAACTGGAGCCTGGTCAAAAAGTTTTAATGCAATGGTTAGCAATGTGGAAATCCGTTGACCATTACCGAGATGACAATAGTGTATGGAGTAACAACTATAAAGATTTCATTTTTAGGGATGATGGCGAAAGCAACTATCCAGAAGTTTGGATGCATACTCCACGAACTCCGGGTCGATTTGCGAATCATGACCAAGATTTGACATTAAATCCAAAGTATGGTGCAGTAATGCACTTTCAATTTAGCAACTGGGATACATTTCAAATCAAACAGTGCTGGTGTCGAATGTCTGAATTTATCAAAGATCCAGAATCGGCACAAAATGTCAATAACAAATATAGGATAACACTAGATGAAGATGCTGTAGTAATGCCACTGCCCGACAATTGGAAAGAGGGCGTAAAACTACCAAAAATATCTTACCAAGATGACGTTTATTCTTTTTGGCGCTTAAAGGAAATAGAAAACTGGTTTGAAATTCATGGTGTAGATTTTTTCCGCAACCTAGAAATCTGGCATGTGCCACAAATTTGTGAGGTATCAAAGCGTTATGAAAAGTAAAGCACTTGTTACAGGCGCCGCAGGGTTATTTGGTGCTAACTACTGCAAATATCTTTGTGATAAGGGTTATGAAGTCATTGGAATGGACAACCTGTCTGGTGGTTATCGAGACTTTGTAGATTCACGTGTAGAATTCTACCCCTGGGATATAAAACACACTTTTAGCGTCAACGAAGTATTTGAAGCACACAAACCGGACTACGTTGTTCATTTTGCGGCATACGCAGCGTGTGGATTGTCGCCGTTTATTCGTATTTTTAACTACGAAAACAACATCATTACGTCTGCCAATCTAATCAACGAAGCCATTCGCTTTGATGTCAAGAAATTCATTTTTGCGTCGTCAATGACCGTTTATGGTGATAATCCACCGCCTTTTACCGAGGACATGCCTTACAATCCCTCAGACCCATATGCTATAGCTAAAATGGCTGTTGAACTTGATTTAAAAGATGCCCACCAGCGCCATGGGTTAGATTATGCAATTGTGCGCCCACATAACGTACATGGTATATATCAAAATATATGGGATCGCTATCGTAACGTAATTGGGATCTTCATACGAAAAGCTCTCAACGAAGAGGACTTGCTTGTTTATGGTGATGGTTCACAAATTAGAGCATTTTCGGATGTAAAATACTATATGGAACCAATTGAGAAGTTAATGTTCGAACATTCAGCAGAAACATTTAATATTGGTGCAGATAAACCAGTAACCATCCTAGAGCTTGCACAGTTGGTACAAAAAGTGGCTTTCGAATACGGTTACAAAACAAACATCAAACATGCTGAGCCAAGAAAAGAAGTTCATACGGCCTACTGTGATCATAGCAAGGCAAAGAAACTTTTAGATTTTGAGGATAAAACCGACCTAGAAGAACTTATTCGTAAAATGTTTGTTTGGGCAGAAGGTCAACCAAACAGAAAAGTTAAAAAGATGGACATTGAACTAGATAAAAGACTTTATTCATACTGGAAATAGTATGAAGTTTATTCACGTTCAATACGACATCATACAATCTGATTGGAAGGTGTTGCAAGTAGGCGGATCACGTCAACCGTTCCGACGTGCTAATGTTGTTATTGATCCACGTCCATGGGCAGAACGCAGCAAAACAAATTCCTGGGTTCAAACCATTCCGGAATATTTTTCCGAAAGGACTTGGTTTACGCAGCCGCTCGAAGAAACTCCTTGGCCTTTTGCTGATGAAGAGTTTGATTATGTTATAGTTGACGATGCTATCGTTTCAACACGTGATCCGATTGCAGTTTGTCGTGAGATGGAACGGGTTGCCAAGCGTGGATATATTGAATTTCCTAATGTAGTTGCACAGCATCTACGTGGTGTTGAAGACCCAAATTATACCGGATACATCAATCATCGTTGGTTCGCTGACGTGGTGGACAATGCCATTCGCTTTAGTTATAAACACCCTTCGGTGCATGTTAAAAAAGACTTTTGGATAGACAATCCAAAGTTACCAGTGCAGCCCTGGATTAATCCAAAGAAGGCGGTGGAAGGTCTGTTTTGGGATGCAAGTCTTCAATCTTATGAAGATTATGAAAATATGGAATTTCCAGACTGGTTCTTCGAAGAAAACACTTGGAAATATAAAGAGCAAACTGCAAATGAACAGCAGTTTAAAAACTTTTGGAAGATTGATGAACTAATCCCAGTCATGTTGGAATGTAGACCATTTCAGGCTGGCACTTTAGTTCGAGTAAATGATTTGCCATTTAAATTTGCCGTTTCAATGTTCACAAATAAAAATGAGCGACACATGGAAATGTTGAAATTCGAGCATTACATCGCAGAGAACATAAACAATAAATACCATAAGTACCAACTTTAATACATGAATTCGAAATATAAAAAAGAAAACTATGTTCACCTTGAAGATCATTGGAAAAAATATATGCCCAATGTTCTTTTTCAGCACTACAGAAAACTTTTTCAAGGCAAAATAGGAGATTTTGGCTGTAATACTGGGTTGTTTGATATCCATCTCGCAGAAATGGAAAGAGTAAACGAAGTTATTGGCTTTGATATAAATGAAGAAGCTATTAAAAAGGCAAAAGAATTTGCAGCAGTTTCACCAGTAAAATCAAAACTAAAATTTCACTGTCAAAACCTAACAGAAAAAATTGAATACGACAGTTACTTTGATTTTGTTATTTGTTTCCACACTATAGAACACATCTACCCTGAAGATGTTGATGATTGTGTACGTAATATTTTTACCTCGCTTAAAGTAGGGGGCTATGCACTGATAAATTTGCCTGATAAGCATTCATATCCTTGGGAGGAAACTCACGTATTCCATCCCAACAAAGAAGAATTATCAAAGCTCTTCGAAGTGCACGGTTTCTCTACGGTTGAAGCTTATGAAGATGAGCGAGGTGGCCAAGTTGGACACTCAAGAAACATCACTGCACTTTACCTAAAGGAGTTGTAAATGAATTTGGTGGCAAAAAATACATGGATTTTGCACCCGACTTCGGGTCATCCAAACAAAAATACGTTTGAAACACCTTGGTATAAATCTCCCATTAGAACAAAGGATGTTCCCATCTTTACGGGGTTTTTCAGGGTCGGAAATCATTATCTAATTGAATTGATTCAACGTTATTTTGAAGCTAATGTTTGGATTGATGGTAGGTTAAAGCCAGAAAACATTATATGCTTCTGGACCCATGATCATGATCATTGCTTGGAGGCTATAACACCATGTATGTTTTTATACAGGAAAAATGTATGCCACATGATGTATTCTTTATATAAAAGTCAATATGTCGAGGCTAAAGCGTGTGATGTTAATGTAGAAAATTTTATAAAATATAGAGTTAATGATTATAAATACAATACAAATAAATGGCTTAGGAATGCTGATTTAATAATTGAATATGAAAAGCTTGTTTATAAACCTCAAGAAGAATTTAAAAAAATTGCACAGTTTTTTGGAAAGTTATTTGTTCAAGAAAAATTTGAAAGGGTAAAGAAGGTTATCACACATGATTACGTAATCGGCAAGTGGAAGAATACGTTGCCAAACTATTTTTTTCATCGGGATGCAAACTACGTCCCTGACAGAAATAAATGGATTGAAAAATTTAAGCCCACTATTTTTAAACACTTTTTTGATGAAACGCACACTCCTGTTGGTAACTTGGCTGAATTTCTCACTTTAGAATGATGTATGTAGCAAAATGTCCTTTGAGAATTTCTCTTGTTGGAGGAGGGACAGACCTTGATAATTTTATTAAAAAATACGGCAAAGGTTCAGTTATTAGCTTCCCTTCAACGCTTTATGTTTATGTTAGTATTCATGATAACAACCGAAGTCAATATATCCTAAACTATTCTAAGAACGAAGAAGTAGATGAATTATATGAAGTACAAAACACGCCTGCAAGAATAGTTCTTGGTCACTACAACACTGGACCAATTACTGTCTCGTTTCTTTCAGACATTATTTCCACAGGCTCAGGACTGGGCTCCTCTTCAGCTTACATGAATGCGCTAACGAAAGCTGTAACAATGTATAAGAGTGAACAGTTGACTGAATTTGAAGTTTGTAGACAAGCACTGGAACTTGAAAGAAAGTTCAATCCCGAGACTGGCTATCAAGATTCATATGGCTGTGGCGTTGGAGGATTCAAGCGCATCAACTTTATCAAAGATAGACGTCCCAATTTTTCGTTTTTAGATGGTGATTTTCTTAGAGACAATTTTGACATGGCTCTCTATTACACAAAAATAACAAGAGACTCAAATGATATTTTAAAAACGATAAACACAGACCGTTGCTTGCCGCTTCTTACAATGGTTGATGATCTCGAACAAGCCATAGAAGAACAAAATACTGAAGGTTTCCTTGAAATATTCAACAGAGGTTGGGACATTAAAAAGACAACGTCACCATTAATCGCAGATGATGAAAGGTTTCAGAAGTGGAATGAAGAGTTTCAGAAGCACAAAGATGTTCTCGGAATCAAACTTTGCGGAGCTGGTGGTGGTGGTTATTTTCTAGCTCTATGTAAGAAAGGCTGTGCGCCTAAACAAATAAATGGTTCACAAGCAATACCAATTGGAGTCAACGAAACTGGAGTAGTTGGCCAGAGGTTTTAATGAACAAAGATGAATTGATAAGAGAAATAGAAAAGGTGTATTCTAAATCTGGTGCGCTTAAAAGCTTGATAGAAGACCATGAGGAAATCATTCTAATTGGCAATGGAGCAAGTTGTGCCATAGCTAGCCACATGGCTGTCGATTACACCAAGCAATTAAAAAAGAAAGCATTTGCATTCACTGATGCTTCTAGACTTACTTGTTATGTAAATGACTACGGTAGCAATAGAGCTTATGCACAATTTGTAAAAGAATTCGCAACTCCTGGAAAGACTTTAGTGATCCTGATCTCATCATCAGGAAACTCCAAGAATATAACGAACGCAGCTAATCGTTGTGAGATTGATGGAGTGGCTTGGGTAGCTTTGTCTGGCAAAGATCACGACAACAAACTTCATAGAACCAACTACATGTATAGGAAGTTAAATGTTTGGGTAGAAAGCCAAGACTACGGTGTGGTAGAATGTGTTCATCAAATTCTTTTGCACTCAATTATGGAAGTAAAGTAATGGCAACTTTCTGTTTTGACATTGATGGAACAATCTGCACCAATACACTTGGCAAGTATTTGAACGCAAAGCCTTATCCTGATATGTTACGACGCATTAATAATCTGTATGACTGTGGACACACCATCATTTTTATGACCGCAAGAGGATGTGTATCTCATGTTGATTATACAGAATTGACAGAAAAACAGCTGAATGAATGGGGATTTAAATACCACAAATTAATCACAAATCAGAAGCCGCATGCAGATTTGTTTATTGACGACCGAGCCGTAAATGTGTGCGAATGGCGGACTTTGGGTAAAAGAATTGGTTTTGTTGCTAGTTCTTTTGATCTGATTCATCCAGGATACATTATAATGCTCAAAGAAGCCAAGACGGTTTGTGAGCATCTTGTCTGTGCTCTTCATGTAGATCCATCCACAGAAAGAGACTCAAAAAACCAACCCATACAAACACTTGAAGAGCGGCTGATGGTTTTAGAATCAATTCGTTATGTTGACGAAGTTATTATATATAAATCAGAAGATGATTTGTACCAACTTCTTAAAGAAATTTCTCCAGATGTTCGTATTCTTGGCAGTGATTACAAAGAAAAAGATTTTACAGGTTCAGATCTCAGTATAGAAATACATTGGCATAACAGAGACCATAGCTGGTCAACGTCAAATCTCAGGCGGAGGATCGCTAACGCCGAAAACAAATAAACTCCTGAAGTATAACCTTAGAACAACGACAGGTGTTTCATGAAAAAGGTACTCGTAACAGGTGGCGCAGGGTTCATTGGTTCAAACGTTGTTGATCTTCTAGTAGAGAAAGGCCATGATGTTATCGTGGTAGATAATCTTTCTACTGGTTATACTGAAAACTTAAATCCTAAAGCTAAATTTTGCAATTTAGATTTGCTTGACAGTAAATTGCTTTTTAAAAAAATGTTGACCGAGTTTGGTCAAATTGATGTTGTGTTTCATCTAGCTGCATTGCCAAGAGTTGAGCCGAGTATTCATGACCCCGTTGGCTCAAACGAACAGAATGTCACAGCAACACTAAACCTATTTGAAGCTTGTAGGAAAGCGGGAGTTAAAAATATAATCTATTCGTCTTCATCGTCAGTATATGGCGACGCCAAAAATGTTCCAACTGATGAAAACGAACCTGTTGATCCGATGAGTCCTTATGCCTTACAAAAGCTCATCGGCGATCAATATGCAGAACTGTTCTGTAGGCTATACGATATGAACATCACCTGCCTTCGTTACTTTAACGTCTATGGAAATCGAGAGCCTACTGTTGGCGCTTATGTGCCTGTAATCGGTATTTGGTTTAGACAGCTTGCCGAAGGTAAACCTTTGACCATAACAGGAGATGGTAGACAAAGCCGAGATTTTGTTAACGTGCTTGACGTAGCGAAAGCAAATGTTATGTCTGCCGAAGCTGGATTGAGAGGATATAATGTTTTTAACATTGGTTCAGGAACTACACACGAACTAAATTATTTAGCATTACTTATTTCTAAGAACATAACATACATTGCACCAAGGATGGAACCTAGACACACGTGTGCTGATATTTCTCTCATGAAAAACATGATTGGATGGAAATCAACTATTAATATTAAAGCCTACATTAGAGAAAAGGTAAGAAATTTAAAATGAAGACTAAAACTTTACAGGATATATAAAAGAATACGAAGATACGGAACTGTGCAATAGTTCAATTATTCTAGACTTTAATCTAGGAACCGATTCTGTTTCTTGGTTAAAAAATCACAGAGATTTTATTGAAACATCTTATAAAAAGGGAGTCATCTATGGACATGGAGCAAGATGTTTGCAATACATGTGGAAACTGATCGTGGACCAAATGCCATCTGATTTTTCATTTTTAGAAATAGGAGTTTACAAAGGTCAAATTTTATCTTTAATTGAGTTATGTGCAAATAAAACAGAAAAAAATTCCAAAATGGTAGGGGTAACTCCACTTTTCGATCCTGATTTTGCCAAGTATAACCGCATGCCTTATATTGAAGGAATATTTAAAAACTTTTCACTTACGATGGAAAACACGACCATCATTGATGGAAAGTCACAAGATGAAAAGATTGTTGAAAAAGTAAATAATTTAGGTCCGTTTAATATTGTTTATATCGATGGAGATCACTCATATCAGGCAACTGTTGATGACATCAAAATTATGATAAATGTTTAAAATCGGGCGGTTTTATGATTGTGGATGATGCTAGTAATTTTAAAAAAATCCCAACTTACGCAAGTTCCTTCAAAGGAATCATTGAAGTTTCAGAGGCAGTTAGAGATACCCTTGAGAAGGATTCATCTTATGAAGACTTGCTTACCTGTATGCATGTTCGCATTTTTAGAAAGAAATAATGATGGAAAAGATAAAAATTGCATTCATTAAATTTTGTGGTTTGGCAGCAGGCGGAACTGAAAAGGCATTGCAAACCATTGCGGCAAATCTTCCGAAGGATCGATTTGAAGTAGATTACTATTATTGTGACGCTGCACCATACCTTGGTTCGGATTACAAACATGCCGACACTGATCCATATAGAAAAGCTTATATGGAAAGTAAAAATGTGAATCTTGTAAAATTTAGTGTCGCCTATAAAGACGTGAGAGATTCAACACACAAATGGATCGATACTAATTTTTGGGAAATGTTTGATGAAAACAGGTATGACATCATTCAAACCGCCCGAGCAGGTCATCCAGAATATCCTTTTACTCAAATAAATTCAACTCCTCAAGTGGACTTGGTCACATTGCCTGGAATGGCTGAAAACAAAGTTAATGTAGTTAAAACTGTTCATATTTCAAAGCACCAAGCAGAAACTTGGGTCAAAGCTGGAGGAAATCCTAGTAAAATTGAAGTTATCCCACTATTTGATGAGCTTCCGACACCACCTAAATTGAACTTTAGAAAGGAATTTAAATTAGAAAATAAATTTGTGTTTGGCTTACATCAGAGAGTCGATGATGGAATTTTTTCTCCAATTCCATTAACAGCATTCAAAAAGCTTGAAGTCGAATTTGATAATGTTGCTTTCTTATTACTTGGTGGAAGCGACAGATATAGAGAACAGGCCGCAACACTTAAATTGCAAAATTTTCATACGCTTCCTCATACCGGAGACAAGCAAAGTATTTCAAAGTTTTTAAACACATTAAATGCCTATGCTCACGGACGTTCAGATGGAGAAACTTTCTCATTGGCTATCAGCGAGGCAATGAGTTATGGATTGCCGATAATAAGCCACGCCGCTCCAGCAATGGGCCACGTGGAGACAATAGGAGAAGCTGGAGTTGTGGTAGACAGTTTGGAAGCATATGTCAACACAATGAAAAAGCTTGTGCAGGATAAAGACTATTACAAAATTGTTTCAAACAAAGCTGCCGAACGTTTTCAAAACCATCTTTCTTTGAATGTTAATATTGCAAAGTTCATAACACTATATGAACATGTGTATCAATCAAATCGCCTTATAAAGGCCGATGATGGCTGGTTGTCTGAATGGATAGAAAATTAAAATGATAAAACATCAAAACGTCACACCCTGTCGTAAAAGCATAATGGTGTTGGGGGGTTCTGGACAAATCGGTCGGCCTCTTTGTGACTTTTTGTATAGGCGAGGGTGTAAAGTATACAATGTTGATCTTGTTCTTGGCAAAGACCATGATTTAAGAAACTCACAAAATATTGCATCGTATTGGATGTCTCAAGTAGATTTTGTTTATTTTTTAGCTTTCGACATTGGTGGTTCTAAATTTCTCAAATTAAAACAAGATGACTGCACATTTTTAATGAATAATATGAAGATAATGACCAGTGTATTTGATATGCTTGAAACTCACAAAAAACCATTTGTTTTTGCCTCTTCATCAATGGCTGAAATGCCTTGGTCTCCATACGGAAATCTCAAGAAAGTTGGGGAGCATTTTACAGAATCTCTGGGTGGTGTCTCAACACGCTTTTGGAATATCTATGGACCAGAGCATGATGACATGAGAGCGCACGTCATTACTGATTTTATTAAAAAGGCAAAAAATACCGGCGTAATCAACATGTTGACTAACGGTTCGGAAGTTAGGCAGTTTTTGCATGCTAAAGACTGCTCTGAAATTCTTTTGACACTTGCTGAACGATTTGATGAAGTTAAAAAATATAAAAAATTGGATGTTAGTAACGGAGTTTGGTCTTCTATTGGTCAAGTGGCAGAATTGGTTGCTGCTCACTACAAAGTAGATATTATAAAAGCTCCTCATGAGGATACGGTACAAAACGACAGCAGGATTGAACCAAATTTGGACACATTGTGTAAATTTTGGAATCCAAAAAATTCAATTACATTAAAAGATGGCATTGTTGACATGATCAAATATTACGAGAAAAATGATGGCTGATTTGCTTGTTACGGGCGGCACCGGAATGGTCGGGCAAGCCATTCGCAAACTTCTCCCTAAAGACTTTGACGTTGCTCTTGTTGGTTCGAAAGATTACGATCTAACCAACCCAACAAAAGCTCGAAAAATGGTTAGAGAGCTAAAACCAAAAAAAATCATTCACCTAGCAGCAAAAGTTGGTGGTGTAAAAGCCAACACTGAGAAGGTCGCAGAATTCTTTAATGAGAACATTTTAATAAACACAAATGTGCTGATGGCTGCTGACAAATATGATGTTCAACACGTTGTCTCAATGTTGAGCACTTGTGTGTATCCAGATGTCAAGTGGGTAACCTATCCGTTGACCGAAACACAGCTTCATAAAGGACCACCGCACGATTCAAACTTTGGATACGCTTATGCAAAAAGAATGCTAGAAGTTCAATCAAGAGCTTATAGAAAGCAAAAGGGTAGAAACTACACAACAGCTATTCCAAACAACATCTACGGACCTCATGATAACTTCGATTTAGAAGATGGACATGTGGTTCCAGCGGTTATCCGTAAGATATATGAGGCCAAACTAAAAGGAACCAATGTAACTTTCTGGGGCGATGGCTCAGCTCTCCGTGAGTTTACCTTTTCAGAAGATATTGCTGCATGTCTCCTAAAAATGGTAGGTTGTCCTACTGGTGAAATGTACGATAGTTCAATTCCATGCAATATTGGTATATCTGTTGAAACTTCAATCAAAGAATTGGTAGAAACCGTAACTGAAATTTTTGAATTCAAAGGCAGAATAAACTGGGACACAACCAAACCCGCTGGGCAATATCGCAAACCAAGTAGTGCCGGCAGAATTAACCATGACTACAAGCCTCTAAGAGAAGGGCTGGAAATTACTTGTGAGTGGTTTGAAAAAACATATCCTGATGTACGTGGTGTTAAGTAAAACATTTAATTCAACTAGATAGAGACTGTGAACATGTACAAACCTTATGACAAACGCACTGCGGTTATTAGCGGAATAACGGGACAGGATGGTTCATATTTGGCTGAACTTCTATTAGACAAAGGCTACAAGAAGGTTGTTGGTCTAAGACGTAGAACTTCCACTTTCAACACTGAACGAGTAGAGCACTTCTATCATAATCCAAGATTTTGGATGGAGTGGGGCAACATGACCGACAGCCATTCTTTATGGCGAGTGTTAACCAAGTGGAAACCAGATGAAGTTTACAATCTTGCAGCTCAGTCTCATGTGAGAGTTTCATTTGACGTTCCTGAAGAGACGCTTGACGTAGTTGCAATGGGAACAATGAAGCTCTTAAATGTTTGTAAAGAGATTGTTCCCGAGGCCAGAATTTATCAGGCTTCATCGTCTGAAATGTATGGAGATAATCCTGAAACTCCTCAGAATGAGGAGACAAGAATGACTCCTGCGTCGCCATACGCTTGTGCAAAACTTTTTGCGCATAATCTTTGTCGCAACTATCGTGAAGGATATGGCATGCACATTTCTTGCGGAATTCTGTTCAATCACGAATCAGAACGCAGGGGGGAAACCTTTGTAACTAGAAAGATCACTCAAGCTGCCGCCAAAATCAAACTTGGCAAACAAGAAATTCTTGAGCTTGGTAATCTTGGTGCTAAAAGAGACTGGGGCCATGCTTCTGATTATGTATACGGAATGTGGCTAATGCTTCAACAGGACAAACCTGATGATTATGTCCTTGCTACAGGTGAAACACATACTGTTAAAGAATTTCTCGACGAAGTATTTGCTCATGCCGGTCTTGACGTTGACAAACACGTTAGAATTAACCCGAAATATTTCCGCCCACACGAGGTTCCTCTTCTTTTGGGTGATCCAACTAAAGCAAAGACAAAGCTGGGTTGGGAGCCTAAAATCAAATTCAAAGAACTTGCTAAATTGATGTACGAGGCCGATCTTGAAAAAGAAATAGGTTTATAACAAGTACGGATTGAACAAAAATAGCAATAACCAAGAGAATAGTAACCAGAAGGAAAGTCAAAGTATCCATGACCGAATCACTACTAACTGTAGATAATGAACTTCTTGGCGATGATCTTTTCATCAAGCCAAAGAAAAAGAAAAAGATCCTAATGTTGTCTGATCATCCGCTTGCGCCATCAGGCGTGGGTGTTCAGGCAAGATTCCTCATTGAGGGCTTAATCAACACGGGCAAATATAGTTTTCGTTGCCTTGGTGGTGCGATCAAGCACCAGGATTATAGAACAATAAAAGTAAACGATGATTTTATCATAAAACCAGTAGATGGTTTTGGCACTCATGAGATGATTCGTAGTTTGCTTGTGACTGAAAAGCCAGATGCGCTTATTATTTTTACAGATCCAAGACAATTCATTTGGTTATGGGAAATTGAAGATGAAATTCATCAAGTTTGTCCGATTACTTACTGGCACGTATGGGACAATGATCCATATCCTGCTTTCAACAGACCTTGGTATGAGTCAACAGATTTAATCAACTGCCTCTCTTACAAGACTTATGAATTGATCAAACCACATTTTCCTGAAAAGACTCATTACATCCCACATGCTTTTCCAAAGCATGTTTATTATGAGCTTCCAAAAGAACAGGTTGACAACCTTGCTTCTCAAAATTTTGGACCAAGAGCAAATTGGTTTAAAGCTCTTTGGGTAAACCGAAATGCAACTCGTAAATTACCAGCCGATGTTCTTAGTGCTTGGAAAGTTTTCTTAGACAAACTTGAGGCAAAACATGGTCATCGAAACGCTGTTTTGATCATGCATACAGACCCAGGTGACGCCGAGGGCCCAAATCTACTTGCCGTGGCAGAAATGCTAGGTCTTCAAAACAATGTTTGGTTTTCAACAGATAAGCTTGGTTTTGATAGAATGAATATTCTGCACAATCTTGTTGATACTGTAGTAAACGTTTCAAAAAATGAAGGATTCGGACTTTCTACTCTTATTTCTTTGCAAGTCGGCAAACCGATTATCGCCTTAAAAACCGGAGGAGAAACACGTAAAGTTGTTGATTATAGGGATGGAACTGAAATTGGAGTTGGGCTCGATCCGATTAAACGTTGTCTCGTAGGTTCACAACTTGTCCCATATATCTATGAAGATTTTGCAGGAACAGAAGAGCTTGCAAATGCCTTCCTTACGGTTCATGATTACACCCCTGAAGAGAAGGCCAAACTTAGAGAAAAGGCTTTGGACTACGTTGATTTTGAATACAATCATGAAGACATCGTAAGACGATGGGATGAGACATTAACAAAATGTATCGAAAATTTTGAGTCTGGGAACACCAATAGGTGGAGCATCCAAAAAATTGAACCAGTTGTTCCTGGTCAGGGTGAAGAAGCTGTTGTTGATAGAAATCCTAGCAGGCTCGAACAAGCAAAGCAAGCACAGATTGCAGCTGATGCAGTTAAAACTCAACAATTCATGCAAACATCATTAGGCAGTGCCGAAGCAGGTTCAACAAAGACTGTTTCGAAGGGCAGGAAGAAAGTTTCTACTACAAAATCAACCGCTAAGCCTAAAAACGACTCAGTAAAAACAACAACAAAAAAATCCAACAAAAAGAGGAAGAAAAGGAAGTAATATGACTGACGACAAAAGAAAAATTGAAAGCGCACAACTTCCTCCAATGGAAGGGTTGTTGTCGGGTCCAAGTGCACCCAAATTTAATCCAGGCACACAAACCAAAAAAGTTATTCTTAGGGCTCCTGTGCTTACACAATCGGGCTATGGTGTGCATTCTAGGCAGGTTGCTCGATGGTTGTTTGATCAAATGGACCAAAGGGATGACCTTGAAGTATTTGTTGAGCCGCTACAATGGGGTGTTACTCCTTGGGTTGTAAATACTGATTCTTATGATGGACTTATTGGTAGATTGGTTCAGCACTCAACCCAATCAGATCATTATGATGTGTCACTACAACTTCAACTTCCCAACGAGTGGAATCCATTTTTAGCTGATTACAACATCGGAATTACTGCTGCTGTTGAAACAGATAAGTGCAATCAGGAATGGGTAAAGCATGTAAACCAAATGGACATGGTTATTGTTCCATCAGAATTTGTAAAATCTGTAATCCACAATGCTGGTGTTGAGGTTACGACAAAAATAGTCGTGGTGCCAGAAGCATTTACAGACGCATGTTTGGATGACGCACTTAATGTTTCTGAAAACGGAAGCTATGATACAGTGATAAATCTTTCGAACATAGAAACCGAATTTAATTTTCTGGTTTTTGGTCAATTTTGTGGCAACAATCCTGACAATGATCGAAAAAATTTAGCATACACGATTAAGTGGATGTCGGAAGTATTCGCCGAAAATCCCGATGTCGGAGTAATAGTAAAAACAAATTTTGGTCGCAACACCAAGCTTGACAAACTAAACACAACAAATATTCTTGCAAAAGTCCTCCTTGAAACCAAAAAAGGCCCAGGGCCAAAGTTTTACCTTCTTCACGGAAACATGTCAGATGAAGAAGTGGCAGGACTTTATCGTCATGATAAAGTAAAAGCTCTCGTTAGCCTCACAAGGGGTGAGGGCTTTGGCTTACCAATTCTTGAAGCAGCTGCTTGTGGACTTCCAGTTATTGTAACGAATTGGAGTGCACACACTGAATTTCTCGGACAAGGTAAGTATGTTAAGGTAGATTACCGACTTAGACCAATCCACGAATCAAGGGTTGACAATAAGATTTTCTTCTCTGGTATGCAGTGGGCAAACCCTGACGAGTCGGATGCAAAAAGAAAACTTCAGAAGTTTTACCGCAGTCCCGGCCTGCCCCAAAAATGGGCAAAGGAGCTTGCGACGAAGCTACAAAAAACGCATAGCTTTAAGGCCATCAGCGATAGATACTCGGAAGTTCTAAAAGATATAATATAATGTTGACTTGGGTTCTTACTGGCATCGTTGCATTGCTTGCAGTAACACTGGGCTTCAGTGTTTATTACTTAATAAAATTTTCAAGAATTATCATGGTTTTTGAAGACGATATAAGTGATACTGTTTCTGCATTAAATGAAGTCGATGACACTATCAATGGAGTATTGCAAATGCAAATATTTTATGATAGTCCCGAGGTAAGAAAAGAGGTTGACAAAATTTTGGAAGAAGTTCGAATTTGCAGAGTTAAAATTTTTGGAATGATTGAACGGTTTACAGCTCGAAGTAAACAGCAATATTATTTTATCAATGATAACACTGAAATTCCCACTAGAGATGAACGAATAATTCCGAGACTTCCTGGACAGCCGCCGGATACACCAAATCCGCTACAAATGTTACAAAATGAAGGTATAGTTCTGGATGTCCAACACCAAAGAAAAGAATGATGCGTCCAAAGCAAGTGCAGCTATTGGTCGCAAGACTTTAAAAAACAAACCAAAAAAAAGAAGGAAAATTTCCCGTAGAAAACCAGGCTCGAAGCCAACCAAGAAGTATTTTACGTCAGACACGCAAGATGCTATCGTAAGATATCAAAATTCAGCAGTTCAAGCTGAAAAAGATGTAATTTATGTTAAGGAAATTTTACCTGCTTTTGATGCACTGGTAGAAAATCTAATAAACGTCTACGGATTCAAGGTAATGCATGAATCCAAGCAGGACTTGAAGATAGAATGTCTTGAATTTCTTTATACAGCAGTTCACAAATTTGATCCCACTAAGGGTTCAAAGGCTTTCTCATATTTCAATGTTGTTGCCAAAAATTGGCTAACGATCAAATCCAAGCAGAATGCCAAAAAACTAAAGCAATACATTTCTTTAGATTACAAAGAAGGCATCTCACAAACAGACTTGGATGCTATCGAACGTCAAAACATTATTCCTGGTTTTGACGAGGTGATGACACAAGAGGAAATGAATAAATTCCTGCGTGATATAGTAGGAGAACTTGAAAAGCGAACGAGAACAGACAACGAAAAAGCAACGATTGAAGCAATTAAAATCATCATTGATCGGCTTGATGATATTGATCTCCTTTCAAAAAGAGCGGTTCTCCTCTACATTAGAGAAATCACGGGATTGTCAAGTAAGCAACTGTCAATCGTACTTTCGTCTCTTAAAAAACACTACAGGGAATTGCGAAAAACAGAGGAATTTTCATACTGAAATTTCTAAAACGTATCAGTTGTTTGGCAATGTCATAAGCCTTATTAAGGAAGTAGAGGATTATCATATTTGAACATGAAGTAGGCATCATCATCGCCGTCTTCATCTTCTATCTCTTCTTTGTCGAATGATTGCTCAATATCAATACTATCCCATTCATCAACCGGAATCCAATTAGTTCCGTCCCAAACATCGATATAATCAGCGTCAATTCCATCAGGAATAATGTATGCACCTGCGACTGCGTCTTTAGAACCCAACTCGTCGTCAAATAAATCGTCTTCCAGGAATGCAGCTGGGTCGATTTTTAAGACCACAGGCACCAATCCATCTTCAAGAGGATTGTCACTATTATGCTCTGCAAATTGTTCTGCTCTGTTGAACCAAAAACTAACACCATCATCTTCTGTCAGAAAGACACCTTTCTTAGAATGAGCATCATAACCACCAGCACCGATAGACCTAGCCATCCCCGGCCTCAATCCAGCCTCTGAGATGCCGCCTAAGCGGTTGAAGTAAGTTACATGATACAGAGGGTCGTTAATTTCCGAACCGTCTATAACCTCTTTTACAATATTATTAAAGCGTCGCTTTTTGATGGGTTGATTTCTGAAATACTCTATAATATCTTTTTCTGATGGTAGATCACGCCTACCCAACGCCACGCCTAACCAACCAATCATAGGAACGTCTCTATTTGGGAGACCTAAACCTGAACCTCGTGCATCGTTACATGGATAACAAGACCAGGCGAGGTTCCACCTATCAAATTTGGGGCCTCCAAGAGAGCGTAGAATGATGTGTTCGACACCAACTAAAGTTTTTTCTCCACAAAAGGCACAGCTTTTACCAACTCTTTCTTTTTTAAGTCGGCCAACTCTCCAACCTGTAGGTCTGTTCTGTTTTGATTTCAGATTTTTTAACCACTCTATGTAATCAGCAGCGTGTTTAACATCGGCCCCATCCAAACTTTCTGCAAGTTGTTGGAACTCTTCATCAACAAGCAATTCAATCAATGTTTTGATGGACATAATTGATTATAAATAGATCATTCATACTTTCATTGAAACCCACCAGCGGTTTTTCGTACTCAAGAAAACACAAGTGTAAATAACTGTACGAATGTATCGACTCCCATATCATCATTGTAAATCTTCCCAACAAAGAATACATGTTTTGACACACCTTCACTGGTTGTAAACAAACCAAAGTCAATTACATCAAGTTTCTGTAATTCATTTTGAGCACTTTCAAAGAATTGACCAACAATGTTGCTTTGGCGAGAAGTTTCAGTAAATAAGAATTCTTGGGCATAGCCCATATCTTCAAATTGCCGAATTTCACGTTCTACATCTTCAAATGTAAGAATTGGTTCTTGATTCAGGTTTATAAATTCCCCCAAAGGTTCGGCTTCTGTGGTGCCAAGCCTTGGCTTATTAACTGGTGGAAGAAATTGGTAATTTGGAATGTGACTTAACCGTTTGTCCTGAAAAAAACCTTCAACATTATTAAGATTGGCAGTAGAAATAGAAGCTGTAGAAAATGGTCTAGTTTCTGTTATGGAAAATGTAGCTTCTTTTGGTCCAACTATAAATTGACGCTCCCTAAAATCGATTGGGTCTGGGCTTCTTAAAATGTAGAGTTTTTTAAAATTGTCAATTGAACTGTCGAGAAGTCGTTCAGAAAGACTGGCATACTTGGAACCAGTAACTACAACTGTTTCATTTTCGGATGAGGAAGACAAAATTTGTCCGCCACGAATGATGTATCGATCCGATCCAGAGATTGGAAATCCGGTCAGCCTTCCAGAATCATCTGCTTCGAGCGTAATTGTATCCTGAGGAAGATTAGTTGCCTCAAGTTGAATTCTATAGGTTTCATCAAGTCCCCCAGAAACAATTGTGTCCTGGTTATAGAACATCCCGGAATCCGTAAATGAATAGAACTCTGCAATCAAACGACCTTGTGCAATTTGCTTGCGGCCCTCTGTTGTCAGAAAGGTATCAAAAATACGGGTTTTGCTGTTTAGGATTCCTGCCATA